TAATTGAGGAATAGCATTGAATGCAAGTAGTCGTGCGAGTCCTTTTACAACAGAGGTCTTACCGACACCAGTTTTACCAATAACAAATGGAACTCTGTTCTTTCTAGCTATGCATGCTGCTAGTTGTGTGATTTCATGTAAGCGACCTACTATTGGTTCTTCTAGGGAGTCCAGGCACATGTTCCCTGGCATTTCTACCTTTGATGCTACCCTTGTTCCACTCTCTGATAGAATGTAGCTGTATAAGTGGTTGCTTGTGTATTTAGCTATCTTAGCAGCAGCACATACGATATCAGTGCTCTCTATTTCATTGGATAATCGGGATCTGGATATCGAACTAGCAACTAAGAGCACCTCATTCATGGTGGTCTTCTTGTTGCCGGCCTTAGTGGCGATTTCTTTAAGCATGACATCATTATCTCCGAGTTGTTCGGTTCTTGTCATAGCATTCGAAATGCATCTTGTTAGTGAGTTAATCGTCTTTGGGGACGAGTCAAACTCTCTTAATATTGCTTTTGCAAGCCTACTTACGCTCTCCATGTTTTCTCCTTTGTAAAAAGGGGGACACGAATGATACATTGACCATTCGTGTCCTCCACTGTGTCAGTTACTTCGACGTATCCGACATCACCATTGTGTTGCTTCTTGAAGCCATTTGAAGGAAGAGACTTACAATGCTCCCGTCATCACCTTGAGCCGCTGCTCGATGGAGACTTATAACTCCTCCGCTCATTATGGAATGAGCAACTGGTGTTGTCCTTGCGCATATTACGCTGACGCCGGACTGCCACTTACCACCTTTAAACATGCTTTCGACCACCTTCTGCGCGGTCTCTGGCAGGCGCACGAGCTTTGAGAGCTCGTCCTGCAGTTCCTGTCTTGGGACTGCTTCCAGTGACCTTAGCATATTTGTTACTATATCTAGAGTAGCCTTTTGCCCTTCACTATTCTTACTGTTTAGAGCAGGCTGTGCGAGTGAATGGTAGAGATCATTTGCATATGTAATCCCTACTCTACCATGATCTTGCACCATGATATTTCGCATGATATTACCAATGTTACCGGCATTTGCAGCACCTTCTTTCATAAATCTGAACTCGGCTGCTGCAGCTGCCTGACCTTTAACTATGTGCTCAATGCTGACTCTTCCCTTCATATACCTGTTGAAGTCAGCATTTTTCTCTTTGCTATATCTGTCGCGGATATCTCTCCAGTTTTCGCTGGTACCAGTGGACATTGAAAACCGAAAGTCTACTTTCCGCTTCATGAGATTTTCGCGGGGAGAGATTTTGAGCCCCTTTAAGGCTTTGGAACAAGAAAGCATGTTGAAATACTTGGCGATCCAGATTTTGCTCAAGTCTGCTTTTGCCTTTGCTCCTAATGGAGCATATGCAATCATTGTATCGCCATCAAAGTCACCATCGAAAACAGTAACTAATGCTGGATTGAAGCGAATTGTGTTTCCCTTCCATACTAGCATTCTCATGCCTGCTACGTTGTTTACCTGATGTGCCGGATTTCGGCTGATTAGGCATCTTGCCTTTTGGCGTTTCAGGATAGAATTAATGGATCCTGTTGTTAGGTCCATCCAGTCATCTTCCGGAATCATATAGGATTTTCGGAAATCGGCAGATGCACACCATTTCTTAAATAGCCGAATTGGAATCTCGCATGTTGTCATGTCTAGTTGTGGATTACCCGATATTACTGCATGGCAGCTTCTGATAACTCTTGGAAATGCCAGCATTCGGATTATACCTGTCTTCCTGAACAGACGCTTTGCGATACCATTCATTACCATGTTGAACATTTGATTTGAGCGAGTTATCATACTTCGCTCTATCCATGGATTGTCATATCCTCCAGCTTTGTGCTTTTCGAAGTTCTGGAAGTATACGAGCAATGTGTTCAATGCGTTCTGAACATCCGAAACTGTGAAACTTCCATTATTGAGCATATGGGCTTTTAGCGTTTTCGGTACTCTGATGTACATTTCGCCATCCGAGCACACATATACATCTTCGGTTTTCACTTTATCTCGGCCCATTCGTGCATTTCGCTCAAATTGGGTTGGGTCATATGATGGTACATTTATCGATCTTGCGAATGCACCTAAAATTAACTTCATGTCTTTTGGAACTCGAACATAGCCATTTGACTTTAGAAGCCGTGGATCTAGAACTGTTCTCTCACGTAGTTCTGATTCCACGATATCAGTTTCAGCTGTAAGTGCTGTTCGGTCGATTGCTGTATCGATCACAATCCCATCCATTTGCGATTTCGGCACCAAGAAGCCATTTCTGGATTTCTTAATAAATCCGCCTTCTAGTGTAAATCCGAAACATTGCATATGATCGATTGTCGCCTCTTCCGCTTGCGTTTTGCGTACTTCGAGGACTATCTCTTTTATGAGCTCATCCGCATTAACAGAGTATAAGCTAAACATAACATCAGCAAGAGTATACATACCTTTACCGCGGGGAGCGACTCCTCTATAGTCCATTAGGACATCCCTGCTGGCCTTAGCCTTTGATTCGGCATGTTGTTCAAGTCGAAAGTATCTAACCCAACCATAGCCCACGTTTTCATACCAGCTACCATTTGTCCAGTCTACAACTAGTGCTTCTCGAGGTAGTTTAACTTCTTTGAGTTTCTTCGTAGCATCTTTGAATGAAATGTCATTTGCCAAAAGGGGCATTTTGCCTTGTGTTGTCTTTCGGGCATATATGCTATACATTTCTTCAAGAATTCGACTCGGACAGCACCTTTTTCCGACATATGGTGGAACGATGATATCTACTGGTTGATCATTTATCTTTGGCATATCTTTTCTTGGCAGGATTTTTGCCACAATAACCTTGTTGCCATGATGATCTGCCAGTTTGTCACCGATTGATAATCTTAAGGGATAACTCGATTCAACTTGTATATACTTTACGTTTTCATCGGAGTCGTCTCCATTCTCGATTCTTATGTCCGTCACGATAGCTGTTCTCTGTAGAGATGATCGCATAGGTCCGGCTTTGCATTTCCCGAGGTGTCCTCTGTTTACATATGCATCTAGAGTGTTCACCGCGGAGCGGAACTTCTGGATCATCTCTGCAGGATTGATTCGCAGAGGTTGTACCGCCAATTCTGCATCTCTGGCTTTGAAGATATCATAGTGTTTGACAATTGTTATGAATTCTTCAGATGCTTCTTTCGAAATGACACAGCCATCTTCATGAGTATATCCATAATACTCCATTCTTGCTGCCAGAAGATTTCGACCATGGGGTCGGAATTCTGGCTCATCATTCATGTCTGCTTCTGGATTTAACATGAGAGGAGGCTCATCGTAGAGTAACTCACATGCTTGTGTTGTATATCTGGCCACGACTTGTCTGTTCGGCGAGATATGTCGATGAAATGGGTTGTGAGCAAAGATCCAGCTTACTGGGTACTTACCATATGCAATGACATCTCCATCGCTAGTGATTTTGGTTCCCAAACTCAGGTGTACTATCTCACCTGCTTTTCCGCTCTGTTGGGTATCACTCATGACAAGATATTCGTTATTGTAAATCTTTTCTGGAGCTCCAAATGGAAGCACAACCTTGCCTGCTACATCTCTAGCTTTTAGACGGCTAGGAATATACTCCATTCTGAGCGAGTTTTCGTTGGATACTATTCTTTGAAGCATACCCTGACTGATATTCTCACATGCAAACTGATACAGCTTGGAGACTACTTTCTCGTATATCAGGGTATTCTTCCTTACGAGGCGCCATCGGGCAGCATTGTAGCACGATGGTAACGTAGTTGCGATAACTTTCTTGAATTCACTGAAGTTCAGATACCTGCTCTCTGGTATCCATCCGAAGGTTTGTTTAAACCTGGCTAATTCAGCATCACTGAATACCGCACGTTGCAGTATTCTCTCGGTAGCTGTTCCATCGAACGTAGAAGCACGATGATGCTCATGTGGAATATGAAGCATCTTCTTTTCCCAGTTGTACTTAAGAAATTGTGTAATGGATACTTCTTGGTCATGTGTGATGCATACTGGTGATAACATTACATAATACGGTGGGATCATTCGGTCGTAGTCACGTGCCACGACTCTCGCCTTCTTCTCTCCGCGCTTGGTGTTCGCAGTGATGTCGATTTTCATTTCGCCATCTTCGAATAATACACTTAGTTGCGCAGAAGCTCCCGTGGCGAATTCAACGTGCAGGTCGTTGAAACTCGTCATTCGTTTCCTCCCAGAGTTTGGTATATTGGCTACAGATGAGCCATTGCTGATATTGTAATTAATCCTCCTTTTTGAGCTGATCGATTTGTGTTTTTAGTTCGTTGATAATGTCTTCGTCGCCTAATCCGTAGTTTTGTAGCGTTTTTATAAATGCAGTAGATGCTTCTCTTAGTTTGCGAAGATCATCGAATATTTTCATTAGTCTTCGTCCTGCTATAAGAATATTTGGCCCAACTACTGATCTTGAGTTAAGACTTATTCTAATTTTCATACTTTCCATGCTACTAAATGATGTATTAATATGTACTTGCATATTTTCACACCATTTTATAACTGCTGCGAGAGTTGTTTGTTTCTCTCGTTTTCGGTGGGGATGGTTGATATTCAGTTTCTTGTCACTTGTGGGGTCAAATAATTGGCCATTTGGATCATTTTGTGCATGTTTTATTCTCATAGTTTGTTACGAATCTCTTTTTGTCCTTTCCCACTCTAGAATACGTGGCATTACTGCTATCTTAAATGCTGTGAGGAGTTTATCAACTCCTTGTGCTGTTACATCATTAGAAATCATAGATCTTTCAAGTGTAGCTATAATCTCACACCAAATTTTATTATATGGATCGATTACTTCTCTGATGTTTGACACAGCAATTTTAAGGTTTAAGCCACTACTACAGAGTTCCATTCCACAAGTGTTAGTTGTTACTCTCACTCCGTTATCTAGGAACTCAATTCTTGCGCGGTTTTCTTTGCACCATTCTTGTGCGTCTTCTTCCTCTTTCGTCTCTGTCTTCTTCTCTTCTTTAACTTCTTTGATTGGTTCTCCTGGGATGGGGTCGAAGATGTTGTCAATATCGGGCATATGTCACCTCTGTATGGATCAAATAAGTCATCGTTACTTTTCAGGACTTTTGATCTCATTTTATTGCCTTCTTTAGTGCTAAGAATAGACAGAACGGCATGATGATTATAACCACTACTGCAATAACTAGTATATTAGCTGATGGTGCTTCGCATTTTTCCATTTAGCAGGGACTGGATTCGAACCAGTGACCTAGTGGTTATGAGCCACTCAAGCTAACCTCTGCTCCACCCTGCTGTTGTTTCTGTTTTAACTTGTGATATTCCTTGAAAGCATAAAGAAAAAGCATCTTCTAATGACAGCCAGTTGTGTGTGGATGCCGAGAGTAGCTACACATGATCTGGATTTCTCCAGTGTCGGAATTCACCGAACACCATGTCGTAAGTCTTTTGTCCTGACACATGATAACCCGAGTTTAGTCACCTGGGTAGGGTGTGAGTCGTGATGTCGTGAGTCATAAGTCGTTATATTTGAGTCGTGGATCGCTAATGCGATACCAATCTGAATATAGGTTTCAGGCCTATTCCTCAGTGAGTTTGATCACGATATCGTTCGTGTCAAGGACGCTCTCTATTTCCTCTGTTTACATCACAGAAGATGCAGTTTTTGTCTAGTCGACCATGTTTGTGGTGGCATTTATCACTTCCAAACGCGATTCAATCTCGTCCAGAAGGTCCTGCCACGCACGCTGTTTCTTGCGCTTGTCGTCCTCGTTGAACATCGCCATGGCAGTGGGTGTTTTCTCGTTCTCCCGAGCACGCATGCTCAGACGACTCATGCGGCTTTCTGCTTCGTGCAGGTTCAGGGCGTTGTACGCCAGCGATACAAGGTTCTTGGTCTTCCTGCGGATGTACAGCAGATCAGCCAGAGAGTACTCTTTCCCTTGGATCGTGACTTTGACGGACATGTTAGTTCGATCAATCTGGAGCTTCAGTCCGCGCATCTCACGTTCCATGCTTTCGACAGATTGGACAAGGGAAGCGACTTTGGCGGTCTGTTTCTCTTTTGTCTCGAACCGAGGGATCTCGGTAGAAACCACGGATGCATACTCCTGAATGTCAGTAGCTGTATCGTGACAGCGCTTCTCCAGGACCCGGAGTCTTTTCAGCCCCTCGATGATCTTTTCTGGTTTCTTCTCTTCTGGCATTGTGTTCTCCTTTTAATCGTGATGTAATATAGCTGATACTTGACCATGTCAAGTCTTTTTCTTACGTTTTTCGAGTTCTCGCATTGTCTTTACTTTGTCCTCGACGAATTGTAGTTGCTCTTTAAGATCGTTTCTGACCTGTAGTAATAGTTCTGTTGAAACAACTTTGATCTTGTGTTCTTCTATAAATGCATGCATATCTTTAGCCTTATAGAAGTGCATCAAGAGATGCCATTTGTTATCTACTGTGTCTGGCATAACGCTGGCTCTTACCTCAACCTTTCCGTTCTTGCTGTACCATGAAAAGTCGAATGAGTCTCTAACAAGTGGTCTGATTCCATCTATGACATACTTTGGTAGTGCTCGTCTTGTTCTGATAGTGAAGTTATGAAAATGAGGACTATATTCCCAAGTGAAGTATCTCATGACATCGTTGGAGAAGATGACTACCGATGCAATCTTTAGTTTCTGCTGGATTATCTTGTGTTCTCGGGCACGGAGTGCATCCATATGTTTCTTTGCGGCACGGAACATGCCTCTGACAGTAAACCTTATATCTTTGGACTGTGTTTTTGGCACTTTTTGCATACGAATATGTAACTCCCTTTCGTGATACAGTGTATCTGGATTATCCAGTGATGTCTGCACCAGAGCTCTTTCCACCAATCTTTGATGTCATACTTCTTTAAGAACCACTTCATACGGAGTTTGGTCTTTAGGTTCATAAAAGATGCGACAACCTCACGGTATTTCTTCAATAGGCACATGTAAGTCTTCCGGAGTGGTTTTGTAGATTTCGGAGCATTCTGGGCTCCAGGGTTCTTTGTATTCAATTTTGAGCTCCTTGCAAAGTTCTTGAATGAACGGTAGCCAACCTTTATACCATATATGAAGTATGTGGCTATCGCAAGTCTTCTGTATCAGGATGAACTCCCAATCATCATACAGGTTCGGTTTGCCTATGCTATCCGCGAAATCACGAAGTTTATCCATGATCCAATGAGCTACCCAATGTGCACCGCTGGTTTCCGTGGGCATGTTATCCTTGATATAGTCATACAAAGCTCGAGCTTGTTTCCTATCGAGTTCATTTTCTCTCCGTAACTCAGTAACCTGCGACAAGAATGCTTTCTCTGTTTCCTCTTGGAGATATTGGGAGTTGACCAGATCCGGGAACAGCTTCTTCGACCAATAGTCGAAGCCGATCCTCGTGAGGAATTCCTTAATCCCGCAACCGCAGGATCCCCATGTATACATACCCTGTGTGTCAGCACAGGCAACAATGACTACACCACCTTGATAATCATCTCTCTTGAAGGGTTCAATTGATACACGCATTTCATCGAGCCATTTTCTCTGAATAACATATGTCTCTATTTGTTTTTTGGTGATTATTACGCTCATTTAAGCACTCCTACTGGATATCAGATATTTTGGTCCGGTCCATGTTACATCCCATGGAGGTTGGTATATATTGCCTCTTGCATGTTTGGCTGGTCTTGTCCAGCATGCAGCTCTTAGGATGTCGCCATTTGATTTGTCAACAAAGCCCCAGACGTGGCGACCATTTATGCCATCTTGCGTTACAATAAGCTTAATGTATTTGTTGCCTTCAGAGTGTCTAATTGCTTGTTCGCGTCCTATTGCTTCACATAGTAGTTTATCTATGTGTTCTACAAGGCGAGAGAGTGCTGCATCGAATTCAAGGTTTCTTTGGATTGATCTCACATACGATCCTTTAACATATAAAGTGCAAATCTATATTTGTCCTTAAGTGTGCCTTCTTTGAGATCAGACATGTTGTGTTCGATATCGCAGATTTTAATAATTCTAGCGATATTGTGGCAGTCAACTTTTTGGATGAAGTCAAAATAGTTCTCTCCTTTGTCTTTCTCTCGAGTTAGACATACAACAGTATCAACAATTTCATCAGAGAATTCATCTTGCAGGTTTTCTTTAGTGTATTCTGTATCTTCGATAACATCATGGAGCCACGCTGCAGCTACTGCTCGATTAATCTGAATGGTGCCGTATATGCCTCTTTCCTTCATCCTTCTCTGAACTTCCTTTGCTACAGCTTCAGGATGTGTCCAATATGGACATGGGCAGACTAGTGTCTTGCGCATTTGATTCATATGCGCAAGCTTGGCAAACTTTTCTGCTCTTTCGGTTAGGTTACTCATTTCTTCTCCTTTATGAGTTGCTGTGCAAAATACTTAACTTCTTTATCTGTCCATGTGTTTTTGCACATGTTATACATTAAACAAACTAGCTGTACATTGTCTTTTGTATATCCTTCACTGGGGTTGATTTGATCTATTGATGCTGACCATGGTGATCTAGCACCAACTTGTCTGCCAGTATCGTTTAATACAAAGGATATGCCAGTTCTCGCACATGAGCAATTTTGCTTACGCAGGAGACCTACTATGAAGTCGGTCGTTATGTTACATGGCATCCCGTGCTTCTTTGCCCTGCAGATCGCACCCTTCGCTGTGTAGCTTAGGTTTAGCTCAATGGGTGTCTTCCACTTCCTTCCTTCAGAGAATTTGCGGTTCCTTTTGTGGGACTCTGATTCATGCTGCTTCCTGCATTTCTCTGAGCAGGTTAGTGGATGCGTAGGTGCGTTATACTCAAAGTCCTTGCCACAAATCTGACAAACTGTCTTCTTTATCTTCCAGCGACCCTTCTTGCATCTATTTTCTTGTTGGAAGCAGCCACAACTTTTGGCTGATCCTTGTCGTAGATAGTCTCCTCTAACTCTTTTTGTGTTTCCACAGTCACATTTGCAAAGCCAGGCTGGTGATTTGGTTATGAGACCATCTCTCTTGATGACAACAAGTCTTCCAAATCTTGTGTCTGTTAATATCAGGATTCCACCTGCTCTGCATCCACAAGATTTTGTGTGCCCGTTTCTGAGCTTGCTCGTGACTACTTCAGTTTCTCCGCCACAGTCGCATTTGCAGATCCACGTTTTGCGTTTCTGCCCGTTCTTGTAGGTCTTTCCTGACCCTTCTTTAACAGTCTTCAGATGTCCAAATGTTTGTCCTATCATGGTGGTGCCTCCTAGATAGGAGTGTACCACACATTCTAGTCATTGTCAACGGTTATTCGTAATCACGAATTATGCCGACTGGAAACTGAGGAACTGCCTTGCCATTTCCATCGGTACTACTAGTAATTGTCTGGTATCGTACCGTTAGTTGTTTACCGAGGTATGTGCCTTCTCCAGCTTTGAGCATTTCTTGACGATAAAGAAGAGTTCCTTTTGGGCGAACATTGAATTCTGCACCATCTTTAGTCTTACATTTAAACATAATACAGGTATAATGAATTCCATTTATGTCTTGAGTCTCAGACTCTACGCCTATGATTTTATATTCTTTCTCTTCCATATCTTTTTTCTTGAGTAAATCATTGCTTCTGTGACCATAAAGGTATTCAGATGCAGCATTACGGATGATCGTGCCTTCGAAGCCTTCTTTGATGAAGTCTTTATGGAATTTCTCCATATCGGCTTCAGTTTTACATGGTTCAGTAGCCACGGCTCTGAGGGGATTCTTCACCGCTCCTTGCCAACTACTTTTGCTACCCCATCTGTGTTCAAACCTACCTGTATCTGGAGTTGCATCATCGAATATCCAGTATTCGAGTGTTTGGGTATCTTCGCGAGCTTTCTTGGTTGCTGAGGCAATTCTCTGAAGGCTCCATCCATGATAATAGAGCTCACCATCTAGAGTTTGTCCGGGTCTCATGATTTCTTTCAGGCGTTCTATGAGCTTCTTATTCTCTTTCATAACGGCATAGTAGTCCTTACCGTTACGACTGGTCATAGTCAAGCTACCATCATCATTCATGGTGGTCATGCAGCGAACGCCATCAAGCTTTGGTTGGACATATGCTGGCCATGTTATATGTTTCTTGCGTTCTTTGTACTTATGTGCTAACATTGGGCGTGTGGAGATATGCTTTTCGGCGTCCTTCATAGATTCTGTATACTCTTTGCGTTCCTTCTTGTGTGTCCAAGATGCTTCTGCTTCAAGATATGCTTGCTCGAGGGGTGTAGTGGCGTTTGACTTACCAATATTCTTTCCCTCTGTAATGGTTTTGCTACGTTCGATCATCTTACCATCGACTTTGCCATTATTGGTAACAATAATTGCATACTTACCGACACTTGCCACGCGGATGGACCATTGCTTGATTCCTCCATCCTTGGACTTTGCATAGAGTATTGGAAACTTAGTCATAGTAATTATCCTCTTCTTTTGTGGTCTCTTCCACGATAGTTTTCTGTCCTTTTCTTTCGTGAGATCTTAGCGTATTCGTAATATGTGCACCGAGAGTTGCATATCGTTCATTGGTTGAGCATGCGAGAATCCAGCCATCATCCATGGAGAAGATCTTGCTTTCGATCTCCATTGACTCCTTGTTTACGTAGGAAATCTTGTAAGATACCTGATCATCTTCTGTATGGTAGAATCGCTTCTCTTCACCAGGTGATCTTGCTGCGTTGGTAAAGCACCAGTTGGCTTTTCCGACTGGTCCTTTTCCATATTCTATCTTGTGGTTATCTCCGCACGTGAGACAGCCAATGAGAAAGATTCCGCATAGGAAACCGATGAGTCCGCCAGCCCAGAATTCTCCGTCCATTATTTCTTCTCCTTCTTTGTTATAACCTCATCGACGAGGCCATACTTGACTGCTTCCTCGGCAGTCATGTAATTATTTCTCTCAGTATCGATGGTGATCTTCTCGATTTTATGACCTGTATGATATGCCAGAATTTCGTCGAGCTTTCTCCTGGTCTTTTTCATCTCCTCGGCTTCGATCATGACATCTGTTTCCTGTCCGGATGCGCCGCCAGCCACCTGGTGAATCATTACTTTTGCATTGGGTAGGATCTTACGTTTACCCTTAGCGCCCGCGGTCAGGAGAAGTGACCCCATAGAAGCAGCCATACCGATGCAGAGAGTACATACATCTGCCTCGATATATTGCATAGTATCATAAATGGCTAATCCCTCGGAGACAATACCACCCGGTGAATTGATATAGAAGAAGATATCTTTCTTGGGATCCTCAGCTTCAAGGAACAGAAGCTGCGCTGTGATCAATGCAGAGGAAACAGATTCAACTGCCCCATGAAGCATGACTACTCGTTCTTTAAGCAGTCTGGAGAAGATATCATAGGATCGTTCACCTCTGCTGGTCTGTTCGATTACGACTGGTACGAGGTTCATGTAGTCTCCTTTAAGTCTGTACTGCCGATACCAGGGACTTCGCTCATGATTTCCCCGATCTTCTCAGCTTCTTTATTGTTATTATATATGTTGCTTCGTGATAGGGTATAGTTTTTGTAGGACATACAATCTTTCGAGTATGCCTTGTCAGTTCCTGCACGGTTTTCATGTCCAAGTTTACGGTATCGACCGCATGCTGGGCATCTTATGTGTTTAATCATCGTTGACTCTCCTATATCCGTTAGTTACATTTGAGTATGACCATGATACTCTACCATTTGGCCATTGTATAAGGCAATGGTGTGGCATTACAAGAGTAATGTCTTGACCATCACTGTTCCTATAGTAAGTATTTGTTCCTTCTCCAATCCAGATCTTAACTCTAATCGGGTCTTTTGGCGGAATGATAATATACTCAATGCTATTGTGCTGATTTTCCTTGAAGAGCTGTTCTGCACTCTTCCAGTATGGTTTGGGTCCTTCTGCTGATTTTTGTTGTGTGATAGGTCCACAGGATAGAACTAGAACGAGCACCACTATTATATATTTCATTTTAGTTATAAGGATGGAATGGCAGCTGTTCTTTAAAGTCATTGTATCTAACTCTGCTGACAATCGTTCCTATTTGTTCTTCTGTTACTCGAGTATTACGAGATAATGGTTGACTATCGTATACATATTTGAGAATGGCATCCATCTCAGCATAAGTCATTCCGATGTCACCTTCATCTGTCTGATCCTTCCATAGTTCAGCAGTTGCTGGTCTATCGATAATCTCTTCAGGTACTTTGAGAATTTTCGCCATCTCATATACGTCTGTTTTGTAGACATTCCAGAGAGGAGCAATATCTTCTGCACCATCACCATGAAGAGTATAGTATCCTAGCATTCTCTCGGTCTTATTGCTTGTACCGAGTACGATTGATTGATGGGCTTTAGCCTGATCATATAGACAAATCATGCGCACTCTGGCCATGATGTTGCCTTTACGTATTAAACTGAGATCTGTATTAAGGTCTGCACATGCATTTACTGCATGTGAGATAGGTATGGTCATGTGATTTACATGCATCTGTTCTGCGAGGCGACCTGCAATAGTGGTTGATGATGTACGAGTATACGGTAAGCTGTATGTTCGTACACAGTCATATCCTATGGCCTTCACTGCCAACATAAGACAGACCGCTGAGTCCAAGCCTCCGGAGAGACCCAGAACCACTCCTTGCATGTCTCCTACTTTTTCTACGATAAACTTTGTGAGTTCATCTATCTTATATTCTATATTCATCTCATATCCTCCCAGATATGCAGCCGGTGTTGGAATCGAACCAAACGTTCTCAGGATCAAAACCTGATGTCCTACCATTGAACGAACCGGCTATTTATGCTCCTGCCTTGAAATTATAGATAGGCTTAACAAACTTCTTGACCTCGACGGTGTCCTCCATTGCCTTGATAATCATATCTTTATCTTTGTATGCGCCTGGAGCTTCATCGAGAGTGTTCTTTGTTGCTGATGTTGTAAATACGCCGGCATCCTTCATGCCTGCCTGCATGTCTTCTAGGGAGAGCTGTTCCTTAGCTCTCTTCCTGGAGAGGACTCGGCCGGCACCATGTGGTGCTGAGAAGTTCCAGTCCTTATTACCTTTGCCCTTACCAAGAATTAAGCCATCCTTCATATTAAATGGAATGACTACTTCTAGATCCTTAGATGCATTAATAGCACCCTTGCGGATGATACCAGCATGTGTATCTATATAGTTATGTACTGAATGAATCTGATGTCGTGGTTCGAGACTACACCCCTTTTGCAGATGTTCCAGAATCTTCTTAGTTAGTAGTTCTCGATTGATTTGTGCGAAGGTTGTAGCAACTCGCATGTCTTCTAGATACTCTTTAGATCCAAATTCCTCTGTGAGGAACTCGAGACGGTGATATGCAGCACCAATGAACATCTTCTTCATTGCTTCTTTGGCTTTGTTCTGGTGGTGCATGCAGATATCATTACCAAACTTTCTGGATCCTGAGTGTATCGTGAGCCATTTCTGATCTTCCTCATCGATGCCTATCTCAATGAAGTGGTTCCCACCACCTAGGCTACCCATTGCATGGAGGTTTCTGTTAGTGTCTGTCTTCATGCGAGTACCAACTTCTGTGATTCTCTCCATGAGAGGGCCTAAGATGCCTCTGGGATTTGGTGTCTTAGCGTTTACACTGAAACCGCTTGCGATGCTATTATGAATAAAGTTGTCAAGCTTCTCGAGGTTGATATCGTCATCATTTAGTTTCGTGGAGAGCACGCCACATCCGATATCTACACCCACAATGCAAGGAATGACATATTCATTCGTGGTCATAGTGAATCCAATACAGCTACCCATACCAGCATGACAATCAGGCATAATTACGATATTGGACTTTGCAAATGCAGGATGGTTAAGGAAGCCATAAATCTGAGTAGTGACAGATTCTTCCAGATGAGATTCATCTGGAAGCATGATCTTAGCTACGTTGTGCTTTGCTTTGATTACGAACATTGTTCTTCCTCCTTCTCCTTCTTGGCTTTGTCTATTTCCAACATACGATGGTACATTACATATACCATAGGATCGACAGCTTCATCAATATTATCAGTCCAGTAACAGTGTGCTTTCTTTTCCAGCTCCGAACCATCACCCTCGCCTTTACCAGTGCGTTTAACTTCGGATAGGTCTACAGTGAATAGGTGATATACTGTGTCACATGATTTCGTTCCGCGGCAAGTGCCTAAAGACACGAGTTTATCTACGTGAATAGCATATCCTGCTTCTTCCCATAACTCTTTGGTAGCCAAAGCAGAGTGGAGAAGCTGGGGTTCCATTCCTCCTGTTAGAGAACTGATCTCTTGTTTCATCGACCAGCAAGGTGTGACTTCCTTCCGTAGGAGAAATTGGACACCATCTTCTGCATCCTCAGAATATCGGTATGGTAGAATGGCTATAATCTCACCATTACAGCGTTTCTCATGAGAGAATACGTATCCCTTGATGCCCTTTGCAGGGTCAACAGCTCTCTTCAGGGATACCCATTCGTTTTCGTATAGTGTTTCTATCATTTTTATCTCCTTTATTGACCCGGCGAGATTCGAACTCGCGACATTCAGATTAGGAATCTGATACTCTATCCAGCTGAGCTACGAGTCAGTATTATCTACGTGCTGAAGGCATAATGCTGAGATCAGCTGCGACAACTGCAAAGTCTCTGCGATTGATACCATGTTGTTCCCATTTGTAATCGTTATCTAACTCAGTTATGGCACGATTCATCTGACGAAACGTAAGTATCTTGTCTTCTTCAGTTGCAGATACCGAGATCTTTTGTCTGTTGCGGCAAATGAATTCACCGCGATCATTCATAAAGACATAGACTCTCATTGCTGGCCATCCCTTCTTCCGTGAATAATATGGCTGATATATGATGTTGTGCATTTGTATTTGCGTGCAATTTCTTGTCCTTCAATGCCTGCTCTCCAGAGACGTTTTACTTCTCGTCTCATTTTCTTGCGAGACTTTCTTCTGGCAGCATTGATTTTACGTACACGGGTTTTCTTATCGACAGCTGTCTTGATTCGATCAGCTACATCATTACTATGATTTCTAGATGCATCAATTACTGCAAGCATTTGTTTAATGTCTCTTTGTCTGTGTATTCCCATATAAGGGTATAGCTTAGCTAAGAGATTCTCAATTTCGTATCGCTTATGAAGACCCCACATATATGCTGTACCATGTACGCGAGGGCGGTTCTTAATTGGATGTACTGTACCGCCGGCGATTCCCTTTATCTTGTACATGATATCTCGTTTGTATGATGTGGTGCGGAGTTGAGTAATATTACTATATTTCTGTATGATAAAGGATCCTCGACTCTCAAAGAACCCAGCTAACCATTTTAAATCACCTATCTTCATCTTTTCTTCCTCTCTTTTTGGACTAGGAAAAACATAGACCAGCTACCAAATTGTATGCCATTTGACATCGATGAGTGAACGTATATGTCTGGTTTGTTCTTATCGCTGCAAGCTTCATACTTACCAATGTTAAAGAGATCTCCTGATTGCTTAATGTCTTTCGGTCTTGCTGGACGATACTCGGTCATATTTGGCTCTATGATATTATAGCGTGTATTCTTGTGCTTCATTTGTTTCTCCTCCCAGAGATCTGGCGTGACAGGAATCGAACGTGTTAGTAATATTATGCGTTTGCCTCTATTTCTTCCTGGATTTCTTCTTTCCTGATTTCATCTAGAAGATCATCTAGGAGAATAGCTTTCTTATATGTCATCTCGTACCCGAGAATCTTCGGTTGCTTGGCTGTCCACTCGTCCAGTAGCTTCTGAAGTTCATTCATATCGAGGCTGTCTCTTGCATCTTCATGGAAGTTCTCGAGTATGTGATACATTACATCGTCAGCATCAGGAGTCGGTGTGGGACATGAGTTACATGCCCACACATACTTGGGTCTGTCCTCTGGCTTTCTGTCGCACAGTTCGTCGTCGATTCCTCCATCGGTATTGACGTATCCGTCATTGGAGAAGTCATCGTGATACACGAATTCTCCTTTGTAGTCTTTGAGCTTAATCTTCTCAGCCGCTTCGAATGCTTTGGCTTCTTTCTCGGATTCCCTCTTGTCGCTACATGCTTGACAGATCGTATAGTGCTTCCTTTTAATGATAGCACCACATGTGCAGATATTATTGCAGCACTCTTTGGCTATGTTTTGAGCATCAGGTACCTTCGAGCTCCAATGGGTACCGCACTTTCCACAGGCATACGCCAATACGCCTTGAGGGTTTGAGTCCTTCGAAACTAATTCGATTACGTTCATCTTCGTCTCCTTGCGGGTCTGAGAGGATTCGAATCCCTCATACTCTTTTCTGTTTATTATCCCTGGGAGGGGTCGAACCTCCAGTCTCTCGGTTCGTAGCCGAGCGCTCTTATCCATTGAGCCACAGGGACATTAAAATGAGTAGCGACCTTAGTGGGCGGGAAAGCACCGACAGGGAACAGCCTATCCCAGGTCAGGAGCTACTCTTCAGTAACCTGCAACTTCTAATATAATAACCGTTTAACGTAGTCACCAGCGGTCGCGCCAGGAATCTAGAGTTCCTGTCTAAATACTCATTTTTACCGGTCTGAGTATCCACACAACTTAAATGCTACAACGGCCTTCAACCGCGCTTTCCACGCAGTATCAGTTTCTTCTTTAAGTATGTATATTGCTATTTGTTTGTCATCTTATCTCACTATAAAGAACATTGTATACGTTACACCCATTACGAATCCAAACATCATAAGGGCTATACGTACGTGATATTCTTGCATCTTTTCTCCTTTGAGCCGGAAACCGGACTCGAACCGGTAAATGATGGCTTTGCGGGCCATTGCCTTCCCATTATTTGGCGATTCCGGCATGCGGGCCCAGAGGGATTTGAACCCCCAACACTACATGATATTATATCTTTTGGCCCATTTTCGTACTGCATTATCGGTTACTCCGAATTCTCTTCCGATAGTGCACCATGATTTGGTCTGTATTGCTATCTTTAGTTCTTCTCTGGAAGGTCTTTCCACCTTTCTGGATCCTACTGCGGAACATCTATATGAGCAATACTTCTTGTTCTCTGTGAGTTTTCCGCATTGCTTACATACTTGAGTTGGTACAGATTTTTCGCAGGAATATGTTCCATCATTTTCTAGCTTTGCGATTCCACCCATGTGGAATCTTGCATGTTCTCCTAGACTCCTGAATAACATGAGATTATCAATTTTGTTGTTAGTGCGATCGTTATCTCTATGATGAACAGTTTCTGATGACGTTAATGGTCGTCCAAACTTTTGTGAGATAACGTATCTATGCTCTAACATCATTCCGTTTTTACGCGTACTATTGCCTTTTGATGTTTCTTTATATTGCCATTTGCTCATATTCGAACCTCCATACCTATTATAGTATGCAGGTTCGAATTTGTCAACTCGGGGTGACCAGGAATCGGACCCGGGTCAAGCGGGTTGGAACCGCGTATGTTGCCACTACACCATCACCCCATTACATTGGAATCCGATGCTCTGCCAATTAGAGCTATAGACCCAGCTGTTACTTATCTTTCTCTGCGTCACGTTTGTGTCGTCCTTCATCATCTTCCATGTTATACCACATGTTATCCAACATGTGGCCAATCATCTGGTATGTTTCGAAGGACGAGCTTGTGAGCTGTCTTATTTCTTTCTCTGTGAAATCAATTTCAGCGATTGTTCTGCCTTTAGGTCCCGGTTTTCCCACAGATATATTCTGTGTAAACTGTGAGTTTTTCCCGCGCCATCCCGATAGATAGTAACCATCGAGACCACGAATCATCATGTAGTCGGCCTTTACTGTAGCCCATGGACGTACAATGAAGGATAGTACTACTACTAATAAGCAAATGAATAGCGTATTCCCGAACCACTTTAGCATTATTCCTCCCTTATGACAGCTTCGTGGTTGCAGCATGGCATATAGAATATTTCCTCGTCCTGATCGGTGGTGTGTTCACCATTGACGTAGAAACCATCATTCCCCGCTTTGACAGTAATCTTCTTACCACAGTTGGGACATTTGGTGTCCTCTGGAGGTGTAAAGATTATTAGCTCTTCGCCGTATTCTTCGTCCAGTTTCTTAACTGCCATATTTTCCTCCTATTCCCAAATCTTATATACTATAAACTGCAGAATACCTAATCCAATTATTACTGGAATCATCCATTTATACTTTATTGTGTCAATCATTATTCTCTCCTATATGATTTTCTTGTTGAAGAACTTGTATGCTTCTTGGTGTCGCCATTTGCTGATGGCCTTATAATACTCTTGTCGTCCTTTATGAGTGATAATTGTTACCGGATACTTCTTGATCTTGTTCTCGCACCACAGTAAGAGCAAGCGACCGGTTCGGCCATTTCCATCCACAAATGGATGTGTTACTTCGAATGCATAGTGTACATTCATGCAGTCAATTGGCTTCTTTACTTCGTTGGCTGCCTTCACTACTCTCTCCAGCATACCAAGAATCTTGGTAGGAGGCGGACAGCTAAAGCCTCCTACTCTAACAGCAACAGGTCTGATAAGTCCTGTATAATGAGGAGGTAAGATCCCTTTCATCATGGTCTTATGCCAGTTAAGGATGTCCTGAATTATCAGGTTTTTCTTGGTTGTCAATGCTTTTGCTGCAGCTTTTAAGTGTTGGTCGAACTCCGGTGTTCCTGGATCCTCAAAGATGTCCTCGATAGCATTTGACTCACTAACTAGTTCTTCTATTCTGTTTTCCACTTGTTACTCCTTAGTCTTTTTATATGGGTCAAATAGTTCATCTATACTGAATTTTCTCGACTTATGCTGCTTTCGTTTTGGCCGCTATTCTTGATATATGCTTTCTTCATCTTCTTTGTTATCTTATCTGACATATGCTACTCCTTCTTGATTATGAAACTAGTTCCTACCATTACACTTTGCTCAATTTCTCTTCTTAGCCTTCTCAGCTTTAGGAAACTGAACATATATCGGAATTTAGGTATCTTGATGACGATAGTGTTATTTTCTCCTGGTTCTATTTTATACCAGTTGAAACCAAGGAATAACATGATTTGTTCATAATCATATATACTAACTAATGTTCTTAACATCTGTTACTCCTTTCGGGGTGAGAGGGATCGAACCTCCGATCTCTGCGTCCCAAACGCAGCGCCCTACCGCTAGGCTACACCCCGTTTTTCATGTAGTGCTCTTCTGCATGACAGTTTCTGCAGAGCACTTCTAAATTTCTCAATCTGTTATCCTTTCTGTTTCTGTTCTTATGATGTACTTCTAATGCTGATACACACTTCTTATATGAGCATTTGCTGCATTCCTTCCCATAGTGGTCGAATGCTTTCTGTCGATAACCCCCACTATCTTCACGGTAGTTTGGGTGTTTCTTTCCAAAGTACAATGTATTTCTATGAGCATTCGAACAAGATCTACCGCAGAAGCTCTTGCCGCTTTTAGATCTCTTCAGTTGACTTGGTTTGGCATAGAATTCTTTGCTGCACCAAGCACACTTAACTTCTTTTCCTTTCAGCCTGGATGCTTTAATACATTCTTTGGAGCAATAGTTCTTGTGTCCAAGCCATTGATTTTGTTGATGATACTTAATGTATTTCTCATAGGTCTTGCCACATTGTGCACATTTGACGGTTACATTTTTATGTCTCATGTACCTATTGTATCATGATATCTGCTTTCCGTCAACCATCCCAAAGCAGGCGTCCTAGACCAGGCTAGACCATCTCCCGTTGTATTATTTATCCCATACTATGTTCTTGATCCGCTTACATTCCCCTACTTTTAGTTTAGGTCCGAACGATTTCGGCCATCCATAAAAGCTTGTTTCCCATTCTGATTTTAGGAACATGAAATGTGGATCATATTCATCATAATAGATATTGCGCCAGCCTTTTGGGTTCATTGCGATAGTAGTATATGGTAACGGATTATTATCGTCGCCGTTTCTGCCTACCCATAAACCTGCTTTCATTTTTGACAATATGATCTCCTTTTTGTCTATGGCAAATCCCGTTTTCTGCCACACCACGTACATCTTGTTCTTACCCCTTTTCGGTATCCCAAGAGGAATACAATTATACTATATGTTGATAGTCCAATTGCTATCAACATAATGCTCATGTATTCCTCCTGGTGTTCAGTTGTTTTATCGTAACTGGTTTATTATCCTTTTCTAAGAATGCTTTCATGCATTCTGGGCATAGAGACATGGATCCTTTCTTTTTGTATCCTTCGCTTGCCTTCTTCTCTGTAATGATAACCGATGGTTTATTCTTGCATCTCTTCATAGAAGGAATACCTAAAGTTATAAATGAATACTTTCTTGACTCGGCCTGACATCGTGTTTTATCCGGTGGTATAAGTTTCTCCGTCATGGTGCAATTCCTTCATCCCACATATATGTATCTGGTCCATCTTCACCATCACTATATTCTTTTACCCATTTCTTATATGCTTCATTACTTCTCATTAAAGCTCTGACAACCTGATCGATGACCCACATCTTATGGTGTCCTCCATCAAAGCCTCCATTATCATATATCATATCCATAGCTTCCTTAATTCTTTCTTCTGGTGTTTTCATCTTATTCTTCCTTGATGGCTTTGATGAGAGCTTTTTCTATTGCTATCTCATCATCACCAAATGGGCATCCGAACTCAATATTTCTTAATGCTATATCCATGAGTTTCAGTATTCGGTCTTGTTCTTCATTCTTTCCATCCTTCTTTCCATATCTGTATCCGTATGCCTCGTTGAGTTTTCTATCCTTCTTTAGATCACCGAGTGTCATATCCGTGACCTGAAGATTGTTTAACTCTGCTTCTTTGGGACTATCCATCTTATTCTCCTTTGAGCCGGGAACTGGACACGATCCAGCAACCTACTGCTTACAGGGCAGTCGCTCTACCATTGAGCTATCCCGGCGAAATTGTTACTTCTTCGGCTTTACATCTACCCATTCGTTACCATGTTTAATACGGATAGTGGTATTGAGTTTGTTTGCGCTCCTCTGGGCACGTGCTAACTTGTTCTTGTATGTTCTTTCTCTCTTTTCTTCTTCTGTGTATGTATTGCTTCTGGTCTTTTCGCCTGACATTTTATTACTCCTTATTCTTTTGTTTAAGCCAACGGCAGGGATCGAACCTGCGTACTCCTCTTTACGGGAGAGGCGCTATTCCATCTTAGCTACGCTGGCGAATTGCACTACCTTGTAGTGGGGCTACAGGTAGTGCGTCGCCAGCTCGGTTGTGGTGTGCGGAACTGAGTTGGGGAGGTATTGCAGCTGTTCGTGGATTCGAACATCTGACCATAGTATAGCATCCCCTCCCAGAATGTCAACTATTTCTTCCTAAATATTTTATGCCGTATTCTGTACTATGTTTTCGGTATCCCCATAGACCAGAAATGATACCATGATCGATAATTGAGTTTCTGAGTAGATGCGAGAAATCAGATGGTAACATATAATATTCTGTTTCTGTAGCTACATCTTTGAGGAAGCGACCGCGTGGTCTGGCGAATCGCATCGTTGCTTCAAATGTTCCTGAGCGCCACTCAATATCTGGACTATGTAGATTACTGTGGTACTCGCTCATAATCATTCTGTTCTCGTTTGTATTAAATGGAACTCTCTTGTCCCAGGCCATTACTTCTCTCCTTCTGTACCACAGTAGCTGCACTTTCCTCCGTCGGCAGCACCTCTACCATTACACATGACACAGTCACCATCTACTGTATTATGTTGTCTTCGGGCAACCCTCATCAGGATAAGATACCCGATGAGATCTTGCTCAGTGTCTTCATGAATAGCCACTTCTGGCATATTCTTGATGTTCTGGATGCGCTTAAGCTTATCGTCAATCCTTACATCTATCTGCTCTTCAGCGCTAAGGGATGAGAAGACATTTATGGGCTCCAGCGCACTGTTGCCATATTCTTTGTTCTTCGCGAGTAGGAGGTTCTTCACCATGTCGCATTCCTCGACAATCATCTTTTGTACTCTTGTCAGTTCTTCTTCTTCTGGCATATGATATATCTCCTATTAGTTTTGATCCCTCGAGCTTGTATATTTCACCTTTCTCTATCCTGAGGTGACCATACTTATACTTGTCATACCTGACCAGGAATTCTGGATGTCTACTGTGATATGTATTCTTCTCCTTCTTGCATGGAATATGTTCTTCGAATCCATATGATTTAGACCAGTGTATCCATTTGCCTGTTGTTACGAATGTAGCTTCGATGCCGCGGAGACGTGCACGTCCGATATATACTCCTGGATCTAGATAATCGTATCTATGGTGCCATAATCCGGGCCAGGGTGGTCTTACCATATCTTCCTCAGCATTTTGTTTACCTTCCTTAGGATTGGATCTACCCACTTACCTTCTACTGCAAAGCTGATCCATCCCCGGGTAGCTATAATGATTAGGAATAGTAATGTTGTATCTCCTACTCCGATAGCCCATGAGGTAAACATGAATATCATGTATATAAGTAATATCTTAAGCATCATATTAAGGATCATATTACCCCCTTGGTCTGACGCAGGATCGTTCACAGTTGGGACATTGTATTAGGTGTCCGATATATCGATTCTTTCTATCGAGTTTGACCCAGTCGTTACAGTCGGCATGTTTGATCTTGCCAAAGACATTCCATTCCCATTTGCAGGAGTTGCATGTGAAAAGAGTTCCGCGGCCGAAGAATCGTGCAGTATCTCTAAGGAATTTGTTGATATCTACTTTGTCCCAGGTTCGATTAAATGAGAATCCTTCATTAAGTTTCTTCTTGATGTATTTGCTTAGCCAGCTCATATTTTCCTCTTTTCTTCTTGACATTCTGAGGATATATCATACATCTATGGTATCTTGTTCTTAAGGGGGTCTTTATCATGACTATTAACAACGTAAGTCTTGAGTATGCCGCCGGTTTTTTCGATGCAGATGGTGTAGTAGCTCTTCACCGTTGGAGAGAGGGTTGCTGGCGAGCGCCCGTGATCCGGTTCTCGAATATCTGTAAAGCTACTCTGCAAAAGATCCAGGCGGCTGCAGGGGAGAAGAGCTATTTGTCTGTCCAATCTGGATGCGATAAGAAACGGCATCATAGCAAGCGTTATTACCTGGAGTTTTCGTATCATTCGGCTATTCGCTTTGCTGTTAAGCTTCTGAAGTATTCACATCATCCTCAAAAGCGTAAGCAACTTGACCTCGTAGCTAATAAGTATCTCGAGGTGACTTCTAGGGGTGGAAGCTATACACCCTCTATGCGCAAGGCCAAAGAACGATTTGAATCAAAGTTCCAAGCTATCCGCGTCTCTGCCAGCACTAAGCGTTGGTCATCCTGACCAGTAACTCCAATAGAGGCGAAGCGCTGGGCTTCTTAGTCGTAATAGTCTTCTTCTACTGCGTAGTAGTCTTTGTCTGATGCTTCTGTATTAGTAGAAGCTACGACTTCTACTCTGGCAAGAGCTCGTTTATTCTTGTAGTATCTCATAAGATTATTCTTTATGAGGAGATCTTCTTGAGACAGCTCTTGCTTAGCAATAGGTTTGATCTGACCTAAACTGCGTTCGTTAGCGAGAGGAGTGCTTGTTTGAGTGGAGTCAATGACTTCAGATACAGCTTTGGTCTTGCGATGATCTTCGATTGTTTTGTTCTTGTCTTTCTTATCGTCATCATTATTAAGAAGGAAGAAGAACACACCTGGGAGGATTAACAACCATGGGATTCCTGAGCTATCATCGGACATCTTAATCTCCTTATCTTATATGATATGCTCCCCAGGAGAGACTCGAACTCTCAACCTACTGGTTAACAGCCAGTTGCTCTACCAATTGAGCTACCGGGGAATAAGATGATTAACTGTGCCGAGTGTCGTTGGCAGACAACGCTCATCAGGGTTTGTTCGCTGCCGCGACCCTGACCATCATAATACAACCAATCTGTCGTATATACGAGAGACACAGTTAATCATTTTGGACCCGGCGGCATCGAAGCCGCGTCCGCGATCTTTTCCCCTCAGAAAGTTTACTACCATTGGGAGCGAGCAAGCTCGCACGTTCCACCATCCCTTATTTAGCGACTAGGGAAGTCGTAACGAGTCCCTTTCGGGAGTAACTCCCTTCAGTGCGTGCCTCCCCGGGTACAGAAGGGTACTCTTGCCGGTTCAGCCCTGCACTCTTAAGCGCAGGCAACGTTCTGGTTCATGGAACCGAAGTTCCCGACCAGAATCGTGTCGTTGGCGTTAGTTTCGTCAACTTTGGTTTGAATCCTCAGTTTTATGACTTAAGCATTCTTAGGTCAGGTAGCTTTCTTTGTTTACTAGAACCGCGTCGAAACCAATTTCGGGCCCTGATGTTACTAAACTACTTTATTAATGCCTCCTTTTACATGCAACATTTAGAATCATCGAGCTTTAAGACATAGCGTCTTCTTAGTTTTCTAAGGGTACTAATCCTTTTACATGCAGGACAGGTAACAGTAGTTCTATTACCTGCAGTGCGCCAGATGTTGCCACATTTACACTTTACTGTTAGTAGGTCTCCCATTGCCGAATCCTGTCTTATCACAGATAGTATGTCTTAGTGCTTCGAAGAGATCTAATGCTTTCTCTTCATCTAAAGTGTCATACTGTAGCAGCATGTCACTTTCATCTGCATCAACAATGCTGCCAGTTTCATACTCTTCCGCATGTTCTCCCTGTTCTTCGTCAGTTTCATACCGAGTTAGGGTTATTGAGATCCGGATCCGTTCCTTCGTGTTTTCTGCCATCGTCATTCTCCTCATTGAGGTGCTTCCCCTTCTCTATGGGAGTCTTCTCTTTGGCAGGACACTCAATGCCTGAGGAGGTAAATGTTATTATGAATGCGACCGTTACTACGATAGCTATTAGTATGAACGGTATACTCATAACTGCAGTTGCCTCTCGTTGGAGTCTCCTATCTATTCTTTTATGATAAATTGTTTGCGTCATCATTTCTTCTTCTTCTCTTTCCAGCTTTTTATGTTCCTCTTTGCATGAAGGAAGTCCATTTTTAGTATGCATTCTTGATTCTCCACATCCACGATCTCTATGAGCTCGGGATTATTTATTGTTATTGTTTCGGCAGGACCTGTTATATTATTGTAGATCCTGATCTCTACTTTAGGGCAGGCATTTGCTTTAGCCATGCCTTCCATCTTACCATTGCCCCATTTCTGCCATTCCTTACCAATCTTAAGAGCAGATGCAATCTCTGCTATATGAGAATTGATCCAGTCCCCTGGTCTTCCTTCTCGTATCTCTAGCTCTGTAAGATGCTTTATGGCTGCAGCTGTGCTGCGTTCTATCTCTGCCATACGTTGCATTCGTGCAAGATGTTCAGCATCGTTAGTCGCAACGCCAATGGACTTGCTTATGCTAGTCATGGCTTCGCGATCTGTCATCTTGTTATCTTTTGTATTGCGAGCAGCATATATCATGCCTAAGATAGTAAAGATACAGATTCCAGCGATAAAGAGATTTGATATCAGCCCGTCGCGAGCTTCTTTGCTTTCTTTCTGTCTGTTCGCCATATTTCTCCTCGTGTTTTGGCTACAGTTTGAGCAAGTTTTACGTACTCATTTCGTCCATCCTGAAAGCAGCCACTATTGATTACCTTAACTGATCCCATTTGTTTTACAAATGGTTTTTCGTGTGTATGTCCGTAGACTATGATGTCTAATCGGTTGCCCTTTGCAAATTTATAAGCTTTATCTCTGAATGGTGTGTAATCTTTGTCGAGTCCACTGGATAGTTCCTTGCCCTTCTTCCAGCCAATTGCCATTTCGATTGGTTTCCATATCCATCTGACTGCCCATTTACATGCTTTCTTCTTGAGTCCGCGGTACTCGAGAGTAGGATCATGAATGATACCGACCTTTAGATCACCCCAAATAATGATTAGAAGATCGATTCCGATTGATAGTCCATCATCAGTATCATCATGGTTTCCATTGATGATCATTTGCTCCATGGCCCAGCTGGTTTCTTCTGGCCATGCTTTATATATATCTTCTATATCGTATTGCCATGCTTCAAACCAATCGCCACAAATGGTCCAGAACCACTTTTTGCGTGCTCCTGTCATCATCCATTCTAGACCAGCTTTACTGGCAACAGCATTATCTGCTGAGTCTTTTCCGCCTAAATGAGCATCTGATGCTACATATATAGGCTTCTTTGGGTCGTACTCTACGATCTTTGTTCGAATCTTCATTGAGTACCTCCTGAGGTATATTATATACCTTTGGGGTACTGTGTCAACCTATCCCGAGTATTTGTACTGCTTTTGCCAGACCTTCAGGGGTCTTAAGTGTTATTCCATGTCTTTGCAGTCTGGATTGAAGGTCTCGTATTGCTCTTAGTCGCCACTCTATATCGTTTCGTACTTGGTCCAGATTATCAATGTCGTTCCTCTGCATGTAAAATCTGATTGTACCTATGTTATTATTGAGATGTTGTGAGATCCTCCTTTGCAAGGACTTTATCAGGTCACCTTGTGCGATATTGTATAAGTCGATCTTGTAGACAGACTTCGCAAAGTCTGCATATAATCTCCAATCATCAGCGTTGTTATCGGTGACAACGTGGAGGTTTTGTATGAATGGAAAGAGGACTTCGTTTATAACTCTGAACTGTTCTTCGTTTGTCATGTCATGGCCTCGAATCCTGGTAGTCTTTCCTTTTGGTCTGCGACAAATGGTTCTATTTCTTCGATAAGTTGTACATTATCGATGCTACTGTGATCCCATGATTCACGTAGTTCTTTAACGTCTTTGTCTCCTTGTTCGTTTAGTGCCTTCTCGCCTGCTTCTTTCTCGTTTTGTGCTACTACTTCGAATTCAATAGTTCTTTCGACGTTTATATCTACTTGATATATCTTTCTTGGAATTGGTCTGAATGCTCTGCATCCCTCACAATCAGGACCATTACAATCGGTATGTTCACATGTTTCTGGTGTCTGTATATCAGAATGGAATGTCATTTTCAGCTACCTTTCTCACTTTCTTAAGTACAGGCTTAATCTTCTCCTCTTTCGCCATATCAGGTGCTAGTCCTTTCACATGTGCTGGATCTAGTCGGCTGCCAATAACACCATTTCTAGAATCAAGGATATCAAGTAGATATTTACGTTCTTCTTCGTCTTCCTGTTTCTCTTTACTGAGATCAGTAGGTGCTCCACTGAGATATCCTCCAGTGTGCATCTTAAGATCTTCCCAATCATTAATAGCTAATGCATTGATTCCAACAGCTATTTTAGTAACATCTGCGCCGCGGATCTTATATCCGCGCTTGATAAACTTCATCATTCTGTAAAGAGTGCTGAATGGATATGGTAACTTATTGATTCGTAGCATACGTGACGCTACATCCTGTAGATAGTTCTGACTGCAGTTAATTATTCTAGTAAATGGATACCATGCTGCCATACATATCGTGAAGTCGAAGTTTTCTGTGATGAATGCAGGATCTCCTACTGGATCCTTGATAAACTGATAGAAATAGTTATCTATCTGTATATTAATAGCTCGCTTGCTTTCCTTCCATTTGTATCCTCGAATTACTAGACCTTTTCTTGACATACTTCTAGATCGATCGAATGATTTAAGATAGATACGTAGTTTCGTAATGAGTTCTTTGTGAGTACAGAAGATGTCGATATCACGAGGTTTCTCGCCTACGAAGAGTGACGTAATAGCACCTCCGGCCACGAAGAATGCACAATGCTCATTCTTCTTCCTAAGGACTTGAGAGTCCGCTATTTTGAGGAAGTCACTAATAGGTTGTATTATCTGTGTGAGTGTATAAGTTTGATCCGGGGCTTCAATTTGGATCATCGGTAGGTTCCCCTCCCAGTGTTCTTGATATACTTTGATCTTCCGCCGAGATGGCGGCTTCTACTTGCTTGATGTCTATATCGAGTCTCTTCTGGACTCGGTATTGCCTTCTAACTGTTTTGAGTACTTTCTCTACTGCTATTAGTTCTCGGATTCCCATCATTTTGAGGTCTTTTGGATCTATCACTAATGGCATTATTCACCTCCTTCGTGGATGTAATGTCCATGAACTTATACTTGATCATATCAAGTTTGCTAAGTTCCTCCTTATTGCAATTGCAATGCGGCACCTCACAGATTTCACAGGGACCATTATGCTTGTCCTCTATCTTATTGCTGATTGGCCATCCCAGCTTTTCTCCGCATTCATTGCAATAATACATAATTACATTCCCCTGATTTTCTTTATTGCTTTCTTGTTCCAAATACAACCACTTGCACAATCCCAGCCATAATACCAGCTCGTCTTAAGGTCTAGGCGGAGAGACCATTGATAAGGATTGATCTCAATGCCAGAATGTAGTTTTGCAACTTCTGGCCAGTTGATATGGAAGCCTGTTATTTCGCTATTGAATGATGTTACACCATACTTCTTCGTAAATATAAGAATTTCTTCTGCTGATTTTAGCGTAAGAATCATGTTTTTGTTTATGTATATCTGATAATTGTGTGGCTTAATCCAGTCCGGCATCTCTGACTTACACCACTTATGCCATGATTTGCCAATACTGTACCACATGCCTTGAGGCTTTGAGTTAGCCATCTGGTGCATGATTAACCATGGTCTGAATGCTTCTTTCTTCTCCCTAGTATTTCTGATTCGTATCATATAAGTACCTCACATAGTGGCATCCCAGTCTGTGATCTCCTCTTCAATCTTGAAAGAGAAGTTAACGCAGTCCTTACACTTTTTATAATTGAAATCCTTTCCGACCCCCTTTACGGGGCAAGGCTTGTTTGCAATTAGGCAAATGCCTAGGCCTTCGATATACCAGTTCTTGTGCTTAGGTTCTCCATCTTTCCAGCGATCTTGGCTACCCATCTTTCTTTGCCCTCCCAGTTATACCGATTTGTCTGAGAATCGGTGTTATATTACCATGTGTAGAAGCACAATATGGCCATTTTGGATCAAATAAGAATGTGTTTGTATCTATTACTGGTGCTCTTATATTTACGATTATATTGTCCTTAAGTCTGTATTCCTGGTACTTTTTCTCATTGATTGCTTTTACTACTGAACAGTGATCTTCATCATCATCTGAGAAGTCCTCGTTTTCGAATATACACCATCCTCCGACACCACTCGGACTTTTCTCGTCTTCTTCGAGTGGATCAACTTCTCCACAGATAAGTCTGTCTTCTTTATTTCGATTGAGTATTTCACAGTGTGGGTATTCTTTTATAACGTCATACTCATTTCTGCCAATCCACATTGCTCTTGATTCCTCTGATTTGCCGCCAGTTCTGGCACCTTCCCATATTGTGTAGAACTTCTCTATAGCTTCTAGGATACTGTCAGCTTCTATCATTATTTGACTAGAACGTCTTCCCGTGAGATATCGTCTGATATTTGATGGTATTAGATCTTTCTTCTTATTGTATCTGAAGTATAATCCGACATTATCTACACATATGAGTTTCTCTGGTCCCCAATTTGTGGAACCCGAACTGCGGACCATTATTGGTATCTTGTATATAAATCTGGGGCTACTAGAGAATGGTTCTGGCAAGCCTGGCAATGTTCCTTGCATCGTCTCCACCATTATGAGGTCGTCCTTCAAATTCCATATTCTTTATTTTAAGGGCACTACTAACGCCTTTGCCCTTCTTAATCTTCTCTCTGAATGAGAACAGGGTCTTAATGTTAATATGAGAGTCTCTGAATGGATACTTGATTTGTTTACGATTGCATTCTCTATGGAATTGCTTACGATCATAATCGCCCCAGGATGCCCAGACTGTATCTTTGAGCTTTGGCACAAGACGAATTAACTCATCTAGTGCTTCTTTCAAGGGTATTCCGCCTTCTGTAAGCTCTTCTTCAGTGTGTCCTGTGAGCTCTGTGCAGAACTCACTGATATCCATGACACTAGGTTTTACGAGTATGCTGCCGCTGGCAGATGTTCTCCAGTCTGGATGTTGAATGATTGCCCATCCGATTTCGATGATCTCCATTTCTTTCTCGATCTTAGTTTGGAGTCCATCTTTAGCATCTGTATTTTTCCAACACGTTGCCTCTAAATCTATAATAAGTAGCTTGTTAAGTTCCGTCCTGGTCATTTGCTGCTTCCTCTTGTACTGGATTGAATATTTCATCTTGAGTGGGTTGTTTTGGTAACTCTGCTTCACCGCGGCAGACTTTGATCATATGTCGCTTCTCAGCTTCGAGTATGTTTTCATCGATTTCAAAGAACTTGGCTAGTATTTTTGGAATGTTGTGATATCTATCTCCTGTTCTTAGATAGTCTTTCTCGTATGCCCATTCCATGAATTCCCCTATCTTCTGGGAATACTTTGCTACTTTATCTAGTTTGTCGTGTTCTGGATATCCGCTCATGTTTTTCTCCATGGATCGAATAGTTCACTCATAGTTGGCTTCGCTGGTTCTATAACTTTCTGTTTTCTAAGAGTAATCTCGAGTGTTGCTCTTGCTTCTTCCTTTTTAATGTAGTTCATAAATGAGTTCATGAATCTATTATCTACTATGAGTGTTTTCTCATCCATAGCTTGTCGAATATCTTGTATCTCTGTAACTCTTCGTTCTAGTTCGTCTAATGTATCCATCATTTTATGAGTGCTAGCCATATTTCCTCCTAGACAATAGTACCCTTATCTTCCTTCGCTTCCTTAACAGCTTTATCGAATTCTTCTCTTCTCAGTGGATCTGGATCGAATAAATCATTCATTGATGGTTTGGGTACTGGTTTGAATACTATAGTAAACTTTGCGTATCCTGATGGGCTACCACCTCTGTCTATTCTGACGTAGCCAGGAGTATTAGTATTATATTCAGTGTTCATTTGCCGGGGTGGGAGTCGAACCCACCTGGTGATCCAATCCGGCGACCTATTACTTTATTTCTTTGATGCTTTGCTTTTCACGCCAGCATCTCTCATCATTTTCTTGGAGAGATCATACATGGCGTTGTAACCCATGGCAGCCAAGGGATTCTCGGCGCCACCACTTTTACCACTGTTGCCGCTCATTACGACACCAGGGAAGCGAGTCTTCGAAAGGTTCTTCGAGACTGCATCAGCAATCTTGAGATCAAATTCTGCCCTTTCTCTTGGTGTAAGTCCGGCAGCTACCAAAGCTCGGTTAGCTGCGGCCTTGGCTGCACCCTCGGCTCTGACCTTCTTGGCTGTTTCCAGAGCTCTTTTAGCTGCATACTGCTCGACTTCGAATGCTTTCTGGGCTTCGGTAACTGCAGCGACTCTGATAACGTCCTTCTCGGCTTTGGCCTTGGCGATTTTGGCTTTACCCATTTCCAGGGCAGTAATTGTATCCTGCTTTGCGCGGATGGCTGCTTGTTTCGCTAGCTCTGTAGCCATAGCTTCATCCTTGCGTTTGGCGATCATTTTCTCGACTTGCTCGTCAAACTGTGGTACGTCAATTACACATTGGTTGATGACGCAACCAATTTTGGCGAGTTGGTTCGGGAGACGCTTAGGATTTCCGGCTTTGTCTCTTACAATAACAGTAACCTTCTGCATCTCTTTGGCGCCGACTGATTTCTCAATATATCGGGTGTCGGACTTGGTGACGTAAATGCCGTTCTGAAGCTGATCTTCAACTGCCTGTTGGAACAGTGCCAGTGTGGTGTATGCGTCCTGTGCACTTCTTAGGTTCGCGGACAGCTTGACAGCATTCTGGACGATGGGAACCACACCGGATACGATAAAGTGATCGAATCCCGCGGCATAGTCGTTCTTCAGTTGGAGTGCTCCCTCAACCGTTTTCGGTAACTGGATTCTGACCAGGCCAGAGATCTGGGCTTTAGAGCCGTCATTGAAGATAACTGGAATAGCACTGATGTCGGCGGTTCCTTCACCCTTTGATTTTCCGAACCCGACCGTAGCCACGTTCTTGTAGGTAAAGATCTCGCCGAACATTTGTGCATACCAGCCTGGCCTAAGCCTGACTGACATGGAGCCTGTTCCGGCTGCTTGCTTGACCTGAAAGTATCCTGCTCTGTTTACCTCAAAGAGGGATCCTGCACACAGAAGGAGGACGAAGCCAGCGATACAGACGCCAATGACAATCTTCATCTTTTGGGTCATCATTATCTATTCTCCTCTATTATTTTATGATCTTGTCGACATCGTCGACATCTTTCTTGGCTTGTTTTACGTCGACTTTACGAGCACGCTTAGCCAGTTTCGCATTCTCATCGACACCCTCGATTTTTTCGTCGAGTTGGTTCCCCCTTTCCTCTTTGTCGGCTGTTTTCCAGGCTTTCCTGGCACGTTTATAAATGAAGTAACCACCGATGAGTAGTATGATGAGTGTGACTATTATCTGCAAGAACATGTCATTCCCCTTTCATCTTTAATAAGCTGATAAGGTGTATACATTGCACCTTTGTAAGCGATCCTATATGTAGTTCAGCGAGGCCCATAGCTTTACCCACAGTGGAATATGCTTCCTTACGAGATATTGCGGCACGGTGTCCTTTCCAGAGCTTGTCAAATTCTGTGTGTGCAGTGATTCTTGCTTGGCGGGTTTCCTTATCGGCGGGCACGCCCATTGGTTCCCCGGTTCCTTGATGAGCGCTGTGTTTGCAATCGCATTTTGGCCACGTAGAACAGCTGTAGAATAAGCCATACTTGCTGTTCTTTAGGACCATCTTGCTTTGGCATGATGGACATGTAACGTCATGCTCTTTGACCCCAGTGTCACTGAGCTTTCCAATCTTCTTTGGCATTTCCCCTCCTAGGATTAATCGATGATCATGCCTATTACGAGGCCAGTGCACATACCATTGGAATGTCCTTCTGACTCGCCTTCTTCTTGGGAGATCTCCTGAATCTTCTTGAGTTCTCCACCGTCGAGCCATATTCCCTTACATTTTGGGCATTTATCAATAATGATTGTCTCAATGAGTTTCTTCTTCATTTTGGTGTTGCAGATCATACATGTACGAGTTCCTTCGCGTTCTATCTTGATTTTGAGTTCACATTTTTCGCATACGTACAAATCCTCGAATTTATTGTGTGTACGTGTTCCACACCTATAACACTTTTTTCCTAGAAAGAAGTCTGCTACTTTTCCCATGATAATTCCTCCTTTTTGATCGTATCCATTCGTTCCTGGCGGGAGTCGAACCCACAATCTATGGAGTAGAAATCCATTGCCCTAATCCATTAGGCCACAGGAACTAATGTTTTATCCATTATTTTCCATGAACGATATCATTGAACTTTTCGTTTGCGTCATATCCCCATTCTCGACCGATTTTACACTCTTCTTCTTCATCAACCTTGAAGATATCAGCTGTGCACGTGGGTCCTTTAGGGATGAAACTTCCGGTACCGATACCATCAAACGCATCTTTGACATGCATAAAGGCTTCTGTCTTCACGGCGTCAAATCCTGAGGATACAAAGATCTTAACGCCTTTTCCACCTGCTGCATCGAGTTCACTGCGTAAACGAGCAACGGCATTCATAGTAACACCTTTCTCTAGGGCATTTGAGGAACTGTCAATCTGAGCATAGTTCTCACCACAAGTGTCGGTGCGTACTCCATAAAGCTTGTCTCCACAGTGTTTAAGGAGTGATAAAGTATCATCAATCTCCTTATTATTATAATCGATCAGGGCAATAAACTTGTCATCTGGGAGAGCTTTCATGTATGCATCTGCCATCTTGATATAATCTCCGCGGAAGATAGCAATCAAAGCATGAGGTGTGGTTCCTATTCCTTTACCAGAAGGTAGGTCAATTTGATTGATAATGTTACGTATATCATCGGCACGGTTACTGAGATAATTCTGTGCTTCTGCTCCTGTATCAGTACTGACTCCTCTGATTCCGCCAACGTATCCACCATATGATGCTAGTGCAACAGATTCTGCACCATAGAGATGACGTGCAGAGAAATCAAGAACTGGTTTCCCATCTGCTGCGTTCACAATTGCTTTGGCATGATATGCACAGTAACAAGGTAGAGCGCACCATTGAAGGTAAAGAGTCTCGAGCTCTACGATGTTCTGGAAGAATCCTTTTACAATCATCATAGTATCACCAGATTTAAACTCAGTTCCAGTGGGAAGGATATCGATATCTGACATGGGTGCTAGTGTTCTGATCAGTGCCGCTGCAGGTTCGAGTGCAGCAATACCATTAGAGCGACCAAATATACGATATGATACTCGTGGATTCATCCTGGTTTCCTCAGCAACAATTCGGGATTTGCTGAAGTACTTATCTGTGAATGGATTCATTTGCTGGACCCATTTTGCACAGTTATACCGTATAGGGTCAACATACGTTGAAGAGCAGCTTCCCCTGCTTCTGGTATCAGATCATCTACGAGATCTTTGTGAACAATGATTTTCGGGAGCTTCTTATCTTGGTTCTTCATCTCATTGATGATCGAGGTAACGACATCATGGACACAAATGCTTGTGCATACACCAGTTATATGGATTTCGGGATTTTCCTTACCCTCACACCAGTCTATGATGTTATTAACAATGCAAGCAGATGTATATCCCTTCTTGACAAAGCGAATAATGGCTTTGTTCTCCGGAATAGCATCTTCAATAGGTTCAACGATCTTCGTACCTTCTGTCTCTTCGATACAGTGTTCTGGGAACAGCTTGAATTCAGGATCACCTTTGCTGTGTCTGTCCATGGTGAGCATAATATCACCATCAAATGCTTTGACGAAATTGGCTACACGACCTTGAAGTTCTTTCGTGTCGTGACCAATATACAACTTACCATCCTTATTTAGAAAGTCATTCTGCATATCTACTACGATTAGTAATTTCATCTTGTTCTCCCTTTTAGTTTATTTATTTATTTACTGCAGTAAGAATAATTAGTATTGCACAAATTAATATAATGCCGCCCATCTTTCCTCCCAAATAAGTCAAAAAACACCCCCATTATGGGGGTGTTCTAGTATCCCTTTGCCTATTTTTCTACATGATCTCTGCGATTTTCTCAATCGCTGTTGCTTGATCATGAAGCATGTTCGCGGCAGCCATCAAATGAGACTGGACTGTCATGTGTTTAGGTTTTCTGGATTGAACTTGTCTGTTCTTGGCTCCGGGCGGACGACCGCGCTTTCTCTTCTTTTTCTTTGCCATAATATTCCTCCTTCCCAGTATTGTCCATCTTATTGGATAATACTGTTAATAGATTCATATATTGCTGATTATCGTAATCTCTATTCTTTCTGTTCCTTCTCTGCTTGTTCCTTGGCCTTTTTCATCCCAACTCCTCCAGTAATGCCTTGACTTGCGCTCGGTCGCGTTCCACGCACTCTACCGTAAGCACGTTACCTGTTCCAGAGCAATCTATCCACCGCCCTGCCAGCTTCGCCACGTCCCTCAGTAGGTCACGATACTTCCCGTTGCTAACTCGAAGAGATCCAACTTTGCTCAGCTTTTGGACCCCCCGTAGTCTCGTAACAAGGTCGGGGTCGCGCAACACCACCTTCATAGCGTTCTTCATCCCCTCCTTGCGGGTCAGATTATTCACTGCGTCTCGCCCCGATGGGTCGCACCTCGAACACTCATACGGGTTCGGTGGGTCGCACCTGTCATGCCCGTTGTCTGCTGGTCCTCCACAGGTAGGACATTTACTCAGGTCGGGTTGTTCGTATCTCATCGTGGCCTCCACAGCCTCAATCGCCTTCCCTATGTTGCTGGCAGCGATAGGCATGTTGTCAGTCTCTTCCAGCTTATCCGCATACCCACGGGCAACCCACACCGCCAGATTAAGTAACGCTCTCTCTGTTTCCTGGGTCATTTGTTGTCGCCTCCTGATATGTGGGTCACTGTTATGGTTCCTTGCCTTCTTTAGCTTGATTGCCAGCATGCTCAATTCTGTTCTGCGTTCTGTGTATTCCGAAACACTTACCTTCGTGTTCATGGCTCGTTCAGTCAAACGCTCCACCAAATCCAGTAACGCTCTCTCTGTTTCCTTGGTCATTTCCCCTCCCTTACAATCACTTCGACCTTGTATGCCTTGGGGTTGTCCAGCGAGAGTTCCTTTCTTTGTCTCTTGCTTTGTATCGTGCGTATCCTTATCGCATCCATGAGGTGATCTAGGATGAGCGTTTCCGTACTCTCATCGTCATTCAGATCATATACCGTTACCATGCGTCTCTTCATCCCTTCCCCTTCCTCATCTTATCGGCTTCGGCCAGCAACGCTCTGTCTGCCTCGCACTCCTCCTTACTCGCACAATCCCGGCACCAATAATCACTCTCCCTACACTCTTCGGCCTTGATCCTCTCCCGCATCCTCCCCACCAGATCCAGCGCGGCTTTCAGCTTGTCCTCTACGTCTTCCGTCGCCTTCCCCTGATGCAAACTAAGCTTGGTCCATAGGCTCTCCTCGTGGCATTCACCGCATACTGCATTAGCCGTTCCGCAGTTTCCGCACGATTTCAGCTCATCCATCACCCTCTCCCTTCGTGTACTGGTCGGCCTCCCGATACCAATCGAACTGGTTGAAGTATTCCTGTAGCCCCTTGTCCTTGGCTACGCACTCCAGCACTCCGGTCACAAACTTCCTCCCCTTCGCCCGTTCCTCTTTTATCGCCTGCTCATATTCGTTCGCCAGTCTGTGCGCGTCGATGTAGGCCACCGTCTGTTCCGTCCGTTGCGGAAGAATCTTCCTCATCTCCCTCGCTCGTTCTATCGTTTTCATTTCTTGCCTCGCTTCTCTCGTTCGGACATCATGGCATCGGCGTATCTGTATGCCGATTTGGAAAACTCCTCACAGGTGCCGCCCAGATTATGGCCTGCCAGTATTCCCGTCAAGGCCGCAGCCGCGAATTGGTCCCTCCGCTGTTGCTCAACGTCACTATACAACCTCTTCAACATTCCGTAGTTCGGGTCCAGTTCAGACAGCTCCGCTTCCAACTCTTTGATCCTCTCGTCTTTGGTCATTTGGTATTACCTCCCTTTGGGTCGCGCTTCGCACGTTCCAACGTCCTCACCAGTTTTGCCACAAGGTAACCCGTCATAGGTTCAACGGCTTTCCAAACGTAGTTGACAGCATGGACAATCTTCCACTTCACCCTTCCCCCTCCTGCTTCTGGGTCGAGGGCTTCACCGGAACCCACGAGCCGTGTATTGCATTCATTGCTCTTATAACCCTATTGAGCCGCCTGTTCAGCTTGCTTGTTTTGTGGCTGACCGCAAGGGCAAGCACAAGAAACGCAATTATAATAATTGCCATCAGCATCTTCATGTCTTATCCTCCTGCTCTTTGATGATGGTGTCAATTCTCTTTTTCGCCTCGCACAAACCGTTCCTTGACCCGACATAGTACCTCTTTTTATCCTGGTCTGTCTGAGACATCGGCTCTCCTCCGTAGATTTCTGCTGTTATATTCTCGTCACTCACCCTATCCCCCAGCTCCTTGCTCAACTCCTTTATGCGGGTTAATAGGTCGGGTTGGGTCGCCTTCGGCAAAACCTCCACGTGTTCTTTGGGGATGACGAAATCTTCAGCCATACCATACTTGTCTTCTCTGATAACATGATATTCCTTACCGCTTTTGACAAACATCGGGTATTCTCGTCTATCCCGTTTATCGAGAATCTTCATGATTTTCCTCGCTTCTTCATTCTATTTCCCCTTTTCTAGTCGCCTAATATCCGCATTTGAGATCCCGTACTTTCTTCGTATGATTGCATCAGCAATTAGTCCTGCCATGCGATCTATAGTACTATCCATATACTTTTCCGTCTTTACTTCTTGTTTAATTGTAGCAAGTGTTTTGATTCTTGGAAGCAGTCTCTTCTTGTTCCAGACCTGATAGCCAAATTCCCATAGGTCATAATTATTCTTTTTGATGCAGGATTTACATTCGCCTCTTCTTCCGTCCTTCCAAGACTTGCTTATATAGAATTCACATAATAGCTTTAATTTACCACAGTACATGCATTTCTTTTTATGCTTTTTCTTCATGTGTGATGTTACTCTATATACATTCGGTGCATTAGGCCAGAGAACATACCTACTACATATACCATAGTAAGCCAGTGAAGGATTCTTTGATATATAGTGAGTCCTTCAATTGGGTCAATTAAGAATACAATTGCGGCGGTTACCCAATGTCCTAGACAATATGGGCAGCTGAATAGATTATATATCAAACTGTCATCACCATAAGTATCTGCTAAGAATTGTCTTGGTTCTCTAAAGATTCTGGTTTTAGTGATTGTGATACATACTGTTGTTGCCGCTAAGGATGCGACAACAAAATTGAGTATACTTGCTAGTGTAAGCATTAATGTTTCTCCGTTTTGTTATGGATTGTTAAAGTGTCTATAATGTTCGTCATTAAGATTATCGAATGGTTCTTTATCTACGTAAACTCTGTCTTTCATTCGTGCGAGATCAGGACTACCGATGCCGCCTCTCTGCATATTCATTAGGGATGCACCAAGGTCAGTTACCTCAGCAAGTACTATCCTTCTAGTAACTGCTGATAATGACGATATATACATGTCTATAAATAAGTGTTGGTCTGGTGCGTACTTAGTATGTGCATGTATAAGATATCCATCTCCGAATGCTGATCTGGATTCTGGGAAGTCTAATGTACTGGTATGCCAGTTTGGAGCATTTTGTCCAGATAATAGTGGTGCATTTAATAAATCTAGGTTTCGTCCATCTATAGCATACATGGTACCTTCTGTTTCTACTAGCACTGCGTTTGTATCTGGAGTGATCCATTGAATATGAAGCTTACCGTTTCTTTCTGGATCGCTGTATCTATTGTTATGTACGAATCTGTAGCCTACATTGGTGATATTAGCTGGACCAATAATATCTCTCTTGTTATATACGATTTTCTTGGCAAGGGTAAGGCATCGTTCGCTTACTTGTGTACTATGTATTGGATGGATGCTTCCATCGGGTTCTATCCTATAGTATTGTTTTGGACCAGGAATATCATCACATATTGGCGATGGGCAAAACTCCTTTGGGATTTCCAGTACTACTTCGTAGTCTGTTAAGAATGCATAACCGTCATCATGAACTTCTATTATGCCCATTTCCCAGTCCTGCAGGAGTTGCCCTCCTGCTGGGCCAGAATGTCTTTCTGTCTGCATACGCTTTAGAAGCTGTTGAGCCAATGTCATCGGTTATTATCCAATAGGTCGTCGCTTCAACATTCGTTGAAGCCTAATGACTGGTATTGTTCGGCTGAGAATGGCGTCTTTGATTCCATCTCGTGCTCGTTTTATTAGAGCATTCATCTTCTTAGCTCCGTCTTTAGATATTGCTACATTAACAACTTCAATAATAGCTTGTTCGTCATCTTCACCATATCTATCATATGTCCATTTTAGTCCATTATTGGATGCAATAAATCTCTTTTCCTTATCTGGTGAGTTAATTATTGCGCCTTCATTGAGTGCGTTTTCGAATAGAATAGTCATCATCTTGGATATGCCATGAGTTGCTGCTACAGCAGAGAGACATGCAGATTTTACTCTTCCTTGGCAGCATCTGCAAAGAGCTAGTGAGAAATTGTCCATGGCAAATGTGGTGAACTCAATATTTCGTCGGCTTACGCCACGTCTAAGCATTTCTCGCTCGGCGATTTCTATCCAGGCTTTATCTCGTATCTTTCTTTTATCGAAGCTGCTGGTAATGAACTTTAGATATCCAGTAGGAATCTCTGATATATACTTTCCTTTGTATTTTCCAAACGAGATTTGTGTAGCTGGTCCATTATCGCTTGGGGGCTTTTCCTCTGGCATGACTGGATCATCTTTTCTTGGCACGTTTCCTCTCCGATCCTGCCCAGGTCTCAAGTGCAGATTTGAGCATTTTGTATATCTCTTGCTCAGACTTGAGGCTGATGTCATCTACTTTGGTAGTCGACTGTTTCTTAGTTCTTCCTTCTCTCGTAATTAATGTTAGCTTAATCATCTGGGTTTATCCGTATTCTGAAGGTACGATGTGGCAAATGCTACTCCTAGGGAGACCCAGACAACTTTCATACTAAAGAATGGGATCGGACCACCGATGAATCCCTTCAGTAAGAACCATGCACCTAAATAGATGAATACGATCGTTAATATGATTTTGGCGATCATAGCAACCAGTGCTGCTTTTGTTGATGCTTCCATTGTTTCCTCCAGTAATAAAGACCACGTCGGCAAGGGACTCCAACAGCATCGGGAGGCAGAGCCCGCGGGAAACGACCATACTTTAATGAGGAAACCACTCCTCACCCGATTTCGCCCGGCGTAGTCTAATTATTCAAGTTGTACCAGCAAGGGAACCCAACAGCATCGGGAGCAGGTTCCGCGGAGGCCCGCCAAGGTCTAATAGGGATGACTCCCTACCCGATTTCGCCTGGTACAACAGCTTACTATTCAAATTGTACTGGCTAGGGAGTCGCAAATCGGCAACGATACTCGCAGTCTCAGAGGACTATGCTCGATTCCGCCCAGTACAACAGCTTACTAGTTATCTCGGTAAAGAGTCCCAACAGCACTAGGAGCAGGACCCGCGGGCAAGCTTTAACGAGGACTGTCAGGAACCCCGCCTAGTTTCGCCCGAGTTAACTTATTCTTTGACTTTCTTGATCATATCTTCGAGTGCTTCGTTTGCCAGCTTTGCAATATTACTGGGTATCTTTTTGACATCCTCATTATTCGCGATCTTCGGTAAAACATAGATCATCGACATTGTTTTGGATGTTGGAATCAGCACTGAGATGGGAGTAAAGATGAGACAGATAATTATTCCCCATTTCATGATCGGCCAAGCTTTCTCTGCATCGCAATCGCATTGTCTTCCATCTCTGTCGAAATCACTATTAGCGACATATGCAATGCCGGATATTACAGCTGTAATAGATGATAATGCAGCTATTACGATACAGATTGAAGAGATAGCATCCAACCTCGTAATAATGTAAATTGTCCAGCCTAAACTCATGTTATTCCTCCTATTGGATCGAATAGTTCTTCCTGTGTTATTTTTTGGCTCTTCTCTTTCTTGGCTTTTGACTGATGCTGAACAAGATATCCAACAATTTCTGCATTCTCTGTATGAATAAAGCTTCCTGTTGAGATTTTATTAGACATTGTGATGTTGTACCCGAGGCTGGATCCAAGTTTATCGTTTGTTTGTATATATAATGAATTGCATCTAAATACCTTCCCGACAAAATCATTATACCATGCTGTTGGCTGCTGTTTCTTAATGACCTTGATTAGCATTGTTTTCTCTAAGTATATATTGTTAGTCTTGAGTTTAGCTATATTCTTGGATCGTAATACTGTATCAGAGACAATTCTTCGTCTCTCTGCTTTTGTTGCTGCGAATAGTTCGCTACTCATCATGGCGTAAAAGCCAGTTCGGATTGACCACCTTGAACGAAAGTCGGCCTATATGGTCATCTCTGAGACTCTCATTGACTGATCTGATGACAATACCTTCTCTGATGTGATCGGGATAAATCTTGCTCATTCCTTTGGATATCTCGACCATTTCCTCTACTGAATTAGGTAGAGTAGTACTGTTCTCGAGTATGGGTACATGTTCAAATCCATATCTTTGGCAGAACTTAAGCATATCTTCAAAATCCAAGTACTTGGATGTTTGAAGGTCTAGAACGTTATATACAAAGACTTTGTGTTCCTTAAGTCTGTACTTGTTCTTCTGGATGCCAGGTCCGCAAAGCTCACCTTGTATGCAGATATCTTGGTTTACGCTACGTAGTTTCTCTTCGATACTATCTCTAAGTGCTACTACCCAGAATGTGTTTTGCTTCTTGGGTTTAGGTTTTATGAATAAGCTCTTGAACCATGCAGGAAAGCCTTTCTTCTCAATATCTGGAAGAATCTGCATATTCCTACTAGCAACACCGAATTCATCATCTCGGATCCAATATGATGCCGAGGAACCATCAAGTTTCTCTGTAATATAGAATTGTTTATCGCAGTGTCGTCTAATAATTCCAGGTATTGTCTGAATTCTGTCTTCGTCTGTCTTTGGGATAAATCCTGGGCGTGTTTTCGTCCGGCGTCCGCTGAGCATAGCTGGCATCTGGGGCTCCCACTTGAGAATGCCCAGTACTTTGGTGACATCATCTCCAATCTGTAGTGCCTTGTCGCCTTCGGATTGATCGATGATGCTCATAGGAAATGCAATACCCTGTGAGACTTGTTTACGCAGCTTGATGGTCTTAATTCGATATCCGCGGTCTTTGAGGAACTCGAATTCAGGTCGTGGCGGTAGGATGCTATCTATTTCACAATAAACGCACTTGCTGCCGATTTTGAAGTCGTCCTTCTTGTTGATGACGACTTTCCACCCGAGGATCGTCGCGACTTCGATTTGGTTCGCGTTCGGGATAGCTTTGATCGCTTTGATTTCTTGGATCGAGGCGAGCTTTCTGCTGATTTCGTTGTTACTGTTGTCTGTGACCACGATGTAAATCCTCCGTTTGTCTGTTGAAGTGATGGTGATAATTGCTGATTTTCTGGTGTTACGAATATACTAGCGTATATATCAGTGCCAATACATTTTGACTTACCATGATATTGTGTTTCCATAATTATAGCGTTGTTTTCTTCAACTCTTCCTGTATTTGCACTGTTTGTCTCTATTTGTCGTGTTAGTGATATGATGAGATTAAGTGCTTCTTGTCGAGTGATATGTATAAGGAATGAGTCAAGTCTTTTCTTCTTCTTGAGCAGTGTTATTTCCATTCTTATCTCCTATATGGGTCAAATAGGTCATTCATCGTTGCTGTAATTGCAGCGTGTGTTTCTATTACTGTAGGCTCCTTGTGCGCTATTGTCCATACAATGATATCTTCTATACCTATGGTCCAGTTGCAGTATCGATTAAGCTTTGAGATTACTTCTGTCTTAAATTCCTGGTGTGATATAACTGCGATGTCTCTTGGGCAACAATCCAGTAATATAGCTAATGCGAGTTGTGCTGGTCCCGATCCATTATATCCCCAACAGAATCCGTCTGGTGAGTGGCGAATCTCTTTTAGTGAGCGGTTTGGAGTTATCTGCTTTGGTAATTTTCCACTGCGATGTTTATATACAGTATATGTTTCATTGGGTGTTCCTGCATGAAGTATTACTCCTTGGTAATGGTCGCTCATTATTTCTTCCTTAGTGGGTCGAATAAGTCATTCATTGTAGGAGGCTTTATCTCCTTTGGTTTACGTTGCCACCATGATCTGGTTCTCTTTACTTTGCCTGGGAATATTACTTTCTCGATGTGTCTTGTATAGCATAGACTTAGTATTCTACCTTGATCATATGGAAAAGGTATCTTTACAGAAACATGGACATCTGCTCTTTTCGTAATCATTACTAGTCGACCTATGAGTTCTATTGGTACGTTTCCATGTACAGTCATTTCATCGTTGACTTGGATGTAATCTCCTATTCCATATTTTGGATATAATCTAACTGGTACGAGGCATTTGCCTTCGTACCATTCTATATCTTTATCCATTGATATGGATTTGCTTCTTTCTCGCCAAGTTTTAATCTTAAGCTTAAGTCTCCAGAACCATCCAGGTTTCTGGCCATTAGAACGAGTGGCAGTGATCATGGTGAATAGTATATGTCCGCAAACAGCACCACCTGCAATGAGCAAGACAGTATCAGCGCTCATGCTTTCCTCCTATCGGATCGAATAGGTCATCACTTGTTGGCATATTTCTCTTTCTTGCGGTGTTCTTCTTTGCTGATTTAGATCGTTTCTTTCTTGTTAGAGCTACTCGAGCTTTTCCTATTTGTATATCGATTTGATGGAATACCTCCGTCATTGGAGTATTTGGAAAACCAGTAAGTTCGAATTCATATAACGTACGACCACTAAATGCTCGGGTATGAAATCTGATCTTTATTCCCCATAAATATTCAAGTCTGTCTTGATTATAATAAGATGTTCTCATATTATATGAGACATATAGTTTGTAGTCTTCACATATTTCACGCCAAAATCGCACATACTTCTTTACGGAAGTGATTCTATCTACTGTGGGTGGCTTAGGTATAATAATATGTATAGCTTCGAGCACTTTACCATTAATCGGTGGAATGGGCATCTTATCTCCTTATCTTATCTATACCGCTGATCATTCTCATAACTACTATGCCTTGGAGCACGAATGAACCGATCTTCATAACTACTGATTCCACGGGGAATCCCATTCGTTTCACCAATACTATTGGTAGAGATAGATGAATAACTCCTATTATTAAATGTAATAGTGCTACCATAATATCTAGATCACCTCCCTTGTCAAGCATATTTCTCTGAAATATGTCGACCAAGCTAAGCATTATTGTGAGGATATGTAGGCAGGGCGCTTTTGAACTTTTGTTGTGCGTTTGCGACTGGCTCCGCCACAAAGCCTTACACGCTAAGCTGTCGATAACTGACAGCCGGAGTTGAGAAACCAGAGGCGCGGTTCATGCCGAGTTTCGCAATTCCGGTGATCTGGGCTGCTGTTGTCGAAAACTGATAATATTCGACCCAACTAGCATTACGCACGTAAGCTGTCGCTGACTGACGGGGCGGGACAATCACCTGTAATTTGAGGGTGTTGGAGGGGGATCCCTGGATCCGCATTTAAACAGAATTACAGGTGATTGTCGCTGTGTTACTGCTATTTGACATAGGCTGTAAATAGCATCGGCAAACAAGAGTATGCACGTTATTATCTATAACTGATGGTATTTGTTGTCGGTTGATGGGTCGTAAAACTGGAAGGAATTCTACCATTACGGCTATTAGGAGTTGTGAGCACGACTTTCATCTTTGCGCAAAAACAAAAGCTGTTGACTTTGTGCCTTTCAAATCAACAGCGGTTGTCTTTGCGTTGGCAAAGATGAAAGGTGGCGCGGAACAAATCCGGAGCTGTAAGTAGTATAGTAGTGCAAATCGGTATATGTGTGTCATCTAACTGCTGATGGATAAAAGAAGGGGGCGAGCAATAATGCTCACCCCCTTTGTGTTGATTGACCTGGATGGAGTTACAGACTGCTCCATCGCTCTGACTAGTGATGTGATGACTTTCTAAATCGAGCTTTTGGATCGGGTCGATTGTTAAAGTCGTACCGGTTCGCAGGTCTCCACGGAACGCAGAGTCCGGGTTCTGTCTGTACACATTATTAGCCAGTTATTCATGGCCTGTCTTATCTGATGGTAACTGTGTTGTATCAAGTACAGCTATTTTATGATCTGCGATGCCGTGAGTGTCCTCCCTGACGATCAGGACGTTGCCATTTCGTTCAACTCGCAGTTTTCCACCCTTCTTTAATATATTAATAGGTGTGTCTACTGCGCCTGATCGCTCCATCTCCTCGGCGATACCTTCTTCATCCAAGGATCCCACTTCAGGTACCAGATCTCCCATGTTTCTCTCCCTTCGATCTTAAGTTTTGAGTTCGTATTTTTCACAGAGGATAGATATGTTGGAATCGAGAGCCAGATTATAAATAGCTATTCCTCTGTCTGCTGCTAATCTCATAGCTTGGCCGGTGCCTCCAGTGGCAACACCATTGGGGGTCCAGCAGGTGATCATCTCACAGGGGGTTTTAAGGTCTTGCCCCAAGAGAATCATCATATTGCGCCCATGAAGTTTCTGGACATACGGTTTACATCGATCCCACGCAGGATGGAACTTGCTAGCCATCTCCACTGCTTCGATAGTTGCATCATCGGCCACGAAGATCTCACTCTCACCACGATATGCATTGCAGCCATGTTCGAATGCACGATCAGCACCAATAGCATGTCCACTCCTCAGTGTCCAATTCTTCTCGGCTAACTGAGTAGCGATGTGTCTCATGGTATTGAGGATGTTGTCCGGTGTTGAACGAGCACCAATTCCGGCGTAATATTTCATTTTCCCGCAGCCCTCCCTTCGAGTTCGAGGTCGACTATCTTGCCCACGATGTCTTCAGCCTTGCCTTCCATCTGTTTGGCAAGTGCTTCGATCTCATCGATGTTCAGGGCTATTTCCCCTTTCTCGGGCACGTCTAGCATTTCCCTGAACTTCTTGGCCACATGTGTGAAGAGCTCGGCTTCGCCCTTCAGCACAGGAATTTGCTTGCTTGCTTCCTTGAGTGATTCATTCATGGTGTTACCTCCATGTTCTCGAGGTCATCTAGGCTTGGTGCAGTTGCTTCCCAGATTCTCTCAGGTTCTACGGCCTTTTTGTCTATTGTATATTGGAAGGAGATATATAACTTTCCTTCCAAAAGATATGCGATAAACACACCAGAATATGGCCATTCGGGTATTGGTGGTTCGTGATGGAATGACCAGCATACGATGGCTTTCTTCTCACGTACCATCTTGGCCCACGGACTATTTGTATTGGGATTCTGTTCGTAGATATTGTGCTCTTTGCCCTTGAGGTAGTTGAATCCTCTTGAGCTAACATCGTGTCTAGGAGTATGTGGCCCACGACCAAACACACCTAGCATAATGTTTTTCTGCTGCTGCTTGGTGAGGGTCACAAATGACCTCCTAGGCTTTGGTGAAGAACGCTTTCAGGCGCCCACGGATCGTTTTCTTCCGACGAAGTTTACCAAAGGCAGTGATTCCGGCGCTCACGCCGGCCACGGCCAGTAGTACACTGACGATAATGATTTTCATGGGTTCACCTCCTTGTTATGAGATTAGTAATCGGTGCGAATAACGTTGAATTCTCCCTCTGTTATAACAAGAGACGTTAATACACCATAAGCACCAGTGCTCTCGTTCACTGTAGCCGTGAATGTACCCTTAATTCTCTCTCCAGGTATACCAAATGACGTAACGATGATTTGAATAGCACCAAGACCAGCGGTTCCGTTTGCTACATATGCTGGATCTGGTTGGTATGTATACTGTAAGCCAGCAGGTGTATACCATACTTGTATTCCAGCAACTGAATAGTTGTATGTTCCAGTACTGAGCGGAGACCACGATAAATGTATATCATCATTGCTAGTCTCAATAATGATGGTTATATTGGGAGAGATACATGCACTTGATGTTGCTGTTGCTTCGTATGATGTACCATTTATCTTGTATGTACAGAAAGCATCTGGTTCAACTGGAGGATCTATAGGATCATCCCCAGGATCATCACTGGGGTCATCACCAGGATTATCCCCATCTGAATTATCGATAAGTCTGAAGTTGGCAGTGATGGTTTTATTCTTGGTCATGTAAATACTGATTGGGTTGGTTGTTGATGCAGTATCACCAGTCCACTCCCAGAATTCATACCCTGAATTTGCAGTAGCTGTGATCTTGACACTGATACCTTCATCATAGGGACCCGATGAAGGATCATGCATCACGAGTCCACCATTTGCGGGTTCAATGGAGGTTTTGAGTGTATATTGATCTGGGGAAAACAAACCGCAACCACTTCCAAGATAGAGTGCTATTAATAACAGGCTAAGTTTCTTCATGATTTTTCTCCTTGTTATGGGTTAGTGTTGAATGTTGTCATGATTCATTCTTGTATGCAATACCGAGTCCCACGAACATGATAAGGTCGAGAGCAATACAGGTAAATATATACCATTCAGTAGGACTCATACCTCTATCTTCCTTTCGATCATGTGGTCATAAATCATGCCCGTTACGATTTCCATATCATCATCATCGCTCACGGGCAGTTTGATTCCATCGATCATGATATATCCTCTTCGTGCTTCGAAGATAGTGATCTCTTTGAATTTGACCATAAGAGATTCCATAGCTTGAAGGGGTCCTGTGCGTTTACGATCTTGTTCCTTTCCTTCCAGTCGAGCCACGAGGGTTCGAAGACTATCTGTCATCGAGGCACGCAGGAACATAGATATAATAGCTTGGCGAAACTCTTCAACAGATTTAAAGTCCATAAACGTAAGAGAGCGACTCGATTCACATTCGTCTTTACCAGAGCATTCATCACAGTTCATTTGGAGTTCCTCCTTTTCTTTTGGTTAGTGGGCATCATTCCATCTGTCTCAGATAGAAACTTGCCCATCTCTTCCTTGATTTCGCGGGCCACTTCTGCACCTTGCTTCATTGACAGTTCAAGCATTTTTATGATGTGCTCCCGTTTCTCCACTGTTGCTATTCGGTCGAGCAGCTGTTCTATTATGAATGCGAGCATTACTGGATCTTTATCCTTGATCTTTCTATATATAGACGCTACGACCTTGGTTCTGGGAGCTGGATACTTGATCATGCCTGTTTTGTGTGCTTCTGACGTAGCTGTAGGGTCTCCTACAAGAGCTTCCTCAGCTTCCTTGGCTCTTTGTTTATAGATCTCAGATGTAGATACAAAGATGCTCTTAATGAGCTTTCTCATGTCTTTTTCTGGGATGCCAGTGGCTTTACATACATCAGGTTCTTTGAGATTTATTCTCATAAAGATGTCTCCTAGAATAGGTTCTCCTTGATCTCTTTTCTGACATGCAGCCCCTCACGGATTTCCATCAGGATACGGCCCAGCATATTCTCTCCATGCATGGTTGTCAAGTCCTTTCCCCAGAATACGTCATTCCAGGTATTACCCTCGATGAGTTCTTCTGTGCCGGTTTTCAGCAGCATATTTGCTAACTGGGGCTTGGAGAACTTCTTGCGAACCAGCATCCGCATGATGGTTACTCTTACTTCCTGCCAGTCACTACGTAAGCTGACCTGCCGGCCGGCACGCTTGGCCTGGCCTGGTGAGGCTAGGTTGGATATTCTTACTCTCTCTTTGATATCAGGGGTTTTACACGCCTGAAACGCATGCTCTACAGATGGGTAGTTCACACCATCGTGCACGAGTGTTGTTGGGAAGAAATTACTCAGAAAGAAGTGGCCTCCCTGGAATATCTTTATCATGTTATTTCTCCTTCTTGAGATATGCTTCTTCTGCATCCAGGCACTTATCTATTCTGTGGAAGCCGTCCTTAGGTCTGGATCCTATGGATGTAAGCCATCGTCTTGCCAGATCGAATTGGGTGCACACGGGACCGCTTCCCTTTTCACAGTTACCACAGTGAGTACCATTTAGATCAGGATTGATCTCGATAGTTATCTTCATGTTATTCCTCCGTGAGTTCGATTGTGAGAGGATGTTGATCCGTTAGTAACATGGCTCCAATAATGGATGCTCTCACCATTTGGGGTGAGGGTCCGCGCCTAAGGACCACAGCTTTGTGCACGCTTCCGTCTGAAGATCTCCATGTACATGTGGCTTTGTATTCCTTGCCTTCCCGTCCGAGAAATTCTCTTAGCGTCATGGCTATTACTCCTTATGGGGGTCGAATAAATCCGCTATGGATGCGACATCAGGGTAGGGTAATGGTGGTGGTCGTTGTGTCATAGTATCTTTGAATGAGCATAGAATAGAATACCGATTGTCATCGTGCATTCTGTCAGAGTCATGAATATAGTGTTTGCACTTCGTGCATTCATTTGCGCCCACTTTGTTTAAATATATGTATGGGCACTGTGTCATACATGCTCCGCTCACTCTTACGAGATAGTATATCTCTTCTGCCATATCATGTCTTCTCCCTTTCTTTTGTCCTAAGATCATGTATGACCTGATCCAGGAGTTTGACCAGTCCTTGTGCGGATTCGAGTGAGAGTATAATCTCTTTCTTATCGTTGTATTCAGTAGTAGATCCATCACCGATAAATATGTTTGCCTCTCCGGTATTTGGTGTTTGGTCATCGAGATTATATCCCACGGAGATAGTACGGTCAGCCTCAAAAGTCTGTGTTATCGTTTCGCGTTTAAGCATGGTCATTCTCCTTATATGGATCAAATAATTCATCCACTGATTTGATTCGACTCTTCCAGTGACATATTATAAACTTTTGATCATAGTTTAGGTATCCTCCAGCATGAGGACATATATTAACACACCATATGGATCCTATGTATACTAGATGGTCTATGTCAATTGGATGATGTGAACATGTTCCTTTCGTTTCTACTTTCGTGTCCATATAGTTACATTGTTGTGTTTCTCCATGGGTTTCAGGCATGGTCTGACTTCCTGAGGGGTTAGCCCTCCATATCCAATACCAGGATAGTTTAGATGATACTGTTGTTTGGGATTGTCTTGTGCTATTTTGGTTAAGCACTCAGTAGAGTATTTAATAAGTTCTAGTGTTGATGGCTGCTTATAGTGCGTCTTGGTCTGGAAGATGCCAGCATCACCACGTCGTGATGTGCTGTCCCATTCTTTATCATTGTCTATTGGTTGTAGTATTAATGTTCCATAGATCCCCATGGAACCACACGATTCTCGTATGGTCTTACCAGCTACTTCTGGTAGCCACCAGAATGTGTTACGGGCTTGGAGCGCTGCACCTGCGCCCATAACAAGACAACCATTAGCAAGCACGATGGAGTTTGTGGTAACGATAATGATCTCGTTTTCTGGTACATAGAACATGTTACCCTTTCTAAAGTTCATATTTATTCTCCTCGTTTTGTATAATGCTAAAATTCGTGATATTTCCATCTTGTCTCTCTAGTGTCCATAAGAAGTGTCCTCGAGATATCCGAGTTTTGTGATCCCATCTAAGTGCAGCTAGAGGCCTGAGTCTGTGTTTTTTGTTTGTGATGGATCGTGCTTCAATATAGATATCAACAATGGTTGCTGGTCTTTTGAAGATGTGGTTGTCATCGATATCACGTGAGCCCACTTTAACATAGAGCTCATTGCACATACACATGACTCGATCACCAGCTTGCCAACCTGTATCGTTGGTGTGGTAGTCTTTCATGTGATTTCGTATCCTGTGACAGCTTCACCTACGACAACTGAATTTCCAATCCAGAATGTCATTGGCCGATCGTTTCTGCCAGATCGAATAAGCTCTTTAAAGCACTCGAGCTCTTCAGGGCTGTAACACACGGCACATGCGGTAAATGCGCCGTTGTCCACGAGTACCATGAGACGTTCTCCTCCGCTGAATTCTGCGGTGATGAAGTCACTCATCTTAATCTGCATGGCATTCTTCTCGAGCCATTCTTCTTTGGTCATGTTCTTCGGATTGATGTAATCTCCCATGTTATTCCTCCGTTATATTAAAATATCCTGTGAGCCAAGAAGCTGGCTTCGACACTTGCTGAGTAGTACTCCGATACGCAAATCTCTTCTCCCATTCCTATCATGGATACTAAGGTGTAGGGGATTATTGCGTGACTCACACTCGGGATGGTTCGGCGAGGACACGATAATCAAGCTGTGTATCAAATCTCAATAAGCTCCACCTCTTCTCAACTCACAAGATATTGTATACAATAAAATGAGACGCTGAACCATACTCACATATTAGTAGACAATGAGTCCTCACAAGCACTCTCGCCATAGAGGTGGATGGGTCAACGCCTCTGATCTTATGTGTATATAGCTTTGCCGGATTCCTAATCGGTTACCGGTCGAGGTGCGCCGATTCCCTTACTTATATTAAGATATTCTGCTATCACGTGACCGTGGCAAGCTTTTGGTGAACAGTAACATACGATATGTTTCCCTCGTAGTTCTGATACTGCCTTAAAGAATGTAGTATCATTGCGCATTCTTTCATGAAAGTGTTTCTCGAACTTCTCGATAACTTGTGTTCTGTCTCCATCCTTACCTATTACGTAGGGATTACCATAGGGAGAACCACGGCCGATATATACGTCTCCAGGTTTCTTGTCCTTAATGTGACCTACAGTTGTCATGATTTCTCCCGATGTGGATCGAATATCTCATCCATTGTAGGTTGAGGTAGTGCTGGTATGTGTTGTGTTCTCTTGGCTTCAGGATAGTGACAGTAAACTAAACCTGTGATGCTGATGTCGGTTGCGCGAATTACTTCCTTACCGTCGAAGCACTTACAGGTTTGACATCTTATCGAGCTTACTCTACATGGTTGGTGATGTGGGCATGGTGGATTAGTTATACTTGATGTACCATATACTTGCACTGTATATCTATGTGTATGCATATTTCTCCCTACGTAGGCAGATCATTCCTTATTCGTTCATTGGTGATCTTATTAGTACCTGGCTCACGATCATATTCATACCATATGCCAGGCTCACCGTCTGCTGATTTGCGTACTTCCTGTTCACTGTTGGCGAATGAGAGTATGGTGGCATCATCTGTAGTTCCGCACTTTGCGCGTTCGTCGTAAAGAATATAGTATTTCTTCATGATTCATCCTCATTTTTGATCTTGGATAGAGACTTGCGTGCTCTGTCCACGAATCTTTCTTGGACATTGTCAGCACGAATTTCTTCTGCTTCTGCTCGGTTCTTGTCCTCGAGGTGGCGGACTTCGTCGCCACCACCCTTGATGTCGGATTCATTACAGTATTCCACGAAGCGATCGAAGCAACGCTTACATCTCTGAAGATGATTACCTATGGATTGAATTCTGCTCTGTGACATAGTAATTAATCCACAGAGCTCATCGTCAGTAGGGTGTCCAGATATATCTTTGATGGGTAACATTGTTCCTCCTCTGGTAAGTAAGAGACACGAGCCGACATCCTCCGGGATATGCTCCCTTCGCCAGATTTGCATCTGGATCAGCTCATGTCTCAATTATTTACATGTGAGCTTATAAAGAAGGCACGATGTTGCTTCACGTCAGCGGGCATCTCCGGCCCAACAAGTTCTTGAGGCAGCGCGCTCATCTCTGAGTGAAGGACGGACATCGTGCCATGTTGCCATTATTTATGCGAGACATTAAAAAGAAGACACGAGCGTCATTTACAGACACTCGTGTCTATTGGATTCAGTCAGGAGGAAGTTTTACATCGCGATATCGTCACCTTTCGCAGATGCTTTCTTTCCGTTCTTGGTTTCGACTGTGGGTGCACCTTGTGTACCGATCTCGAAGAGCTCGGACAGTTTCGTCATGTCCTTGGCGCCCTTCTTTGGCTCGAAGATGTGACCATAGTCGAAGTTCTTTGTCTCGTTTCCGACGAGCTTTCTGCCGTCGAAAGTGTGACCCTTCTCGCCCAGGTCTCGAAGGACATTCTCAGTGGCCTGCATGAACAGGGCTGACACACTGGCATTCGAAGAGAAAGCTGCATCTTTCGGCAGTTCTTTCGGACGTCGGTTGATGGGGACCAAATCGTTTTGATCCGTCATCGAGCCGAGAATTCGAACTTGGGTTTGTCCCTTGTTCTGTCCTTTGGAGAATGTGACCTGCCCGAGTGCCAGCCGATAATAGGCACCCATGACTTTCTGGCCGGAGATTTCGGCGCTGATCCCGACCGCAATAATGGCCCGGAGGATTCCGCCTCCGACGGGATAAATACGCAGGTCCTTGATCTTTGCCCCGAACTGCTTGAGAACATCGTAAGGGCTTACATCCTGTGATGTGGTGGTACGCTTCGTGAATTTCATTGTGGTATCAGACATTTAACTAGACCTCCTTAAGGTCGTTGAGGGATATGAACTGAGTGGCTCCTGACCGAGTCTCATAAAAGATGCGAACTCTCAGTTGAACATGATAATGGTTACTTCTTCTTTCTGATCTCAAGGTCTTGCTTGATAGGCCAGACCTTGAGAAGCCAGGGCTCGGTAAAGATATACGTAGCGAAGATAGCAGAACCCATAAAGTTGGAGAATCCGGCCACCATACCACTACCGATAAACTCGACAATGCCCATGGATAATCCCCAGTTCACACATATAGCGATGAACTTATGCTGCATTATCGCTTTGCGGACCGGGATATACCATCTGATGAACTTAACCTCGAATGGAAGCGCTCTATATACGCTGATACTTATGAACGCTACACCGAGGGATAAACAAACGGCGAAAGTCATAAACATACTCATAGAATGCCTCCTTTCAAATGAGATGCGAAATCATGGTATTAATTATACATACCATTCCTTTTATTGCACTGTATTCTTTTCTGCTCTTCGCGTAGCCATTTTGTCCATTTCGGGATAACATATATGAATACGACGATAGCTCCCGCCACATGGCACAAACCTATAAAGATACGGATATTGCTGTTCCCGGCAATGAAATACCTTAATGCGAAGAACACATTGGCGATTATGACTACGTATCCTGCCATAATCATTCTTTTTACGTTCGTTATGTTTAATTCCATAATATTACTCCTTAATCTTCCAGATGGGGGCAGATACATGTCCCGTCGAGACTGTCCGTCCCGTGTCCTCGAATACACCAGTGGCATATGCCACACGTGCAACAGCCTTATTCTCACTCCAGTTCTTGATAATGACCTCATTTTCGGCCAACACCGACTCAGGAATATTCACAGTCAGCGTAGCAAAGGGTTCGCCATCATCATTCTTGATAAGGATAGTAATGCGATCACCCTGTAAGTAATGAGAGGTCTCGAAGTGTACTTTCTCGCCGAACAATTGGAACGTAATATTCTTAAGAGTAGTTAGGTTCATAGTATTACCTCCTCCAGAATGTAAGTAGGATAGAATAAAAGGGCCCAGTCAATCTAAGTATGTTGCATACATATCCCGAGACTGAGCCCCAGCTAGCTTTATCTTTGATACTCCAGAGGGTACACGGAGTAGGGTATGAGTATTGAATGAATCCAATAATAATGCGAAGCTATCATATGAATAGAGGCATTGTATGCTATCTATACAGGGTGACAATAAGGTGTATGTTATAGGGTATGAGAGTGTAGTGATTCCAAAACACCCGAGTCATACCGTATTTATACGGGTAAGTATTACGAGGTTAGACGAGCTATAGCGCTGGTATATGCTTGGTGAGCATATTATGCGTATAGCATGTTAATCTCGAGTCATGAATCGACCTTGACGGCTATTCATACGTGCTCGATTTTCATTAGAGCACTGTTATTGCGTGCTCGCTCTGCTCGCACTTGGTGCTACTATATAGTTAGAGAGAGCGATAGTGTTCTGTTTTTGTATAAGTAGAGGGTTGCGCGCGGCGTCCCGCCGCGCGTTTACGACGTAGTTAGGTGTGGGAAAAAGAGAGCGCGAACACCTGTTGTGGTGCCCGCGCGCTTCTTAGGGTGATTGTGGTTCAGTCAGTGGTTTGAGATCGACTGGCTGTTCCGGTTCTGGTGATGCTTTGTCTTCTTCGGGAGGTGTCAGGTCAACGTTCTTCTCGTTGGATTGTCTGACTTTGCCGATGATGGCGATGCCGGCGATGGCTGCAACTCCCAGGATACCAAGTCCGATCAGGATCTTCTTCATGACTTGTTCTCCTTAATGCCGAGTTTCTTCGAGGCGTCGATTGCCCCGGTGACTCCGGCTTTGATGATGATGGAGCAGTCTTTCACGGCGAGTTTGGTCATTTTAATGGCGGGTTTGGACGCTTCTTTCACGCCTTTCAGCCCTTCATTAAAACAGCTTTTGAGCTCTTTCAGATACTTGAGAATATTCATATATGTACCTCCTTAGAAGAATATCTTGATTGCCTCTATTGCATAATAGAGACATCCCAACAGGAATGCGATACTTGGGAGTATGATGAATGACAGCACAACCAAGCCGGCAATTCCGAGGACGAGCTTGAGCAGGACTTTGTTTATGAACCATTCGAGCATGTCCCATTTGTCAGCGATGACCATACCGCTCCAGATTCTCATTTGTGATACCTCCATTAGCTAAAGATTCTGCTGAGGAGATCGCCGATTAGTGCGAACCACCCAATGCAGAGTTGGGTTAATATGAACATGCCATCTTTGAGTGCTGGAAATATCATAGAGCACAGCTTGAGAACAGGTACTGCAATGATCAGTATTATACCGATTAGTATACCTTTCATATGAGTACCTCCTAGAGTATGATTGCATGGCAGTGTGGCATGAAGATGGGGCTACTAACCCAGCCACCACTGAGATATCTCCCAGTGCCTGCGCAGGACCGCCATTATAAATGCGAAATCCATCTGATAAAAAGAAGCCACGAACTATAGGCTGTAGTCCGTGGCTATGAGCAGGAGGAGGGTGCATATGTGTTACGCGGAGTTAAGGAAGGATGGAGAGTGGGCCAAAGGCGCATACCCTCCATTATAAATGCGAAATCACTCATACTCAGCCGATAGCCACAGCGGTTCGATGCTCTGTTTGTCTAAGTTGTTTCGAACCTGCGTGATTGCATCCTGTTTATCGGCTCCTGTTACCATCTGGTAATCATGGATATTCTTGCCGTCCTTGTCATGGTACAGGTAACTCACTCGGAATTGGCGCATATTATCCCCTCCTTTATAATAGGATACTGGACGTAGAATTAAACGCCCAGCTCCAGCTGATTTGTGTGTGGTTTGAATTTCACACAGGTTATCTCGCCCACTACTATTTCTTTATAGTGGACTCGGGTCTCAATGGGAGTCACCCAACCCATTTTCCGGATCATCTGCATTGTGATGTTCCGGGTTGCGCTCTGACGCGTGGTTGCCAGAGTCTGGAATTTGTATGAGGTCGAGCCCCAACGGGCGGTGGCCTCATACACAAGACGATTGAATTTGGATGTCATGATAAGCCTCCTTGATAGATTTTGGGGTTCGATCTCGTTCCATTAATAATGCGAAAGCTATGAAATCGGCATACAGCACTAAAGCCATTATACATACGAAGGTCATATAGAAGACTATTGCTATCATGTTATAGGGCTGTCGGGTTCCTAGGACAAGCATTTTGGCATGCGTGACGCACCATAGCGCAGTAGTTATGTGACGATCCAATTACCTATGAACGGAGGCGGTGTGAGCCACCCCCGCTCGACCAGCTTAATCTTTCACGTGCTGGTTACGCTTGATCAGATGGTGTGTACCTGCCGCCCGATCAGATATGATACTCAATGTCCCAGGAGTCAGATTCAAGCGCTTCTCTTCACGCTCGAGGTCTGACTGGATAGCACCCAGGATCTTTTCGTTCTCTTCCTCCTTTCTAACGTCGACCGTAGCCAGCCAATATAGCCAGCTACGATCAATCACCCGCCTAGCACATGCCAGGACACGCGGGTCGAATCCTGACAGACCACCATACAGCCCCTTGTTATTGCTGCTGGTGTAACTGATGATACAGATCATGATCATAACCTGCATCTCCTCCAAGGCCACACCGAACTCCTTGGAGAACACGTGAGCTCCAGTATGGAACAACGCAGCCACTTTCTGCTGACTTGTTTCCATATTGGCATGTGCTCTCTTATCGGACTGCCAAATATCCATAGCCCGACAAATCATGGAGCGATACTTCTCGCGCATCACTCCATCGGTGTACATCACTTTCTCCGATAGCTGCTTACCATCCTTGGTGGGTAGAGCAGCCTGTCGACCAGTGATTGGATTGATCCCGATCCGCTCTGCAACCTTATGCATAATAGGATCAGTCTTCACCATCTCACGTGCCTTGTTATGAATATGGTTCTCAGGTGTTCCGAGTTTCATATCAACTAGAGGCTCGAAGATCGCCCGCAGGAACGGATCTGAGCGATCGATGCGATGGTGATTACCAGCGATGGACATGAGCTTATCCATATCCACCTCACCAGTGTTAGCGTTAACACAACCAAGCTCATCCAGACCTCCGATGAGTTGCTCCCTGTTTGTATCAACAACCACAATCGTCCGACCGCCTTTCTGCTTGCGATTGAACGACTCGGAAGCGATCATATGTAACAGTGACCGCGGCCGAAGTGTGAATTTGGGATCGATCTTCTTAGCTGCATCAGTAAACGCGAAGACTGATGCTTTATAATCGATCTTCCGGACGGAGTGCTTAATTCCATCCAGAAAGCTCTGCAGGAAATGTAGTTTCATCCCCCGCAGGAAATACTGGACATCGTCTCTATAGAAGATGCCCAGACGCAGGAATCCCTCTTGGAACCTGCGAAACAGCTGAGTTGCCCGCCCAATCATGAGCGAGTCGAACCCATATCCAGTTGTTGCTACCTGAATCAGCATATCAGCAACTGGCTTAGTCACCTTGCATACTTTGCGAAGGTGTCCAACATCATTATTCTCATCCTCATGTACAACCTCAGGAGGACAGATCTCATCCTCGGGACGCCATGCTAGATTTCTAACGAGCCCGAAGACTTCATCAGGGTACACAACCACGATATCACCATCGAAGTCACCACCCAACTGCCCCATCAGGATAGGATTCACCCTGATGCTGTCTCCCTCGAACCCCACCACCTTCACAGTAACGACGGTGTCAGGGAACACAGGATGCCTGGCGATGATGATCTTATCACCAAGCTCGAAGCCCTTGCCCTTGAAACATGTGGGCAGGATCACATTAAGCGCCCCGATGAGATGTTCAGGTACTGAGTATGAGAAGCGCCCAGCCGTAACTCCGCGAGTGATCAACCCACGGATTAACGGATAGATCATGCTCCGTGCTTTCTCGAGCATAGATCCAAACTGGGTGCTATCTACTTCACGTAACGCATCCATCACTCCCTGTAGAGTGGCAGAGAATTTGCGATGGTCTTCTCCTTCCTCAGGTGCAACACCACGTGACATGACGTACCGTGCCAGGTGGTGATCACCAGTAGACACCGCAGCTGCAAACTCAGTAGCTCTTGTTTTGAGCCAGGTGAGTGGTTTATCCATATCCATCCATCTGGCCTTTGTCAGGAGACTCAAAGATCCGCGAGCTCCCTTATTCTTCAGATATGCATCCCCAGACTTATGGAGATAGATATCCATGAACAGGGTTCCCAATTCCCCATCCCAGCTGCCTATACCAATAACCTTCATGGTATCGACAGCTATCTTCATCTCTTTGTCAACATAACGGGAAGTTAACGCACACCCATCCATATTGATAGAGTTGGGTAGTACATAGAACTCTACCCCCATCAGTACCCCACTCTGCAGAGGTGTGTTACAATACTTGCCTAACTTGAACAGCTTCTGCCCAAGTAGGTTCTTCAGTGTGTCCGGAGTTACGAACACAACGCCCCGCTCTGCCATTGCTAGCAGTGGGTCTATCATCTTCACATCTACGTGCTTGGAGACATGTTCTAATATCCAACGCCTCATGTACTTGTGTGAACGCCGCTGGATAACACCCTTGAAGATCACAAGTACCTTCAATGATATCCCCAATACCTTCTTAATGGCACTGGAGACCGAACAGTTGATCGTAGCCATGAGCGGGGCCTGCCCGAACTCAGGTACGACACGCATCTTACCGGGGAACATGTGACGCCTGTTCTCCTTCAGATGTGTCACCATCCCTCCAATGCTCTCCAGTGCATCATCACACTGAAGACCAAGGAAGCCTTCTCTTGCTTGCACAAAGGCACCACCACATGCCTTCAGTACACGGGCCAGGATACTATCCTGAACCGAGACGGTGAGCTCCGACCCCTCGATCGGAATGTCCACTACAGGGTAGAGCCGGTCGCCCGACACCTCATCCTGTACTGGGTGTGCCACCATCCATGCCCCGAAGAACCTCTTCTTCAGGGAGGACAGTGCACCATCCAAGACACTGTTTATCTTGTTCATAGCCTACCTCCTGCTTATTCTTTACTCACCTGTCCTCAATGAACAGGCGTCATATCCTTCTATCTCCCACTATCCCATGTTGTTGTCTACTAGTCGCTAAACCTAAAGGTCTTCATCTCACCCTTCGGCCCAGCGAGGATGTACATGCGTGCATACTTGAGGTACACGCATATCCATCCTGCGTCGATTAGCCTGTTGATCTCGAGCCATGTTGTGCTAGTCATGACTTGCCTCCTGTTGTGTTACTCACCCTCCTATACAGGTGGGTGTACTACATTGGCCCATGTGGGGACTCGAACCCCAATGCACATACCACGTGCACCTGCCTAGCATGGGCCACCTCCTACTGCCAGGCTACTTGATGAACTTGTAGCCTGACATGTTACGGATCTTCTGTTCGGTACATGGCATACATATGTACCGATCATTGATCAGCTTGGCATATGACATCTTCATGATGTCCATGCCGGTGGTCATGTCCACCTTTGACACAACCTTCGAACAACAACCACATGTGCGTACCCGTACTATCTTGCCCTTCTCTTTGATCATGTGTTCCATTGTTATGCCTCCTGCTTATTTATTCCCGAGCCATCTGACCCGGGGGCGTGAATCTTTCTACTTTCAATACCACTAATATCATAGGGTAACTCGCGGACAGCACTCGATTCGAGCCTCTTTACTGCTCTCAGATATACTAAAAAAACCAAAACGGTTTCGAGCCCCTTTACAGTCAGAATTTCGCGCCACGGGCGGGGCACCACAGCCCCAGCCAGCGCATACGCAATATATTTAAAGTCTCGCAACGTAGTTGCTCACTTTCCTAGGAAAGTGCTTGACAGATCCACAGCATATGCTACTATGTGCTTGACCTTTAGTTGAAGTGGATAGAGGCATGGGAGCATGCTTCTGAGGACTTCATAGTCTGAAGATGGAGGGTACCGTAGATTACGGCCGTAATCGCGGGAGAGTAGATCCAGACTGCACAGCCACCCTTGTTGCTCTAATGGTCATGCAATATATTCCGGGAGGGGATATTATGCCAATAACAGAAGCAAATATATACTTTAATGTGTCGGGTTATCCTATTAACAGTACATCTATACATCCTGGAGATGGACGCCCTATTATAGAATACGTCAAGGAAAGCTACAATGTGTCCTTTCCTGTGTCAGGTGGACCACATGCTGATTGCGGATATGATATGTGGGAGGTAGACATCTCATGCCCTTACTGTGGTAATCATTTCAAGACATGTCGGAGAACTGACATAAATGCACCACGTATAACATGTCATAAGTGTAGGAATAATTTCGATGTATATAATGATATGATCAGAGAAGAACTGGCCAAGCAGAATGGAGAAAACGCGGACCCTTCTATAGTAGAGGTAATCAAAGATGGAATCATCACAGTGTAAACATCCAGGGGATGGTTTTTATATTGTCAGGAGAGTATCGAGATACTCTAAGGAGGATGGATATATTATAATACTGGGGTGTCCTCATTGTGGTAAGGAATTGCAGATGACGGGATATAAAGATCAGCGTATTATACGTACAGTATGTGTTGAGTGCAACGAACCGATCATGATATACAGGAACATGGTACAAGCAACGATACACAGACAACGCGGAGAAACACTCTCGCCAGACAGTGTGAATGTAGTCAGGAAGGGACTTATTAGTGATTCTTAGAGCAATACCACCTATTATACATGGTAAGAGGGTAGTTACCAATGACATGGCTTTGCTTGTTCTCAGGTGTGATAACTGCGGGGCAGAATTCACTGTATATCATGAAACAAAGACACAAGACGAGGTTAAATGTGATGTATGTTCGGATACAGTAGTAGTTATGCCCAGACTAATGGAAGCAGCATGGGATAAGGAGAGGGGGCTGTGGGGTGAGCCGGAAGATGTACGAGTTCTAAAAACCGGTTTGATCCCTTTAGGTGAGTTAAAGGTGCAGAAGTGCCGCGAATTTATAGATCTTGTGAGGAGATCATAATGGCTATAACTATAGAGGAATATCGAGCATGGTTGGATGCAAATAATCAACATGTGAATATCGGTTCTGATCATTCACATATAGACCGGAGTATCATGAGTAACGATGCGGAGATTACTATTCCCGCTAGGACCGTGATTGTTCCCCAGGTAGATATGGTGATGGGTGATGAGAATCAGATCATCTTTGAGTGCACGGACGGAATGGTAGTGATCTTTAATAAAAAAGATCTGAATGGTGTCTTCCCGGTGGTGGACCCCTCAAAATCCGAAATGGTGCGGTCTGGGTTGATCCCTAGTGGCGAATAATGACTATTTTGATGAGTTGATCCAGAGGACTAGAGATATGGGCAATGGACCTTCATTTATTGTTAAACATGCTAGAGCCGCCGATGATGCTGTTAATGTCGAGGTCATATGTCCACATTGTAGTAAGATTCAATATGATATGATCGTCAGAGGGATTGATGTTGGAAGATGCTGTATGCATTGCATGAGTTCAGCTACTATTAGAGCAAAGGATGTGGAACACGCCATCAATGATTTGTTAGAACAAGATAAGCCCATGAATATGAGTGTGTTGCGTGATGGGCTTATACCGGAGGAATAATGTCACAAGCAGATGCACTAGAAGCATTAATGAGGAGAAGAAATATGGCATTGACACCAGCACCACGAGCTATATCACGTAGTGAAGCAGCATACGAACGCCCACCAATGATTGCACAAAATGCTTGGCTCCGGGTTCCAAATGGAAACGTAAAGCCGCCGGAGCCAAAAATAGATGGCCCTGATATCAGTACGAAAACGATTATCCTAGATATGATCTCTATGGGTGTCGCTGTGCTGCGTCGGCTTTGGACCAAGAAGAAGGTATCATATGGTAATGTCGCGGCTGATGTACTGAAGACGCGTAAAAAAGAAGATGAGAAGCTGGCGATTCTGGTCAGTCCAGTTATCAGACCGGGGATTATTACACTGGATAAACTTCCAAAGAAGAGACCGCGACCGGTTCCAACTATAGATGGCATTGGCATAATGAGAGGAGATATCGATGGCGACTAACGTAGGAGAGAATGATCCGCGTTTCCTTCAAGATATGCTCGATATACCGACGAATGAGCCAGCATGGCAGCTGGATAGTCGGGGCAATATCATAGGTATAGTTAATTGTCCGCGGGCTGTGCATTATCAGCTGGATGAGAATGGTGTGATAGATTTTAATCATACGGTTAATGTGCCGCCAGCGCTAGGAGATATATTCTCTGCTATGAATAAAGAGAATGAAGAAAAACCGGTAGTACCTGATGTTGCGCAGATAGTGCGTTCTGGACTTATTCCTGATGATACCATTCGGTAGTATAGGAGGAGACATGGGAATAGTAGTTTGCGGGCCAATGTGCATATATCGATCTGGACGTAAGTGTTCACATGAGGATGCGCCGGATACTTTCCTCAGTAAATGGTTCCCGAAATGGTTCTCGCCCAGATGCACTGAGTGGGGTAAATTACAGGAAGACTGCGACATGCATGAGCTTCCCCCGCGACCACCCATGCGTGGAAGAGCGATGCGAACTGAGAGGCCGGCTAATCTAGATGGTATCTCCATGCAGTTACATACGACAATGGACCCAGATGTATTCTTTGGTAAGAGGACAATGGGAGGAAAACAGTTGCAGCCAGACTCCACCAAGGTAATCAGGAAGGGACTTATCCCGGAGGATAAAAATGGCAAGTAAAATATATTTCATGAGCGATGCACATATCGGAAATGGAGATATGATAGACAATCTGAAACTATATACTAGAGATCCAAGTAAAGAGATCTCGCTGCTTTGGGACAAGATCGCAGACCAGAAAAAGGTCTCTAGTGATCCAAATGACATGGTACTGACATATTCAGTGGGTAAGTTCGGGAAGGGGCTGAGAATAGAGGAGAAGAAGGAGAGACCGGTGATCCCTGAAATCTCGAAGACCATCAGAGATGGGATCATCCCGTTCAGCAAACTGACATAATGCCTATATCTAAGTCACATTTTCTTGGTATTCTGAGAGAACGCCGGGACCGGCGCGAGCAAGAGAAGAGACTGGCCACACATGATGATGTATCAAAAGAGAAGAAGAGGAAGAAGCTTGCCAGGATCTCAATGACCGATGAGGTATTTATGAGATTCCTCACTGGAGAATACTACATAGATCTAGATGATGATATTGTCATAGAAAGAATGTGGATTGAGAACCAATATGTGGAGGCCAAAATAAATATCGTTATATCAGGGGAGAGTCTGAAAGTAGGTTATACTACGCCAAATGCAAGTATCCCGGAGTTCTCTATGGATATACAGACTTCGAATTCCAAGCCAATCTCGCGCGGACAGGTTGACGTCACCGAATGTCCTGGTATAATGGGAGTTAGAGCGAAAACCAGAGGTGAGATCAAGATAGTCGAGAGACTCCTTGATCTCGATAAGAATGCGGTTGATGCAGATAGTGATATGATAAGTATGGCTGCTCAGCGTCTTATTGGTGATATTCCTAATATATCTAACGAGGTTGCTGAGATGATCATCAGAGAGCTTTTGGAAGGAGAAGAAAGAACGACACATGATGTGGTATAATATTGCCTTATGGCGGAAAGGGAGACGCAGGAGGGTAGGTGAGAGCACCAGCATCTGTGGCCAGGATGCTACACGACTGTGACAAGCAGGAGAGCAAACACCGTTAGCTTGGAGGATGAGCGGGATCCAAAGGGTGAGCGCGGACACCTACAGTGGTATGTCAGTGAGAAGAGCAGAAGTGTATGACCCAAAGTAAATGGCCTATGCTGACATGAAGCCGAGAATCTTGTCCGGCCAGATACCCACAAAAAGGTGCTCATTCCAGTTCGAGTCTGGATAAGGCAAATGTGTAAAATGATCGCGGGACGGCATAAGAGGCAGGGGAGCCTTGTTGGTTTCATACGCCATCGCCTGACGAGTTCGACTCTCGGTCCCGCTAACTTGTGGGTGGTACGCACCAATAGAAAGGTGTACGCGGCAGAGCCACCGGATCGGTCGCGTGGTCCCTCTCAGATGGCCACTGAAACCTTTGTCAGGTTGAATTCCTGACCCACCCACATTCTTTTAATAGAGGAGATAAGATGATACCAACAGAGAGTGCCTGGGACCTGTATTACCGCGTATTCAATGACAATGATGATGTCTATGTGATCACTGATAGTGATGAAGCATACTGGGGTAAGGCACACGCCACCCAGACAGGACTTCTGCTATCTCATCCTAACGTAGTGGACAGGTTCTTAGATTGGGATGATATTACGTTTATGGCACATGATGGATTCCCTGTCCGCAAGCTGATGGGAGCTGATGGATCAAAGGCGATCGAGAAGACGAATACCAATACGATCGAGGCAGGTATCAGGAAGCTCCTGACTAAGAACCCAAGCATCACAGATGGTCCGCGGGTGAAGCAGGCAGTATTCGGAGATCCGTTCCTGGTCGAGAATGTCGAAGCTACTCTGATGAATACATATTATCCCGGGAACCACATCTGGGAACCAGAACACGAGGAGCTGATCATCCTCAAGGCGCCGGATGGTGCAGTTGGTCTTCTGTATGAACTGAACCGTATATATCATTTTGATGCGCGGGAGTAGCTCAGGGGTAGAGCGCCTGCTTGCCATGCAGGAGGTCGAGGGTTCGAATCCCTTTTCCCGCTCAGGAGGAAAGAATGAGAAACGAAGAACAGGAAATACTGAAGATCCTTGGAATTCTCATTTTGACAGGAATTCTTCTTGCAATTTTCTTCTCTTTCTGATAATATAGATTATATGCGGATAAGGTGTTAATGGCTGCACGGGAGCCTTCCAAGCTTTCGGATCGGGTTCGATTCCCGATATCCGCTCATGAATGGCTGCGTAGCGTAGCGGTCTAACGCACCGCCCTGTCAAGGCGGGGATCGACGGTTCGAATCCGTTCGTGGCCGATGCACCCTTAGCTCAGCTGGCTAGAGCAAGCGGTCGATAACCGCTAGGTCCCTGGTTCGAGTCCAGGAGGGTGCACATGATTGAGATATTAACTATAGTGGCTGCAATCGCTGAGATTGCTGGTATCTATCTTCTGGGTCAGAAAAAGAAGCTCGGGTTTATTCTGGGTTCAATTTCTGGTGTGCTCTGGGTCGCCTATACTGTGATAACCGGGAATGCGATCGGTCTTGTAATCGTATGTTCCGTAACCTTTGTTCTTAATGGACGAGGATTCTTCAAGTGGAGGAAAGAAGAGACATGAATACATTCATGAAGATTATCAACAAGATATTTAAGAAGAATCCTGGAAGAAATAAGTGGATGTTGAAAGCTGCTCAGAATGGTGATGTTCTCCTAATTGGTTGCGATAGATTTACTACCAACCTAACATCTAAGCTTCTTCACGAGGGAATTATCAAGTTTACTGGTGGAAAGTGGTCTCATTCTGGAATCATCAAGATCATAAGAGGTGAGACCAATGTCATAGAAGCAACCAGTGATGGAGTCATAACCACTCCATTATGGAGATATATGACATCTAATGGTATATCATATAACATGAAGATTAAGAGAGTCCAAGAAGAACACATCTCACAAGCAAAGAAAGCGGCATGCAATGCCAAGAAACACAAGGGCAAAAAGTATGATTATGTAGCAGTGATCAATTTGGCCGGTTATATTCTCTATACGAAACAGAAGAGAAAAGGTCTATCATTGCCGAATGCAGAAGACATCTTCGGCAGAAACACTCCCGATCTCTTTATTTGTTCAGAGCTTGTTCATGCTGCATATAGAGAAGCTGGAATATGTCTGTGTGATTTCGTAGAGGATCCAGATGAACAAGAAGCACTGGTAACTCCTCGAGATCTGGACGAATCCAAATATCTACACGATGTGAGAAAACCTAAATAAATCGTTGACAAGAAGAAACTTGTGCTTTATAATGACACATAGATTAGAGAAAGAAACCAACCAACGCCCGCGGAGGACTATAACATGAAACTATCACCTACCTCATTAGAAATTCCCCTTAGTAAGCTAGCCGCGCGGGCATCATTTAGTTATCAGCATATATCTGAACTTCTTGGCTCCGTAGTCTAGCGGCTAGGACACCAGGTTTTCATCCTGGGGGTGGGAGTTCGATTCTCCCCGGAGCTAATATGTCAGGGGTAACTCAATGGTAGAGTGCACGACTGTGACTCGTGTTACGGGGGTTCGATTCCCCTTCCTTGACCAAAGGAGATTGAATGGCTAATGTCAGAGATAGCATAGGTAAGATGAGCAAAGTACATTTAATAGATGTCATTGCTGATGTTGCGATTTATCTCTCATTCCAGCAACATACCCGGAATAAGGATCTGGCGCATGTGGAAAAACTAGAAAAATGCTTGACAACTCTGGAATCATTGAAGAACTGGAGGACGAAGAAATCTTTGGAAGGGAAGATGAAAACCAAGGAACCTTTAGCATTAACCAATGATATGTTGTTTGATCCAGTAGCTCAAGAGGAGGTAAATAAGTCTGGCCGTGGTGTGAAGATTAAGAAATCGCCACCAAAGAAACAGGTCAAAAAGAAAACAAAGAGAACAAATGCAACACATACTCATGAGTTGACACAGGATGAAATAGAAGCACTATTATCAGCTATATCAGATAATCCACCGATAATAGGGTCTGATTCTCTGGAGGAACTCTCGATAAGAGATCGACCCCGTCGGCGTCAATCATTTTATAGCCGAACACGGAGCAGACATATACGAATACGAATGGACAGAGAAAGGAAATCACCAGAATAATTGGAGAGGTGCGAGAGCGGTTGAATCGGGCTCCCTGCTAAGGAGTTGGGTGTAACAGCCCCGGGGGTTCGAATCCCTCCCTCTCCGAACTAACTTAAAAAGGAGAAGTAGATGCCAGACGAAACAAAGATTGTAATACCAAAAAAGGTTCCAAGTAAGAAAGAAGTAGAGGTCATGCAACATGGTGCACAGTGGATCAATGAAGGTAATGAAATAACATGTCCAGAATGCATGTCGCGTAGTCCAAGGATCAGATGTACTGTAGATAAAGGATTTGATCTCTCTACGGCAAAGGATCCAAATATTGGAAGAGCAACACATAAGTATATTGCAAAATGTCAATGTACTTTATGTAGTTGCGCATTCGAGATCAGACGCAGCGAGTAGCTAGACGGAGCGGTATCCAAGTCCGGTTGAAGGAGTCGCACTGTAAATGCGATGCCACGTGCTAAACTCGATGGTTCGAATCCATCCCGCTCCAATTGGGTAATGAATCCGGTAATTTTGGTTACCGATATTAACGGAAACCGGTAACATGTGTTACCGGAATACCAATACCCGATAAGGTATAATATGTTGGTAGTTATACCCGAAAGGGATGATTTACTGATAAGATATTAGTAATTATACCCGAACGGGTATATGGAGAGGTGGACAACGGTTGTCGAACGGTTTTGAAAACCGTCGCTGGTAAAACAGTTGCAGGTTCGAATCCTGTCCTCTCCGCATGTGTGACAGAGCAGAAGATTGGGACCTAATGATCCGCGCTGAAGCAAAATGCACGGGCGCTAATGTTCACAGGATTCATACCCTTACATGCTTGCTGGATGGTGCATGGTCGCTCAAACAGGAGAATAGGGAAGATGCTAAAGAATGGCGGAAAGAACTAGTACAATTTGTTTATGGACGCACTCGTGCTGGAATGGTAGACAGGTCTGGTTGAGAACCAGGTGTCAGTAATGGGCGTGTGAGTTCGACTCTCACCGGGTGCATATGCACACCTATAGCTCAGGGGCAGAGCAGGAGACCTTTAATCTTTTGACGGTGGTTCGATTCCACCTAGGTGTAAACCTCTCGAGTTCGAGAGGTTTAGAAGGACGTGTAACTCAACTAGGTAGAGTAGCGGGCCCTTAACCCGCAAGTTGTGGGTTCGATTCCCACCGCGTTCAGATGTTCACGAAGGCTCAACAAAGCCCGACGACACCCGATGCTAGATCAGGCTGAGGGACGCATGCAGAGGCCGAGTTGTTCAGAGCTGGATCTTTGTGACATGTACAAAAGAAGCCGTAGTGTAGAGGCAGCACACCGCCGGGTAACAACTGTGCGGAGGGGTTATGGTTCAATACCTAGCCGGCTTCCAAGTGACAGTGTCGGGGCGAGGTCGCGACCACTTCGTGGTCCTCGATAGAAAGGGTGTGCACACCGCCTTTAGCCCCCGTACTGTTTTATGGGCTTGTAGCTCTAATGGGAGAGCGCCTCGCTTGCACCGAGGATGTTGCTGGTTCGAATCCAGTCAGGTCCACAATTAGCGGGATTGCCTAATTGGCTAAGGCACCAGTCTCTGACACTGGTTTATTGAAGGTTCGAATCCTTCTCCCGCCGGAATTATAGGAGTGATATGACAGAATTGATGGTAATAGGGTTGATTCTTTTGTGGGGTTTTGGTTTATGGCTCATGGATAAACATTGCTAGTTTGCGTCGAATATTTCCGTAATCGACGCAGATTTTGCGTCGAATATGCGCTCATAGACCAACGGCAGAGTCAAGGGCCTTAAAAGCCCTCAAGTGATGGGTTCGAATCCCTCTGGGCGCAAAGGAGAACAATGGAGATTCTAATCATAGTAGTGATAGTCTTAGCAATTTGTGCTATCGATGTGATAGTAAAAAAGAAGTAGCCGAGATAGCTCAATGGGCAGAGCAGGGGATTGAAGATCCTCAAGCGGAGGTCCGAATCCTCCTCTTGGCAAATGAATCGACGAGATAAAATTGTATCGTTCTTACGTAAGCCATATCGGAAGGTAAATCCATATGGTCGTATGATGTGTAAGTGTGGTAATTTACAGGTGCACAGTCTTAGGTGGTGCCCTGATTGCGGTGGCGAATACGCCGATGATCCATGCAATATGACATTCTGTGATGTTATTATGAGACAGGTAACTGAGAATCCTAGATATCAAAAAGAAGATGGTTATGTTGGATACCTATGGTGGGAAGCACTACTCAGTAGGTCTATCGGAGTTGGACCAATACCTGCCGCTGAGCTTAAAGATCTGCATGAACAGACATTAAAGGAGGTGCGACATGAAAGATCTCTAGATTAATCAAGGAGGTTAGACATGTCACGATCATATAAGAAGAATCCAGGCTACATAGATGGTCCACATGGTGATCATAAACGGTGGGCAAACAAGGTGGTGCGTAGAACAAAAGATGTCCCAGATGGTTGTCTATATAAGAAACATTATCCACAGTGGGACATCTGCGACTTCAAGTGTATCTACTATAGTAACAAAGAATGGTTGCGTTACTCCGCTCCAAATAGGACAGAGTTTGGATCAGAATATGACGAACCATATAGAGCAAGAATGAAATAGATAGAGCACTCGTGGTGGAACTGGCAGACACGCTAGACTTAGAATCTAGTGCGAAAGCATGAGGGTTCGACTCCCTCCGAGTGCACAGGCACTTGTGGCGAAATGGCATACGCGCACGGTTCAGAGCCGTGTCCCATTCGGGTTGGTGGTTCGAGTCCACTCAGGTGCAAATATGTATTTTAATTTACGAATACGTTAATTCGAATACATAATTGCCTTGGGCGACATTAATTCAATGGCCAGAGCGAGAGGCACGCGTAGTATGAGGCCTGAGTGAGTTATAGAAATGGGACAGCTTGTCCCTATGTGCGGGTTCGAATCCCGCATGTCGCCCACTTGCATCCATAGCTCAGTTGGCAGAGCACCTGTTTTACACGCAGGGTGTCGGAGGTTCGATTCCTTCTGGATGCACAGATGTGCTGGTTTCCCTCCCGGCGCCCAATATTGTGTTTATGGACTGGGGAGAGTCGTTATGGAGCTCTCCCCTTAGTCCTGCAAATGGTCTTGTAGCTCAATCGGTAGAGCACCATACTCATAATGTGAGGGTTGGTGGTTCGAGTCCACCCAAGACCAATAGCTAGCCGATTCCAAGGACGCCGCGCGGGTTTCCCCCTTTTTCCCGCGCCAATTTGATTAGGACTGGGGGAGAGTTGATGTGGAACTCTCCCCCGGGATCCTGCAGATGGAGAGAAGATGAAATATTATACAGGTACCATACCGCTAAACCCCAAGCTATATGAGAATGATTATATCGACTGTCTCGAGATTGCATCAATCAAACTGGGTGATGATCTCAGTTTCATGACAAGTAATCGAGTACGTAAGCTGTTAGAAATGACACGTGATGATCCAGAATGTGATCCCGAGGTCCAGAGTGTGGTATCAGTTGAAGCACTGAAGCGTGCTATGGCAGGAGATCCTGAAATGGGCATTGCTGGGAGCATGACCACAATGAGAGCTGGAATTCCGAATCAAATTAATATCCACCACCATCATTTACAACCAGTAACACACATAGAGATCTCTGGCACATTAGTTGATCCTAGTATCTTTGAAGATGCATATTCAGGAGAGATTATTTTACCTGATTAAAAGAATGGGGCAGAGGGCAGATGGTTGTAGGTGAGCTATCTGGGAGGGGAGCCCATCTTCGCCGAGAGGCTACCCTCCACCCCAAAGATTTATTTCTTGTTTGCGAGTAGATATCCGATAACCAGGATAACCACTACTTCTTTGATCCCGAAGCCCGTCATTAGTGAGAGCCTTTTCAGGATTGCGAACTTGGTCTTGATGATGAGATCTGATGTGATTAGTAGCCCACAAATCGGGACAATGATCATCACTAGTCTCAGTACGATAGCTCTGATCTGGTCTAGCAGTGCTACAATCTTTTGAAACATTTCTTACTCCTTATCCTTTTCTCCCACGACCTCTGCCGCGTCCATTGCCCTGACCATATCCAGGACCACCTAATTTACAACCACCAGAATTTGCATTTCTTCGCAGACCACTGCCGCTACCATTCCTAAGTGGTGTACCATTTTTCTTAGGCTTTGATTTCTTCTTTTTGTCTAGTTCGATGTCCATTTTGCCTCCTATTTCTTAGAGATATAACCACCTATCATCAAACTCATAGCTGACATAAATGCAGTGAACACGCCATGTGATACTTTAAGCGTATCAGGACTCATATTCTTTGAATAGAACATAAGGACAAAACCTTGTCCCGCGGCAAGGAGAATAAGCATGAGCGTGATAATTGCTCTTACTGTTCCTTTTGGCCATCCGAATGATGAGTTTCGTCTTTGACTTCGATTTCCGTACTTCCGCACTGTACGCAATATTTTATCTCCTTGAGGTCCTTTATTCCCGGACGCATGCTCATCAGATATGCTTCGTCTCCGCATTTCTTACACTTTATTGTGACATCGGTAATCATTATTGTTTCCAGTGATGTATCACAGATGCTATAACTGCCAAAGCTGCTAAAGTTATAGACAAGAAGGTTATAACTACGAGAATAGATAGGAACACTTGCATGTATGCCTCCAAAATGTTGATCACCAAGTATACACCTGAGTCGCATTTGTGTCAACCATTTTTATGTAATTCTGTCGGGTTGACAGTCCCAGAAATTCAGTGTACTATCTCTATATGTCAGCGACACTTCCAGCGATCAAGGTTAAGAAGGTCGCAGACAAAATCTATTGCATTCTCTTCAAATCGTATCGAGAAATGGGCCGGACAATGCTTCGATTTGAGGAACACTACGAGTGTACATCCGCTTACTTCAGGAAGAATCCATTCACATTGAAGGAATATAAAGCATGGTATAAGACCGCCCTTCACGGTGGCACCACTGGTAAGTTCACATATTATACAGACTGGGGAGGATATAATCTTCATGCTGAGAATTTGCTCCCATTCTATGATGGTACATTCAAGTATATCACCAAGCGCGAAAAGCAGCTACTGTATGCATTTAGAGACATGGAACCATATGACTTCTATATCATCGGATTAGTTGGTGATAGTAGAGATTGGACCGAAGAACTATCACATGAGCTATCTCATGCTATGTTTAGAGTTAACGAGACATATCGCAAACGTACCACCAAGATCATCAAGAAATGCATGCACAAGCTCAGTACTCTAAACAAATACCTGCGCAGTGAAGGTTACTGTCGTGGGGTTATGATCGACGAAGCCACAGCTTATCTTGCCTGTGATTCAGAGTGGCTTGCAACTAAGGGAGTGAAGATTGATCACCTGACAAAGGAGATCACAAAGCTTAAGCACCTCTTTCTACTACATAAGCCCAAGAACACCTTCGATATCAGTTCTTGGAAGAGAAGGTAAATAAAGGTTGACATGATCATTTCTATATGATATTATGTACACAGGGTCTAGGTTGGTCCGCCGAAGCCCTTCCAGAGAACGTGAATCGGCCAACTTAGGAAGTATCCAGATAAAGATATAGATGTAAAGAAGGTAATCAAAAACATGAAGGAGCATACACATGGCAACAACTAACATCAACATGAAGAAAGGCCAACCATCTATTAATATGGGTGTCGGAACCAACCGCGGCGGATCAAATGCAGGTGCTAAGGGTGGAAAGCCTGCTGGTTACAGTGGTAGTGGTGGTAAGAGTTCTGGTAATACGCTGAACAAATCCGGCCAATCTAAGAGTCTAAATGTAGGACGCAAGGGTGGTTCCGGTTCGATTAACATGGGCAGCAACAGATAACCACTAAGACAGCACTACAGACAAGAGGAGGGAGATATGCGAACTCCCAAACAATACCTTGACTTCAAACGAGATGACAAGGACAAGCGTAAAACGTCCAAAGCATCTCAACGTACGCTCCGGCGGTCGAGCCTTCGTCGCGTAGAGAAATCGGATACTGACAAATAATGCCTACAGTAGAAGAAGCAGTACGTCAGATTATCTCGAGAGAGATCCAGGAGTGTGATACTATCCTTCGGACTGATGAGGTTACTCGCATCAAGGATTTTGTCCGTGGATTCAAGCTTGGACTGAATCGGACAAAAAGATATTCTCTTGATCAGCCACAGTTGATAAAACTGTATGGTAAGTTTAGGGAGGATGAGGATAAGGAATATCGTAGGAAAAGAGTGAATGTTGAGAAGGTTAGATTGATGAAGGGAAAGGTACATGCAATTGCATCTGTAATGTCACTTATACAGGAAGCATTGTATGTTGACTATACACCACATCTTGAAATCGGTGGCGATGCCCTTTTACGGATATTTCTCAATAATAAGTCACTCTTTATGCAAGACGACTAGATCGGTGCATATGTTCCGGATCTCGATACCTGCGAAAGAGGCGCAATTGAATGGTAATTAGATCTAAGATAGGATCTACCGGATCGGGAAGATCAAGTAACACACAACGGGGCCGCGGCCGTCCACGAAGCACAATGAAGATAAGACTTAAAATAAGAAGCAAGAAGAAGAGCGGCTGCTGCTTCGGGAGTACGTCGAATACAAAAGGAGAATAATATAACATGCCAATTTCAGACATGGTAAGTGATATCCTGAATAAACGAATGACGAGAGCAGCGAACCAGAAGAAAGCCAGGACAAAAGCCAAGGAAGATGCACCAAATGACAAAGCAACAGTTCGTCAGGATTTCGAAGATATAGCAAAAGAAGATATCAAAGTAACTGAGAAACCTGAATCACCAAAACCCACACAGAAAACAGATTCTGAAGAGACAGTCCCTGCAGTTCCTCAGGTGGGCATTCCTGATTCTAATGCTGCTATGTTCGTGCAGAGATTCCTAGCTAACGTGTCAGATTCCAGTTTAGAACTAACAAAACAACAACTTGCAGATCTGGAGCATGATATCAAGAATCTCAACGTATCAGCCAGTACAACGATTCTCAGATGCAAGGGAGCAGAAGATTGTGTGTATGGCAAATTCTGTTCACTGGATAAGATCAAGGGCACATTCCCGATTGGTGAGATCTGTCCTATGGAGAAAACCATTGCTGAGATATCATTTAATGAATATCTAGTGTCTCTGAATAAGACAATGGATGATGTTGGTATCATAGAATTTAATCAGATCATGAGTCTTATAGAATGTGATCTCCTGGATATGCGATCCAGGAGTCGTCTGAATGAAGAAGGTATGACGAGAATGGTTACGACATTTGTGAATCATAAGACAGGCGACACAGCAGAGACAGAAGAGCTATCTGTTATGTTTGGGATCAAGGATAGGGTAGCAAAGCGCAGGGACACAATCCTGAAACAGATGTTGGCTACACCAGAGATCAGAGCCAAATACAAGATAGCAGATGTTGGTGACAGAGGCCGCAAAGATGCTCGCCAGCTTGTGAAGGAAGCAAGAGAGAAACTCATTGAATTGAAACAGGATAAATAATGCCCCCTCGAGTTAATAGAAGTAGCCCCAAAGAAAAGCGAACTTTAGCCAACCTGTTCTTTGGTCTAGGAAAGAGAGTTCGAATAGAAGGAAAGAATGGAAAGCCAGCTCGCTATATAACAAGAACAGCTGAGAATGAATGGCGAGATGAGCTTTCATATAGACCAGTACCAATCGAAGAAATTGCCGATGACCTCCTTAAACCATCTACCCGATTAGTAACTGAGAGAGATCTCCTTGAATTCAAGACATTAGCACGAACTAGGAATACACATCGCAGAAAGGTCTTTATTGACACAGAGACCAGGATCAAGTCAAATACAGGTAGACTAGTCAAAGAAGACACACTCCAGGTTGCATTTAAGATAAAAGGTGAGAATAAGGGACATAGTCTTATATTCAGTGATATAGCAAAACAACATAAAACATTACAGGGTGCGCCATCTGATCCAATACATGATATGCCAAAGGCACTTGATCAACAATATGAACAGATGGATAAGTTCTATACGCCTCATGGAAGATCTGAGTTCATGGTTGATGATAATGCACTTGGCATCAAGATGCATGTTAATATGATCAATCGTTCGGAATATGTTGGCAAGAGCAAACGCATATTTGATCCAACGAAACATCAAGGCATGGCATATAATTCATCATTCGATGAAGCTAGAATTAACGCAATGAGTGGTCCAGAGAACCAGATACAACTGGATGATTTAAGAGGATTTGCTTCAATCTCATATGCTCGACACATGCCAGAAGTAGATGAAGTATATATGAAGGCATTGACTACCAATTTCAAACCGCTACTGAAGAAGATGAATATTACAGACGATGCAACTGCTCTCATTGTTGATAATGCAAGACATGGATTAGGTAGTCAATACACATCAGCAACAGCACTCGAAGATCTTCATTATATTAATCAAGGAACACTTGGTCCCCATGCACAGAAGCTAAAGACAGGGAGACTCAATGACGATTTCACCACACAGACTCATGAAGGTGTTGGTGATAATATTCTTGCTGAGAATGCTTATAGTGATACCAAGCAACTTAATGAGATGATGCGTCGTGAGAAAATGGGGCTATTCGGTCATGATCCAAATCGAAGATATTTTAGTACTGCGGATAGACGAGCATATTTTTGGATGCGACAGGCATATGCTAGAGAAGCCGTTGCTAATCCTAATTCAGTATGGCAAACAGTCGCTGAATTCAATAAGGCATGGGATAGAGCAGCAGGTAAAGATGGCGATCCTGTCATGGTCGCTAGACGTATAAAAGCTAATCTCGAGATAAAACAAGGCATTAAAATCGAGAAAGGCATATTCAAAGGAACTAAGGGATCATTGGGAGGACCAGGAACAGTCGGCGCACTTCTTGGCGGAGCAGCACTTTCTGCTGGTGTTAAATGGGCTGTCACGAAAGCATCAATGCGAGCAGGTGAAGGACAAGATCAGGTTCCAGAGGGACTCGGTCATAACTCACTAATGACAGTTGCTCGTCGTCTGGCACTAACAGATTTTCACTCATCATGGTCAAGTGGTATATCACAGGCCGCTGGTGCTTTCGTAAAGATTATAGGTGGTTCGATGAGGATGATGAAAAATAGTCCAACTGGTAAAGCAGTCGGTGAAGCATTCTCAGCAATCTTAGGATCTCCAAAGTATCAAGGTAGTGGTGATATTACAAAAGGTGCAGTAAAGAGTTGGTTCGGTGGTGGCGGTGGAACAAAACATATGCAAACTATCATGTCTAAGATACAATGTGCTCTTGGTAAAATGGCTACCAGTGCTTCAGAGAATGTTCATCTAACTGATAAAGCTCGTGAGAATGTTAGTGGTTTCTTTCAAAAAGCAGCAGAGAAGGTAGCGGAATTGGGAACTTCTGTACCGACCGATAAGTCACTTCTAACAGAAGGTACAGTCAAGTTTAAGAAAACACTTAGTGACTTGTTCGCAATGAGAGGTGGAAAACTACCACCACATGCCATAGCAGCAATGGCAGGCATTGGTGGTGCAGTACTTCTAGGTGTTACTACTGGAAAATATGATCCAGATAAAGCTCCGGAAGTACCGGAGACACTTGATAAGAACAAAGTTAGAAATCCTCAGAGACATAGACGAACACCAGGAAGTCTGTGGCAACGCTTGAATGATCTTAGATCTACTCAAGATGAAGGCATTCGATATGGTTCTCCAACAAGACAACAACAAAGATACTCAAAGACAGACTTTGGATCTGGCATGCGCCCTCGCAGAACTCTAGATGAGATGATAACAGGAGGTTCATTTCCAACAGTACAGAAAAGTGTCATTGATGGAGCACATGGTGTTCATGGTGTTGAAACTGCTCGTACAAATAGAAGAAATGTTAATCTGGATCGGGCTAACATTCAATCATCTACAGTACAATTAAAGAGCGGAAAGTCATTACAGATCAGTGGAAAGCTATCAGAAGCAATTAACAGTCTAGAAGATGGAAAGAGCATGTTAGCTAGCGAAGCGATTAGTGAATCACTAGAAAATAGAAAAGAGGAAACTGCAACTAAGTTAGCACTCGTAAGATCTAAATCCTCACACAGTGAAGCTAGAAAGATGAAAATGTATACATCTCAATATAGACCTCATCAGCTACCGGACGAAAGCATGGCACATAAGTCAATGAAACGACAGCTTGTTGGTGAAGGACCAGGCCCATTTTATCGAGGCAAAGACCTATATGGTGGAAGTCTTTCTGGAATTGATGGTAGGATGAGAAGACAAGTCAGCCATAATCCATATAATGCGACTGCTCGCGGATATGAGCAAATCATTCCAAATGAAGAAGGAATGGTTAATAGACAAACAACAAAGCTAGATGACAGCATTAGTTCAGCAAGTATCGTTCCTCGTCGTATTATTGATACTGGAAATAAGGGAATGGAATCGGCAGATGCAAATCAATATTATACCAGGAGAAATGTTAGTAGAAATTCTTCTGAATCCGACGCACTAGATGCATCAGATAGCCGAGATTATCTTAAGCCGCTGAGAAATGCCAATCGCATACAAGGAGAAGTACAATCAGAAATAAACCAAGGTAGTATTAATAATGCAGTCATGATGAATCAAGGTGGATATCCTGATAGGATTATAGCAATGAGCCTAGATAATAAAGGTCTGCAAGATGCCGGTGTAAATATGCATATTAATCGTCAGGAGATGAGTGGTCATCGCATCCCAGGATGGGCAAGCAGTGGATCAAAAACGTTCAATAATGATTCAAACATACATACCACAGAGAATGTCACATAGGTTGACATTCTCCGCACTAGATGATATAATGATAGATGGAGGTGCAATATGTCAGCATTCGCGCGCTCAGGACAAATTGTAAAGGGTATTGTTAGATCGGGTCTGTTTAGAGGGGTTAAGAATCTAGCACATCCTACAAAACTTGTAGGCACATATGCACATGATGCCAAAAGAATAGCACAAGGTATCACTGCTGGTAATATACAGTCCACAGCAAGAAGATCTGCTCTAATGCTAGGTACAACAATTGGACTGGGATATACAGCAAGAGCAGTTCGTGGTGCTGCTGGTGGTAGCGGAGTATTCAAAAATAGAAAAGGTAAGCGAGATATGATACCATTTGTACCATTTATATAGAGGGGTGACACATGGCTACAGTTAATACTGCGATAAATGCAGCAAGAGCACTTGCCAGTAAAGGTGCAAAGAAGGTTGGTGTTAATTATTTCCAGGCCGGTGGTGTTTTCAAGAGTGGTGGTAACTTTCTTAAGAGTGCATTTGCTAAGGGCGGAAACATAAGAGAAACAGTCGGTCTCGCAGCATCGGGTGCACTTGTTATGAGAGGAATCACAGGTGCAGCATCTGGATCATATAAGACACTGCGAAACACAGGTTTGATTAATCCATTACTTGGAGGCAGACGAGTTCATCACGGATATGGAAAACGAGGAATAGACTCTAATAATCAACAAACTGATGGACTTGTTCAGTCACTTCATAGAAATAGAAGACAAAGGTAGGTAGCATGCCTCCACAGCCAGTACCGAGTCAAGGCGAACCATTTGCCACTCAACCTGAAATTGAAAGTCCTATAGCTAGAGCACGTAATTTCGCTAGTGGCTATAATCCAATGAAGCACCCATTAAGAACTCTCATGCGGTTGGGTGTTGCTTCCACATTCATACCTGGAGCACCAAAGCTCTGGAATATTCCAACACAAGGTACCAATCTTAATTCTTTTAGCTTCTTTGGTTTTAGATCACTTCTAACAGGAACTGCTAGCATAGGACAAGGAAGATTATATGGAGCAGCAGCTGGTAGTCTTCTTGGTGGTGTACCTGGAGCAGTAATGGGTGCTCTTTCTGGTGGCGGACTAGCAAGAGACAAGAAGGGCGCTGGTGGTTTAACTAAGTTACTTGGGAAAGGTACAACGATAGGTGGATTTGGACAAACGGCATTCAATACAAGTACAGACTTCATGCATTCAATGTTTGCTGGTGGGATACCAGAAGGAACATCGGCTGCTAGTAAAGCAGCAACAGGATTCGCCGAACGAACCATTGGTAAACCAATCCCACTATATTCAGAGCTATGGCAAAATAGATACTACAAAAGGACAGTAACCGCACCATATGCTATTGCTAAAAATGTTCCTGAAAATGTGATTCGTGCATCGGGTGAATTAGCAAGTCAAACAATAGGGGCCAAACCCGGCGGTTTCGTCTATGAAGAAGCAACAACAGCAACATTAGCACAACAAAAGTCACGAGTAAAACAACAAGTTAAAGCGCGAGCCCGTAGTCGTGGCCGTAAACGAGTATCCAAGAAAATAAGAAGAGGTTTCAGGAAAGAGTCGGCTGCATATAGAAGATTATTCGATGTCGATAAAATAATAGAAGGTTCTCATAAAGCGTACTTCGCGTCAGCTGAACAATCATATAAAAGTGTATATAGTGCTATGAGAGGCATCACCAAACAATCATCAGCATTATCATTAAAGATGAGCATGTTTGGAGAATATTCTCCATTCTTCGCACGAGGTCGAGAAGCGATGGACAAGACGATGCTGGGTTTATATACTGGCCCAGAAGCAATGAAAGCTGGAAATGCGGCATGGATAGCCAAAAGAAATGCAACAGCATATCAAGCAATGAAAACATCAACCAAAGTAGGTGCAACAGCAGTGCAACAAGCAAAAGCTGGAGGGGAACTTGCAAAGTTCATTAACCCAAAGACAGGGAAAGTATTTGAGAGCGCCACTGTTGCGGGGTTATCGCCAGAGCAAATAACAGGTGAGGTTGGATTAGGCGCCAAGGCAGGTCTTAAGTCATCAGCTAGAAAACAAATAGCAAGCGCTACTCGCTCTATGATCAAAGTTGCAATTGCTGCAAAGGTGATCAGAGGCGTCGGAAGAATTGCAGGCGGAGCAGTTAGAGGGGCAATATCTACATTAGAAACAGGATCAGCAATAGCCAGACAAATCGGAAAGGCTGAGTTCGGTTCCGGCCGAGCACTTGTCACCAAACAAGCATCAACAGAACGCAGTCGTGCAATTATGGCAATTCAAAATTCAGGTATTAATGCGCGCCAATATCTTGGACGCGAAGCACTAATGTATGCGGAGTAAATATGCCAGATGATCAGAAACAATACGAAAAGAATAACTTCGATAACATAGATCAGAGAGACCATTTTACTGAAGAAGAGTTAGAGTGTCTTCGTATTTCTGATGATGTTAGTGATGAAGAATATCTTATAGCAACATGGATTACTTACCCTTCAATATGGGCAGAAGAGTTCTGTGCAAATCCTAGAGACGCACAGCAACGAATAGAAATCAGACCATATCAAGCCGCCATCATGAATGATCCTGGTCGAAGAAAGATCTTGAGACTGGGGCGCCAGATCGGTAAGAGTATGAGTATTGGTATTCTTGCTGTCTGGGAAGCATATCTATTTGGTCAAAGTAAGATCCTAGTCGTCTGTCCTCGACAGACACACGTTAATAATATCTTTAAGGAAATCAGGTACTTCGTCGATCATGATGAACGACTAAAGAACGAAGTAATCGGGATAACGAAGCAACCGCATGAGATCACATTTAGAAACGGATCCTATATTAGGGGACTGACAGCCGGCACCGCGGCAGCTGGTATTCGTGGACAGGTCGCGAATACTTTATTCGTCGATGAGGCGGATTATGTACCTGAGGCTGCTGTTGAGGCCATTGATCCGGTCGTTAGTTCATTCAAACATCCAAACATCTGGCTTTCTTCAACACCATCAGGATTGCGCAAGGCGTTCTATAATAAGTACTACTCCAAGGAATATAAACCATTCCATTTTCCATCATGTGTTAGTCCAGACTGGACAGCACAGAAGGAAGCACAATACAGAGCCAGCTATAGTATCGCAGGATACACACATGAGTTTGATGCAGAATGGGGAACAGCTGAGAGCAGCGTGTTCCCACGCTGGGCAATTGAACAGATCAAATCTAACTCCATCATTATACCGACCGAAGACTCTTCAACCAGACAATATACATATAGCGATGCCGAAGCACTCCATGCAACTAATAAATTCAAATGGACCATCATTGGAATCGACTGGAATAAAGCCAAGAATGGTACCAGGTTTGTCATCTGTGGAGTAGATGATAAATACAGAGTTAGTGTCATAAAGAAGGAGAAGATCGACGCAACTGAGTTCACACAAGTCAAAGCAGTGAACAGAATACTCGAACTTAATAAGATCTATAATCCAAACTATATTGCCGTGGATGTTGGTTATGGTAGCATGCAGATCGAGTATCTCCGACTGATAGGCAAAAAGTATCCAGAAACTGGTCTGGATGAAAAGCTAATTGGAATTGAGACAGGTGGCTCCATCGATATTAAAGATATCGTTACTGGCGAGGATAGAAATACATTCGTTAAACCGTTCATGGTAGAGAACATGGCAAGGTTCGTAGAACGAGGACTAATCCAATTTCCAGAAGAAGAGAATCTGACAACAGATACTGGATCAGCAGTCGGCGTGATGACACTATCTGACCAGCTTCTAAACTATGAGATCGACTATTATACTAGCACCGATAGACCAGTATATAAGGGTACAGAGGATCATGACCTGGATGCATTTATGTTCTGTGTCTATGCTGTTGTTGTTCATATTCTCAAATCAACAAATCTATATGACTCTCTCCCAATGGTACAGCCAATGCGTCTTAATGGCAATACACTACTAAAGTCTCTAGTAGGTCACACTGGTGAAAAGAAAGACGGAAACCAGGGACCCAATGTTGATACTCTTCCAACAAGGCAGATCTTTGGTGGCAAAAAGAATAGGAATAAACCAGCATCAATCTCTAGATCGATAGGATTCTCGAGCAGATCAAGATCAGGGAGAGGACTATAAGATGCCAGATAATATAACAAGAGAAGATTATGATAGTACATCATATCGTCCTCGTGCTACATCCCAGACAGCACGAGCAGATCGTGAAGCTGTAATAACTAAAGTCAAGAACGTAAGATTAGATAACCCACCAAAAGCAATGCCAGAATTTCCAGCTATTGATTTCAACAATGCTGAGGAAGTAACACCTGCACAAGCAAGAGAATTAATCAATAGGACACAAGATGAGTTGCAGAGTGTGGATGCTCGAATCAGTGCTGCAGAAGACATCCTTTATTCCAGCAATTCAATGCTTGGACATTATTCAAATGAAGAATATCCGCGACTGAATCGAGCGATGCGAGATCTTCTTGGAGTAGGTGACCTTGTACAAGAGGATGGATTTGATCTCACACCAGAAACACTTGCATGTATCAATAAAATCGCAACATATTCAGAACCCGCACCCACACAAGCGGAACTGCAAGATCCAGATGCTCTAACTGAAAAGATTGAAAAGAATTTCCCTACCAAAGAGCAACTTTGGCCAGGCCTTCTCTATCGCCTATTCTTCATGTTCTTTACTCTTACTGTGAAATATATCTTTACATCATTGTGTAAGATGTCGAGAGTGTTACCGGATGAGATTATTGGAATTGATGTCGGAATAGCAATAAGAAAGATGTTCAAGAAAGCTGCAAATTATCTCTTCTATATCATCAATAATCTGTCAGCAAAGGTAAATCCTAAGATTATAGGTGTGAAATCATATCATTCATTTCAAGCATATCTCAAAGAGAAGAGTGTCGATGTATGTTCAAAACAATCGATGGATGAACTAGAAGATCCAGATACAATGAGCAGTGTGGTTGATCAATATACTATTCAGGAAGAAGGGTGTAAGCAATGCAACGAGGGATGCAAACCTACCCCAGAACAACCGGGCCTTGCAAAACAAGCCATTAAGGAATTATTAATAGCTCAAATAAAGAACAAGTCAAACACAAAGACAGACATATCATCAACCCTTATTCTAGAACAACTAAAGAATCAGAGTAAGAATATAAAAGAATCTCTAACTGGATATGAAATTGCTATCGAGGATAAACCATCTGGAGAAGCAAGCGTTCTTGGAACAGTTCGAGGTACCATTCTTGGTCATCTTATTATGATTGAAGAGCTTGTGCGCGGAATGGATATCACTGTATCCAGAGTCATTAATCTAGAATTCATTTCTCCCGCGGCTAAGGACTTTGTGTGTTGTTTCGTCAGACTAATATTCTTTGCGTTTGCTGATGCTGATAAATTGGGTAGCGATGTAACCGAGTTCCTAAAGGATGGTCTTGATTCCAAGAACATTAACAAGAAACTCCAACCAAATAAGCAGACTATTGCTATTCTCAAGATGCTCGATAGTGTTCTCTCATATATGATGGGACAGGCACAATATAATATGCTCATCCAGCTACCAATCGATTCTGAATTCATCATGGGTGCTATGAAACAAGCACTTGCAGAAACGTTAACTATGTTTAATGAGACAATTAGCTTTCCCATCAATGTTGCATTTACAAAGATGTTTGAAATCCCAAGCTTTAAGGTTGCTGCTGAGTTGTGTGTTCCATTCTCATACGTTGCAAATCTAGCCACTTGTGGCTTTCAGATGTTGCAAAATAAGATATACGAACTCATTGCAAAGCTCTGGATGGAGGGAAACGAGACAATGAAATCATTTGATTCGTTCCTTACATTGTCACTGAGAGTCAAGAATCTGAAGATCTTCTCATCCCTAATCAACTTTGTACTAGACAATACAGCAGCACTCCAGCAGTTCTGTGATGTGGATAAGCTAACCACACCAGAAGAGATAGAAAGAATTAAGACAATGTTGGAGAATGAAATTCCTGTTACTGTATATGACGATCGCGTTCCGGTGCCAGATGATAATAATTCAGATGCAGCAAAGAAGACTAAAATACTGATGACTCCTATATTTAAAGCAGATGATCCGATTGGCCCAGATGATAATGACTTTATCAATAGTCAATATGGGAGAGGATTGGCTGGAGAATTTGGTGAACTAGACATGGAACTATCTCCTATGTATGTAGAGCCAGAGGAATTAGAGAAGAAATGGGCAATAGAAGTACCCATTAAAGACTCAAAGACAATCACTCTCAGAGCAGCTATTGGCTGTGGTAATGACTTTAAGGAAATTCTTGCAGAATCAGCATCAGCAATGAAAGAACTAAAAGACGAGAATGTTATAAGCCATCTAAAGCTGCGAAACCAGTAGTTGACAGCTAATTAGATAGATGATATAATTCAAATCTAAAGGAATTAGGACGGTTCAACCACTTGATGAATCCTTTTAAATTTGCTTTCAATAAAGATTACCGCCGCCAAGCTATAATTAACTGGGCATATGATGATGTTAAAGGCGCTGTTTCTGACAATAGGCGCACTAGAGCATTGGATGCGCAGCGCATACGGAATCTGCCCACAGAGGTATCGATTGGTCGTTTCACAAAGATCAATATTCCACAAAGGTCTGATCTTGCCGGCCGAGTCTTCATTAATAATTATTTCTTTGATGATCTAGATAAGGCATATCAGGGCGAGACATATGTCAAGTATGCAGTTGATCGATATGTCGAGAGTGTCCTCAGAAATGGCTGGAGCATTGTTAGTGGGAATGCAAAAGTTGTTGGGTATCTTGAGAAGCGCTTTCATGAAATGGCAATCGCATCATCAACCACCATGGAGGAAATGTTCAGTGATTTCCTCTCAACAACAATACTATACGGAAACGCATTTCTAATCAAATACAGAAATGCGAAGTCATCTAGTGGCAAACCTGTTACTAGATCTGATGGTAGAACCATTCCTCCGATTGCTTCTTTGTTCATCGAAGATACAAGGAAAATGCATATAGCAATGACCGGAGCTAACAGATATATCTATATCAGAACACCACAGAATATAACTGGACGCACTCCCAATACACTGAATACATACGCATTCCCATTTGGACTTAATGCATTCTCTTCATATACTGGCTACCCAAAATCACATACTCCGCCAGCAATAATCAGTGGTCAGATTGCTCAAGCAATCTCTGCTGGTAGATCTGGCAGAATCGGTGATATCAGAATCTACAGAGATCTTGATGTCGCTCACATCAGATATCATCATGTGCCTGGAGAGAAATGGGCAATGCCTCCGTTCTGGCCGGTCCTTCCCGATGTTGATACTCTACGAAGAATCGAAGAAAATGTTGAATTGCTCATGTATCAATATGGTCACAGTCTTCTGCATGCTGCCATTGGAAGTGATCAGCGTCCTGGGTCCAAAGCAGACGTAGCCACTATCACCCAGAAGATGAAAGACATGGAAGGAAATGGATTTATCGCAACGGACCATCGTGTGAATCTAGAATTTAAAGGCGCGGAAGGGAAAGCAATTCGTGCAGAAGAATACCTGAAATACTTTAAGGCAAGAGCATTCTCTGGACTCTGGCTCAGTTCAACGACAGTTGGTGAAGGCGATAGTGCTAACCGAGCAACTGCAGAGACGGTTGATATGATTCGCCAAGACAAGACGATCGAACTCCAGAGAATTCTGCAGAAAGAGCTTCAGCCTATTCTGATCGAACTCCTACTCGAAGCAGGTGTAGATTATGGCTGGGCACTACAGCCAGAGAATATTCCGGCAATACACTTCCCAGAAGTAGACGTTAATAAGAAGATCGCACTGGAAAGTCATATCCTGAATCTGTATAACTCGAATGTAATCACGGAGACAGAGGCTAGAGTGCTGCTCGGTATGAAGCCTCTGGATGAGAAGGAACGAAGTGGACTATTCGTATATGCGGTTTCCTCAGTCGCTAGTCTCCTGAAGCTGGGTATGGAACCTGTAGCAAAATTTGCAATGCAGAGAATTGGTGGGGCAAATGCATCGACCAAATCAATCGTAAAGCCTACGAATCAGAGCGGGCAGAAGACAGGCCCTTCACAGGCAAAGAATTAGAGCACAGTAGCTAGTTGACAAGATTACTAGCATAGTGTATACTTTGTAAAGTGAGGTAACATTAGTGGACAAAGAATTACTGATCCGCGACATCCTTGTCATTGACAAGGCACAGTCAGCATACATCGGCCGTACAGGTAAAGTCTCTAAAGATGTCTCTGAAAACAAGATGAGTTCGTATTTCAGACGCGCATTAAAAGAGGCTGGCGGAATCTATGATAAACCTGTTCTTGTAACTGAAACCGAAGTAACCCATTATGGATTTGTCAATGGTAATTTTCGGCGTTACAGACTTGAATTCATCAAGCATAATTCCCGCACATGGACTGCTGACTACGCAAAGCCAATCCAACTCGATCATAATGACCACGTAATAAACGATACTATCGGACGTGTTCTATTCGCAGTTCCAATTATCTATAAGCAGGATCAGAAACAGCGCGATAGTCTCGATAAACCTAGTGGACATATTACTGTATTTGGTGCCATTCCTGCTCCCGAACACATCGAAAGAATTATGGATGGTCGGTACCTAACAGTATCAATGGGCGCGAGAAGCACTGATATTACATGTTCGATCTGTGGAAAACACCCCATGAGCTATGAATGTGAGCATCGGATGGGCAAGCGGTATGATGTGGAAGTAGGTGACAAGAAGTTAAAGAACCAATTAGCATTTGCTGACTTCGGAAAGAAATACTATAACGAGTATAGTTACGTGTCCGCTCCTGGTGATATCCATGCAAAGACTGGCAGATATGAACTGTCAGGAACTGATGCTACTAATATGTTTAACACACAGGATGCATTAGCACAGGACATGGGCAAATTCGATATTCCCAATACACCACCAAAGGTGTACTTTTTCTTTGGTGATGCTGCTAGGATGGATGCAGTCACCACATCGGTGACTCAGGATTCATTTAATGATTCGGATGCAAATCCGGACATCCTCTTATTCGACTGCAAAAGAATAGGTGAGCTAGTCACATCTGAAGAAGATGTGACAGCCTCTGATTCTACAGCAGAGATACATACAACAGAAGATAAAACAGAAGGCGATGTTAATAAACAAGTCCCCGAAAGGGACCAAGAAAAGGAACAGGAGGACAAGATGTTGCAGAAGAAATATGCGGTACTTCACCTCGTTCACTCCCTCCTTCATGCTGACAATATGGATGTATCCGACGCACTGAAAGAAATTGCGGACGTGAGCGTCGATATCGTCGGTGAAAATCTTAGCAAGGATGATGTTCTAGCGAAGATCGTTGCAGTACTTGATAAGATGGAAAAAGAAGATGAGGAAAAAGACGAGAAAGACAAAGCGCTGACCACGAAGACCCGCAAGAAATTGTCAGCTTCAACATTCTGCGGACCCGATAAGTCTTGGCCTGTTCCTGATTGCCAGCACGTTGCAACTGCCAGATCTTTCCTTGCTCAATCGAGCAAGACAAAGAATCTGACGACAGCACAAAAAGCCAGAGTTCGTGCATGCGTAAATCGCAAAGCACGTTCACTGGGTTGTGACAAAGGCAAGGATGACAATGGCAGTGATGAACTTCATTTCCTTTCACAGGATGAAGTACTCACAGCAGACTTCGTAACCACAGCCATCGACGAACTACTTTCTGCTAAGGAAAGAGAAATCGATACTCTCGAAAGCAAACTCCAGAAGACCTTCATCAATCAGATCATGGACTTCGGTGGACGCCTCGAGAAGGTCTGGGCGAAGGATGACGAGAAGAGGGCAACATATGTTGCTGACCTGAAAACTCGAGCCATCGATTCCCTGGAAGATACCCTCAACGACCTTATGGCCGAAGCTGGTATCAGTACAGATCAGGACAGCCAGAATAATCAAAAACTCGATGACGCATCCAATGAGACAGCTGGTGCGCAAGAGGGCAAGGATAATAAAGAGAAGAAAGACGAAGATAAAAAGATCGATGCTACGGCGGCTGATTCAAAAGCCGATGAGACCGTAGACAACCCCGGAGACAAGACCAAGACAAATAAAGAGAACGACTCTAAAGGCGTTTCTCTCTTGGCCAAATCTGGCGCTCTCAGATAAGGAGGAGTAGAAGATGGGTGTTAGACATACTCTCAATTACACAGCAAACGGCCAAGCCCTCAATGTAGACCAGCGTGCAATGGAAGCTGCCCTGCAGACGAGTGGGTTCCGTTGGGGATTCGAAAGATCGCAAGGTGAACGACCTGCCGAAGCGATGCTTCCTCACCGGTATGCACCTACACGTCGTGTCATTACTGACCAGGGTCTTTCGCGGCATTCGGTCGTGATTCCTGTTGGAACAATCGTGAGTGCAGTACCTGTAATGAGTAGAGATTACTATTACAGAAACTCAACGGTATTCAGCGGATCACCGATCGATGGTTCCGGAGACACATATTCCGGCGAACTCGTGCTAGGAACAGGCAATGACAGTTCTGTATTGACTGCCCCAGCAGACGACGCTATTGATGGCTATGGCAAGGTCAACGCCGCTCTGATCATCGCAAACGGCGGATCATCTGTCGACGATCTGTATACATCGTACGACTACACTGATCTTGGAAGACTTGACAAGGATGGCAATGCAATCACCAATGTTACGGTGTTTAATCGTCCTCCAAATATTCCAATCGGTGTTGTTTTCAACGATATCTACATCGAAGACACTGGTGCAACACTGAACTTCGTCGAGAGTCCTCTCATGAAGTTCAGCTCAATTCTGTGTGACTGGTACGTAGAAATTCCTTACTGTGCCAATATTGCTAATTACGGGATGAGCAACACTCTCGCAAGTGGTACTACACAGGATATCAATAACTCAAGTGCACTCGGCTACAATGCCGTGTATAACTTGGGTCTTCCGTTCCTCACAGCGGCATCACTAGCGGACTTAGTCCCTGGTGGGTTCGTGTCAGCTGACTTGAACGGTAAGTACAAGATGCAGAATGTGGCTGCAAATTCCTACACTGCATCAAAAACCGCACAGACGGTTGGAAAACTGACGGCTCTTGATAACAAGTTCCCTAAGGACATTGAAGACCTCGTTCAGATGTACAACCTGTCAGCGGCTGGTGGTACAGCCACCTACGGGCTCCCTTCACAGTTGTTCGCGTTTGTGTTCAACATTCTGAAGTACGGTGTAAATGGTGGAACTAATCCAACATTTGCACAGATCATTGCGGCAGTTGATAGTGGCGACATGGGAATGGCGCGCATCAACTTGCACGTGGCTTAAGGAGATTATAACATGAAAGACCTTCTAAAAGCATACAGCGATCCCAAAGTTCTAGAGGTAGCGGATGCAGTTCGTTCGATCCTCTATACTGATGGGGCAATGATCACCGAGAATGATGAGACAAAAACGCCAGAACTTTCGAGCCTGCAACTGAAAGACCTTCTGACAAGTGCGGATATTATCCCATTACTGCCGGAAGCGATCACTCACGTGATCCTGGAGGAAATCGAACCCGCCTCCATCATATACAACACGTTCTTCAATGAAGTGCGTGCAATCAGAAGTGGCACATTCGTGATCCACTCAATCGGACCGATGGTTGCTCTTCCCGTCGGCGCCAATGGCGAATACCCTGAAACAAGCTTCGCCCTGGACGCAACGGGTCATCGGATCAACATCAACACCCAGAAGTATGGCCTTGAGATCAACATCGCGGACGAAGTCCTCGAAGACAATCTCATCGGCGTGGTGGGGATGTGGCTCCGCAGAGCTGCTAACGCTCTGGTTCGGAACAGAGAAAAGATGGCTATTGATATGATCAAGAAATACGGGATCATAATGATGGACAACAATTCTCCTTCCGCTCCTGTGAAAAACCTCTCTGGACGTGACATCACTGGTACCCAAAATGGTACCATGACGATGAACGACCTGATGGAACTCTACACGAGTGCCCTGATGGAAGGTTTCACTCTGGATACAATGATCATGCACCCCCTTGCATGGCAGACTTTCATGACGGATGCAGAGATGAAGGAAATCGTCCTGAATAACAACACCCTGGTGACCTATCGGCCACCTCGGGGTTCCTATTCAAGGGCACTCCAGCAACTTGCACATCCTGAGAATCTTGGATTGACATGGAACAAGGGCTACGGTAATCCAACTCTTGATCCTACAACCAACAAGCTCGGAAAGAACCCATACGCATCGACTCTGTCGGTGATGAATGCAACTTTCAATCTTCCACCTCGGAGTGTTCTCCCAACTCCGCTCCAGATTATCGTATCTCCTTATGCTCCAATCAGTACGGTTAATAACCGCACGATCACAGACATTATCTTCGCCGAATCTAGCGAAGTAGGTCTGGCGCTGCGTAAGACAGATCCGATTACGGAACGGTTTGAGAATCCTGAAAAGGAAAGAGTGAAGATTCGAATGAAAGAAACATTCGGAATGGGAATTCTGAACCAGGGGAAAGCCATCAGAATCGCAAAGAACGTTGTGGTCGACAGAAATTACGTGTTCGATAATGTGAACAGCGTGACGAATATGGCCAACCTCAACCGTTACTCCGATCTGGTGTAACTAGAAAAACACTGGTAATGACTGGGGTCCTTTATTGGGCCCCAGTCTTTTACCATATTAGAATAAAAGGAGACATACAATGGTAGACAAAGGCGAAAAGATTCTTCATTTCAAATTAGCACCTGGGCGTGTAATTTGGGGAACAATGAATGGTTCGATCAAGCTAAATGCTTTTCCTGATGGTAATGGAATGGCTAGTATTGGTGGAAAGGTATCATCTAAGGAAGTGGCTGACTATGAATCAGTCGCTCGTGGGATCGTAACTGGAGCACTTATCAAAGTTAGCAAGAAAGAAGCTATCACTCCACAGAAGATCGAAGTTAAGAGGGTTTCCGATATAAAGGAGACACAAGTAAAGATCGATATGGCAACTAAGAAGCTGCTTGATATGCGGGAAGAACAGGCTATTATTGAACTGAAAGATATGAAACATCCGGCTCTTCTGACTAGGATTCTTCAGGTCGAATCAAAGAAGAAAAGGAGACCAAAGGTTATAGAAGCAGCAAAAGCCGCTCTTGATATGGTACAAGCAAGTTCGATCATCGAGACTGTAGAAGAAGGATCCGATATTGAAGCAACACTCAATTCTGATAAGCGGAGCGGCTCCATCGAAAGCTCACTCGAAGAATCATTCTAAAGACAGGTTGTGATGAATGCTCACGATAAGCAGTACAATACCGGCCGCAGAGGCCACTAATGTTCTTCGCGATGCATCCATTGATATTATCTTTAGTAAAGAAGTAAAGACAGCATCACTCACAATAGTTAATTTCGTTATCTACCGGATGGACGGCGGTACACCTGTCGAACAGGTTGCTATTGGTCTAAATAAGACAGGCACAACAGTAAAAATAGCACCGGCCGTTGATCTACTAGCAAATACTGGTTATACTGTACTGATCCTTGGTGATCAAGACCTCTCTGATGTAATCGACAGTGGGGTTGTCGCTATTGATAATGACACCATGGATGGTAACCATACATTCGTATTCACAACTGGTGAAATGCGTCATATTGATGTCGTTGGTGGTGCTGATCCCGGTGATTCATCCACCGTTAGTGGACAAATCGATCTAGCGGTCGTGAGTACAGATCCTGTGGATTATGAAAGCCAGGTTAATAGTCTTCCAACTATTACAGTAGATTTCGATCGATATATGACTGCCATAAGTGGAGAGACACCATTTGTCATCGAATCCAGGGCACTAGTCTTCGGAGAAACCCCAGACCTACCCGGAGTGGCTTCACTGAGTTACAGTTCTGATCATAAGAGTCTCATTGGAAATATCAGTGGAACAATTACTTCGAATACTGAATACCATGTGACTGTAGATAAGAATGCAGTCAGTGGTTCTCTGGATACATGGCTACCAGTGAGCCATTGCTTTCGCTTCTTCACCCAGATGCACCCGTATTATACTGACCCTGGAACTGTCCGCCAGCGGGGTGGGCACTTCATTAGTCCAACCATTGATGACTGGCTAATTAACATGTATATCCTGGATGCCAGCATATTAGTCTCTGATGAACTAGAAGTGGGTTTCCTCTCTGGATCCAGTATCACACGCAATATCACCAGGCTAACTACCTGTATAGTGATCTCTGAGATCGCGCACGGTATAGCTGACGGCTCGCTGAAGGGCATTAGCAGCAAGGCATTGGCCGATCTGAAGATTGAGTACGACTACCGCGGTGCAATGGCTGCTATAGGCCGTATTGATCAATGTATTGATGATATGCAAAACACCCTCGGTGCCGGTTCTATCCAGACCGGAGTCAAGAGTGGTGATAGTGGCCATTATCCTGGCCGTAGAAGGGTAATTTGGGCAGAATAATGACCATCGATACATCATATATTACTTCTGCTGTACATGGATCGGCAAATGATATCCGACTCAAGAATGAATTTGACGCCCTAGTAGATGAGTTCGGATGGTGGGTTGTCCTGAGAGTTATGGATCTTTCCAAGCATAGTTCATATTGGAATGAAGAGCTAAAAGAGGCGCCAAATGGTCCCGCATGGGAATACACTGACTATCTCGTGAAGGCACGAAGAGTAGAGATACAGCGTCTAACATCAGAAGAGATGCAGAAATTTGGTGTCCAGTACAACCTGGGCAAGATCTTCTATCTGAAAAGCAATCTGACTCCTAAAAGAGAGGATGTCATATACTCAATTACCACGAGATTAAATCCTACAGTTACTGCACCCCAAAATGTGTTCGCAGCAGAGGGTTTCAATATCGAGGAAATCGAGAGAAAAATTGAACATGGGTTAGTTTACAACAAGTGTTATTGCAGTTATAATGTACCTAGGAACAATGAGTCAATTGAGGGTGGCTTTATAGTAAATAATATAATAAGATAAAGGAGACAAGATATGCCAGACACAGTAGAACCAAAGAAAACAAGCGGTGCGGTACCTGCGCCAAAACAGAAGATTTATAAGACATCAGACATTGCCATTGCTTCATGTCTAATTCTAAACCAGACCAAGCTGTTAAAGCTTGAACCAATGGCGAATGTACAGAAGGGACGAAAGGTTCCTCAGAATCATTATTTCTTTGTGTTTGTTGATGACAACATTGTTAAACGCGAAGAGATCGTTATGGGGTATCTGGATAAGTCACTAAAGGTCGTTCCGTCAGATTTTATGGATACGATCCGAAAATTGAAACAACAAACAAAGGAGACAGCACTAACATAAGTGTTGATCCAGGAAAGGTCATGAAGTGAATCTTGTAGTAGCAGAGAGAAAACCTGGAGAACTCAATATTCTTCAGACCGCATTACTTGTTGGTATAATTCACAATCTATACAACAAACTGCTTACAGATTCAGACAAGGAATATAAAGCATTTGAATATATGCCTGCACATCCTGCCTGGCTTTTAGGAAAGACAGGATCAGCAGACACCCAAGATACATATGACAGAGTCATAACTTGGGATGTAATGCGAAGAGAAGACGGAACTCTTGGAAAGTCACCATTTTCTGGTACTAAGCAGAAAAGACCAGCACTTAGAGAAGAGGTACCTATAACAAGAGACGATGGTACAAAATATGTAAGAGAGATCTATGGAAAGTTCTATGATAATCTTTTACGATTTGATTGTTTTGCCCCGACAGCAACGGAGGCACATGATACTCTCATAAAGTTCGAAAGAATGCTTGAGAATCATGCAATGTTCTTCGAGAATCAGGGTGTGAGCAAATTTCTATATCATGGAAGGACGTCGCCACTTTACTTAGAGAACGCAAGATACCACACGAAGGCGTGTATCTTTTATGTAAGAACAGAAGAGATGTGGTACAGAGATGAAGATACTATTAAGAAAATAGAGCTCCAAGCTAATAGTGAGCTTCGAACCTGGACATCTGGTTCGGATCTTACCGGGATTTCCGGCGAAGTCTATTAACATTGGAAGACTAACGGAGGTTGGAACATGCCAACACAAGATCTTTACCCAAATGTCAATAGTGTTGTTAGTAACATTATTGAACAAGATGTTGTTCGCGAGCCTGCGCCTGTTAGTCCTGATGCGATTCTCGTTATTGGGACTGCGACAAAAGGTCCGCTTTATCAACCAATTCGTATCAATGATGCGAATATCACAGAGCTCTTCGGTGCTTCACCAAATGATCTGTATGGACAGACTTCGCTCGTAAAAGGATACAAGGAAATGGTGGGTTCCATGGGAACCACAACCGACATCGTAGCAATTCGGGTCGGAAACGCCACCAAAGCATCCGTATCTCTCTATGAACATAGAGAGATAACAAGCGGAGATCTTCAATACACAGGGGATACTGTTGCCCTGACGATCGATGCATTAACCGAAGGAGAAGAAGGAAATAGTGTCGAGGCCAGAGTGCGTTCAGCCACACCTGATGGCGAAACGCCACCTAGTCCTGACTATCCTACTCAACTCGATATCACAACACCAGAGGGAACCTCAGTATTTCCTCTATCAGTAATGGGCGTTGGTGGTTATGCTCGAGTGAGTGAACTAGCTGCGGCTATCAATGCAGATACATTGGTGTCTGCATACGTTCAAGCTACATCAAATGTTCTTCAGCAAACAGAAATAGTGGACATCGTGTCCGGATCAGTCTCTGGTCATATTGAAACTCGGTATGACATGCAGTCTGTAAGTGGAAGTTATGGCGATAAGATGCTCGAGATCACTGAAGCATATACACAAGATCAGTTTGAAGATACTGATAGTGTACTAGCAGGCGTGATCACAGCAACTCTCGAAAATACTCCCATGAAAGATGCGGATGAGAATACCGAGACAATCGATGAGTTCTGGAGAAAGCCTATCAATGAGGTTCTTATTGGACCCGTTCTGTTCGCAGATGTAGGAACAACTGCTCTTCCTCTGGATGCAGCTGGCGACTCTTTCTGGGTTGCTGGTGAGATCGAGAGTCTCGTCGTAACAAAAACCGATGGAAATGGAACAGTTACAACTCTAACATTGACGACTGATTATACTGTGAATGTAAATACCGGCATAGTCACTCTCGTTGGTGTAGGAGCACAACTGAACGAAACCTACAAAGCAACATACGAATACCAAGCAACTTATGTTGAAGCAAATGTGCGCTCTGCATTGCAGAGTGGAAATCAGTACAGCTACTTTGTTGGTGGAGACACTATTCTCTTCGGTGCAACTCAGTCTTATTCTCTGACTTTGAAGTACCAGGCAAAGAACAACTTCCAGGTACCGCGGGATATTGCCGTAGATGATGATGATGATGGGATTATTCAGTTTAGAAATCCCGATAACGAACCGTCTGTTGGTGATTCTGTGTCCGTAACATTCTTATACGAACCAGAACTCCCAGCAAGAGCCGGTAGTTCTCTCGCATCTGGAAGGTTCCAAGCATCAAGTCTTACTGGTGGATCAGATGGTCGTCGGCTCAGTGGAGCTGAGTACTATTCTGAACTAGCCAAGGGCTATCTTGCGGCCGACAACATTCCTATACGGCATGTTGTACCACAAGGTGTTTATCTCGATGATGTACTTGATGGTATCGATTACGAGACTGGCCTACCATCAGAAAGAAATGCTGGATACCATTCTCAGCTTTCTCTATTCCTAAGACGGAAGAGTCAATATGTATCAGAATGCGAAGGATATATCAGTACACAACCGCTGATTCCTTCGTCTGCTACGAACAATCCTACTCTTACGGAAAAGGAAGCTTGGTATAATGCGCTCGTAACAGTAAGCGCAACAGAAACAACCAGAGCAGCAAATGTGATGGCTACATTTGATGATTATCATGTCACTGTTTTGACTGGATCAGCAACACTCCTCACTGCTGGTATATATGGAAACCGTCCGTATGTTGATGGGTTCGCAAACATATATGCAGCTATGAGATTCCATCACAACAATCTTGACTCGATGATCAACAAGCGTGTCCCTACGAATGTAATCCAGGACATGATTTACCCAGTTCTGGCCATGGATAGGGTCAACGAGATCAATGCTGCTCGTTACACAATGATCACACGACATTCGCAAGATGGTTCGATCATCGTTGCGGATGCACCGACCGCGGCACGTGCTTCTTCTCAGTTCAATAGACAGTACAATGTCGCGATCGTATTCGAAGCTGTAAATGCTGTCAGGTCAGTGCTTGATCAGTTCATCGGGAAACCGAATAAGAACGCGGTCAGGCAGTCAATGGAGACAACCGCTAAGATGGTTCTCCGTGAAATGACACCTGATAAACTCCTGAGCTTTGATGTTAAAGTGATCGCAGATCGGAATGATGCAATCAGCGGTAAAACGCGCGTCAAACTGATTCTGCTCACAGCAAATGAGATCAGGAAGATCGAAATCGAAACCAGAATGCAGCTCGGTTTCGAATAATAGATACTCTTAGAGTAGATAGGTACAGAATACAGTAACTACTGTTCGGAGGAACAGATATGGGAACAAACACACAAGCGTATTCGAGTTTCTCTGGGATTGACATCATCGCAGCGGTAGGAAGCACGGTGATTGGCACCCTCCAGGGGATCTCGTACTCGGTGACCCGTGAAAAGGCACCCGTATACACGTTTGGCTCGGCGAATGCTAGAAGCTTCTCCAGAGGCAAGCGTGGTCTCGCTGGTTCCATGATCTTCACGCTCTTCGATCGCTCAGCTCTCTATCAAATCATGAGAGCTGACAGTGGTGAATTCGACTATTACGCACACGAGTTCGAGCAATATACACTCGACTCGAACACCAACGTTTGGGATTGGGCGGCTGATGCAAGTCAACAGATCGCTGATGCAGGTGGTGTAAACACGGTACAACGTCATGCAGAATTTGCTGACCAGATTATGCCGTTCAACATCACACTGATTGCTCAGAACGAATATGGTCTTGCAGCATGGATGGCCATCCTCGGGCTGGAAATCCTCAACGAAGGTGGCGGTCTATCAGTCGATGATATCACAAATGAAGAGCAGATGACGTACGTTGCTAGGTCAAAGACTGCTTGGGTACCTTGGGTACCAGACGATAGCGCCGATGCCACAACAGGGAATTTCCTTAACAGCTTGAGTGGAAGCATTCAAGGCGAAACTTCCATTAAGACAATTGGGGCAGAAGGTGTTCTTGGTCAGTACAAGGCCTGGTTGAATGTACAATCACCCGGCGAAACTGAAGGATAATATGTAAGGACGAGGAACAGGGGAGGCATCGCCTCCCCTGTATCTTCATTATGATATGAGATGCAATGCCTAAAGTCCAATACAGTGTCCATAGTTTACACAATCAATACCTCGTTCAAGAGAACGAGTATAATATTCTTATGCGCGATGATGTATTCAAAAGCATCGTAAAGCGCACTCTAAATACAAATAGATTCGATCTTGTTTCCGGCCTAAATACAACAATCACAGCACGAATCAATGATGCACTTGGAAAATCTGATATCAATAGTCAACTTGATGCTCTTTTTGCAATACATCTAGATAACGTAACAAGTGATGCATCAAGAACCATAATGTCCAATAACTTTCGGAATGTGGAGATAGTTCTTAATGACCGAGAAATATCATCACTGGATTCACAGACATTACTTCTACTGGGATATACTGGACTAAGTCTAGAAGCTCAGTTACAAGTCCCTCCATCTGCAGTATTCCAAAATAATGTCAACGTCAATCATGGTGGCCAGGTACCAACTTATACTGGTTCTGATATGCAGGTATTTGCAATTACCCCGCATACATTCTCACTGATTCCAACCATGAAAGTGCTTTCTTATTCCACACATGTAGATAAAACATTTGTTAGAGTATTAGGGAGATCCATACCTAAGGGACATTCAGATGGATTTAGGACAATAGCTGGTTCTATGATTCATACCATCAGTGTAAATGACCCACTAATGCCACTTCATCCAGAATGGATTAATGGTGACATTAGTACTGTTCATAATATTCAGGATCTCTGGAGAGCTGTTCTAGCAACAGATCAGTTACCATCATTTGATCTTCTTATCTTCTTTACAAATGAGGTAGGATTCGCATCAACTATGGCCATCTTTGGTATCCAGATCCCGGATACAGGACAGACAATCTCTATGTCTGATTCAGAAATTGAGATTAGTTATACATATACTGCGCTCGACATAGATATTATGCGTGGAACACAGTATCGAAAGAACTCAGTTGGTATAGGCAAGAACAAACAGGACATCTATACACTTGATATCATTGGCATGAATGAATATCTAGCCAGACGAAATAGAATCTTAAATGGCTATTCTCTACATACATCACCATTCGAAGCACCAGCACTCTGGGCAAAGATGAATGCAATCTATGAGGAAGTAGACTTTGCAGTTTCTTCTCGCCAAGCTAAAGACAAAGCCAATCTTAGTCCATTTTCAGGTAAACAGGAAACAGCAAAGTACACAAGAAAAGAAGTAGAACGACTTAAAGGACTGATTAAATAATGAAGAATATATCAGAATATTATGAGGGACAGCAGCAGTATTATACTGGTGCAAATGTTTCTATCTTCATTGATAATATATATCTAGATGAAGTAACTATGATCAGTTGGAGAGGGGTTAGAGGTGATACTCCTCTCTATTCATATAATGAAGAACACTTTAACTCCCTTGCAAAAGGCGTATACCGAGTAGAAGGCAAGTTCTCTATCAATTATGTAACTACTGGATATCTGGAATATATTATAGCTAAAGCAGCAAATCATCCTGCCAATCCACACGGTGAAGCGGCTGAGGATGTTACTGGTGCGGTTCCAGTTGGTCGATTTGACTATCAGGTTGAGAAGTTTAAGAGGTCTGAGAATAGAATCAGAGAAGGAGATATTATTAATGACAAGTATGTCTTTGATAAATTCAAAGCGGGCGTACAAGTCGGCACTATAGAAGAAGTTAGGAATTCACTTAGAAACTATCTCTGGGGAAACAAAACTGAAAAGATTAAGAGTCTTGGTAAGAATGTTGGTAGTGTATTATCGGATCACTATTTCAATATTCTAGTAATCTATGGAAATCCTAATAGTGATTCATACACAATGCATAACATTATTAATGCTAAGATTATTGATGTTAGCCAACAGTCTGCAGCGGATGGAACTCCTATACAGGAAGTATATACATTTCTAGCACAAGACATGGACAGACCACTATTCACAGACCATGCTATTGAGCATCCATTAGCTGGTGGATATGCCGAGAAACCAAAGATCTCTCCACAAGCAATGCTCGGATATCTGAAAGTGTTAGTAGAGAAGTTTGCGGACCAGAATATCCTTGCTCCAATATTGGATGGTTCTACTAGAAGTAACTTCTTAAAAGTAACTCATAAACAAATGTTTGATACTGGGGATCTAACATAGTGGCTGAGAAAACACAACCACCAGCATTTCAGGTAATGAAGAGTGGACTGAGAGTAGTATCTCCACGATATATAACTGGGGACCTGCAGTTTCTCATGGTTAATTATATTATTGGTCAATATAACTTCATCACATTTAGTCTGAACTATCCAGAATATTATAAGTCCCTTAATACAATGGTACAGTCACTATTTGATGAAGTTGCTGCTGATGGGTATCGTCTTGTTGAAGGACAAACGACCGAACAAGGCAAACTATTGCCATCTATATATGAAGTTCCAATCCAATGGAACAATATAAAGAATTATGGATATCTCACAAGTGCTGTCCGAACAGCACTAGATGCTGTTGCGGATACACCAACAGATGATACATTTGGCAACAACAGTATTATTAATCTTGGTGACACTCTTCTTGATGAGTCTGCTGAAGGAATTACAGCAAAACTAGATGGTCCTGTTAATACATGGATGTTTCAGAGTCCAAATCATCCTTCGGAGAGAGTGGATTTCCGTACTGTAAATGAGGCACGGAGAACCACATTTGGATTAACAGAAGATCAAATCAAGTATACTGATATCTTCAATCCTAACGTTCCAGAACAAAGATATCCTGAATTTCAGGATGGAAATCTTAAAGCAACTATTGAACTTGAGTCTCATAATGGGATGGAATTCACACTTGATACTGATAACTACATGAAAGAAACGGAGAACAGTGTTTTATCTACAGTATATCCTGATCTTCGCGGATACGGACGTGGTTCATTTGATGTAACCGCAGATGAACTCCCATTAAATGTTGAGTCTCAGTTTAATACACTCGAATACACCACAGCGTATAGTATATTTAAAACAGGAGTATATTATCGAGTAATGAGATATACGATTGATGTATCATGGAAGGAAAAGGAAGCAGATGCCAAGGATGGAATACACGGAGGAGCAATAAAACAACTTTATGATATCCTTCTTGGTACCTCAGATTATGAAGGCGCAATAATAACAACGAAAATAAGAGATGATCTAGATCGAGCAAAGTCACCGATCATACCAGTCAGTGCAACGATTACAGGACTAACTACCGATGGTAAGTCACTAAGCATACATCCTTCAAATATGTTTATAACATATACCGAAAGCACTGCGACAGAAATACACATTGGCGCAGATACCAAAGACTTTCAGGTTCAGCTTCTTGTTGTTGTAGAAGAACAACAAGACATGGGAATGGCCACCAACTCAATTCTAAGAGTAAGACTAACACCATTGGAACAAACAAGAGATCTTTTAAGATATTGTGACCTATATGGATCTCAGCTCGTAAATTCTTCATTCTGGGATATTAATGGTACAACTATCAACGCACGAAATACCGAATGGAAAGCCATATTAGAGAAGATCATTGATACAAAACCCACTCTTGGAAGAATACTAGTTAAGGATAAGGTTAATCCAACTCAAAGAATATTCGCCATTACGGGATGTTCTTCTAGTCGTGCTGATGATCTCATAGAGTTTAAAGGAGAAACCATCGGTGATGAAACAGATACACTATCTCCATTAGATGCAAAATCACCATCTCCAGAAACTATGGAAGATAAGATCAGAAAGGTTGTTGGTAGAATCCAGGGAGATGTAGATACTCTATGGAAACTAGAACTTGATAGTGTTGCTAAACTAGTAACTGATTACATTATCGATCCAACATTGGAAGAAGATGGTCGCAATCCTAAAGGCATGGGAACGCTGAATGTTGTCATAGATAGCGAACATGCAATCATTGCTGAAGTTCAGAAATGGCTCGCATGCAAATCAGCTCTCGATTCTTTAACATTAAGTGGTGATATATCTCATGAAGTTAAGCAATTATTTTATCCGAATATTACAATAATCAATAAACAGAGAGAAGATACTAATAAGATAGCATATACCACGGATGAGTATAACACAATAGTTGATGCATTGCAAATCACTAAAGCTATGCTCAAGACTAAGATGGATGACATTATTGTACTCATAAAGGGAATACAAAATACTCTAGATATCACAATGGGCGGCGGTGGGCAGCTTGTTCAGACACTAAAAACAATTGAAGCTTTTCCAAAGACAGAAACCGCGAAAAGTCAGTTAAAATCTCTAGATCTTTCAGATAGTGTGATCTCTGATCTTTCTAAGCGTCTCAATGAAATGAAAATTAGAATTGATGATGAGGTCCTCAAACCCGCTAGAAAATTTAGTCTCGCTGTAACAGAGTTTACATTCTCTACTAGTGCATTATCTGGTCCAAACCCAGAAGCAACATACCAAGAGAAATATGATATGTTGATACAGCTGCTAGAGCCATTCCCTGTTAAACACATTGATAACTGGATTTATAATGATTATCTCAATATGGGAGATGATAGCAAAATGAAGGGAGATGTTCAGGGTATAAAACATGATCTTCTCTATGCTATTATTAAAAAAGAAACACTCAATGATAGTGATCTGACTGCCAGTGTCTATAGAAAGCTGCGGCAGACACTAGCTGGAGACACAGCAGTCGAAGATAGTAAGTTCGTTATTACAGATAAGTGGCTAACAGACGGCACTGCCGGAGATATCATCGCACTCAGTGATGATTATCCTCTATGTAGACAATGTATGCGATTAGATGAATCTAGTTTCGAAACTGCTGAACCAGTTGTTGATCGCGGTTGGTTTATGGATATGGGAATCATTGCGAATACTGACTCCATAAGCAATAATGCAATGAATCCAATACATAGAAATCAGATCTTTGGTATTATAAGAGCATGGAAGGCATCAGATAGTAATCCCAATGTAGCTATTCCAGGTGCTGATGCTGAGTCTCTAGCGCGAAACCTTCATACACATACTAAGACAGGAATAACACTTCGATCAGATGAGAGCGCAGTATTTCCAATGCTTCCTCTATCTAGTATGCTCTTTGGTGAAAGACAGAAATGGATAGATGCAAATAACCAGGCTGAAACTAAAATATATCCACTTGTTCCAGACACACTTGTTCCAGATAGAGCTGGATTTGATAAGTGGCTAAATAGACTATATGGACAAGAAGTCAAAACTGCATGGCACAGAATTTCATCCAGTGAAGAAGCAACTCTATCTGCGTTGGATGATAAAGAAGTCGTTTTTATAAATCCATCCAGGGAAGTGAAATACATACTTGAAGGTGGATCTGAGAATACAATTTCTATAGCATCTCGTCAATTTCTATGTCTTATACGAATCCCTGATCATCGCCCGGAGGGATCCGCTCCAGTTCTCCGATTCCTAGTATTTCCATTAGAGAATAAGATTGCGGAATCTGATATTGATGATCTAGAGAAATTACGATTTAGTCCGACGCTCGATTACTTTGATCCAAAGTATGGAGATCGAAATGAGTTAGTGAATAAGATCACATTTAGTACATTCAGTCTTACATCTACACATGAAAGTCAGATGGTGTTTCGGCCCCATTATAATCGGATTGAGAATGCTCAGTGTACATATGCATTGGAGGAACTCAGTGATGCTGAAACACAATTACCACAACAAGAACCAGAGAAACAAACAGCAGAACTGATCATAACAGACTACTGGATACTCTCATATACTGCTCTGCGGGCAATCAGTGATAAGTTTATGCCACCATATAAATTTGTATCACAACCTCTTATTGATTTTAGCGATGAGTCATATATTTCAGTGAATGTCATTGCACCTTCTCCATTATGGAGAGATACATTCATACCCGTAACCAGGAAAGAATCAACTACAGATATTGCTGATCAATCAATAACTCAGAATCTTGCTACTATGTCAAATCTGGCACAGACATCCACAGGTGCACCACAGGCAACATGGGATGGAACCCTTTTCTCGTTTGATGAGATAGATGATCCTGATTCAAGTGAAACAAATATAACTTCTCCATCTCACATGTATACTGTTGTCACAAAGGACGAAAAGGGATTTAGTTTCCTACAGACTCTTGTGAATAACAATCCATTAATCATTCCAAAGAAAGTTTCTGGTGATCCATATGTGCCACCTGCGGTAGGATCAATTGATGCATGGAACGGTAATACCACCAAGTTCGAAATAGAGATGAAATCTAGTGACACCTCCAAGTATGATCCTGGAGGAGACATCATGTTATTTGTTGATAGTAAATATGCATCATATCTAGACAATCTGCCATCTATTATCTCCAATGGAAAATGTACTATCAGAATGGACTTTAATCATATGGTAGTACAGATAGATACCCAGCATGATACGTTGACAATGCTCCAAACTACTCGTATAATACTAGCAAAGCTATTACTTGGAATAATGAAAGATAAGCTTGATAGCATTATTGATGAAGGACACACAGGATTAACACTTTCCTACTTTGTTACTGATGCTCCAGATACAGAGCAACAGTGGATCGATATAACCGTTCAGATGGAACGTATATAAAACAAAAAGGAGATAGAGATGCCAGATGAAAATGCAATACCAAGCGTAGCTCCAAAACCAGAGGATGATATAATCGGACCAGAAAATGAGGTCCAGAAGGTTGATCAGAGAAAGATCGAGGAATGGAAAGCACAATACACCACGATCTTCGCTGCATATCATCTTGGTGAACCATACGTTTACAGACTGTTCAACTATAAAGAATACAAACTCATCAAAGCAAATCTCGCCAAACACTATCAGGAAACACAAACCCCCATTACCGTTGAACAAGAGATGGAAGCGATCTTAAAGCATTGTGTCCTATGTCCAGAAGACTTTGCTGCAAAACTAGACGAAGGTGATATCCCGGGTGGACTCCCTTCCGTTATGTACGAAAGTATTATGCAGGCATCTGGATTTAGTGAGCTTTATCCTGATATCATCACAAATAAACAACCTTCCACAATATAACGGAGGGTAAATGATAGACAAACAGAAACTAGACAAGTGGAGACGCAGATACGGCATAATCTCCGCATTGTCCACTAAGAACGGGGATGAATATGTCCTCCGCGGTCTTCAGTTTGAGGAGATGCATAGATGGTCTTCCTTTATTACCGTATCTAAAGGTACTTCAGATACGTATGATATTGATGATCAGATTATCGAAGATGTCCTTTCTGCATGTATCCTTCATCCTGAAGAACCAAACATATCTCTAATCATGGAAAAAGCAGGGCTTGTTGTCGAAATGTGTAACCGCATTATGAGTGTAACACAATTCGAGAACATGGACTTTCTGATTAATTGTTATATAGATAAACTTAGATCAGCCAATATGGTATATGGAGTCATCCGTATGCGATTGGTTGCTCTCTACGGAGTAGCAGTTCTAGAAAAGCTCAGAGATCTAAAGGCAGAAGAAATTATCGAGCTTTTAGTATATGGTGAATACTCCACAGAGAGTATCGGACAGTTCTCTGAGATTATTAACAAGCCAGAGATCCTTCCTAGAGATAGAAAGGGCAAGATCATAGAGAAAGAGATGATGAATCTTCTCTTTGGAAAGGACAAACCAAACACTCCTGCACAGAACAAAAGGGAGAAGACACCACATAAACCAAAGACAATCGATGATCTTCAATCGATGATGGATAAATCACAACAAGCAAATAGAGGACCATCTGAAGAAGAGCTTCAAACAATGGATAGTAAGACACATGCACAGATGAAGAAAGACGGAAAGATACCAGATTTCCAACAAGAAGTTAAGGGATCAATGAATGATGCAACATCAGCACTTCAGAAGAAGATTGAAGAAGATAAAGCCAAGTTTGGCACAGGTGCTGCGGACAGAACGGGTGGATTTAGAGGAAACATACAGGATCTAATTAATAAATAATGCTTACTCGAACAAGAGACCGAGAAAACCGTGAGCGACTTGGAGAATTTTCCAAAAAGTCGCGCGGTAGTCCTATTCGCTCTATCCTAAAGATGGGCGCGACCATGCTGGGCTGGGGCATTGGTCTTAAGGTATTCAGAGGAATGTCATTCAAGGCTAATCTTGGCCTTGGAAAGATATTAGCCAGCACTGTCCGTAAGGGTTCACTGACAAATGCATTCGTCTCTAAAGTTTCTGAGGTAGCAAAAGCTGGAATAAGAGCTGGTAAGTACACGCCTGGTCAAATATCAACAATGAAGAAAGGCCGCGGCTGGTATAGGAAACTCCAGACAACAGTAAAGACTTCTCTAGATACAATGGCTACTCGACATCTCTCTCTGCATGATGCAATAAAGACAGAGGGACTCGCTAAAAGACAGTACTTTGTTAAGAGTAGTCTCGAGAAGACGACTAATAGACTTGGAGGAATGCATCAAAGATATGCACAAGCAAAGATCAATGCGAATATTCCAGAACTATTAGATGATCTAAGTCTAAAAGATATTCGCTTTACTTCCATTGTTAGAAATACAAAGAAGTTCAGTGGTTCTGGTCTTGGAAGAAAGATAAATGAGATGAGATCCACAAAACTGCTAGAGCCTGGCGGAGATCTCTATGCTCGAGCAAGGAAGAACAGTGGTGCCACATTGGGAGGACCGAACTTTGGGAAGGCAATGGCGGCACGCATGTATAGATATGGCACAGACTTTATGTCATATGCTCCGCTATTCTATGCTTCACATAGATTGACTGCAGTTGATGATAAGAAATGGTACCAGCCTTCTGCAATAGCGGACTGGACTAAATGGGCAGTCGGTACAGATATTGTATTCCGCGGTGCTATGCCTGCTGCATCAATTGGTCTTCGTAAGCTGGGAAGAGGAGCAGCAAATATTCTTGAGAATACAATCAGCCCCACAATGGCTCAGAAAGGTGCCAAGTTCCTTGAGTCGATATCAAAGAGCGCACCAATTAGAGCAGCAGATCTTGCTAGAGACTATACTAAAGCAGAAATTGGCAAGGTAGGCGTTAAAGATGTTCCTAGATATACAAAGACATTCTTCCAACAGTATAGACGATTCCGCGGAATGATTACTAAAGATCCTAACCTTCATCTGCGGAAGGGCACTGATCATCTAGAGGAAGCAATGTCAATGCTTTCCAAAATAAATACCAGAATCAAAGGATCGATGCCAAAACACGAGGCACTTGCTCAATTCAAGAAGGAAACTATAGAACCACCAAGCAGGGCAATGTCATTCTTTAATAAGATGATAAGAGGAGGAGGACTGTCAAGTGCATCACGCACAATAAAACCAACCGATGTTGGTAATGCATTCAACAAACAAGTTACTGTTAATGCAGGTAGAGGAATGATTTCCTTACAGGGACAAGAGTTTGATGTCTCTAATATACTGCCAAAAAGACTCATGCAAGAAGCAGGGAGGATGCTTGGGAAAGTCAGTATAGCTGGAGTTCGTCCTGGCACATGGTTTGGACTAAAGGGCGCATTCAGAAAGAGGCGTCCTTTCGCACAGTTACTGGAAAAGGATCAGCACCTTGGAATTGGGATAGGCGATCATGACGGATTTAGTGGGAGTGCAATTTTACAGAAGTTTGGTGAACAAGGTGATCGATTAGAACTAGAAAACCAAATAAAATATGCATCCGTGGGAGGAAAGGGGCAAGTCGCAACACTAATTGATAAAGGTGACAAGACATCAGAAGGATGGGCAAAAACAAATACAAAGAAACTCTATCAGTCCATGATTGCTGCACGAAAGGAAGAATTAACTCCGACCGGTATGGAAAAGTATAAAGCAGCTCTCGCTAGAGGACATAATATTCAGAGAGAAGGTGAGTCGTTCTTTCTTATGGGAGACAAATCATATTACTCAGTTTCCTCTGGAGTCGGCACCAAAAAAGCACCGGTAGTATTCCAAACGGGTTATGATGTAAATGCAGGACAATTTCATAGATGGGATCTATATGCTAAAGGACAGGGAGGAACATTATCAGATGTCGCAATGGACCATTTTGGTCGAGCTGGTACTGTAGAAGTCGATGGTAAACCCATATATGGATCATCTGGTCCTAGATTACATAGTAGAATGCATCCCGACAAGAGTCCAATTGCGAACATGGCAGCTAAGTTCTTGGATAAATTTGAAGTTGGGTCAAAAGAAGAACGAGCAGTATTAGGTAAGATTACTGATCTTGGGTTAGGAAGATACATAGACTCAGCCAATACCAAAGTCTTTCTCAGTGATGAATTCCTCTTTCATCCTGAATTCGCAAAGACAACCCTGGCACAAGATGATGGTTCAGCTGCAAAACTTATCAGAAGACTAGATGCTCAATCACACCGAATGGAAAAGGTCCAAGCTCAACGTGTTCTCAAGGGTGAACGATTAATTACAGCAATTCGTGGAGATATGCAAGGTAATGCAGCCGGTAAGAAAATAGAAAGTACAATAATAAATAGACTAACAGATGATTTCTCTGTTGTAAAACAGAAAGCAAAAGCAAGAATGACATTCAATAAAGCAAACAAAATTCAATTAAGACCAGAAATGGAAGAGATCATAGAAGAGATCGCAAGCGGGAATGCTACGAGCTTTAGGAAACTACAATCTTCAGTTCATCCTAAATTACGAATGAATAAGCTTGATGCATATAATAACTCTGCATACCGAACATGGTTTAAGTCAGAAGATTTTGGTGTCCTAGATAGAGAAATGGCAAGTCTCATGGACAGAGGGATTATAACTAGAAACGATAAAGCATTCAGAGCATTAGAGGCAACACGAATAATAAGTGAATTCGATAATTTTGATGTACATAATGAACTAATAAATGCAGAATTGGGCAAGTTAGGTGACTATAATCATAACACAATCAATAGAGTCATCGGTCGTTTCCAGACTGATAAGGCTTCAGTATTAGATATAGATAGATCAATAGAACCATTATGGTCACCCTGGGGAAGAAATAGCAGAGTAAAAAGCAGTGGTGGTGATTTCCCGAGATCTGGTCTTCTTATGTCAAAGAATAAAGATGAACATGGTGACATAATGATGTCAATAAAGGAAGAACTATTTCCTAATTCTAATGCAATGGAAGGACAGATCCAACCTATTACAATGAAGGGTGCGCAATCTTTGATGATAACCAATGCGATCAACAATGTCGGAAACATTGTTGGTATGGGATTTAATAAGAATACAGCATCATCTACTAAATCATTTATGCAAGCAACGCTCTTCAAAAGAATATTGCCAGCTGCTGCAATTGCATCAGCGTGGCAAACTGCCGATATGGTTGCAGATGAAAGCAATCTCTTTGAGGGTACAAGTCTTGGCGAAGGTCTGAATGTATTTGTAGGAGAACAGATTGCGAAGACGCGACTTAGTATTGCGAGAATCAATGATATAACTGGAGTAACTGATAGTGCAAAGTATCTAGAAGATTTAATGCCGGGAGCAGTTAATAGCGGATTCAGTGGTGCATTAAGAGGATTTGGTATTCCAATGCTGGGAAGTGCACTTGGAATGGCTAAAGGTGGTCCCAAAGGTGGGATGATTGGTGGTGCAATTGGTGGCCTAGTCAGTCTCTTTACTGCAGGTGGACCACTAGCAACGATACAACAATTTGACATTACTAAATCCAGACGAGAATTATTAGAACAATATGCAGGTAGAGCTGAGGTGCCAATATATAAAGGTCAAGGTTGGTTATTTGGAGGAGGCTCAGTCGGTGGTATAAGACTTGATAGATATCAACCAAACTGGTTTCATAGATTAAGTTCACAGTATAGACATAGCGATGTTCTTTATGGTGACAAGTTCGAGAGAATGCGAGCATCTCTAGACCCATTTCATTACTACGAGAAACACAAATACTCACGCCCATATCCAGTCAAAGAGATAGCCGGCGTAAATATGCCTCTCGTTGGTAATGTAATTGGACTTGGTGGACAAATGGCTTCTGAAGAGGATCTGAAATATGGAAATCTAGCATCATCTGTAGATAGTAATACATCATATCAATCAATTCCATTTGGTGGACAACCAAGTATATATAGTAATGAAAGACCATGGGGTGGATCCATGATGAATGGCATAGGACTTCCAGCCGGATCCGCTCAACCAGATGCTCCTCGAGCTATTAAACCAACATCATTCCCTGCTAGAGTAAATGCAGCATTCAGAATGTCCACAGAGTTCGCTGGTCTTCGTGGATTTATGACACAGGAAATGATCACCAATGCAAATGGCGGGATGTATCCATACGAACAGAATCCTATTCTAGCATCAGCTAGTAGCATGACCTCTCCAAGTCGAATGTTCTGGGAACAGGAATGGGGAGACATGTTAGCTATGTCAGAAATGATCAGACGTTTTGTTCCTAAAAAGGGACAACACACAAACGAATGGAATCAGATGCCAAACATAATGCCTAAGTGGATGCCTGGTGATGATGGATTTATTAATTTTCAGGCGGGAGATCCCTACTGCGTCAGTGCTGACACTCCAATAAATACTTCAACTGGGTATACATTGGCAGCTGATATCTGCGAAGGAGATAAGATCTATACACATAATGGAAGCTGGTTACCAGTCAAGAAGAAAGTAAGAAGAAAGATCAGGAAAGAAGAGAAGAGTTACAGTTTGAAAGTTTCTGGAGTGTGTGGAGTCGATCTTGAGTTCTCAGAAGAGCACCCATTGCTGGTAAAGAGAACATCAAAGTGTACGTTCTCGAATTCTTCTATCTGCAGACCGTTGCGAAATCTGATCAAGCCTCTCCCAGATCTTAAAGGATTCTGTGACAAGGTCAATTCCAAGAAATATAAGAAAGGGTCAGCAGGAACTCCAAAGAGAGGATGTAGTAACTCATGGGAGAATTCAGAAGCTTCCTTCGTTCCAATTAAAGATTGTAAGCCAGGAGATTATCTTGTCTACAAAATTCCAGCATCTGGCAACGATGAATCAACAATTGTTTCATATAAGCAGCTCGTTAATAGGTATCGATCACAATATGTAGATGTTGATAGAGTCCTCCACCTAGACGGAGGAATGTGCTGGGTGATCGGGCTGTACCTAGCAGAGGGATCCACAGCAAAGGGTAAGAATGTTCCTCATCGGCTCATCTTCTCTATGTCTGATGATGAAGTTGAAGTTCTTAAACATGTCAAGATGCTTCTGTTGCAGGAATTCAGTGACGTTCTGAGAGAAGAGTCGTGCCATATCAAGATTCGAGATAAGTCGGCAGAGCTTGTAATCACATCATACATTCTAGCGCAGATATTCAATAATTTAGCTCCTGGTAACCTGTATCAGAAACGGATACCTCAAGTATTGTTTGATACAGACAACGATTGTCGCTTAGCATTATTATTTGGAATGATTCTCGGTGATGGATACATCTCATCCAAAGGCACAAGAATCGGATACTCTACAGCTAATGGTGATCTCGCACATGACTTTAGACGGCTGGCATTCTCACTAGGCATCCCTGCATCATATGAGGCTAGGGAGAGAGTTGATGGAAGAACCGGCCGAAGAAACAACGCATATGAATGCAATTTCCATTCGATCAATGTATATGGAATGAATCTGGCTGACCTACATTACAAATCCGAGTTTGTTAGTTGGGGTTATAGTAGACTTCCCCACGTGGATAACTTCTCAGATGGCGAATACATATATCAACGTATAGCACAAATCGATGAGATCGAACTCGAGTATGTGTACGGATTCGAAGTCGACGATGATGATAGTTTCTGTGTCATGGACTTTGCAACTCATAATACAAAAATCACAAGAGGAGAGGCTCGTCTACCAGGAGCAGGTTATACATCTATGAAAGATGTTGCATTTAATTTCCCATTTGAAGCTGAATATCTTGGATTCAGTCAGAATGATGCTATCGGAATGTTAACTGGCCAAAAACTTCCAACAAGTCCAGATGATAGATATGACAAAATCCTTAGTGGAAAGATGGCACAGCGAATAGCACAGAACATGTCAGCAACTAATATAAATATTAAGACTAATGAACAGGTATTTCATCCAGAGATGAACCTGTCTGGAAAAGCAGACTTAGTTGTTAATGGTAATATCATGAAGATCAAAGCTGTCTCTAATAGAACATTCAGCAATCTAACCTCTCCTAATCCACAGCACACTTCAGAACTGAATGCACTTCTTAATATTTCACAGAGTAATGTCGGCTCACTCATGTATGTAAATGCTGAAACTGGAGACACAACTTCATTCAATGTATCTTCAGATCCGAATCGATTTAAACGTGATGTAGAAACTTTAGAATCTGCAAAAGCAGTCTCTGAACATCTTATGACAAAGTATGGACCATCTATTGGTGTAGATATGGGACAAGCATATAGCAGAATAGATCGTCTACGGATTCTGGGAGATGTCGCACCATACTCTAAGCAATTCAAAGATACACTCAAACAAGTTAAGACACTAGCACAAGTTGATAGATTAAGTCCTAGAGAACTACAAATTCTAGACGAAACTCTAGCAAGGGTTGATGAAAAGAGGGATAGATTCATATTTACAGAGAAGAGATTCAATCGCGGCAACCCAGTCACTAGTGAGGAACGACAGTATCAAGAGGGTATAAAATTGCAGTACAGTCCTTTGGAAAGAGCAGTTGGAAGCGGATGGGAAGCATTCACCCACCTCAAAAGTCCACTCCATACTAAGTTCTTAAATACATATGATCCTATCGAACAATATGAGAGAAATGAAGTCTATGGAAAACCAATTAGAATGTGGGGACAACCATATCAGGATTTTGTCCGTCCGTATGCTACCTCTATGACGAATATCGATAGACCTATTCAAGGTGCGTTATCATTTGGAACTGGTGGCCTTATTTTTGGTGGACCGATAGGTGGTGCCATAGGTGCAGGGATAGGAACGATCTGGGGTGCATCAAATGGCGTTCGAGAAGTACCTGGATATAAACAGAAGGAACGAAGACTCATTGATACACTAGATAAAGTCCAATATGAGAAGGCCAGACGAGCATATGAACTAGATGGTGATACAGAGCAACTCAAGAAGATGAAGAATACAATGACATGGGCATACTCAAATGCAACCACAGCAAACCAGCTTATTGCTGCCACTCCGAGACCAGAGAGAGCATTCATGGAAAGATTCATGAGAGCAGGAACGGAAGAAGAGCGAGAAAGGATTATGAGTGTTGTTCCAGATTATGTAAAACCTGTATTATCAAATGCCTGGATGGGTGGCTCTGTTGATAAGATTAAAGGAACAAAACTCGAACGAATGCCTACCCCAGGTGAGGATTGGTCTGGATGGAAGAACGAGTTTAGAACAGAAGACATTGCAGTAAAGATGTTTAATAGAGCAGGACTCGATGCACATGATGTAGGACTTGGGTGGCAAAGTCAGATCAGGAAAATGAGCGCAACCCCCAATATTCCAGAATCATTCACAGAGGCTGTTGCTGGTGTTCCTGAAACACAATATGAACAAGTAATTAGAAGAGTAATTCCTGGAGCGACAGTCTCTGCATCAACATCAGGTGCAGGTGGCGTTAGTGTCAATCTGAGAGTAGAAGTTATAAATGAAGCAGCAATGGCAAAGAACACAGGGGTAAGAAATGCGCTATCCTAATAGAATACATGCTGGCGATCATGATAATGATAGTATATTTAGTCCGATCGCTCCTCTTCTAGCAATTGGTGCTGTCAGTGCGATTGGTATGTCTGTAGCTATGATTAATCGCAATAGCATGCTTCGCTCAAAGTATTCTAGAATAGCCGCGGGGATGGATAGATATCCAACACAAGCCCTACCAAGAGTGGATAACAGTAGTGCATTCAGTGTTCTTCGTAGCGAAGCGGCCATGAATGAACTGAAAGCCATGAAGAAGCAGCGCTTAATTGATGTAGCTAGAATGGCTATTCAAAAAGAAGAAGAGGTGATCGCTAACGAGGTTAGTGATGCTCTCGGCGATCTAATGAATATCCGCTACAATCTATCTAATATAGAACTTAGAAGGGCATGGGGATCAGGCCATCCATTCGAACTAGCAGGCACTATCGCCGACACACTCGATGAAGCCATATTAGGAATTAGTACAGGAAAACCAGATTCAATTCGAGATGCAATAACTCGCTTAAAAACAGATATAGCAACAATACAAACGCGGCCGAATACATCAGTTGAGATCAGGGCAGGAGATCTACAACAAGTTCTTGAAAGACTTCAGGGAGCTGAGAAACTATACACTGAAGATCTTCCAAAATTAGTAAACGCAGTGCAACCATTCGCTCCTGGTGCAGTTACCGCAGAAACAGCAGCAACTATCTTGGGCGGCTCACCAGCTACTTTAGCGAAAAGACTAAATGAAGAACAAATTCCCGGTGGAAAGAAAGGAAGAGTTAATCGGGAACGAATGGAACAAATAAAGATACTGACTGGATTCAAGACAGAGAAGATCAATAATAGATTAGTTACCACACATGGACGAGTAAACTGGGTGCGAAAACTAAGGGGAATCAGTCCAACAACTGGGGCAATCATGCCCGCTGGTTCCACAATTAAAGTCATATATCCTCAAATTGGAGTTACTGGTAATATCGAAGATCTTGATAGAGTAGTTCAGGCTGCTGGAAAAGAATTCAGGACTCATCCATTACTGAAAGAAGCACACAAGACACATCTCAGAATGGCTAAAAATGCAAAGGGAAATGTTAAGTTACTATTATCATCTCCAGATATGAAAACGTCACTTAAGAGATTTACAGATGGAGTAGTGGAACATCTTGGAGTAAACCCTAGAGATATTACTTTTACTCAAGAAGGAGCCAATGTTGTTTCCCTTGTTAAGTTCACTGACGCACCACCGATGCGATTTGTCTTCCCATATGAAGAAGCAGGTCTATCAGCATCATATGGACATAATGTAATCTCAGCTTCCAAGAAATCTTTCACACATATGGGCAAAGGTGAAAAGAAGATACTGTCATCCAGCATCACTAATGGTTTTATTGATAGAATGGTTGGAAAAGGCACCGGTTCCAATGGTGTGTTCCAGAAGATGGCTACTGCAGGTGATATAAAGAATGGAGCATTCAAGGACGCAACATCAAGAGTTCTTTTCCAACGAAAAGTTAAAGGAATATTCTCTGGTGGTGGTAAAATGATGACAGACGTAACAAATGCTTCCCCAGAGGCAATATCAAATGCAGTAACAACTTTTGAAGAGCTTCCAGGAACAGACAAAATTAGTGTATTACAAATAATGAAACATGAAGAGGAAACTAAACTCAGTACTATTATATCTAATCCAACTGGTAATAGATTTGTAGGTCAGAAAACTGCGGTCCTCGATAAGATAAATAGTCTTCAACGACAAATCAATAAACTCCAAAAAGGATATAGTGCAGACAAAGCACTTACCGATCTTGAGCGAACCCACACTGGAAAACTCAAAGTTGCAGAAGTGATTAACTATAATAATAATAATATCATTATTAGTGAATTAAGTAAAGACGGATTTATACCTACAACTTCTGTCGTAACGCCAGAACGAGCACTAAAGAATAAAGCGTGGGGATTGGAAGACATTAGAGAAAGATACAGTGATCCTGGATTGCAATGGATCAAAGGATCTAAATCTATAAATAATATGTATGTTTCTTCTGATGTATCAATATTTAGTCCCAGTAGCAGTGATTGGGGCAGAAGAATATCAAATTTAAAGAAGAGATCAAAACACAGACTAAAATTAACCATCGGTAAGAAAGAGGTTAATTTTAGTGGTGTTAGAATGATTAGTAGAGCAGAACAGGTTAAACGAGCAGCACTTGCAGGAGATTATAGCACAGCTCGTGGATCATATGGACAAGTTAATGTATTATTTGTTGACTCCATAGGAGGAGATGCTGGAGAACTCAGAATCACAGATGAAGTCGGTGACATGTTAGCTGGCTCAAGAGATAGAAAGGTTTCACTTAATTCTGCAGACATTAGACGGCCATTTAGTGGCATTGATCAGCAAATGACTAAAGCATTAAAGAAAGTATCTAAAGAGAATGGATTAATTGATCTAACTGCTCCAGAGAATTGGCACGTTAGAAAGAAGCTTAATGTATTTCTTCCAAAGATAAAAGATCAAATCAAAACTCCTTACGAGGATATAAAGCTAACTGCAATAACACATAAAGCAACGGGCAGTTATGAATTTCATTATACTGCGAATATGACAGCTGCGACGAAATCAAAGATTCTGCTTGGTGCGAACAATGAAAGATTACAAGTACATTCTACATTATCCAAAGATAGAATGTTTGAAATGCTTGCTGCTGAAATGGACTGGGATTTATCAGATGCTAATAGCTCTAAGACTCAGTTCCTCAGAGACATAGGAGCAACAGTGGGTGCAAAAGCACCACTCAGTCTCTTCAAGAAGGGAATTGCAACACCAGGAGCAGCAGCCGGATTAGGAATGAGCATAACAAATGCGCTAGTTTTTAGAACACTCTATAGAGTTCAAAAGATTCTGGCAGATCGTGGTCTTAGAACCATGGATGATAAACAAGCAACAAAGATCGTACAAGGTCTTTTGAAGATAATTGACAATCAAGGAGAACTTGGGCGAAATGTCAAATTTTCAGTTGATGATCTTCTTGGTGGAGCAACACTATTAACACACATGGGTAATAAAAGCACTAGTGATACAGCAACTCTTATAGGTAGGACTCTCAATATTAATACTATCAAAGATCCTGACACTTATAAAAAGATGACTAAAGGTCTGGCAAAAGTGATCGAACAATTTGGACATGAGAATAAGTCGAAGAGTGCAAACACAGCAAGTGAGATTATGGATTCTATTGTAAAATTTAGAGATGGAGAGATCAGAATATTTGGTCTCTCACAGATGTATCATACTGCACCAGACATTGATGAAACTTTCAAGATGAGCTCTGGAAAGTTTGGGCCCGCGGGAGTTGGTGGTGATCCAGCTGGGACAATAACATCAATGACAGAAGTAATAGCAGCAAAATTGAGCGGGTTCAATTCACTTGCAGACAAAGCACAATTACAAATGGCAATGGGAATGGAATACACAAAAGATTACTTTGCCATATATGCAGGTCTTCTTGAGCCTTCATTAATGGAAGAACGTCTGGCTCAGTTTGGAACTGATAGATTCAAAAGTAAGAATCCTGGAAAACAAGAAGTACTAACTATAGATAAGCTCATGAGTATGGCAAAGAGAGATAAAGATGGAAAGAAGAACAGATTCTTCGATCTGTTCAAAACCAGATACGGAGTCAATACAGAAGCATTTCAGGAAGCAGTTGGTGAAGGTGGTATTCTATTCGGGAAACAGAAGATTGAGATGGCAGAAGCCATGAGTAATATACAAAGACTCGTAAATGAAAACATGAAGGAAGTGGATCTCGAAAAGTTCTCTGGTAATGTAAAGAAACAAATACAAGAGATCATGTCACTGTCTCCGCTTATTTCGTCAAAACAAGCACAATTATATCACGAAATAACTCGAGATTATAAGTTCCTTGAACTAAGTAAGAAACACCCACTGAAAATACTGGGAGTTAATAGATCAATGTCAAGAGTTCCTATGGTTGGATTCTTTGATATTCCTACACGTGATATTCCAGATAACCTTATGGATGTCTTTGCAAATAGAGATCTATATGCTATAAACCAAAAGATTATAGAAGGTACAAATGTAGATATTGGAAAACAAGTCATAGGGAAAACAGGCGCAAAGATAGGAAAGGATATTTCAAAGAGTTCAAAGGTGCTTGTTCAAAATGCTCCACATCGCGCATTGTTAAATCTTATGACTGCGGTATCTGTGGGTGCAGATGAAGAAGTCATCGGAACATTCGCAGATAGATACACAACAGCCATACAACAATACTCACAGGCAGTAGGAAGAACTACAATTAGTCCTAGAGTTGGTGGGTCTTTACAGACACGGCCATTACAATCTGAGGGAAAATTTAACCTCGCTATTATGAATACCAAAGCAGCAAAATATAGTCTTATGAATGCTGAGAAAGTAAAGAATATGCCTGGTGCACTTTCTGGTACTCGGATATGGCAACCAGATCTAGGTGAGATTTGGATGGATAAGAGCACTTTTATTAATGTAATGAAGAGTGAGATGAGCGGTGATCATAGATCAATGAACAAGGCAACACAGATGGCTGATGAAATCATGGCCGAATCTAGAATATTTACGAGATTCTATAATAGAAAACCAACACTAGGACAAGACATAAGAGCACTCCGTGTCAGACTTTTTGATGCTGAGATGCTTACAGATCAAAGATTTGCTGGAAAGGTTGCATCAGGTGAGATAGCAAGATTAAAGAAATCAATGATCCTTTCCGTGATTGATCAAAATCTTGCATCAGGTGACTTTGATGGTGATACTGGTGCAATGGTCATGGCTATGTTCAAAGGTAAGATGTCTGATAATGCAGATGTACTAGCGGATTGGGTAGTTGGTAATAGTTTCAGATATCAGACAAGCGATGGAAATATCAAAGTATTCGAGAATAGTGGCAGAACTGGTAGAGCATATATGGAGACATTCCAAGAAGTAATAGAAACATCTGCTCATAAATCAGACAATAAAAGATTATCTAATCAATTATCAAAGACAACAGTAACAATTGAACAACAGATAGAACACGTTGCAGGAATGGTTCCAGATTCTGCAGAACGCGGACAGTTCTATACAAAAGTAAGAGATCTAGCAAAAAAGCAATATGGAGATGATCTATCACAGGCTGTAACATTTCGCACTGGAATAGGAGATATCAGATTTTGGAATAACTCAACAAGCATTCCTAGAAATCTTATACGCGCTAAAAGAGCAGCAGAAGCAAAGATGACAGAACGAGCAACGGGCATCAATACTGCAGATATTATCGAAGAAGGAATTGAAGCAACTGAACAATTCCTTGGTGATCACGGTATGGTCTATGACCATAAAGGCATAGCACAAGAACTAAAAGCTACACATGCTGGGACAGGTGGAGGGAAAATAGCACATGCAGCATTAGCAAACATGAAAGATCAAATAGATTATTATGGTCCTTCACGGCTCATGTTAAAAGCCGGAACAGGACCCGTATATAACTTTATGCACAACCATTTATGGAACGCAGCAATTAATACCTTTGGTATTACTTCTCAACAATCAAAGGATCTTGTTAAGTGGGGAAGAGTTCCACAGCAAGCAAATATCTCTATGAAACATATGCTTCCTGGAATTGCCGGCGATGCTGTTAATAATCTAAAGACATTCTGGACTGCTATACCAGGAAGTTCAGCACACAGAAACTCTGGATTGAAACTAAAGACAGGCAACTATGATTTTACACTTACAAAGTTTTGGGGAAATCAAGTAAAGAGAACACAACAGATAGCTAAGAAGCTTGGTGATGATAGTCTTGATGATATGCTAGAGAAGGTCACATCATTTGGTACAAATCCCATCGTCAAAGATGATGGAGTAATCAATCTAGGTGACTTTATACGACTTCAGGATCGAAGACTTAAATATATGGAACGAGGTCTTCTCGCTAAAGTATCAGATGAAGGAATAGCTGCAACACAAAAGAGTAAGTCTGTATCTGAAAAGCTCATGAACGAGTTAGCTACAGAAGATCGAGTATATAATGAGATAGAGGAATCTGGAGCTTTCTTCAGAAGTGTTGCTGGTAGTGAATCCGCAACATCTCATATCATGAATAAGAAGATCTTTGAAGGTGGTAATCAGAGAATACATAGATCTTTTCGTGCATTATTTAGTGGAGAAAACATTGGAAAACATGTCGATGATGATATATTAAGAGGAACACTGGGGCAAGTAGCACAGAAAATAGCACCAGCAAAGATAAAGCCGCTATTCACTCGTCCTAATGTTGCTAAATATGCAGCAGATTCAATCTCTCGAAAAGCAGCTAGACTGATTGAAGGTACTTCTCTACGGAAACATATAGATACTAAAGGAATGAAAGCCGCGGGAATGGGAATGACTTTGCTCGGCACTGCTGCAGTTGGTTTCTTGGCATTTGCTGCTGCATCCCCTGGCGGACAACCTTGGCTAGGACCAAAACCTGGATATGGTGGAGAATACAACGAACGCAGACGTCGCAAAGATGAAGAGCACATGGAGAATATCACCACCACTGGAAGATCCAAGCTCAAATTTCTAGATGGGAACTCATATCCAGATTACACACCATCCAAAACTGCTAGAATCTATATAGATCCACAGAAGAAGAGATATGCAACTGTATCACAAACCTTACGTTCTGTCCAAAATCTTGGTAATGCAGGAATCATGGACTTTAATAAGCGACAGATGGTATCTGGTGGAACAACAATCAATAATATGTCAAGGCCGAATGGATATGGAGGATTCTAATGGGTGCTACAATCACAGTGAATGTCACGATAAAGAACCAGGATCCAAACGAGATCGCAGCCAGGATCAGAAGTGCCCTTGAAAGCGTAACTTCAGAGCCAGTAACGATTAACATAACAGCGAGTGAACAACAGGTTGACAATAATGCTATCTCAGTGTACAATAGAGAAAAACAGGAGAGAGGGCAACCACGCTAGCCCGCAGCTAATCTATGGCTATATCTGCTATATCCTATTCTTCATTTTCTGTCCACGAGCTGTGTAAATACCAGTTCTGGTATCAGTATTATGCACAGCTTGCTGGTGATACTGGATCCAAGGCAACTGCCATTGGTAACGTTACTCACACAGAAGCTGAAGACATGCTTCAGGAGCTGACGAATGTCCTTCCAGACAACACAGAGATAGGCTTCACAGAGATACAGAGACAAGAAGTCGTACAAAGATATCAGGCTATTGTGTCATCCGGTCTAAAATCACTCCAGAGCCGATACGATATAACTCCAGCAGATATACAGAGAGCACTGGATGGACTGGATAGACTTTCAAAGAGAACATATCTAGTTGGTGTACCAAATGACCAAGGTGTATATGATAAAATCAGATGGCAAGTAATAGACAAGGAAAAGCGATTTGATAAGACAATCAGTTCTCCAGATGGCGAATATAAACTGACTGGATCTATTGACTTAATCTTGAAGCGTCTCTTGGATGCCGGTGGTAATCCTATTGCATCACATGTCCACCAGTTTATGGATCTTAAGTCTGGAAAGAAACAGTTTGGCCCAATCAGCTGGAAATCAGAACAGGTTATGGTTTATGATATCGCACTTGGTGACCTATATAAGGTAGACGGCATAGCACCAACTCTCCGATATGACTTCTTCCTCTTACCAGATGATCCGAATCCCCACTATACCACTGTTGTTCCAGTTGGAAACGAAGTAAGACCAGCAGATTATCTTGCTAGAAGAGACAAGGTAAATAGCAGACTTTCTGCAGCATATAAATTCTTAACAGATGGAATTCCGAACGATTCAAATGATCCAACTGTTATCATAACTGAACCCAATGATTGGTGTACCAGATGTCCGGCATATCAACATTGTCCTAATAAAGAAAATGCAAATCTCAGAAAAGCCCCAGCTGGCGGCCTCCGCGGAGGACCATATCCTGAACTCAGAACGCTCACAGAAAAGACAGGAGCATTTGCGAAGTCTGAACTAAGCGACGAAACACTCACTGAAATAATTGAACAGATTATAAATCATGGTGGTACAGTACGTGAAGCAATCGGCCACATGAAATCAGATGAAAGAGAATTATGGACAACAAAATATACTAAATTCATGCAGGATCATTTATCTAACAAGACAAACGATATTATTGCTGATAATAAAAGGATCAAAGAAACAATACTTCAAATTGGTGCAGTTCACATAACCGCACCAATTACTAACATCAGTCTAACAGATAGAAAAGAAGTCGTTACCGCAGACACACTACGAACAAAAGAATCATTGACGCTAAGGAAACAGACATCAAATAGAGAAGCAAATCTCACTATTATCTTTTCTGGTAAAGACCAGATCAACTATGAACTACGTCATATCTTAGCACAGTACCAGGCTTTTCCATTTACTCAGATCAGGAACAAAGAAATCACAAGGATGCTAATCCCGCTCCAGTCACATCTACCAACATACTTTGCAGTCGATCAGACTCTTCTCAGAAAGGTACTCACAGACAACAACATAAAAGACTTCTCCACACAAAAAGGAGAAGCACACAGAAAAGACCTTAAAGCAGCTAGAGATGAAGTCTATTCTAAAGTTAAATTCATGTATGCAATCCGATCAATATCAATCGCACCAGTGCCATCTCTGGTTGATACTATTGAACTCAACTTAAGGATCCAGGTCATGGACTTGGATCCTGTAAGCGAAACTGGCAGAATCAGATTTCTATATGACACACAATCCGCACTGGAACAGCTTGGTTGGTTCACGCATTTCTGCCGACTAAATGAATATCGTAAGAATGATACAAATGGATCTAAAACCATTGTTGATACAATTATACCAAAAGAAAAAGCAATAACGATATCATTCAAGAATGCAACAAACCATAGAAAAATTGATCTAGGTAAATATTCAGTATTAGCTATGCCTTTATATATTGGAAGAGAAGATAATACATATTTCGTAAATCCAGGAGACGATGAGTTTATTGATAAAGATGCGTACATCTTATTGGTTAGAACTCCTAATCGAGACACAACAACAACAACGTATACTTATCTAGCATTCTTGTATACCAGAGGATTATTACTACCGATACGAGAATCAGATACATATCTTGATAAAGGGAAGATCAAGTTACCAGATGAACGATTAGTGGGACCTATAGATTCTCTAAAAACTGCTGATCTTTCATATGTGTTCTGTACGGATCTATCAGTATATACTGAATCTGCATATAGCAGACGCGAATTAACAGAAGCATTTAAACTGTCGTGGAATAAACTTACAGCGGCAAATTTTAATATAGCGCAAATAAATGCACGTAATGGAGTCCTTTCTCCTAGCACATCTGATCCACGACGTGCACCCGCATGGTTGAATGCATCAAAGAGATGGAAGAATTTCAATACTAACGGTGATATCTGGCCAATCATTAACCCTACTAATGTTATTGACCCATTCCTGACAATGATTGAAATCAGAAACCAATCAAGTAACATAGTATCAGGCATCAGTGCAGAGATAAATGATTTGCCATGGGTAAGCGAACACAGAAACATGCAAAGCAGAGGTGTCTTTGGTGAATGGATGTATACTTCACCTGTGATGCCAGCGCGTGTATCATCTGAAAACAGCACAGGAACAAAAGATGCAACAGTAACTATTACAGGGGTGGATAAATCAACAATACCATTATTAGTAATCCAAAGGATATTCAGAAAACTATTCCTTAATTCTGAAGTATTGTTTACAACAAATCTTGGTGCTCTTATTAAGAGAAACTTACCAAAGACATCTGCAGACCCAAAGCCATTTATTAAAGATCTTCAGAAATCATTTGAGGCTCGGTTCCAAAATGCATACGATAATGGATTTTATGCATCAGGACAGACCGAAGCTTATATCAGATTCTTAACTATTGATGCAATAGATAGAAGTAATATGCATCCGATCAACAAGACACAGGAAATTACTGTTAGTGACAGAAAGGGAACAATATTAACTAAACATAATATAGCATTTACTTCTGATAATCCTAATACAATGGATATAAAGTCTGGGAAACCAAAGGCTGAAATTGATACTAATACATTTATAGTAATGCCGCCAATCATTAATAAGAAGTACGCACAAATACTTATTAGCGAATATCATCGATATTCTGCAACTACTGAAGTTGCATATAGATTAGCATACAAAAGATTAGGTTCGGATGCTGATGCAACCAAAATTATATCAGAAGTGCAGAAGATTAAAAGTGCGCTATTACCATCGAATACACTATATAGAGTACACAATACATTCTGTAAAAGAATGTCAGAGAAAGGTATTGGTTTTATTAATTATAGGAATGCTGTAGAAGAAATGCTATATGACAGTAGCATAATAACCCCCAGTGCTGTTACATATACACCAAATCCTAATTCCACAAATGGAATGCTTGTTAGACTTGACCATGCAGCAGCAAACAATCTTCTAGATAAAATAGTAGGATACGAAGGTCAAGATATCACATATTATGAGAAGATACTAAATGGCGGTACTCCGATTTTACGAGATGATATAGAATCATCCGAGGTCACTAGAGATATAAAAGTTATGTCAGGTGGTGGTTCCAATCCTGCACAAAGAGGATTGACAGTTGATAGTCTATCGCTCTCCAGACCATTCATTAAATATTATACTTCTCTTCTCGCAGAGTATGTCGATCCAGATAAGTATCTTGATATACTCGAGAGAGTTCCAAGTTACTTATATCACAAACCATATGAACAACACGTAGAATTCCCATTACTACAGCCATATATCAAATCAGGCGAAGAAGGAAGAAGGAACAACATCAAAATCTTCTTCCGTAGTCTCAGATCGAGCACATTTGCAGCAACTCAAGAAGATAAACTTAGCCGTGCTGCTTTTAGAACTATTAATGATATCGTCTTAAATGGAATACGAGAGATAATCTCAGGTTTCATGCCAGGAACCAGTGCAGAATATAGGCAATTTATTAATAGCGTTGCAAATGATCCAGAGACATCCAAATTATATAATCCAACAAATTGTGCAGACTGTTACTGTCCACACAATGCGGATATCAAAGCATACATAGATAGGCAATTAAGTGCTAAAATCAATAAGATGGCGGAAGATCTTGGAAATACTATTCCAACAGATAGTTCGATAACAGCATCATCAACTGGCGCAGCCGATGGAATAGCAGCAAAAGAACTAATAATAAGTATAGTAAAGCAACTGAAGAAATATCCTGAACTCGTGACTGTGCATCAACCACCAACAGAAGCTTCATATAATAGAATCGTTCGTGCTGTGCATAAACAAGGAACGATTAATCCAAATGACGGAGCAGTTGACCAAAGAAATCCAAGCCGCAGCCCTAGATTTCAGAGCTATTTGTACATAGGTACATATATAGCTGGTCTTCTTTACCTTCTCATGTGGAGAATGAAAAGATTTGCAGAACAGGATAGAGATAAGAATATAGTAAATGATGATGTTAGACGAAAAATAAGCATCACAATGAAATTAATAGATACTATTTTGAACAATTCAAGTTCAACTCAAGATAGGTTGACGCAGGAAATTCGTGGGATATTCAGTGGTATTGTAACAGATTATAAGAAAGATCAGAGTGCAAAAGAGAAGAGCAAATTCCAAAACTTAAATGTTGATATAGAAACAACACAAGCAGAAAACAGTGTGTTAGAACTATCAAATCTATTTAATCATTATGGAAGAGCAATTGTAAAGTTAAAGACCATGCCAACATTCATAATTAAACGCAATGTTGATGGTAATATTATAAATCAAAGACAAGTACTAACTGATAGAGCAATATTAGATAGTGTACCAGAAGGCGATGTCTATCACACTATTATTACAAGTGATATTTTTGAAACACCAAATTTCAGGATATCAAGTGAAGTATCTATTTTGAAGGATGCACTGCTAAGTAGTGTTCTCACCTTATTTGATAGTTTCATACCGGATCTCTTCTTTTGGAAAGAAATTAATATCGAGAATTCCAAAGACAGAGAGACTAATGTGACTACGATTACGAACTTCAAAATAGCACAAGAGAATAATATTGTACCAGTATATATGGAGGGACATGAATATCCATTCCCACAGTGTCTTGGAGGAAGTTCGACCCAACTAACTATTGACTTCATCACAGATGATATGTTCTTGGTAGAAAACATTGCAGAAGCAGCAACTGAACTCAATATCATGATGAAGAAATATAACCTGATCAAGAATGTCAATCCACTTCGAAGACCAGCTGGTACTGAAGAATCCAGTTCCAGACATAAACAACTTAATAATCTACTTACTAGAGATCGACACAGAAGACACCTCGTAAATAAGCTCAATACTGCTATCAATGGTAAAGAACCTCAAATTAGCAAGAGCGGTCTTGATACTCCAATGCTTATCCAGAACAATATCGCAAATATGGTAGGTCTATATGGATGTGTTATCACTGATATTGAGATACAGAGTCTTCCAGAGAAGTTTAATACATTCTCAATACGATTAGCAATGCGTGGTGTTGACATTCATCAGTCAGACAGAGAGACACCTCGCCGCGTGTCTCAAGAATATGACCGAGCATTACTCTTGAGAGATGCATGTACCGTTCCATCATATGTAATACAAATAGGTGAAAAAGAACTCAAAACTAGAGGGATTCAAGATATCATTATGAATATCTCATCTCGTGGTGAAAAGATCGCAGCGAAGCTCGCTATTGTCGCACTTATAGCAAATCTAGAAGAAGCATATAACACAATGGAACAACAAGCGATAGCGAATGGACATGATGCCACAGATACACATATGTACGATAAGACACTAGACATCATGTTTAGTTATGTAGCTAAGGAGCTCACTGTCCCCATACTCCAAACATACATAGAAAATCCAACGAGAACTACAGCCGAAGCACAGATTCAGTCTCTTCTCAGAAATCTTCTAAGAAGAGCAGAGAATGTACTAATCAATGTTGGAGGATCCTTAATAACTGGAGGAGTAACATCAGAAAAGCGATCAAATTGGACACAAGCAACAGCCGAACCAGCAAGACTAAAGGCTTTCTGGACGTCTCTTCATGCAAATAAATATGCAAAGTTTTGGTCACATGCACTTGGTAGATCAGATAGAGATATAGATGATGATGCTCAGGAAAAAGAACTACATAGTACTTTCCTTTCAACCATATTGATATATCTCACAATGCTCTCTGGAGATAGCGACGAAGATTATTACACAAAATACACAAACGATGCTAAAAGTCTTGGTGATCTATTTAAGGATAAAGCAGTCCTTCATAACTTAATGGCACAGATTCGGGATAATCTTATTCCTGATGTTGGAACATGGATTCCAACAGTATCTGCTGTCCTGAACTTTTATCAGCTTCCGTTTCTTATGTCGCCATATTATTATGCACAAGAGGACATACACATAAGACGCACAAGAGGACAAAGACGTATCCCATCACCAAAAGAAATAACGGATAGTAATAATGAGGACGCCATAAAAGCATACAACCACTTTGGTATACATAGTACTAATGACTATATAAAAAGAACAAAAAGATTTCAGAGATATCTACGAAGTTCAAGTAATCGCCCAACAATTGGCGATAGAATTGAATTGGCCCGCGGATTCAATAATATTATCACTGATAACTATTTCAAAAGCGTTAGGACTAGACAAACCACATGGAAAGAGTATGGTAAGTTCAAGGATCTACTGACACCATTCAAAAAGCTAATACAAGATCCTAGATATGGATTAGCTGGTGCGATCGCAGGAACCAATACATATAAGAACTCACATGTCTTTGAGCCTGATAAAAGTAAGGTTACGATAGATAGAATTACGAATGGAATTACGTATGCTAAAAAATATACATATACAGATATGTTCTCTATTCCATCTGAAACATTTAATAGTTCAGACTTTGATAAACTTGCAAGATGGAGCACAAATGAACAAAGTATTGCTGGCATGCTTGGATTGACTGCACTCCCTACCGGTATTCTTGCAGCTGTTGGTGCATCTTTACTAGTAGGTTCAGGGCTATGGTTACCTGGAGCAATAGTTGGTGGAATACTTGGATTGGGTCTTGGTGTTGTATCATCCGTCATAGGAGCAGTCCAACAATATCTCACCGATATTCTTGGTGCAGAAAGTCAGATTCCATATGATATTCTGATGATGATCAAGTTTGCTGATATACTTCATAACTCAATGGTCAGTCCGTTCTTGGGATTGAGACAAAGAGACGAGAAAGATGATCGTATACATTTAACTGAGAGTCCTAATATTACGACATTTCAAGCTAGTATCTCGGACAGAATAATATTCGAAGATATCGTTCACTTGTTATCACCATCAACGCTAGCATTTTATGATTATCTGTATCTCAGTTCTGATGGAAGAGGAACCCAGTACTATGATACATATAATGCATATGGAGACAGACCACTCCCTATACTTGTCACAGGAAGACAAAAGAACACACCACTACCATGGTTAGGATTATTTACTACACCTGATTTCTTTGTCTACAAAGATCCAAAGTCTGTCGATAAAGTATATGACTTTATGAGTGATCTCGTTAATGAATCATTACAAGCTGCACAACTAACTCAAGATGCAATTAGTAGTGCAGATGATCCAGGGACTGGTCTAGCAGCTCAACGTTTAAAGCCCGGAGAGACACAATATAGACACAAGCTTCTTGAATTAAGAGATGGTCTAGATGACCAACTCACGAAAGACACTTTTGCTGGAGATCTGGAAAGAACAAGAATCGCCAGGCAGATGGCGATTGAAATGCTTATCGGAACTGATACAAGGAAAAGAAGAGCATTTATAACAGGAAATGACGTAACTAAAGGAGGACGGGATATTAAGTACGTGAAGCTCGTGAAAGATATAGATTTAAGGACAGATCTTATCTATGAAGCAATGCAAGCTGGTGGAAATAATCTGGATCCGTCAAATTCTCTAGAGAAGAAAGGTAATAAATGGAAATCTAAAAAGTTCAACATTAAGAAATCATCAACATCGAATACATTATTCACACTTACTGACTCACTAAAAGATTATCCACACCTCACGAATCCGCAACCCGGAGGCAATTATCGATCATCTACTAACGTTATAAAAGACTTTATGACGCTCAGAAACAGAGTTGATAGACAACTATCAACTAAAAGGCTTAGAGATAGAGTTGATAAAATGACAAGAAAGAGCTTCCTGAGTAGAGCAGATAAACTGATGATTGATAAGATCTTTAATCCGTCTTCTGGTGCATACGGTGCAGAATCATTTTTAGTAATGCGAAAGAGAATGTTCAAAGCTAGAGCAGATAGCATTAGATCTAGAATGCCGAATAGCTTTGGATTATCAATGCCAACATTCAAACTATATATCATTGAAGAAGATGGAAAAGAACTTCTGTTTGCGAATGATTTCTATTCTTATGGTGCAGTCATTGATATCAGTATGAACTCAAGTCGCAAAAGAGCATCCAGTGTTGCTGTGATCAAGGTTTCAAATCTCTATGGTAAACTGTCTAATGTAGCAGGAGAAAGACTTCAGGTTGAAAATCCATTTGCAGCATATCCATCAGACGAAGAGAACTTCACAGCCCTAATGCTAAGACCAGGCGCCATGATACAAATCAGAATGGGATACAATGCACACCTTGGACCAGAGTCTATTGTATTCTCAGGAGAGATAGCAGAAATTCAAGGGTCAGATATATTAACTATAACAGCACAAAGTTGGGGTTCACAATTAACTAGACCAATAGGAACGGGAGCGGGCGAAGACTTCGGATCGCTTTTGAATCTTACTTCATTGGGTAGCAGGACACATACAGACTTAGGACTTGTTTCGAATATCCTGGATCAGAACAAAGAGATGAAACATCTGGGGGGCGCTTCTCCATTCTTGGGATCTCTATATGGGAATAGAGTAGAAGCATTTCAATATCAGAATATTATCAATAGGAGATTCAAGACGATGTTAGCTGAGTCAGCAGGAAATGCACTTGGCATGAACATGTCCATAATTGATAGCAGACTTGCGAACATAAATCTTACTGATGACCAAACTGTATTCTTTTCTCCAAGAAGATGGCTAATATATAATGAAACATCATGGGACGCTCTCCAAGATTTCACTCTCCAGAAGCCCGGATACCATTTCATGACCAGACCTTTTGATGAAGATGAGACTATGGTTATGGATACAGATGATGGCGTATATCAATATACGCTTGAAAATGCTGTCTCGACAATGAGATATTATCCATATATCAAACTATTACAAGAATCAGCTAGAAGAGAAGATAAAGCATACAAGATGGTAAAAGAGTTACTAGAAAAAGAATGGAAAGAACAAAGTAATGTCATTGATGAAACAGATGCAACACGACCAGTGCATAAAATGGTAAAGCATTTTATCTCACAATCATTGATGGATATCGGAGTCATTAATTATGGCCAACGCGCTGAGTTCATTGTAGAAGGTATCCGTACTCGTAATTTATATTACAAGGACATCCATGAAATTGGACGAATGAGTATTGAAGAAGCAAGTGCCCTTTCGAATCAACAATCTCTCGGTATTGAGAATCTCCATATAGATCAGAGTACTAAAGACACATTGGGTAAGCATTCTGAAAAGAATGCGAAACTTGAAAAAGAAGCGTGGGTTCTTAGCAGATCTCTTCCTATGGTATGCCTTATGATGTCTTGGCAATTAGCTGCTGCTTGTCCTGGATTCACGTCAGTTTCAAAGTCACACATGAAGACAACAGCAAAGGACATCATTAAAAATGACATACGTCTCGAGTCGGGCTTCAATCGTGTTGATCTATCATTCCTCTTTGAGACAGCACTTGGATGGATTGCACGAGCCACCATTGTCACAGGTGACTTAGGAACAACAATCTTTGGGTCAACATTTGGTAATATTTCTTTAGGAAATATTGATAAGCCAAATCAGCGCAAGAATATAACTGTATCAGCATCACCAACACTGGAAGCTTCTGCTGTGAAAACATATGCGACATTCCAGAAGAATGCCATGATCAGAAACATGTTCTGGTTTGATTCATTTGAGTACATCATTGGGAACTCAATTCTTGCGAACCTGATCAAAGACTATTACGGAGGAGAACTCATACTCACTCTTGATCCAGGTATCAGGCCTCATGATACTATTCTAATCTATGATAATGTTAATGACATGTGGGGACTAATTGGTGTTAAGGAAGTAACACATAGAATCTCAAAAGAAACTGGAGCAGTGACGATTGTGGTTCCTGATGTACATACCACAGTGCGCAGAGATTTCGGAAAGAAGCTCTTCAGTGGATCAACATCAGCAATGCGTGCTGTAGCATGGATTGGTGAGGGTGCACTGCAAGTTGGTCTAGCCGTCTTTGGTGGAAAGATTCTCAGCAAAGTAGGAGGTTTCTTAGCGAGAGGAATCGCTAAGAAACTCTTTGCAGCAATGGGTACCAAAGCATTAACAGGATTCAAAGGTGTTAGTCCTGCGCTGCTACAGAAAGCAACAGGCTGGATTTTAAAGGCAAAATCACCAGGCAATGCAATTTCAATTATTGATGACATTGCAAATTCTCTAATAAAAGGAACCTCAAAGAAAACGACATCCGCGGCAGCCCAAGAGATAGCCACCCTAGCTAATCGTCTCTTTAGTATAACCAAAAATGGGAAGAGTGTCACACAGATGGCAAATGCTTTCGGTAAGATCATAAACACACCAAGTGCAGCCAATGCTAAGATAAACGTATTAGAAGCTGCGCTTACTACGCTTCAAGGTACTTTCAGTTTAGATCTCTCTATTGGCGGCGCCACTGTGATCAATCAAAATCTCATGGGTAATCTCACTAATGTTACAGGAGGAATCATAGACGGCATGCGTGGTCAAAGTGCTATAAATGCAGGATTTGGACTCTTCCTATCGGTTCCAATAGCAATGATGAAATTTGGAATCATGAACAAAGTAGGATCTCTGGTATTTGGAGATACAAAGTGGATGCAAGGAGCTTGGACATCCCTGGGTGAGTTCTATTTCAACCAGAATCCAATTACCATATCGGGCTTAGTCCATAAGGGAGAACCATTTATCGGAAATCTGGAAGGTATGCAAAAGAAGGACTTCAAGGGTATACCAGAGCTGCTAGCACACAAATTCTACAAGATGTTCCAACCTATAGGTGAGATTATAGGTGGGACACAAGATCTTATAGCAGAAACTGGTAAGTTATTTAGGAACATCAGAGGCAACTAATCGTTGATATCTCGACGGTTGACAATGTCCAATTTGGCGGTTATAATGAGAAATCTGGATCTAACGGAGGAATAGGTGGCAGACAGATTCGAAAATAAGAACACTGCAGAGCTGAAATCCGATCAAGAGATGGGCAGGTCACAAACTGGTACCGGTGGTCCGTCTATTCTCATCGGGGAAATCTGGCTCACTGGAAATGTGCCTCCTCCTGAAGTTGGTCCTCCATATATAAGCCAAGGACAACAATGTGGTCACCATCCAGATTCTGGACAAGGCACAGTTGACCTTCTTATCGACAGCACAGCATTTTATGATGTTCCATATAATAACACATCGAAAGCAGACAAAGGAAACACGTTCGCCGCGGGCACTAAATTTCATGTACTCTTTCCGCCAACTGCAGGAGGCGAGGAGACTATTCAACCTTCTTCTGATTTTAATGCAAGGCTACAGGCAACTGTTCTACCAAATCCAACGACTGATAATGTGGAAATGGAACCATCTCTTCCTGGATCATTTGGATCTGACTTCAAGAAGGTATTCAGCTTTGACTCGAACCAATCATTCGTAGAGAACATTGCTAATATACAGATGAATTGCCCAGCTGTTCCGCGCAATCTGAAAGAGGCAATAAATAAACTGAAACGAAGAGCAGCTGATAAGAATATTACACTTCCAAATGCTTTCAACATTAGAGAGAAGAGATTTGATGAATCAGGAAGATCACCCAGTATCAAATCAGCGAATCCACGAATAGAAGTACATGGCGGACCAAACGCCGCAGTAAAGCTCACTTCAGAAGGCGGTACCGGTGTTGTTGTTGATCATGGTGATGTGATTATGTCTGGACGAATTAATATGAACACAAGTTCTCCCGTTAGAAAGATGCAGGGACTAGGAGTCGAAGTGGCACCTATGGATAATCCCCCAATACAGGGACCAATACTAGCTCCTCATCCAAAGTTTCTACCTTCATTAGATTGGATTCTAGCCATTGTTCCTTTAGCGCTAGGTGTAGAATTGGCAATAGATCTTGTAAATGAATGGAGAAAAGTATAGATGGTACTTGCTGATATTCTTCTTTCTGATACTGGAGATATTGCATTCAATGGAGATCTCATAATCGTTGAAGGACTAAATCTAGTATACCAAAATATGCTACGATTTCTTCGTTCAGAAGCAGAAGACGTTCCAACTGATCCATCAATGGCATTTGGTATACGAGATTATCTTGGCTTACCAAATACAAAGGCATCTGCAGAGATTATTAGAAGCGACTTTCTCGATAAGATCTCATTTCTAGATGCATTCAGTGAACATATTATTGATGTTGATGTCTATCCGACTGATATCAAAGATCTAAAGATGGAAATAACCATAGAAGAACAAGACAATAAAGGAGAGTCTCTCGTTATCGCTGGAAATATTCTGATGAATAATGGATTTATACAGAATATTCCAGATAAGTTCAATTCAGATATATATGACACATCCAGTACAGTAACAATAATCGAGACAGTGACAATCACTGAGAGAGACAATAAGATCAGAGTTAAATACAATCCAGATATCTCATCAGTTCTCGTATTTAATTCAACAGATGCTGTCACTGTTAATGAAGAAGATATTGTTACAAATCTACAAACTATCTCTGGTACGATTGTGATGGCACAGGAAGGAATAGACTATCCTTCTGGTACACTGGTTCCACAAGAGTTTCTATCGATATCACTCGATGATGAGATTCCCATCTTAAAGGATGAGAAGATTATCCTATCATCATTTAGTGTGAGCGGAGTCACACTAACTAAAACAGGACTAGACCCATCACCATATGAATATATTGAAGATAGCATAGATGGATTTGATCTTACATTTGGAGATACACACGAAGCATTAGGATATGTTATTGACTATGAAGATATTATCATTAGAGCAACTGGTATCGTAGAAACCGAAAGAGAATTACCACCTCCTGAATATCTTGCTTTCTCTTTTGCTACCGAAAATGTAGTACATGATATTATACTGGAAAGATATCTTAATCCAGGAACATATATTATACAATATAGAACAAGCCCATTATTATAGGAGTAGGTCATGGCTTTCAGTTTTCTCTCAGCGGAAGATGTCACAGAAAGAATTATAGGGGAATGGCAAGCCTCAGGTATTATCAATACTGAGGATGCATCTGTATTAAGTCTCATAATGTACCCATTCCAGATAAGAATCACAGATCTCTATGCAACTCTATTTGATATACATCAGTCACATAGAATATCTAGTGCATTTGGAATAGATCTAGATGAGATAGCCAGAGGGTTCGGTGTGATAAGAAAGACCAGTATACCAGCAGCGGACTATACATATGGCAACTTTAGATTCTATCTTCCAAATGAAATCACAGCAAAAGATTATACAATTGATAGAACAGGATTCGAAATTCCAGCTGGACAGAATGTCTCGGATGGTGTTACTAATTTCATTACATTAGATGCTGCGGTTTTCGATGCTGATTCCCATTCCGCATTTGTAAGAATACAAGGAACAGACGCATCTGCACTTTATATTCCAGAGAATGCAATAACTGAACATCAAGTAACACCAGTAATTATATCTGAGATGGATCCCAACATAGAAGTAACAATATTATGCACAAATAACCAGCCCATAGAACTGGAATCCACTCTGGAGGATGATAACTCTCTACGAGATCGATTATATGACAGAGTAAACTCGAATGGCACAAATGATAGTGCGATCACATTCGCTCTGAAGACTTTAGGTATTCTAGATGCAGAATATGTAACAGATGCATTCGGGGTAGGAACACTCGGTGTTAGATTAGTGACAGGAGAACCAATCATCTCTGACACCACTCTCGATGCCGCAGATGGTGTTATCAGATCTATTACTCCATATGCAAGAGTGATTCGATCAGAATATCTGGTAATAAAGATACAGTTACAATTGGATGTTGATGATGAAAGCATCATTGAAAGCACAAAGTCAGATGTTATGATTGTGATCAAGGATTATATAGATGCGATCCCTTCCGGATCCCAACTAAATATAACAACACTTGATGAAACAATCGATAATGTTCCCAATGTAACTAGACATAATACTAGATGTCTCTTCCTTAACGAGAGACGATGTGTGTTATCTTCACAACGTTCTGCTTCTGACCAGAAGTTCATTATATCAAGAGAAGACGATGCTGTTATGTTCGTCTCATAAGGATAACGTGTGCCTAGATCAACTGCATCACTATTTACGAGTCAGATACTAAAAGATTGGCCTGGTTGGTCCGCAGCAAAGAGAGATCTAAACTCTTTTGCGCGTAGGATGATCAATCCATTCAGTCTACTATTAGATGATCTGGAACTAATGCTACCAGAACTCGAGCGAAGCTTGACGTTAGCAACTGCTGATCCAGATGCCTTTCCATACAAAGCATGGGTGTCTGATGAAGATGATATATCTAACCATCCAAATCAATATGGATCTTCAGATCAATATCTAAATGCTGTTGACTCAGTAAATGGAAATATCTCTGGTGTAGCAATCGGTATTACCGAAGTTACACCTGATAATTTCAGAATTGCAAATCCAACTGGATTCTTCGTCTCTGGATCACTCCCAATTGATAGCCTTGGATTATCTGGCGTCCCGCAAATGGGCGAGTATGACACTACAGCAGGAGAGTATCTAATAACGACCGTCTCTGGTGAACTATCCGGGGAAACCGTTGAGCCTTCATATGCACACGGCATTACAATACCAGAACAGTTTAGTAATATTGCAGAAGCTGAGCTTGGTCTCAGAACATTTGTAGATCCAATGTATACTGATATAACTGTTGACTTTGAAGCTGCAATATCGGGTTCAAGAATGGTGCTAGATTATCATCTAGGATCTATGCCAACTATAACCAGAACAATAGACAATGTTACTTCTGATGGAGAAGACTTAACGACCTGGACAAATACACAAGACTGGAAAACAGTATACGAGACCAGAGATGATCTAGATAATGATGGTATCATAGATGCACGAGAAGAACAACTAATTATTCCACATCTTGGAATAAAGCGTTCTGATGACCCTGTCGCATGGGATGAATTGTATGCACAATATGATCTCAATGGAGACGAAGTCATTGATGAACTAGATCTCCTCAGAGTACAAACTCTTGCTAATACAATAAGACCAGATGGTGGCGATATCCTGGAATTCGGAGCAGCTGGTGCATATTCGATCACCTTCCAGATTCCAAGAGATGGATATGCTGGAACTACTTCATTCTATAGGAATGCAGTTGGTCCAGATGTGCGGATTGATTTATCAATGGAATCATTTAGGAACGAGACATTTGGACACTTGCTTACTAATTTTGACGAAGGGTATATTGATTCAGCATATGATCCATCACTTGGAGTATTCTATTACTTGGATGAAATAAATCGTTGCATCTGGGCAGTAAAATATGACGCAATTGGTATTAATAGAGATAAGTTTAAAATCATCCTTCCCTATGAACACAAGAATACACAATTCCGCGGGATTACATATATCGATAATCTTATATATGTTCTAGTCATCATCAATGGAAAGACATGGATATATCTCATTGAGACTAGTATATCTAATCCAGAAGCATCGCTTGTAAAGCTCCCAGTACATGCAGGAAACATTATGAATGGGGATCCAGATATTCGTATCAGGGATGGAGAAGGTCTCTCGTCTGGCGTTACCTCTCTTGGTTCTATAGATTCAGATAGATTAATGACAATAGATGGTGATAATCTAAAGTTTCTTTATCCTCTTGTGGATGTCTATTCGAGAGATGTTAATGAACGAACGACTAAAAGCAACCTAGTGTTTAGAGAGAAATATGATTCTCTCACACCATATCCAGAAGCAACAATGCTTCAAACATATTTCCATCTGTGGAATGTCTTCGATGAATACGCGCTCGAGCGCGGATTAGAGAGGCATCCAGGAGAGAACAATAGTAGTCTAAAAGAAACATGCTTAGATGTATATGATAATCCATGGACAATGGACCCACAGGGTATCCATTATGGAATCGCAAGATCTTTGAGATCATCACCATATATTATAACTGATCCACTGACATATCGATTATCATCAGCACCGGCAAGTGAGCGAATCAGCGGAACACTCTTAAGACATAACGATGTTCCTGTATGGTGGGATACAATCACTGAAGATAAGGTATATCGAGATAGCGCATATCTTTATTCAAAGTTTATGTTCTATTCAGGTGAAACAGAGATGTTTAGAATAGAGAATGATACATTAAAGGTGAATGAGGATGCACTTATATGGATCTAAGTGGACATATTATACTTGAGTATCTGGTAAAGAACAATTCTGAGTTCCAGAATGCTGCCGCAGGTTTCGATTTCCATGCCGGAATAGATAGCTTGGATTCTATCCCTGATGTAGAAAGCCTCCTGGATGAGAATGGTGATCCAACTCAAGAGCTATTAGATCTTCTCGCTAATCTCAGAGACGCTACACTTGGATATACTGATACAGATGCAGATCATATTCGTATACACTATTTGAATGATGAAGGATTTCTCTATAACGATGCTAATGGTTTCTTCCTAAGTGGAGAACCTACAGCAAACATGACTGATCGGATTACAAGCCTTGAAGCTATTAATATATCTAACTGGGGACATATAAGAGCAGATGAAAGCTGGTTAGATGCCAAAGACGTACGTTCAGGATTTACTAGAGTCTTCAATACATACTATGATAAATCTGGTGAGACAAACTCCGAAGCACGATGTGGAATAGGATTTGAAGATGATCTCAATATGATCAGGATCATGAACTTTGATCCTAATGATGTCATTGGACCAGGACAGTTCACGATTAGTGGTGATATACTCACTGGTTTAATTCGTGAACAATCAATTGATCATGGCAATATCTATAACTATGCTCCTGAATTACAGGATGGCTATCTATATCTGGATGGACAGGAAACATATCTATATGGATCTAAGGTAACTGAGGTCTTCCCAGATCACATATCTGGTTCTGTATTATCAGGTACACCAAATGACTATGCTCCAATCATGATCAGAGTTGGAACCATAGATCCTCTGACGGCCGGATGCCAAAGTGGTCTCGTGTCTGGTCATCTGATCTTTGAGAGTGACCAATTCCATGATCATCACTCTGAAGAATGGAATGATAATGTTACACCTCTATCTCCATTCCATAAAGCCGAAGGTTTGTCTAGAGTATATATCAGTGGTACTGAGATCGAGGATAGAGAGCTCTCTGGTAATCCTATCGCAACAAACTATTATGACCACAGTGGCACAGTACAGACAATAACCTCAGGCAGTTTAGTGGTTACATATGAAGAACTGGGTGAAGATAAATGTATTCTCCCAGATACTGATCTCTCTCCGCTGACATGGGAGGATGGAGATAGGATCTTTGCGATTCAGTCACAAGAGAAAGATCCATATAGCATTGCTGGGTATCTCACTCAGAGCGTGATCCAACCAGTAGTCTCTACAGAAGTAGTCTCTGGTGATACAAATCTTATACATGTCGTAGCTAATATACGCGATGAAGATGGCGCACCTCTCAGTGGTGTCATAGTCAGATTCGACATTGAGAAATACCTCGAGAACTTATCAGGTGACATAATATCATCTACACAATCACTTGATGAATATGAAGTTTTATCATATCCATCTGGAAACAGGGTAAGAAGCATCGAGCATAAGGCCATCCTTGATGAATCATATTCTGGGGATATATTTGACTCATATCAGATCGGACTCTTCAGAGCGATCGAGGCAGTCCAGACATATGCAATGCCAGCCAGAGCATACTTCGATGTCTCTGGTGACATAGGCTTAGTCAAATATGCTGAGACAGACATATTCGGAAGCGCTGAACTCCCAATCAGGATACATAACTTCAATAACTATACAACTGATAATGCAATCAGGCTATCCATCTCAGGAACACCAACAATCTCAGACATCCTCAACTTTCGGATCCTGTCAGTTGGAACATCCATCGATGGATATGTTGATACACCAGTAGATGGGTTCTCTATACCTAATATAGCTACAAAATTCCAGTATGTGGACTTCTCCGGAGCTACTCCAGAAATAGAGCTTAATACATACCCATACGGTGGCGAACAAATGGTGAGATTATATACTGCAACTGATTTCTCTGATGCGCACCATGTACCAGGACTGACCTCATTTTCTGAACCTTTGGTAACTGACAGAGGATCAGAACTGTGGTATGATGGGGAAGGTCATGCACATGTGACTTTCAATGCAGCACTAAGTGGTGGTTATGTTGGCTGGGAAATGCTAATTTCACACACAGCTGACCTAATTGGAGTAAATTATGACTAACTGGCTCGGCGGAGAGACAGGACTGGAAGCACTTGAGATAGGACGAACAAGCCTTTGGTATACCAAGGTTGTGGGCGAAGTGCCGGAAGCAATAATAGTTCCATATGTCACTATTGGATTACATGAAGTGGGCGCCATCCATGTAACTAAATACATTGCAAAGGATTATTCTCTGAGAGTATATCTGAATGGAATATTGGTTACCACTCAAGAAGAAGGACAGGGTAGATTTAGCATAGTATCTGACATGTTAGGATGGATTATGATTGACTATCTTCCAATAAAGATAGGACAAAATAACTTCTATATTGGAAAGAAGATACTACCAACCAAATACAACTGGATATTGTGTCCTCTAAAGAAGGTACATCTAACGAACTTAATCACAGCCATCAATGCTGCAGAATTAGATCTTCATCTGGAGAAGACTCTTTGGCCAGTAGGCAGACTTGGTGCACTGAGTGAATCAGCAGAAGTTACGACCTCATCTGTAGTAGATAAATCACTATTTACTCAGATCGTATCAGCGATAAACTATCTTAGATACGTGCTTGTAAACACTCACCAGAAACTAGTACCAGGGTCTAATATTACATTCTCTACAAATATTATAGATCCTGAGTTCATTATGAATGCAAGAACGCAGATCAACGATATAGAACAGGTGATCATTACATTATGAAGCCCATTATCGCTAATAGATTAAATAACGATAACGTGAATATCGCATTTGTAAAAGCGACACGGCTCAAGTCACAGGACTGTATTCAGATCCAGGACAAGTCTATCACGTATCCAGATAATCTACTCCCCGTACTAACTGGCACAATACAGACAGATTCAAGTCCAAGTGGCGCATTGTCTTTCCCTAATGCGACCAATGATATTATGATCACCAATCAGTCACAATATGTATATAGTGAAGGAAGACGGATACCGCTATGGTATCAGTATTCTGTCTCAGAGAGATATCATAACACTACAGCAAGAATCGGAAACATCAAACACACTGATGTTACTGAGGGTACTGAATATAGCTTTGTACCTCAGACATCAGAAGAACTCGTGGTAAGAAATACAGTAATAGTCCAATGGCTGGATGGTGCATCATGGACTACAATAGATACAGATGATTATGTGCTAGATCTTGGGCGCAGATCCATCAAACTTAGTGTCGCTACATATAATACTGAAACCATTAGGATTAGCTTCTATGCTATTAATCATGACATCACTGTGATTGATCAAGAGGGAGATGACCTTCCAAAAGATGAATTCATGATTGTATTAGATAGATTCAAAACCAACCCAGGCGGAGCAGATGAATTTGCTGAAGACACAATCAATCCAACACTCAATGACTTATATTTCTGTACAATATATCTAAAGGAGACTCCTCAGAAAGATGAGACATTCATAGTAAAGTATCGTACAGTGGATGAGAACATTGTTACAGAAGAACGCGAGGAGATTATTAATCCAATCACTATCTATGAAGAGATCGATGCATTTACATCTGAAGATAGGAATGATATGAAGTATGTCATCGAGACAGACTATTCGATCTCAACTAAACTCAATGACCATGATACTATATATGTGAAGCAAGTAGCCAGAAGGAACTCAAAGATTGGTCTCCTAGAACCACAGGATGTACCACATGATCAGATGTGGTTCATAGAGACAGCATCACAAGATACAATCATTGATGGATATACATACAACCTACTGGAGGAGAATTCCTTCCAGAGAACAAATGGCTTTATCATTAAAGAGCACACTGAGATTGCTCAGATGCTCACCGCGGGTAAGATTAAGACAAAGTATAATAATATTCTATCAATCAGAAACTCGACTGGTTTCTCTGGAATCAGCATCAGAACAAACAATATAGATATAACATCATTCATTACTGACATTGATTCCAAAAATGGAATCATTCATCTTCAATCAAACTTCCCATTCCATCATGGGAATACAATAATTACATACAAGACAATGCATAAATATGTTCCATATGATAAGCTCTGTGTTAACGCATATAGAATCTTTGACTTAGTCTCAGATTATATCGTGGATAAATATGCTGTGATATATATGTTACCTCAGAGTGAACTGAAAGCATCGATGGGAAGAAGTATCTTCCATCTGAACATATATAAGCATCCAGAAATGCTCTTCGAAACTGTACCGAGTTATAAGCAAACCATCGATGGCGCAATTGATTACATTGTCGAAACAGATGATTTAGGACAAAGCAATCTGTATAATCTTATTCCAGAATACATCGATAGCGGCGCCGGTGATGAGTTACATCCAATCATTCTTGGTGTGGTATCTGTAACTTCCCCAGTAACTGCAGCAAGCTTGGAGTTCATTGATATCAGAAGAGCAGGTGGAGGAGTGAGAGAGTCTGAGACATATCTGGAACATCTCCATCCTGATATTCGTCATAACCTGGATATTGCACATTGGAATGCCTTCAATTATAATCTTGACAACATTGCAGTTGTGCGCATTCCAGAAACAATCCGTACTGAATTGATCGAGAAGATGAAGCAATATGACACAAAGCTCATCAGATTGCTTAGGAATGATCCTGATCATGATGTGGAAGAGTATGTAGAAACCTTTATCCGAAACAGAGTTCGAAAGTATCTCAGAGCAGGGTGCCATTTTAGTATCGAATATGTGGAGAGTGCATAGTGGCTGACATATTAGAACCGAGATATTATAAGCAACCTTATATTGAGAATTATCTCAAAGAGATCAAGGCATATCTATTCAAGACTATAAGTAGTCCTGAGACCCAAATTGCCCCAATTCTCAGTGAGGTAACACAGCATATAGAAACAGCGATGGATCAAGTCAGAGTCAATGGGCAAGCATCTGTTCCATTTGAATTTGAATCTCAGAAGCTACGATCTAATAACTACAATGAGATGATTGAGAATATCCAAATCGACCTTGCTGTGCTATATGATAATCTCTCGAGCTTCGTAACGATTCTAACCCAGACAGTCATCATGATGGACAGAGTTATTAGTAAGATGATTAGCAAAGTAGATGATCAGACAAGTCGTATCCAGAGTCTGGAGGCATTGAGCAATCTCCATGTGGAATTTGATGAGGTTATACATAACTCATTTACTTCTGATGATAATACATATCCAATTCGCGACTCATCCACGATTAACAAGGATACCGCTGGAGTTATTACATTAAACACCGTGAATGTCGATGATATTGTCAAAGATGAACTTGGATATGATCTATATCTGAAGCCAGTCACCCGGGGCGCTTTGACCGTCATCAATAATGAAACACTTGCTGCTGAATCATTTGTCAATACAATGGACATGGATATCATATCTGATTCTCCTGCAGGAATAGAATATGCAATTATCATTGTTCTTCCAGCAGCAAAATGGATCAATAATATTTCATTTGGGCAGTTTTCATCCCATGCTCTTACCATAGAAGGAATCTTCTATGTTAGTGATATTAATACAAGTTCCGATTCTACTAACTGGACAGAGATCAACACACGAACCGATGTGTTCAACTATCGAAACTTTAACTTTAATTTCGAGCAGGTCGATGCACGCAGTATTATGATTAAGGTCAAGCAAGAGAAGTATAAGATCAAGAAGATAGCTGCAGACATGGCCAGCAGACTATTCTTTAGTGGAGAGACAAGAAGCTTTAGTGATGTCCTTCATGAAATAGGTAAGAATAGCACACAGAATACTAGCGGTTTCAACCAGGTTGTGCCAACTATTGTCCGAGAGAGTATCGATAAGAAGATCAAAGTGCTCATCCAAAATGCTATTGATACTCTTAATCTAGACTTGAACTCAGAGGACGGTAACAAGGGAGATTTGACATCCACATATTGGTACAACATTGGCATGTTCGATCTTAGGATATATAATAATAGATATCAGGATGATAATATATATAGATCACAGACATTCGGTGGACGTGGTGACATTACAGCGGTTACTCTTGTTAAGAATGACAATGTCCCTGATGGAACACTTGCAAATTATTATCTTGAAGTAGGCGGTGATGTACATCGATTCGATTCAAATGATGAATGGATGACAGATATCATCACTATAAATGATACAACTGTTAAGACATATAACACAGATCTATTTCTAGATTCTGCAATAAACATTGAAGTAACTAGAAATGGGTCGATTGTTGGTGGCGCCAACTATTCGATTCGTAAACCATATGCAACATCACAAATGGCATATGGTATCACATTTGACAACTCATATACACTGGGTCTTGGTGACTTCGTTACGATCAAATATAAAGTTGCTTCAGTCAACGATCTTGGAAATCCATATAGTCCTAACACACTTAACATTGTGGATATAGGTGGAAAGCCAAATCTTCGCAACCAGCTTGAAGATGGTAATCTTCAGAGAATGATCATAGAGACACAGAATGGTGACTTCGTTTCTTACAGCATCACTAATGATGAAGCACACCCGTTCCTCATCCCATCTAGTGCATCTGGAGATATCCCCGAGTTTGGATATGGTATAAAGAGTAAGAAGAGCATGAATGATTCCATATTCCCTCCATATGTAGATCTAGTTGCACCATATCTTTATGGAATCTCAGGAGAATATGTTACTCCTCCGCAAAGAGCGATCTACTATGGTATTATCAATGAGAATATCAGTGGAGGCGGAGGTACATCATTCAATACTGCATATGATTACATACCAGGTTCTCTACATGTATATATGTCGGGAAGACCTTTGATCACATCCGAGTATGATACAGATACATCATATCCCGGTAATGATAAGAATGCATTCACAACACCTCTGCACTCTGGTATCGATGGTATTATGAAGACATCATATATCCCACTCAGTGGAGATGTTGGTGCTCAGCAAAGTAACATTGCTGAACAGAACAGGACAGAACTTTTCTTTGGTACCGATGAAGATAACGTCATTACTCTGGAGTTTGGGATCTATATCGATCCGCGAATCATTGGTGACACATCTACTGTTCCTCCAATCTGGAGAGAGGGAGATGGAATCTTTGTGCTTGAGTATAATAATGATGTAGTATATGAACCGGTTATCATTACCATCAGAGGCAAAAGAGCACGAAACCTTACTGACTATGTGGGTAATACGAAGCCTGAGTTTACAGAGTTTAGTCCAGCCAGGAGAAACTACGAATATTATGTAGAGGCAAATCGTGTATACTTCAATACAAATATAGATCTTGAGATTACAGTAAGATACTATGTGCTCCCCGATATCTTAGCTTCTGTAATAAAACTATACAGAACAGATAGAAGCATTGATACGGCCACGCCGGCCATCTATGACTATAGCAACTTTATCGATAAGGCATAAAGATGACAACGCTTATACAATATCAAATCGACGAGATCAAGACTGAACTGGAAGAGCTAGTCAACCAGACTGGTCCATTAGTGGACATCAGAATGGCCGAAAAGATTCTTAGACAGCTCAATCATCTAGTAGAGACAGGTGGATTTCCAGAGTTTACGATTAGTGATGTTCGCTTCACAGATCCTTTACAATCAAAGCATCTAAATGATATGCAAAATCAGATACATAAAGTGATGACTGTGTCTCGAGATGTTCTTGAAGAGATGACAGATAAGTTTAATACAGTGCTCGATAAATTCACCACTGCAATAAATAAGTCAAGTCAAATGATTGAGACCTCGACTTCTTCTATCGATAACATCGAAGAACAAGTCAAAGAAAGAAGCACCAATGCTTCTATTCATACACATGAACTGAAGGTAATCAATTTCAACTTCAATTATAAAGAGAACATTAGTAATATTATTGCAGACCACACCATGACATTACCAATAGTATCAAAAAAGACACTTGCATTAACACCAAGTCTTAAGGTAGTTCAGCCATCTAATGCAATGATTACAAAACTGAATGACATGGAAGATGTCAGAGATAAAGATCTCTTCCGTGGATCATTTATCGGCCGCCTCATTGCTCCACTTGATTCCATTCGCTGGGGCAGAGACTACGGACTCAGTAATGCATTTGATGGTTCTTCAAACACTGACTTCATTGTACAAACAATAGGATGGCAGGCAGAATCTCAAGTCGACATCATGGTAAAGATGCCAAGGCTGCACAGTGCCAACATTATTACTATAGATACAAATGCATCAAGAACACACGTTGACTTTCTTGGAGGAACAACGACATTGACTGTGGTTCCAAGAAATGGTCTTATCATTGGTGATAGAAAGACGAATGCACTGAATTTCAGATTGAGAAACGAATTTGTAACTTATCCCACATATAATGTTCTAAAGCTGAAGGAGCGAGAATCCAAGGAGACCGTAAGTATCCTAAACTTCTCCGAAACTCTGGAAGCAATGAACCTAGCAAAAGAGATCTTTGGACCAAATCAAATTGTAGTAGATGTAGGTGATAGTGATCTGGAAGAGGTTGAAAAGAAAGCCATTCCAGTAGTAGAAACAATAGTAGATAACATTTCAGTGACAGAAGCGATATTTGGAACCAATACACTGTGGCAATCAAATGCAATCAAGACTGAAGATAACATTATCTCAGTCGAGATCAATGCAGAAACAACTGTACCAGATTCAGGAAGAGAGCTATTGAAGTTCTTTATCTCATTTGATGAAGAAGAATGGCATCAGGTAAGAAATGCAACAGGTGCAGTGAACTCATTCAATGTCAATTATCCAACAAGAATTGTTCTGAATGGTGATGAGCTCATTAATGAATATCTATATCTTCCAGAGATAAAGGAACAGAAGAAAGTATATCTGAAGATTGAGATGGCTGCAGCAGATTCAAACAAGGATACGCCAGTTATTTACTCACTAAAACTTAAGATCAAAACAGATCAGGTGGCTGAATAATGTCAATTATTAAAGAACTGCAAGAAGATCTGCTTATACAGCATGAGATTGCTGTTTATAATCGAGGTGAGACTGACCTGTTGTTAACTAAGCTGCAGGCAATGATTACTCACATCAAAGTATCAGATCTGTTGGGCAAACCCCTATTTCCAGGATATACATTTGAGAAACTGGCTGTAGAATCAGACGAAGAACCTAAGAGACCTCTTTTTGCATTACATAATGATAATATAACTGGACTAAGAAATGATACAGATGTTGTCGATGGTACTATCGATTGGATACAGACCACTATCGATAAGGCAGATAAAGCCAGTGAGAAGATCTTTACATTCATAAAGGACATTGGTGACAAGCTGAATGCGCTTATAAGACGCGCCAGCACCAGACTTCGTGCAGCAGCTAAGACACTTACAATAGATTTCTCATCTGCTCAGCATATCGATACAACCAATACTACAGCACTTATTGATCTAGAGAACCATGTGTGTTCACTAGCTGCAAAGTCTAATGTTGGTCAAGTTAACATTAGAGATCTGGATAAATCCGATGTCACTATATCTTTTGACAACAATGTCCCATACGGTACAGATAAATTACCATATCTTATTCTCAGACCAGCGAGTGATGACATAGTAAATATCACAGCAATAGACTACTCTAACTCTCTGAATGAGATTGGTGGTAGTATCCAGATGCGACTTAATAAGGATGGATACAATAAGACCATTAATTCAATCACAATTGAGATGGCTAATCCAGATGCTGTGACTTTAAGAGCAGAAGCCATTTATGGTACAGGTGATCAAAAAGAGATAGTGCCAGAGTTTCTTGCTGCTACTGGAATTTATACATTTACATTCGAAGGTATTGATGCATCAACGATTGAACTATTCATGCACAAAGTGGGTCCTGATCTAATACTGGATAACGAACGAAGATTTACATTTAGTATCAAGCGCATCCTACTTGAGAACACAGCATTCCAGAGTGAAGGTATTGTGCAAAGCACAGCCATTTCTGCTGGAATGTCAGTCGGTGATGTGATGCTGAAGGTTGATCACTATGTTCCTCGTGGGGCAGATGTTGACTACTTTGTCAGCAGTGATGGAACTCGCTGGATTGGAATAGATCCAATCAATGAAAAGGAATCGCCGCGGAATGTTATCTCCCTAGGTCTCAAAAGCACAATCTCTATTGATGATATCACTGAGAATGATAGCTCCAGATGGAGCACACTACAGCCACTGGAGGATTATGGAAACAAGCCTCTATATAATATTATTGAGAAGGCCGGTTTATCTGACTTTGTCTCTGGTGATGTCTTAGATATCTCTGGTTCTGCAGAGGTTTCTGCTGATCTTCCATCCATTCGTCTCATGCGCGGATATGATACATATGCTATAGATAATTCTATCCTTGAGATAAAGACAGAAATAGAGAACGTCAAGTACGTCTTTACAGATGTAGCAACTGGGGGAGTAGAATCCCTCGAGATCTATACCAGGATAGATAATGAAGCTAAAGTTATCAAGTCAGATCTCACAATCGAACTACAATATATACCAGCAAATGATGATATCTACGTTACAGATGGAGTATACAAATTAGATATCATTAGTAGAAATGGGAAAACTCTTCTGTTATCAGGTCCCAGTGGAGCACAAATTAATACAACAACATATGTGACTTATCCCGTATTGATTAGAACACTCGAACAGAGTGGAAAGTTTGTTCTCGAAGTGGATCCTGATAGCTTTGAGATGAGACACAGTCCTGATGAAGAAACTATTCCAGATGGTAATTTCTTCGTAGATCCGATTGGAAGACTAGTTAGCCTATCAGAGAATACAGAGATAGGAACATCCGTGGGAGAAGGAACCACTCAAGCCATTACTGTTAATGTTGGTAGTGGTTCATCCTCATCAACTATGCCAAGAAGAGCCAAAAGAACTGCATATGTCTCCTTCTCTTATACTACCAAATCTAGAGAGAAGTACAACATCTATACAACCAATGTCTTCTACTCTGTAGAAACAGAGATCGTTATTTATCCATTTACAGAAGAAGAAATCCAGGCTGGGAATCTTCACGTGATCGATGGTATCAATGTCAGCAACATGACAACATATCTGATGAAAAGTGGCTGGCATAACGTACGAACGACACAACCATATAAGACTGATCCCAACAATAGACTGGACGTAAATCAACTCACTTCCGATGTATCTATTGCAGGAATCAATCTAGGTGAATACGAAGAAATGCGAGCATTCGAAAAGCCTTTAAGGCTAGTAAGTACCAAAGCATTGTCAAATCAGGTAGGACCAAAGGACCACAGATCCTTTGCTTATAGCGGAGGAAAGATCTTATTAAACTATGTTCCAGAATCTCTACCTGAACAGATCAATATATATGAGTCACATGTAAAGGGCATAGATATCATTGGAAAGCGAGCAATCTATACTGCAGATGGTGACTTTGATTACTATGAAATCATACCAGACAAATACTCACTGTTCCTCAATACCAAGAGAAAGGAAGAGGACAGTGAAGCAGTAACCCAGATATACGTAAAAGCAAATCTTACCAGAGAAGGTAAGAAGACATATCAAACTCCGATCCTTAACAGGATCGAGTTATTGTTACTGTAGGAGGGAACATGTCTCTTCCCATAGATACACAAATCCTCGAATTCCAGCAGGTTGATCTCCTGGAAAGTCCTATCTGTGGTTATGAGTGGATAGCTAAGATCTCATTTGACAAGAACTTTGATAAGGCAGTAACTGGTGATTCATTTATCCTACACAAATGGATTATAGATCCAAGTGACCCTGACGTTACCCAATATCTGTCAGAACTCAGTAGTTCTCACCCATTCTTGCAGTATATGTCACTCTGTAGATACATGTCTACCACCCTCTTTATGGGTGGTCTAAGCATGCTGGAGGATATGAAGGCAGTCCACGAAACTGTCGATATAACGCCTATATTCCTAGCTGGAAGAGATTTCGTACTCGATCCTGTGGTTGACACAGACCTTATCGTACTGTATAATATGCAATATACGTACAATGGAACGTGTTATTGGACAGATTACACAGGATCATATGTTCCGGTGCCCCGTGAAAGGTATGACAAACGATTCAGACCCTGTATCAGTAGTAGAAATCTCAGATACAGAGGACACAATGAGTCATTCAAATATGGAGATACTTTCAGAGAGATTTCAAATGATTTGTTCTTCCTTTACAATAAGGAAGCCGAACTGGAAGAGTATTCAGAAACCATCATTCCAAGCGAAGAAACGATGCGGACCTTTTTGGATCTTCATGAAAGATTCGTTCATACAATAGGAGTCTAGCCGTGATATTCAATTTTCAAGAGCTAGTACGTGGAGAACAAACAGATTCTAGGAAGCTGAATGGCTTCTTCAGGGCTATTGGAGATGATGTCAGTGAACTCTACACTGGTCTCTCTCAGCTTGATACAAATCTAGAAGCGCAAGTTGATGCGGCTGGCGCCTCGAATGATGCGCTCATTGCACAGATGAACATCATTCAGAACTCTCTCAGTGGTGTGACAGATTCACAGACCTATCTATCCTTCTTTGATCCAGATAATGTTCTATATCCAACCATCACAGAAACTTCAGACACACAAAAAGCCGAACTAGATACCACATATGGTGCGACCACCTTAGCCATTACAGTCCAGCATAGAGAATTCTTACACCTGGATCCAAATACAGGAACATATATCCTCCCACAAAACATAGAGGACTATCTCGAATACTACATTACCAGCAATCGTTTCCTCCCTAAGGTTGATAGAATCATTGAGAATGATGTGAGTCGAATATTGGATGATAACGCAGCATCAGCATTTATCACTAAAGTATTTACAAGTAATCCAGCCATCTCTGATATCGAACAGATCTTCACTGTACGCATGGAAGCAGAGAAAGAGATCAACATGATCAAGATTATCCCTGTTCCAGAGATGGGTATCGATCTTACAAGTCTAGAGATTGATTCTCCAGGAGGAGGATACGGAACACTACGTAAGATTGATGGCACAGAATATAGTGTTCCAATAACCAATGCTCAACGACAGATCCTTCCGATATATCCAACAAACTGTAAAGCAATACGGTTTGGAGTTAAACAAAGAACTCGTAGTGCCACGATTCCATATCAGTTCCTCCTTGGAGTAAGACATCTCTCCATCGAGGCAAACACTTATAGCAATCTCTCGTATATATGCCTAAAGTTCCCAGTTCCTGCTGGGAAAACTGGTTTCTCTGAGCTAGTCCCAAATTGGATTGCTGATAGCAACACTGTGCTATCTGTGTATACAGATAAGGAACGGATGCTGGCATTGGATCCAAATCCACTATATAGATCAGATACGATGCCTCTACTACCACCAAATCCGATCATCTTCTCCGATTCACCCAGTAATATATATCTACTATTCAAAATGCAAACACCCACTGCAATCGCTAGTACACCCATTGTGTACGGTGCGAAGGTTCGCTGGGTATAAGCGAGGAACATTATGGCAGAGAAACGTTTACAACTTCCACTAAACTTTTCAGCTACTCCTCCAGGTGAGGGCTATGTCGGGACTCAGCATCAGAATGATGCGTTCGTTCTTAAGAATGCTCTAAGAGGGGAGCTCTTTAATTCATATGAGAGTATCTTTGCAGAAATCTATGAATTCTTTGGTGATATTCATTCCGATAAACTTGGTACCAAGAACAATATTGGTGACGCATTTGAGTCAGTATTCGAACAGCTGAATGCAAGTACTACTACATTTCTAACATATTATTTCTTCGCCCAGATGGGTGGCGGAATTGTTCTTCCTGATCCTGATCACCAGACAACTAGTGATGAGGAAGCACATGAATTTGATAGTAATAATACATCAACGATCCCTACCATTCAGATGGAGATCAGTGGTGGTACCGGCGTACTTGGACTTGGAAAAACAACTAGTGCAGTTGTAGTAGTAGACGATGAAACATCGCATATATTTGATTCTATTGATGAAGACATCGTTGGTAATATGACTGCAAGTGATGATACTAATGATTGGACAGGTGGTGAACTTCAAAATGCATCCACTGGCTCATGTACTCTAGATCACCATCATATTAAGGGCAACGCTGTTACTCCAGATCTGGGCGCCGGTCCAGTAGCAAGAACTATTATTGGTACAACCGGAACCAGCCCAGCTAAAGTCAACTATACATGGAATGATGGTGATTTCGATTTCGATCCTGAGACAGGTGAGATCACCAACTTCTCTGCTAATCCCGCAGCTGTCACATTCTACTATGTATACTTTCAGTACAGACGTGATGTGGTTGTCCTCAAACAAGGCACATCCAACAATGATCGAGTACTCATTCGTAAGGGCACTCCTGAGGATGAACTTTCTGAGACCACTACTAATATCATTGCGACCACAGATGAGCCCCTCTATGAAGTAGTCATCAGACCAGAGAACGATGAGTTCGACCACTTCGGCACCAGTGGTGCTACCACGGTGCTACCAGATAATCAGATCGTTGACCTAAGAGTTGGTCGGCGTGATGAAGAAGCCAGAAAAGGCCTCACAAATGGTGTCGTACAGTTCGAACATGATCGATTCATGTTCGACTTCCGTGATGACACCATGAAGGCATATGTTAAAGCAATGGACGCGATCGTTGATGGTGCATTGGTACGAACAGAACCTACTATCATTACTGTTCCTGCTGCTGATACAGATACCAGATTCGACATAATCCGTACTGCGAAAGACGGTACCGTAGATGTTGTCTCCGGATCATATGGTCTTCCAGTCGTACCTGAGGCAGGAGATGGGTATGCCCCTCTTGCCGCAGTAGAGATCCTGTCTGGCCAGACCACTCTGTCAGGTAGCATTAAGCCAACGATGGCATTGCCTGCACAGAATAAGAGTCTTGGAGCAAACGTTCTATGGACAAAGGACAGACCTCTCTATGGATTTGATGTCCAAGATCAAGCAGACTTTACTCTCTCACTGTCTGGAATGCCTAACCTAGCTAAGGAAGCTACGAGTCATATTGCATCTATGGAGATCAGTGGCGGCCGTGTACTGATCAATGGAGTGTTTGTAGACGTCCCAGACATGACATCACCATATAGTTTGAATATGAGCACATGGGATAATGGTGATTATCAATTGATCTGGATGGGAGTCAACAAGTCCACACTTAAGATCGATACCAGGGGTCAGAAATATGAATCCACTGAGAGATGGGAAGCACTAAGCCCACTCGGGTGGGAATCATATAAGATGATCAATGGTCAAGGTTCTTGGGATGACTTCGTTCCTCTATATGTATTCATAGCAGCAAAGGATACTACATCAAAGATTGCTCTATTGTCTGACGAAAGAGATTTCCATCCAGTCTTGCGCCCACGGATTAAGACTGGTATTATTTGGAAGACAAGGATTTATGGAGAGGACTGGTCGAATGAAAGGATCATCCTAAGACATGATATTGGAGTACCTGATTATGCAGTATTCATTCAGCCCATTGGTGTCTATCCTGCAGATCCTGTAGACCCAGTACCAGCTATCGAATACATCAGTAACAATCAGTGCACAATACATATCTCAACGGACAAACGCCTACCCAGTACATTATCTCTCTGGAGTAAAACTGAGGATGTTGCATCAATAACTAATCCTGAAGTTGGTCCCCCCGGTACTATTTTAAATTCACCGACCTTCCCTGTAGGAAAGTTTGGGAGGGGAGTGGGAATGGATTATGCTGGATCGGTTTTTAATGGTGTATATCATGCTCTACCGTATCCTGCATTCAATACTGATTTAGGATGTTTTGAGGTATGGGTTAAGCCTGTTGGATTTAGTATCGTAGATTCGAAGTCTGTTGGTGGACCTAATGGTGCATATTCAATCTTTGAGTGGAAGGTTCCTGGTTCAGGCGGTCACTATGTTTATGTTAGATTTCATACAACTAATGGGCTGGAATGGCTTAATGGCGCCGCGGATCAGTGGATATCAGTCATTGCTGCTATTGATATCCCAGATGGTACTTGGGCTCATCTTGCGTTTACTTGGGACAGGAGCCATGCCACGAAGAAACAGCGAGTATTCTTCAATGGCATAGAAGTAGCTTCACGCAATGTTGCATGGGCAGCTGCGACTGATTCTTCGACACGAGAATTTCGTGTCGGGTATGGTAATGAAGGTGGGAATGTGTGGTGGGAAGGTGTTCTTGATAATTATAAGTTCTGGGATTATCAGAAGCTTGATTTCTCGGACAGAAATACCGAGGGATACATTGCTGCTACTGACACGTTGCAAGGTTTCAGGTGGTTAGCAATCGCTGAAACAGATATGATCGAATATGGTACGATCAAAGCCGGTTATGATGCTGATACATCACAGATCCTGCCGATTAACTTCTCTGACAAAATGTACGATGGAGACGTTACATATCCAGCAATCCTCCTATCTAATATCTATCATGATGATTGGGAGAATGATAAAGCACTCACCGCATACCAAGAATCCCTTGGTACAAGTGGTGAGCTCATAGGTATCAGCGCCAGGATTCATGACAATGACATAAGTGGTTATCCTACGCCACATTACATTAACTATGCTATATTCCCAGACTCAATGCTAATGGCTCGCGGGAATAGCGCACTAACGATTGCTGATGCTACCTACGAACAATCAGGCTATGTCAGTGAAGTAGATGACCTCGATATCAACCGCATAACTCTAGCACAGCACTACGAGTTGGATGATTCCGTCCCTAGCGGCGTCGCAACCAGCATACAGAGAGCAACTTCTGGAAACGGTGATCAACTCAGGATCGTCGGAGTTCCAGGAGATTATAATATCAACTGGTTTACACTAAGAGAACCAGTAGCCCCAATTCGTCCATATGGACGTCAAGATCTATAGGAGGATAGAAGATGCCAGACGAAACAACCAAAGTAGAAGTATCCAAAGCAAAGCCATGGTGGAAGAAATTTAAATTAATGGTTGGTATCGGAACTATTGTTATCGATGCAGTAACAATTCTGGTTTCCCAGCTGGTCACAGATCCTGCAACTAAGGCAATCATCATAAAGATGGTGCCCGTAGTTACGACAATGGGAATCACACTGATTACCGGACACACGATCACTGATACTGCACGCGAACTCAAAAAGAAATAGAACACAGATACACCAATCTATTTCTAAGGATACCGAATGGGACACAAACAAGAACATCCTAAAGATATCAGTGCATATAAGACACAACTGATTGCACTGGCAAAGGCCCTGAGGCGTGCTCCGAACCTCGCAGAAGTTGCTACGAGGTTCGATTTTAGTGTCACGACTGCACACAAAATCGTTGGCAACTCTAGAAAACTAACTAGCTATCTCTCAAGATGGTTGCAGTTTGACAGAGACGGTAATGTCATCGGGACAAGACCAAAGACAGGAGGAGTACCACAAGAACTGGAAGAAGAGAATCGAGCACTCCGTTCGACAGTTGATAATCTTACTAAGAGAGTCCTGAAGATTGACAAAGCCAAGACTCTCGAAGCAGTTCTTGTACGAAAGGTAACTGATGCCATTGGAATGTTGCCTATTATTAAGACAGTTCCGAAGCCTCCAATGATAAAGGGTAAGTTGGATGGTGAAGCGATTCTATTACTCTCTGATTCACACTTTGGTGAAGTTGTAGATATGGAAGAGATGTGCGGAATCAATGAATATAACATGACAGTTGCCGCGAAGCGTATCCAATATCTCGTAGACAATGTCTTTGAGAATCTGGATCCGTTCAAGGTAAAGAAGCTTCATATCTTCATGCTAGGAGATATGGCAAGCGGAAACATCCATGATGAATTAAGAGAGACAAATAATCCTAACATCGTTGATTGTACCTTCATGGGGTCTAGTCTACTTGCACAAGCTACATGTGAGCTTGCTAGTAAGTACGAAATAAGTATTACTGGAGTTCCTGGAAATCATGGACGGATGACAAAGAAGAAGTCATACAAACAAGCATATGTCAATTGGGACTATGTCATGTACAGAGCTCTCGAGAAGGATCTGAGAGGACAAGAGAATGTAACCACTTCATTCAACCATTCGATCTTCAGAATTGTAGATGTCCAAGGCCAGAGATTCCTTATCCTACATGGTGATAACATTCGTGGATGGGCCGGAATCCCTTGGTATGGCATCGAGAGAGCAACGAAGAAACTGGTTGAGATCCTACAAACTCAGCGAGAAAAGCCTTTCGATCATATATGTTTGGGACACTTCCATTCCGGCGGGCTTATCAACCGTACACAAGGTAAGGTATTTGTTAATCCTTCTATCATTGGTGGGAATGAGTACAGTCTGGGAGCTCTGTTCTCAGTCTCAGAACCACAACAGACATTGATGCTAGTTAACAAGGACAAAGGTATTCAGTATGAGATGCCACTCAGTCTTAAGAAAGCAGATCTCTTGACTGACAAACAAATGAGATACAAATTATAACAGATAACTATCTGAGGGAGCACAACTGTAAATGATCAATATATTAGAACAATGGAAGAAGATCTTCCAATACATCTTTGGCACAAATGAGTTCAAGACTGCTCTCTCTGACAACGAAGACAAAGTCGGAATCTCCAGCAAGAACATGCCAATACTCATATTTTACCCTACGAACACAGGCAGACCTAAAGACTGCTTTGGAATTCGTGGGGTTCGGACTCATGTATATGATAATGAACATCACGAGATTCAGATCTGGTACACCAGAAGAAGTCGGGACTACGACTTCTTCACCAAGAGAGACAGATTTAGTAGGATCATTATGATTCCACCAACAGAGCATGGTGCAAAAAGAGTTATGCGTTTCAGTCATCTAGTGATGACTGAAAAGAAAGAAACAGCATGGGGCTCCGAGATTACTTATATTGGAAGACCTGTACAGGAGGCAAGACATGTTTAATAAAGGAGAAATCCTGAACGATATTCTCAAAAACAAGGCTCTAATCGATAACATAGGACCAAAGAATTTGCTAATTAATAGCAACTTTGATGTTTGGCAGAGAGAGACGAGTAAGGTCTTGACGACCAGTCTGGTCTATCTTGCTGACCGCTGGTTAGTGAGCGGAGGTACCAGTGGTGAGTATATGTCGCGGCAGGATTTTACTAACGGGCAGACAGATGTCCCAAACGAACCGAAGCATTATCTACGTTTGTCCTTAGATGGTGAGGATGGTAAAATAGCTCAACGAGTAGAAGGTGTGCTGACACTTGCCGGTCAAACTGCGTCTTTGGGTTTCTGGATACGAACATATGGTGCTATTAACTATACGTTAAAGTTGGTGCAGAATTACGGTAGTGGAGGTAGCTCCGCAGACACGACAGTCATACAATCAAGTGTCGCGACGATTAACGCCTGGACATACCATACATGCACATTCGATGTTCCAAGTGTATCTGGAAAGACAATATCGGGCGGTGATGATTACCTTGAAATTCTGATAGAGTTCGCTACAACTTCTGGGAGTATTAGATTTGCACAAGCACAATTAAACGAAGGTGAATTGCTTGACTATCAGCCAAGAACATTCGGAGAAGAGTTACTAGCTTGTCAGCGATATTACGAAAAGAGTTATGAGATGGATAAATTTGCAACTGATGTTGGAGCTGCTGGTGCAGTCGGTACTATCGGAACAACAAATGGGCATTGGTCAATTGAAGTTTCTTATAAAGTTAGTAAAAAACCAGGAGGTACGACAATCAAGATTTATGCACCAGCATCCGGCACTCTTGGTCAGGCTCGTAATGGTATTGATAACCAGGATACTCCATATGGATTTATAGTTGCTGGAAGTAGTGGTTTTTCTATTACAGCACATACCGGTGGGGATGCTGATGATCAAATTTATGCTCATTTCACTGCTGATGCTGAATTATAAGGAGAAATGAAATGGCTAAACATTATATTGTTGTTGATAATGATGACTTGGTAATCGATAGTTTCTCAGATGCATTCAGGAAACCATCTGGTGGAGAGATAGAAGTTAACTCAAATGGCGGCAGACATTTTAACTTGAACCTGCGTGATAAGAATACGAATCCTCGTCTTAAATGGAATGGATCTGCTATCGTTGAGCGAACAGAAGATGAACGCGATCCAATGGATAACCTGAAACAACGCATGAAAGATCGTGTATTCAAAGCTGGTATACATATTATGCAGAAGACACAATGGAAAGTCGACCGTCATCGCGAAGAATTAGAGCTCAGTATTGCAACCACGTTGACACCAACACAGTATACAACACTTCTAACACAGCGCAAAACAATACGGGACAAAATCATTCAATTTTATCAGCAGATCACTGATCTATCAGATAGGCAGCTAGTAAAAGACTTTGCCGCGGACTTCTCAGGAGAATAATATGCCAGACCCAGCAACAACAAATGGACTCGGTAATATACTCGGCATAAGTGGTCTTGCCGGCGGTAGTCTTGGAACCGGCATCCTACTCAAGATCATCTTCGATTGGCTAAAGGGGAAGAAGAACGGCAATGGCGATTCAGATAAGATCTTATCTAAGCTTGAAGAGATCAAGACTGAGATCCATGATACTAGAATGAGCAATGACCGCACAGAACAGGCTGTAAATAAGCTTGTATCACAATCTGCGGCCACAGATGTCAAAATACAGGCGATTCTGGACAAGAATCACGAGTAAGTTGACGCCCCTAAATAGATATGATATAATATATTAGCTAAACAAGGAGCATACATATGGCACCACTCGATAATCCTACAGATATGGAAGAACTGAGAAGGTTCTTCAAGTCAAATAGCGGCAATGCTAATAGTGGTGAAGGCGATATTTTGACCGCTTTTGATCCCAAGCTTACTATCACCAGCAGTGGTGGCAATACAACCCAGATCGATGCTGAACTCGGGGGACATATTGCGAGAAAGAGATTCACATACCCAGATGCCAACACACAGATTGTGTGGCCCTGGGAATTCGTGAGTTAACAGGAGCTTGACATGGGCAGCATTATAGGTCACAAAGTCAATAATACTATTTTCGGCATAGCCACAAAGGGCTATGTCGATGATGCCATATCTGGCATTGCATCAACTGCATATAACTATGTATCCACCTGGGACGCTACTACCAACACTCCAGCACTAGCTAGTGGTGCTGGTACCAAGGGAGATGTCTACTACGTGAATGTCGGTGGTAGCACGAACTTAGACGGAATCACAGACTGGGTAGCGGGCGACTCTGCTGCATTCAATGGTTCTGTCTGGACCAAGTGGGATCATACCGATCAGATCACCAGTATATTCGGTCGACAAGGTATTATTGAAGCAGTAAGCGGAGACTATGATGCCGCCGAGATCTCTTCTCTTCCAGACACATTAAACTACTGGAGCAAGATGGGGTCTACTATAGAGATTACCAATCCAGTGGTTGGCCCGGTTACGACATTGGACGCGACAGTTGTATACGAAACTGGCAAGTTTGATAATGGCGTGCGGGGTACAGTAGCAGATGAGGAAAAACCCATATCGTTCCCTACTATATCTCCATCTTTCGATTTTGCACAAGGCTGTATTGAAATGTGGATCCGTCCCGTAGGATACAATATTGTTAATGGTATTAATGATGCCGGCGATGGCGAAGGCAAGTATTTATGGCAGTGGATGAGTCCAGCACCACATAACTATGTGCACTATTTTAAATTCGGCGTGATTGGCATCGGTTGGCAAACCAATTCTGCTGCCGGTCAAACTCATTGGGATGATGAACTTCCTGGATTAGATATTGCTGATGGTGAACTTGCTCATATTGCATTAGTCTGGGATCGCACACACCTCACCAAGAAACGTAGAGTTTACCTGAATGGAATTGAAGTTGGATCAAACAATGACCAGTGGAGTGATGAGGACATGACTGGCGCTACGATGACTATAGGAAGCGCCACTGGTGGAACTCGTATTCTCGAAGGCCAGATGGATAATATGAAATGGTGGGATTTTGCACAAACTGATTTCTCAGGAAAAGACATAGAAGGATTCGCCACTGTTGCTAATCATCTCGCCAGTAGCGAGCTTCACAGAGAGATCAATGATTCAGAATATGCTGATACTGATTTATGGAGTGCTGACCAGATAAGTGGACATGTAGCAACTGAGATCGGATCTATTAGTGATGCTGAAGATTCAGTTAGCGGTGTTCTCCTGGGGGACGGAACCGGAGCATATTCCGAGGCAGATGCAGGTGACCTTCCTGTCACCATACAGGGAAGTCCTCCAAGCACATTAAATTACTGGAGTAAGATGGGTACTCCCGGAGAGATCACCAGTCCGGAGGTCGGTCCTACTACAACTCTGACTGCGACAGTTGCATACGAAACTGGAAAGTTTGACAATGGTGCTAGAACTACAGTGGTGGATGAGGCAAAAGACATATCATTTCCAACAGTATCTCCTTCGTTTGATCATGCACAAGGTTGTATCGAGATGTGGATCAGGCCTGTTGGATTTAATATCGTTAATGGTGCATATGATGCCGGTGGTCCACCGAAGTTTCTGTGGTATTGGAACAGTGCATATGAGCAACATTTTAGATTCCAAGGAAGTGGCGGTGGTATTTATTGGAATCTTAATGATGCTGGTGGATCATATGCATGGTCTGGTGAACTTCCTGGATTAGATATTGCTGATGGTGAGTTAGCACATATTGCATTCGTATGGGATCGCACACATAGCACAAAGAAACGTAGAATCTATCTGAATGGTGTAGAAGTCGGCTCAGATAATACAGCATGGGTCGATGAGGACATGACTGCTGGGACAATGTATATTGGAACAGATACTGGTGGGTATACAGGTTTTTACGGCCAGATGGATAATATGAAATGGTGGGACTTCGCGCAGACTGATTTCTCTAGTAGAGATACAGAAGGATTTAGTTCAATAGGCGATGCCCAAACTTACCTCGATGATAATACTGCAGGTATTACAGCAAACGTCGCAAGCATTGCAACAAATGCTGCTTACATAGATACCGTCAGTGGTGATGTCAATACGCATTCTGCTGACTCAGACAAGCACTCTCAGGTATATAGCTTCTTCATTCCTGGTGATGCCGTGTCAGGCACGGCAATCCAGGAGGCGGAAGTTGCCTTCTCTGGAGATATCTCTCTGGTAAGAGCTACAGCTAAGGGACCAGTAGGTGGGAATCTGGATATCGATATTGACCTAAATGACACAACAATCTTTACCGACCAGGATAAACGACCACAAATCATCTCTGGATCTCTGTCTGATATCAGTGATACACCAGATATTATAACTGTTGTACCTGGTGATATCCTGGGCGTGAACGTGGATGCTGTCGATCCTGTAGATCCTGGAAACAAGGTAAAAATAGCCATCGTCGTGGTATAATAATATTGGCTATAGAATCATTGCGACATAAATCACAGGAGGAAGTAGATGGCAGAAGACCAAACTCCCAATGAATTCAAACGAGAATCTATCCTATCAGCGATATCAACATCTATAGAACTTCAAATTCTTAAGCTCTTTAAGCAACTAAAAGAGACATATAACAAGAGATTTGAGATCTATGATGAGGATATCGACAAGCTCAATAAATTCATGATCAAAACTATATCATGGATGGAAAGTCATGAAGCACAACACAAACGTGATCTTACCATCCTTTCGCTCGTATTGGTTGGAGCAACAATACTAATCAACTTCGTGTTCTTTATGCTAAAATAAGGAGAACAACATGAACAAGACAATCAAATTCCTTGGTAAGATCTGGACAATCATAGTCTTTCCAGCATTGAAAGCCGCGAAACCAGCTTTGAGGAAATGGGCCAAAAAGAAGCTGATTCCTGAGCTACAGAAGAAGATCAATGCAGGCGCTATCGATCAGCAAGTTGATGATAAGATCAAAGAAGTTATCCTGAACCTGATTGATAAGATCTAAGAACAATACAGAGAATTAGATGGCTCGCGATGATCTCATCATAAATTTAACTGACTTCTCCATCGAGGACCTTGATGATGTTATTATTGAGTCACCAACAAGCGGCGAAGTTCTTGTTTACGATGAAGATCTTAGCGGTTGGGTTAATGAGTCTATAAGCCAGATCGCTATCTCTGGCGATTTCTATACAAAGACAGAGACAGATGACCTCCTGGATGATAAGTCCGACACAGGACACACTCATGATGACTATGCCCTTTCAGGTCATGTACATGATGAATATGCAACTTCTGGACATATACATGATGACCGATACTATACTGAAGATGAATCAGATGGGTTATTTGAAGCATCAGGCACAATGTCAACCCATGAAGGCACATATGTACACGGGGACATCGCTTCAAATAGTGCACACCGCAACACAACTACCGGAAACCCACATAACATCGATGCAGCAGATGCTGGCGCTGATCCCGCGGGCACTGCAGCCTCAGCAGTGTCAGCACATGAATCATCATATGATCACGATGCCTATGATGTTCACGTTGCCAGTGGAGAAATTCACAGACGGATCGACGACTCCGGATATGGAGCAGAGGACCTCTGGAGTGCCGAAAAGATTAGTGGAGAACTCGACACTATCTCTGGTGGAGGGAGTACGCAATATATAGATGATCTCCTTGATGTTGATACTGCAGGTGTTATCTCAGGAGAGATTCTCAAGTTTGATGGTAGTCAGTGGCTTAATGCAGTGGATACTGGGGACGCTGGTGATCAAAATATTGACGGAGGACGCGCGGATACAGTCTACTTTGTACAAAACGTAGACGGTGGTGCAGCAGCGAGCTTCTAAATGGCACAACAGATACAAATTAGGCGGGACACTGCAAGCAATTGGACAAGCGTCAATCCAACCCTAGCTGTTGGTGAATACGGATACGAGACCGACACCGACAAGTTAAAGCTTGGGGATGGCTCCACTGCTTGGAACTCTCTCGGATACATGCTCGCCCCAGTCTTGATCTCTTCTCCGATATCCGGAGAAGTTCTGAAGTATGATGGCACATACTGGGTAAATGATCAGGACATAAGCGGCACTGGCGCAATTGCTGGACACGAGTCGATCTATGATCACGATGCATATGATCAGCACCTAGTCAGCGGAGAACTCCACAGGCAGATCAACGATTCTGCTTACGGAGATACTGATCTATGGAGCGCCGAACAGATAAGTGGTGAGCTGGTAAGTAAGTCTGATACAACACATCTTCATGATGATAGATATTATACTGAGACTGAAGCCAATGGTCTCTTCGAGCCATCAGGTCACACACATGATGAATATGCAGAATCGGGACACATACATGACAACAGATATTATACAGAAGCAGAAGCCGATGGCTTATTCTCCGCCTCGGGTCACCTCCACGACGATAGATATTATACCGAAACTGAAGCGGACGGACTCTTTGAAGCGTCGGGAGCAGTAGCTGCTCACGAATCAGCATACGATCACGATGACTTTGCACTGTCAGGACATGCTCATGCTATCAATGATCTCTCTGATGTCACGATCGGTTCTCCCGTATCAGGAGAGATTCTCAAGTATAATGGATCTCAATGGACCAATGGAGAGGATGTCAGTGGTGGCACCGGATCAGTGGATGCTCACGAGGCATCATATGATCACGACTTATATGATACACACATAGCGAGTGGCGAAATCCACCGCACCATCGATGATGCCGGCTACGGATCGATCGATCTATGGAGTGCCGAGCAGATTAGTGGTGAATTGGTAAGTAAGTCTGACACTGGGCACAGCCACAATGACCTCTATTACACAGAGGCTGAGGCAGATGGTCTCTTTGCAGCTTCAGGGCATGTCCACGATGACATTTATGAAACGTCAGGCGCAGTGGCGGGACACGAAGCCGCTTGGGACCACGATAACTTCGCGTTGTCGGGTCATAATCACGATGCTGACTACGCGGCATTGGACCATGATCATGATGCAGATTACGAAGCATCAGGAGCTGTCACTGGTCATGAGTTTGCCTACGACCATGAGGCATATGATGACCATCTAGCAAGCGGTGAGCTTCATAGAACTATAGATGATGCAGGATATGCCGATACAGATCTGTGGAGTGCACAGCAAATCAGTGGACAATTACAACAGAGCTTCTTGATTCAGATATCGGCAGGAATGGATGCACCCAACACCACGAATCAATATCTGAGGGGGCCTGGAGACATACCGATGAACCTCGGGGGTTTCTCTCTTCCGTTTGATTCCACGCTAGCTGGAATAACAATGGTGGGAGGAGCAAATAACGATATATGGAATACTGAGGTTAGGAAGAATGATGGTATAACTGTTCTAGCTTGGCTCAATATTACGAATGCATATGAAAATCATGATTTCACTCAGAATGTTGACTTCGATGCCGGGGATAGAGTACAGTTATACATGAGCGGAACAGCAGTGAATAGGCCCTCAGTGACTGCGTTCTTTACGAGGAGAATCGGCTAATGGCATTCAGAATAACTACCACAGGGGCACCAGATCCTGTTGTATTCGACGACTTGGGAGCAAGAAGTTTCTCACACCCGACTACCGGCTACGATCTTCTACTGGAGTTCTCACAGGATGAAATCAACAACTCTGTTGATATTCAGGACGCAATTGATATCAGTGGAATTACCGTTGTAGACGAGTTTGGTAATTCTATAACATCAGTTAGCAATGAAAATATCATGTCGAGAACCACATATGATATGAATCAAAATGGTGTGGTCGACGATGTAGATAGTATTGGTGGTCTTGCCTCTGGTGATCTTGCTCTTGCTGGCCACACACATAACGATCTATATGAAGTGTCTGGTGCTGTAGATACACATGAAGTGGCTTGGAATCATGATAGCTTTGCTCTATCCAGTCATGATCATGATGCTGATTATGAGGTATCTGGCGCAGTTGCATCCCATGAAATCACACATGATCATGACAGCTATGATACGCACCTTGCCAGCGGAGAACTACACAGAGAAATTAATGATTCAGGATACGATGCTACCGATCTCTGGAGTGCACAGAAGATAAGCGGTGAACTCGTAAACAGTGATCAACTCAGTGAGCTGAATGATGTAACTATATCTGCACCTGTATCAGGAGAACTTCTTACCTATAATGGAACCGAATGGATAGATGGTGGCAATGCCTTTATAGATGGAAATCTGGATGTCAGTGGAGATCTGACTGGCATTACTCTATATGGAGATGGATCGAACATCACTAACATCGGTACCTCAGTATCCAATGCTGTAACAATCGATGCAAGAGTAAATGAAGCTGGTGGCATTACCAAGGGACAAGCAGTATACATCAACGGATCCACAGGCATGACACCTCAGGTGGGTCTGTGTGATAATACAGACCCAGCAAAAACGGGCATTTATGCATTAGCAGCTGAGACAAGAACTCATGGCCAAAGCATTCTTATCAGACGAGAAGGCATACTGAATGGTGTCAATACAAATAGTTGGAATACAGGCGACAAACTGTATCCCTCTACTGCGGGTGCTCTAACCAATGTGATACCCACAGGAGCAGTCAAAAGTGCTGGTGTGGTCGTAACCAAACACATATCACTTGGAGTAATCCTTGTTTCGACAGGGATCAAGGATTGGTATGTCTCTGCCGCTAGTGGGCAGGATATAGATCTCCGAATGGGAGACAACGCTGGTGCAACCCATATTGCATTTGAGAACTACAATGATGATGAAGTTGCACACATTGACTCCCTTGGGAATGGATACCTCAGTGGGGACCTTACTATTTCCGGAAGCCTTACCGATGGAACAAATGCAACCACCCCAGCCCAGATCAGATCACACATTGATGATACTGACAAACACAGAGAGATTAATGATTCAGGATATGGCTCTACTGATCTGTGGTCAGCTGATCAAATCAGTGGAGAACTAGCTGGCAAATCGGACACTTCGCATACCCATGATGATCTATACGAAACATCTGGTGCAGTGGATAGCCATGAATCAACCTGGGATCACGACAATTTCTCAATCGTTAGCCATGACCATGATGCTGATTATGAAGTCTCCGGTGCTGTGAATACACATGAATCCGCATATGATCACGATGGATACGATACCCATTTAGCTGATGCTGATAAGCATCGAGAGATCAATGATACTGGATATGGCGTGACTGACCTCTGGAGCGCGGACAAGATCAGCGGTGAACTTGCCAGTGTGGAGGGTGATCTAGACGAGAAGGTCAAGATATCCAGTAATGATACAACTAGCGATTATCTGTCCAACAAAATCAGTGGAGATGCCGGAGATATTGTTGTCTCAGAAGAAAACGATGGTGGCAACGAATACATCAAGATCGACATAGGAAACAATGTTTCCGGAGCGATCACTCACGCAAATGTCACAACAGGTAACCCACATAGCTTAGATGCATCTGATGTTGGTGCGGATCCAGCAGGGACAGCAGCAAGCGCAGTCTCAACTCATGAGAGCACCTGGGACCATGATAGTTTCTCAATATCCGGACATGATCATGATGCAGATTACGAAGTATCTGGCGCAGTAACTACACACGAAAGTGCATATGACCACGATGGTTACGACACACATATTGCTGACGATACAAAGCACAGAACAATTAATGATTCTGGATATAGTGTCACCGACCTATGGTCAGCTGATCAGATAAGTGGTGAACTAGCTGGAAAGTCAGATACCAGTCACAACCATGACGAGAGATACTACACAGAAGATGAATCAGATAGCCTTTTCGAGGCTTCAGGTGCTGCAGTTACAGTAGTGTCTGCACATGAATCTGCCTGGGATCATGATAACTTCTCAGTGGTGAGTCACGATCATGATGCAGATTATGAGACATCGGGAGCTGTAACTGCACACGAAGGCACTTATGCCCATGGTGACATAGCGACTAACTCAGCACATAGAACCACAACCACAGGCAATCCTCATAATCTTGATCACAATGATGTAGGTGCGGAGGTTTCGGGTGCAGTAGATACTCATGAGAGCTCATATGATCACGATGGTTATGATACCCACGTGGCAGATGCTGACAAACATCGGGAGATCAACGACTCCGGCTACGGGCCCACAGATCTGTGGTCAGCCGAGAAGATAAGCGGAGAGCTCGAGAATGTCTCTGGTGGCACAGGAGCAACAGAACTTGATGAGCTGACTGATGTTACTCTGTCCGGCCCTGCATCAGGTGAAGTTCTGCTATACAATGGTGCAGAATGGGTGAATGACACAGTCAGCGGCGCTGGTGGAACGGATCCGAATGCTATTCACGATAACGTGCCCAGCGAGATTCAAGCCATTACCCAGAAAGTATCTCCAATAGGCACAGACATAGTTCTTATCGAGGATAGCGAAGCAACATGGGCCAAGAAGAGAGCACAGCTCAGTGACTTCCCAGCTGCTGCTCATACTCACACATATCTCGATAATGACTTAACCATTAGTGGTGACTTTGTCGCTAGTGGAGACATTACGGCCATTGGATATAATATTCCCAATAGATTTGCTATGCCAGTGACATATGATTCTGCTGGTATTAATGCAGCTATTGATACATTAGGGTCCATGGGTGGAGAGATATATCTTCCTGCTGGAGATTATGATATTACGGCAGAAATAACTATAGATTACTCCAAGACCAAAATCATTGGTGCTGGAAGAGCTACTCAGTTATGGGCTAGTAATCGTGCGGCATTTGACGATGCCACTAGTACGCTATCAGTTGATGATACGATTACTGGAAGCGTCAACTCCTATACTGCCATCGTCCGTAGGATTGTCTATGATACGGCCACAACCGGTACTGTTTGGTTTACCGACCTGAGTAATTCCGCTGGATTCAACGATGACGAAGTGTTGGCCAGCGGCGGTAATGACATCACTCTGAATGGAGCTTCTGTCCAACCGAACTTTGACGTATTTTTAGCAGCAGGTGGAAAGAATGAACTTACTTTTGCTAATTTTGTTATTTGGGGTGCGTCGGGCAGTGGTAACACAAAGCATGGAATAACCCTTGCCATATCTGACGACACCATTGTTGATAATGTCACGATCAATAGAACTGGAGGTAATGGGATTGTCGCATTGGCTACTAGTAGCCTTCGTGTAATGAATTGTTATATCAACTACGTTGGTCTTGTTGGCATATCGTTCGGATCTGGGGATAACATGTTTATCCGTGGGAATACTATTATTGGCTCTGGTACTAATGATATAACATGCACGGGAGCCGATCGACTACGAATAATGGGCAACTTTATCAATGGGGATTCAATTGCTGGTAAGGGTATCGTTATGACTGGCAGCAACAATTGTATTGTTGCTGGTAATCACCTGCTCAATCATACTACAGTAGGTATTGAAGAGTTAGCAAATTGTGACAACAATATCATCTATGATAATGATACAGAGGGAGAGTCCACTCCGTACGACCTCAAAGGCATAAATTCAACATACCAACTAATGGAAGGCGGAGTCAACGATTTCGTCGGCGGTATACTTCGGGACATCGCCGATCCTATGCAAGATCAGGATGCTGCCACCAAGGCATATGTAGATTCCAATACGGAAGTATCTGGCGCCGTGGCCACACATGAGTCTGCCTGGGACCATGATAACTTTGCAATATCCGGCCATGACCATGACGCCGACTACGAAGTCTCCGGAGCTGTAGCATCACATGAAAGTACGTACGACCACGACGGATATGACACACATCTCGCTGATGATACCAAGCATCGAACGATAAATGACTCAGGGTATGGAGACACCGATCTCTGGTCGGCGAACCAGATCAGTGGAGAACTTGCGGGCAAGGCAGATACAGGACATGGACATACCCTAGATGATCTATCAGATGTGGTCATCTCAGCACCGACATCCGGCGCAGCTCTTATCTACAATGGATCAGACTGGATCGATGATACACTCAGTGCTGCCGATGCAGATGCTATCCACGACAATGAAGCATTCGAGATCAGCGGAATAACAGAAAAGACCACTCCAGCCAGTACAGATTTGCTTGTCATTGAAGATTCGGCTGCAGGCTATGTGAAGAAGCGAGTTCAAGTAAGCAAACTAATATTCCCAACATTCCATTTCTTCGCAGATCAGTTTGACAGCCCAAATACAGCAGATTGGGCAGTAAATAATTCAACTAGGGCGTTTGCAGATAGTAACAACAGTGCATTAACTGTCCGTGAATTTGATGATACATCTGAAGAGGGAGTCGGAATGATTATAGAAATTCCGACTGGTGCAACTAATATAGTTATCTCACTTAGGTCCAGACCTGAAACAGGAGCGGCTTCTAATCTTGGGGTTGTGCCAAAACTGTATGTCCGAGAGATGCCAGATAACGGAGTCGTTGAATCGTGGTCGGCAGGAACCGATATGACAGCAATTACAATGGGAACGTCAAATGAATATTTTCAATATGATACTCAGACGATTGCGTTGACCACGTTGTCCCTTGTCGCAGGAAGGATTGCTCAGATAGAACTGACTCGTAATACAGGAAGCGGAAGCGATACACTCGTGGATGACTGGAATCTTCTTGAGCTGAAGGTGAGTTTCACATAATGGCTATGCAATTTGATGGTGTGAGTCAAGCTCTTGTAAGTGACGCAGTCATTACTGTGCCAACTGATGGAACTATATGCTTTTGGGTCAAAAGAGACAATATCGGATCTATTCATACATTAATTTATGTAGAGGATAACTTCTTAATTAGATTTAACACCAGTAATGAAATACAAACTATCTTACGCAGACATAAAGCAAAAGGAACTGAAAGTAATGCAACGATAACGTCTACTACACAGTGGTATCATGTCGCTTGTTATTATACTAATGCAGGCGTAAATGGCATATTCATTAACGGTGTATTTGATATATCGGACACACAAACGACGGGAGCGGTTACTAATGATTATTTACGGGTTGGTGATGCTGGCTATGGAACTAATAACTTTCACGGAGTCATTGATGATCTGCGAATATATAATAGAGTTCTACCGGCAGATGAAGTGGCAACAATATATGCATGTAGAGGTACAGATGGAATACATTATGGATTAGAATATAGATGGGCACTGAATGAACCAACGCCTATAGTTTGGAGGGATACAGTCGGAACGGTCCACCCGTATGGTGTTGCAATTTCCAACGGAAAGATTTATATAGCAGAATCGCCTCCATTAGCTTCTGGTGATAAAATTACTGTATGGGATGAAACCGACTTGTCATATATCACTTCATTTGGTGCTAATGGACTAGGGAATGGGCAGTTCCGCGATCCAAGAGGGATTGCCATTTCAAACGGTAAAATCTATGTAGTTGATTTTGGTAATGATCGTGTTACTGTATGGAACGAGTCCACGTTGGCATGGGAATCGAATTTTGGATCGACGGGAGCTGGTGATGAGAACTTTTCGGGCCCCATAGGAATAACAATCGACAATGGGAAGATATATATAACAGATGAAGGCAATAATCGGGTATGCGTGTGGGTAGAATCCGGATTGACGTGGGATGCAAATTCGGGAGCCGTTGTGTCATCCCCGAGGGGGATCGGAGTAGCAGATAGTAAAATATTCATCGCGTCATTTATTGGGGATCAGGTGGTTGTCTTAAATCAATCGGACCTATCAGCCAATACGACATTCGGGTCGAGTAACTTAGATGGTCCACGAGGTCTTCATATTGCCAACGGGATTATATATGTTCTTGATAATGCTAACGCCCGTATAGCGTTTTTTGATTTGTCTGATTATTCCCTATTGCTGTCTTATGGTTCAAGTGGTTCAGGAGTTGGGCAGTTTTCATCGTTGAGAGAAATTACCTCTATCCACAATCGAGTTTATGTATCAGACACACTCAACGCACGAACAGCCCTACTAAATTATAACGGCAATAAATTGATAGATTTGGCAGGTAGTATTGATTTATTATATGTAGATTCACCAACTGCGGTGGGAACAGAACTAAAATTCAGGAGGAATGCGTAATGGCCGATTATATTATATACGATCCAGATGATGCACTGGTCGCAGATCGCGTAACCGAATATAGGATGAGTGCGAATACCCCTACAGATACTGTCAACTGGCTGAAGAACCCCAACTTGAGCGACGTATCTGGGGTATCTCAGAAGTACTGGAAAGAGGATTCGGGCTTGGTGGCAGAGATGTCCCAGGGTGAGAAAGATATCATGGACCATGGGGATCTCACCGCCCACAAACAGACAAGGTATGCTGAAATCGACGATAAGACTGTTTCTTTGATATCCGAAGGATTTACTTTTGACGGGAATGTGTTCAGCCTATCGGTGCAGGCGCAGACAAATATCAACACGATCAAGAATAATTCTAGTGTATTTACATGGCCGCTTGCTGTCACAACGAATGACAATAATGTATATATGCTATCTGAGGCAAATCTTCCGGGATACTGGGGGGCGGCGATGGTGGCGACAAAGACAAATCTTGATACTGGACGATCGCTGAAGAAGCTAATCTTTGATGCTACAGACAGAGCAGGCATAGATGCTGTGGTAGACACAAGATAGCGAATTATTCTTAAATGACTTGACAAGATCTATACAAGACTATACGCTGCCATAAAATAGAGAATAGGAGAGCTTTAGATGAAAGTCGAATACCTCAGTGAAGCATTCAAGAACAGTGGGTATGGCGATGCCAGTCGCCGCAATATCATCCTGCTAAAGAGAGCAGGTTTTGATGTCTCAGTCACACAAATAGATAGTGATGATACCAAGCTATCTGATGACTGGAAGTATCAGGAATGCAAGCGCCTCAAGAACAAGTTCAATGATCCTGACATAAGAATTTCTCATATCTTAGCCTGTGCTATGGACAAAGTCCATCGCGACGGCGTCAAGAATATCTGCTACACTACCTGGGAGACTGATCTTCTCCCAACAGACTGGGTCGCAAAGCTCAACAAGTATGCTGATGAGTGTTGGGTAACTGCGACTCGGATTAAGAAGGTCTTCGAAGAATCCGGAGTCAAGATCCCAGTCAAGGTCTTGCCACCTACCCTCTTCCCTGAAGACATCAAATCTGCAGATGAGCCCATCAATCAGACAAACCTCGATCCAATCATCAACAACCTCAGACCCAAGAACTTTTGCTTTTATTCAATCTTCCAGTGGATCCCACGAAAGAACCCCGATGCACTGCTCGAGGCATATGTCAGCGAGTTCGATGCCTCAGAACCAGTTACTCTACTTTTGAAGAGCTACAGAGTAGACCACTCTCCGGCAGAAACAAAGGCAATGATACAGACTATTAATAACCTAACGATAGAAATGGGATGCGGCCGAGAGCTCCTACCAGATATACTTCTGATACATGAACAACTCAGCAATGAATCCATGAAAGCAATACATAAGCTAGGAGACTGCTTTGTTCTCCCCCACCGCGGTGAGGGCACAGGCCTCCCCATTGTAGATGCTATCATGTTCAACAATCCAGTGATCACTACAGCATATGGTGGTCCCGAAGACTTCCTTACTGAATACAATCAGAAGAAGCTCCCATATCGGATGAGACCTGTCAGAAATGCTTTCTGGGCATATAATTACTTTAACTGCTACATGAACTGGGCAGATGTAGATGTCATGGACCTCAGAAACTGGATGCGTGATGCATATGAACGTAGAGATAGTCCTGCTATTATTGCAGAACAGAGGAAGAAGCTACTTGATAGCTATGGACAAGATACGACACTTAAAATGGTAAAGGAGATGTTAACATGAGAGTGGTTCTACCATTTAAGAATCGGCCAAACTACTTAAGATTGACTTTATCAACTATTAAGGAAGCTATGCGTAGCCGGACTGATATTAAGCTTCACCTCTTTGATGACATGTCTACGACAGCATATCCTTTAATTATAGAAGAGATGGACCTCATGATTACCAAAAACAGCACATTAGCAGGACCATATCAAGCCACTTCTAGAGCAATCAATGAAGAGTTTCTTATATGTGAGGATGAATATCTATTCGCACTAGATGCAGACTGCATTGTCCATCCTAATATCTTTAATATTGTAGAAAATATGGTCAAAGATCTCCCAAAAATGGGATTTGGTACCCTGTTTAATACTGACACACATAAAGTTAAAGCTGGAAATAGGGACGCAAAAGGATATGTCAGAAAGGTATCTATAGGTGGGTTAGGTTGCATTATTAAAAGAGATGCTTGGGAGTGGTATCGAAAGCAGACAACACAGAAAGGCCCAAAACATAAAGGATGGGACTGGGACTTCTGTTACTGGCTCGCAACAACAGATCAGTGGCATATCTGTAGTACAATCAATTCATATGTAGATCACATGGGCCAAACCGGTAGCCACAGTGGGCCTTCATGTGAAATCGATCGGGCAATTAGGTTCTTGGAGTAGCTAATGACTAAAGATGTAACAGTAACAATGACAACATGTAAGCGATTACATCTTTTCAAGAAGACTATCGCATCATTACTCGAGATGTGCGAAGACCAAGATAGAATAGCTGAATGGATAGTCTCAGATGATCATTCCCCCAAAGAACAAGTTGCAGCAATGAAGAAGCTGTATCCATTCATGAATGTCCTTAGTTCTTCAGAGAAAGGACATGCAGCTAATCTGAACAATGTGTTTAAACATGTCAAGACACCATATGTGCTTCACTTAGAGGATGATTGGCGGTTCATCAAGAAAGGTAAGTTCATAAGCAAAGGAATCCATATCATTAAGAATACCACCAGGATAAAGATAGTCGTATTGAAACCTGGCATGGGTGACATACCAAAGATAATCAAGGGCGAATCATGTCTCATACATCTATGGGATAAGGATGAGAATAAGGGAAAGTTTGATTACAAGAAGGCAAAATGTAAACAGTTCGGACACTACACATTAAACCCAAGTATACAATCTATGGATGCAGTTAGGAAAACTGGTCGATTCAAGAAGCCACCAAACACCGAGGGACAATTCACAGGAACATTTTCAAATCATGGATTTAAACTAGCAACACTACCACACCAATATGTAGAACATATCGGCACTGGAGCAAAGAATAGTGCTTACATTCTAAATAAGACACGGAGATAATCATGGATCAAATACCAATGCGTTGGTGCGCGGGTCTTGCAAATTGGGGAGACATACTCTCACCATATCTAACTTCACTAATCTCTGGTAAGAAAGCAGTTTTATGTACAGACATAAGTAAGCCAAAGTACTCAGTAATTGGAAGCCAGATGAATCTTGTGGATCGTAATACCATAGTATGGGGAAGTGGATTTATGCTCCCAGCTGACAACTTCCAAAAGGGCCCACCTAAGCAAGTTCTAGCAGTCAGGGGACCCATGACCAGGCAGAGACTGCTTCAGCTCAAGGTTCCTTGTCCAGAAGTATATGGTGATCCCGCCCTTCTGTATCCAAGATACTATCATCCGAAGGTCGAAAAGAAATATGTTTGGGGCATCATTCCACACTACGTAGATGTAAAACATCCATGGCTTAAACGATTTGTAGGTAATCCAAAAGTCAAGGTTATTGATATCACACAATCAATAAATGGATTTGTAGATGATGTGTTGTCATGTGAACGAATCGTCTCAAGTGCACTACATGGAATAATAGCTGGCGACGCGTACGGTCTTCCATCATACTGGATCGAGCTTTCTAATAAAGTCTTTGGTCAGGGATTCAAATTCAGAGACTACTTTGCTTCAGTGAGTCGCCCATCAGTCAGACTTACCCCGGATATGGGCAGACTCAAAGACATGTCTGTTCATATGAAAGAGTATAAAGTGAACATAGATCTCAATAAACTTATGGATGCGTGTCCATTCAAGTCAAAGGACATATAACATGCATGACATGATACTTATATATTTACCCCATCCATATCTCAATGAGCCCAACGCACAGGCACCCATGGGATTGCTAGCAGTAGGTGCTGTTCTTAAAGAGAACGATTATAATACTGTCGTGAAGAACTACTCCGCGTACTCTATAGATAATGCTATAAAGGATCTTCCAGAGTCTAGGGTCTATGGTATCACCGTGACAAGCCTCGAGCTACTTGCAGCTAACAGGTTTGCCAAGAGGATCAAGCAGAAGTATCCTACATGTAACGTGATCCTGGGTGGCCCAGGCACATATGCGGATGAGTTCGTTGATACTAATTATATAGACAGTATCTTAAAAGGTGAGGGTGACATAACATGCCTGGAAATGATGCGAGATATGGAGATCAACATCCTTAAACCAGTATACCATGGGAAACTTGTGACAGATCTAGATACTCTGCCATTTCCTGCTAGAGAGATGCTTGATGGGAATATGGGTGGAAATATCTTCGCATTCAAGAAACAGTACACTAACGATGGTAAATCCACAATCCTGCTATCTTCCAGAGGCTGTCCCTTCAAGTGTGCATTCTGTTCTGCGCCTTCTTTCACTCACAACAGTAGGGTTCGACTCAGAAGTCCAAAGTCAATAGCGGATGAAGTCAAACAAGTCATAGATGAGTATGGTATACGACAGTTTAGGTTTTCTGATGACATGTTTACTGCTAATGCAAGACATGCTATAGAGGTTAGTAAGGAGCTCCAGAAGCTGGACATCTACTGGCGGGTATCGTGCCGAACCAAGCCACTATCAGAGGACATGCTTAAGGCCATGTATGATGGCGGGTGTAAAGAGCTCTCATTTGGTGTAGAAAGTTTCGACGATGATGTCCTAAAGCTATTGGATAAGCGGGCAACATGTGCTGACAATGTCAGAGCGCTCGAACTCTCTCACAAGCTCAGGTTCACCACTCGAATCTTAATGATGATCAGGACACCTGGGCAAACACCCAAGACAATAGAGGATAACAAACACTGGCTAACTAGGGTCCCCTACTCTATCATAGCATGCACCACCTTCGTGCCCATCCCCGGCTCTGATATATGGGACAATCCTGACAAATACAATGTAGAGATCCTTAACAAGAATCTTGATGACTACAACTTCTACTTCTTTGGACCCGGTGGAGAGAATGAACTAAAGCCCATCCTTAAGATCAAGGATCGTACACTAGAAGAGTTCCATGCTGAAACAATCGAGTTTCGAGACTGGCTGAAAGAACATACGCAAGTAAATAGAGGATAAGATAATGAAAAGCGTACTTGAAGAGACACAGCTAGAAAGAGATGAGGAACTGGGACCACTGATAGATATCCCACTAAGGTATGTGCAGCAGCTAGGCATTTGCACGCCAGATTCTATAAGAATCTATGATGGTAGTGCTCCTATCCGTAATGAAGAGGACTATATAGATCTATATAAAGACTTCAAGAGTTTGGATTTTCATGCATACCTCAGGACTCTGATGTTTACAAGTGTTGTTCGTAGAGGACACTATTTTAAAGATACCAAACATAAAGATAAAACATGCTTAGATTATGGTAGTGGTGTGGGAACACACACCATAGTCCTTCTAGAACGTGGTAACTATGTAGACATGATGGACATTAATGGACCTCTATTAAGATTTGCACATAGTCGTGTTCTAAAGCGTGGATATAAGACAAACATACTATATTCTGACGCGGTTCTACAGGATGATCACTATGATATTGTCGTGTGTCTAGATGTCTTAGAACATGTATATGATCCCTATTCTGAATTGGTACGATTGCACAAAGCTATGAAGAAGAATGCCATATTGATACTAGAAGTTAGTCTCAAGGTGAAAGAATCATCAGGACATTTCAAGAATAGCATTGATGTATGGGAGAGTAAAGGGTTAGCATTTCTACGTAAGCATTTCACTCGACAGAGCAATACCAGATGGGTGAAATCATGATAACAGCCAAACTCATCAAGGGTGCGCATTGTACTATCTCTCCAGAGTCACACATTGGATACAATGAACATGGTGGCGAGATTATTCTGGGCAATGGAACTAAGATCATGCATAACTGTATCATCCGTACGTGTACAGGAACCATCCGCATGGGAAAACTTGTCAGTGTAGGATATAATACTATTATGCACGGACAGGGCGGCATCACCATTGGAGATTATGTTCTGATCAGTCCTGGAGTTCAAATACATGCACAGAACCACGGTATAAAACGCAATACTCTGATAAGAAACCAGCCAAACACACATAAAGGTATCAATATAGCAAATGATGTATGGATAGGAGCATCAGCTATTATTACTGATGGAGTAAGCATAGGACAAGGTGCAGTAATCGGCGCCGGCGCTATTGTCACAAAAGATGTTCCTCAATATGAAATATGGGCCGGGAATCCCGCCAAGAAGATAGGAGAAAGACATGAAGATACTGTACTTTAGCGACCGGTATACATACAACAACTACGGCACAAAGCGCTCGATATTTGAAGAAGTTAAAAGCAGAGGAATAGATATAATCTGGATAGACACGTCACAAATGAACAAGATACTTCAGCTCATTAAGGAACACTCTCCAACAATGATATGGCTAGCCAGTTCAGCGCTGTTGCTCAGTCCTGCAGTGAAAGCAAAGATAAAGATACCCATTGTTGGATTTGGTTTCTCGGATCCCTATTACTTCAAACCAGATCGGTTTAAGAGTTATGATCTATATGTCACCAACCATATAGGTACCTATGAGAAGTACAAGACTACCATTCCTATGCATTATAACCAGACAGCATGTGATTTCAGGTATCATAAGGTAATGGATACACCCAAGAATATAGATGTATCAGTCATCGGACTGGGTACCCATCCATGGTTTCACGACAAGCAAACAAGGATCAAATTCGTTAACAAATTACGATCAGAGACATCCTATAGAATACTAGCATTTGGTGCCCAATGGAATTCTCATCCCGAGAACCATGGATTTATTACTGGAGAGAAGTTTCTGCGCATTATCGGTAAGAGCCAGATAGGACTGGATGTGCAAGACGACTGGAGCCCACTGGCGCACCGCATGTTCGAGTATGCAGCATGTGGGGTACCTGTTATCACCAGAGCACGACCAGAAATTGCTATGGTGTTCAATGACAAGGAAATTATTACATATACCACATACAGCGACATCTTGTCCAAGTTAAACCACTATATGAAACATCCAGAGCAGCTAGCAGAGATTGGCAAGAGGGCACACGAACGATGTAAGAGACAACACAATATCAATTTCAGGGTGGACGGGATACTACAGTTTGTCAAGAAACACGAAGGAGACTAGGTGCATATCCCTGAAGTATCTAAAGTAATCCATAATGCTGTCGCTTCATATGTCAAGAAATATGATCCTTCTACTGTGTTGGATATTGGAGGATTCAGAAGACTGCAACAGTTTCTGACAGCCAAAGTAACTGATGCTAATATCAATAATGGAATCGATGGCACGAACCTCCCATATAAAGATAACAGCTTCGATGTCACGACATCGATTGCTACGTTAGAACATGTGAACAACCAAGCGAAATTCATGTCGGAATCAATCAGAACAGCAAGGATTGCTTCCGTACACTGGTTCCCATTTGGACCTGATGGTCAACGGATAGAAGATCTTCTTAAAGGATATAATCATAAACATGACTGTGTCGTTCCAAGTCTATCTATCTTCCTGGATCTCTTCAATCGATATGATTTCAGTGTCCATATGTATCCTAAATACAAAGACCACCTCAAGAATATGGCACACATAAAACCACAGATTATGAATAGCGATACTATGAGGTTCATTGAGAGATTTAGTTCGAGATCATATGGAATCATACTGGAGATAATCAAATGAAGATAAAGCTCTCCGGATATATGATCAGTTATAATGAGAAACCCATTATAAAGTTATCCATCATGAACTTACTACAGTTCGTTGATGAGTTAATCATTACCGATGGAGAGAGTACCGACGGCACAGCAGAGCTTCTAGATAGAATGGCTAATAGATTTAGTAAGATCAAACTATATCCAATGCGACAGAGATATGGCAGAAAGAGAACTGTATCTGGTCGTGAAAGAACTGCCGATGGCTTTAATGAAATGGAACGTAGAACATATGCTATATCTAAGTGTTCGGGCACGCATATATTAATGAAAGATGTAGATGAATTGTATCACGAACACACGGATTTCCACAATCTGATAGAGAAGAATCCTGCATTTCTATCCTTTAGTCAGCTACAATATGAAGTAGTGCCAGGAAATAAGTTCTTGCCTCATATACGAATCAATGGCCATCATAGTGTACCAAGACTTATTAAAAACACTCCAGATATAGTCTTCAAAGATATACGTAACCTGAATGGAATTGATTGTTGTCTCTTTAGTAACAAGTATAACAAACGACTGGCAGATATCAAGGACATGGTTGGTGCATATAGTATGTGGCACTACAAAATGATGTTTGATAAGAAACAGCTATACAAGCACTACAAGAGCAAGGATCGGGCAACAAAGCCATTGTTAACATTTCCATCAGAACATAATAAATTCATTGACATGGGCAGCTTAACGTGATATTAGGGATAGTCATTGCATTCTGTGTTGGGCTGCTCGCTGGATGGGTACTGAGATTCTTTTGGATCAGGTGGCACTACAACAACTGTCGATTTGCACCTATAAGAAGTCTATTTGGAACAGAAGATTAAAGGAGAATAATATGAAGATTGTTGCATGCTGGATTTGTTACAACAACATTGTGACACTGCCCTACAGTATAGATGCTGTCTATGACCTAATAGATGAGCTAGTCATAGTAGATGGATCCTTTAAAGGAAAGAGGAGCACTGATGGTACCTGGGAGTATCTACAGAAACTGAAGGCATCTTCCAAGAAGCCACTGCACATAGTGGCTTCTCAGATGGGGTCTCTCTTCAATAAGCACAATGAACATGTGGATGTAACTGGTAACCATGACTCCAACTTATGGACATGGCAGATAGACTCGGATGAGATATATTCTGAGGCTAATGCGAAGGCAGTCAGTGAAGCTATTCGATCTGATAAATACAATGGCATCATTGTAAAGCTAATGAACATCGAACGATTTATAGATGGAAAGTTCTTCATAGCAAACAATCTTGATAGGATAGACACCAACCAAATGCGTGTATATCGCATGCATAAAGGTTTGAACTTCAAGACAAAAGACTCGATCTTTGAATGGATAGTATACGAGGATGGATCCGAGGTACAACGTGGTAACAATAAGATACATGCAAATAGTAAGACTCTAAGAGTGGACCACTATCACTGCCTCGCTACCGTGGAACAGGCGATTGCACGATATAACCACTATGGGAGCAATGATCCAGTTGGAACAGAAGCTAGGATCAGAAGCCCAGGAAACAGCACCGAAGAGATCAAAATGCATGCTCTTGCAACCAAATGGTTGCCCGATACCATGACAAATAAAGAATACTATAAGGCTCTCAAGCCTTTCAAAGGATAAGCAATGAAGAATACACTAGTGCCGTATTGGACTAACGTAGACATGCAGGAACCTCACATAGCATTTGTGAGTAATTGGGAGCCATTTCCTACAGATGATATTGAGATCATCAACCAAAAACGTAAAGAAAATCCTGGGACGCCCATTTTGATCCTTATTAGGGACACTCGGATCAGAAAGGAAAATGTGCTTAAGAGAGCCGAGCCGATCATACAATGGATGAAGGATAAGGACATCAAGGGATCAGTTATGATCATACCAGATGTCTGTGAGGTCCATGACTTAGATGAGGAGAGTATATGATGAATCTGCACCTAGTTCCAACTCTTAAGAAGAAGTGCGGAATAGCCGAGTTTGCCAAAGGACTGAACTCTTATCTTAACATGGAGATAAATGATTCAGTCATTATTTCTCCAGATGTTATCTTACTAGAACATGAGTACGCATATGATGGTGATTGTTGGGAACAAATAGAAGTGCTGCGTCCTAAAACCTTTATTTACATGCACTCTGTAAATCTTACCAATCCGAACAACCAGATCACTCACAGAAAGATCAACGAGTTATGTGAGGGTGTGTTTGTCTCCACTGAGATCATGAAATCAAAACTCGCTCAGGTTATTACTATTCCTATCTATGTAATACAGCACTACTCTGAACCTATCACAGACTCTCCAGACGAGACAAAAGCAGAGAACATTTTCACTATTGGGATGCATGGCTTTGCTGTCCCCAGAACATGTCTTATCAGAGGCATCATGGAGCTGGGATATAATCTAGATATGCATCTTCATATCGTAAGCACTATTAATGACGTAACTCTGAAACACTTCCAGATCTCTAAATCATATCTGGATAGGTGCAGGAGTGTTTGCCGGCGTCAGGGTTTCGAAGATAGAGTTACATTCGATTTTAATTATTACAAAGACAAATCCGACATCATTAAAGCACTGAACAAGAAGTGTGACATGATCCTTCTCGTTCAGGCTGATGGTGGTGATACGTACAATGCAAGCGGCACTGCCCGCGTTGCATTAGCAAGCGGGCGGCCTGTTGTGGTGCCAAGCTATCCTCAATTTGATGGTCTTCCAGAAGGTGTTGTCTATCGTATGAAGGACAACTATAGAGACAGCATCAGAGAGGTCATAGAAGACCCTCAGAAGGTAATTAACTCAATTGACATACGAAAGGTTATAGAGTATACTGAAGAGACCAGCCCGGCCAACACCGCGGCAAAGATCAAGGAAATCATGGGGATATAATGGCAATATCAACAATACGGGACTCATATCATCATCTCTTTAGTATCAAATCACTAAATCCTCGTAATGGAATATATCTGAATGGCTCTCTATTCGGCATACCAACTTGGGCAAACTCTGAAATCGATCCAGGAGTGGTGAATGCTGAATATAGAAAACTGAAACCGAAGTCTGCTTCAGAAGCAGGAGAAACCACAGATAAAAACTCAACCGCGGGCAACTGGGTGCTAACAAACCTAGATAAACTAACTGGTACAGAAGCAGACAAATACGATTGGGTATTTAAGTATGCAACACTAGCTCTATTTAAGAACCACTTTCATTCTGAGAACCCGGATAATTTTAGTATGTCGGTTGGTGGTGGAAGCTCCATTGGTTCTGAACGGGAAATTCCAGACTGGAGATTTATTAAAGCATTCTTTGCTACCAGATCGTTACTAGATATGACGAAAGCATCTCGCGTTCCCTCAATCTCTACTATAAGTTCTAGATTTGGTATTTGTCAGCTCAGTTTCGATGATTTCTTTAATGGCCTTAGTATTTTAATTGATAGATATAACAAAAGGTTCTTTTCTGAAAATAGTAATAGTAGATTTGCACCTTATCTATATAGGCCAGGAGATAGCAGAAGACTAACCCTCGGAATAACAGGTAATCCTCTATTGTTCGAGATCAAAGGATTTGTTGCAAGAGCAATTGATTCTCAGAGTCCGCATTTATCATTTGGCCCACAATTCACTTATGGAGATTCAACATATCAATCAGCTAGAGAACATCTAATAAAGAGTCAGGTTACACGATGGGAAGACATATATAACAATGCAGTGAGTGATAGTACTACTTCGGATCCACCAGGACTAGGATTAGATAAGAATGATTCAAACGAGAAAGAAGAAGCTATAGCTATAGCAAATGAAGCAAGCACACCAACAGTTGCAAATGCGTTTCTGGAGAAAGTTATACTTACTCAGCTTTCACAATTTGATCAAATCATGATTTCAGTAGCAGCACTAAAATATTACTATACGAAGTGCAACTCAGGAAATAATGATTTAAAAATGGTTCAAGCAATGGCAGCAATGACTGCGCCAGATCGCGTTGATATGTTTAGAAATTGTCTCAATGTAAACTCTATCAATGAATTTCTGCAAGCTCTTAATATATTTGATTCGCATGTATTCGTATCAGCTGATCGTATACCAGGTAAGACAGTTGATTTCGGAGTAAGTGGTAGTAGCCGCAAACATATATTTAGTAGTGAACATTTCACTAAGAATAATCACCAACTCCATCTACGATTTGCTAAAGCAAACGAAGATGTATCTATTCTAGAGAATGATGTATCCACAAGATACGGATCAAGTGGTAATGCAATTCTACAAAAGACAGGAGATAGACCCACAGTTCCTACTGTTCCTTCATTAAGTGAAGCCGATGATGGCGTTGAAACGCCTCATCGACGGCTCTATAAGATTGATGATGAATACTATTATCTAGATGAGAAATTCCGAGAGTGTCTTGAGACATTACTTAAGACCATTACTCTCACAGATTATTACTCACAACATAAGAGGTCAACAACAAATCCAGCAGCAGCTGGTGTCACAATAGAAATAGGACAAAGAGGACACACACCAAGTGTCATGAATGTAACAGGTGTAACAGCTTTGCATACATTCATGACAGAAGCTGAAGGTAACGGCCCTAACCAACCCTTAACTCGACAGCAGGTACAAACCGCTGTAGCCGGTGCAGCTGCTACTATAACAGGAGTAGCTGTTGATACAGTAACGGATGCACCAAAAGCAATAGCTAATACAACAAGAGAGACAATTCATGTTGAAAGTAAAGGAAGAAATTGGTTTCGTGTTTGGTGGTTTAACTGGTTTGGCAATCTAATATTTAAATCTAATGTGAGTTCAAAACCGAGAATCCGATGCGTCTAAGTCCTGCAGCATCTAAGTCCTTATATCCTAATAGCTTTCCGAATCCCACATAGCCAGAGTCTTTAACATTTCCAACATCCTTAAGATAATAATACATATTCTGGATGGTACTATTTGGCGCCTGTTCCATAGAAACAAGGCGCTTAATAAGATCTAATCTGGTTAGTGCTTTCTTCTTATTATCTATATAATCATCGTTAAGCTCTATAACAGGATGAATAGATGAGCGAAGGTGTCTCTTATATGTCTTATGTATCTTAAGTAATGCTTTTGATGTATACAAAGGAAGCATCCTGAGGAAGTAAGGAAGATACTCTGTATATATTTTTGTTTTGTTAACTGGTCGAAAGCGTTGAGGCATAACATAGAATGAATCATACCAAAGATCTGACCACAAGGTATCCCACCCATAGATACTTAAGGGCTTATGGAACATCTGTCGGAAGGCATCTTGTGCTGCGATGATAGGATAAGTCTTTGTACAGAGTCGCACCACCGTCCAGCATAGCTTCTCATGACGATGGATATACTCATGAAACCCACACCTCTTCGCGATACTACTACTTAGAACAAGATACCTACTCGACTTAAGGAAGTCGAGTAGGTACATGATCGCTGGTGCTACGTGGTTAATGTCTACTGTGTACGTAAGACTACGATTTCTTGTCTGGTGCCGGATCGTTATATTTCCGTTGGAACCAGTCTGGTACGACTTCTTTGCCATTCTCTCTATGCCACCTCCAGTTCTTGCCCTTCCAGAACTGTTCGAAAAGTCCAGCCGCATTAAAGAATGCGCTGACCTTCTTCCAGGTTTCTTCGTCTTGTATCTCTCGGAAGACCCCTGTAAACTTTTCCCTACTTGGCGAGAGTGATACTTCTTCTACGAAGTTCTTCTGACTATTGATGTCGACCATAGCCACATAATAGATGCTGGAATCGATTGCCATCCCAATACTATATAGTGACTTAGACTTTGGAATCTTTTTCACATCTGTATTGATCAGTTTCATTGTTATTTAGCTTTATCTCCCTGGCTGTCTAGGAGGCTGCTCCCCTCCACCATAGGCACGCTGACGTCTCCTTTCATGATTATTGTTGTTACCAGCTGTCTGCTGATGAGCACTGTTGCCATGAATCCCATTGCTGAGTCGCTCGGATCTGGGATTTTGGTCTCCACTACCATGTCCTTCGCATCGAAGTCCAGGAGTTTCCCCTCCATTCCTGCTGCTCTCCCGCCCATCATTGGAAGTTCCAGCGATACTATCTTGCCCTTGAATCTTTCCATTACATCGTTGCTCATTGTCAACCTCCTGTGTAGTGTATGTTGCGATCTGTATCTGTGTAAACAGACGATCGTAAATCTGCGTCTTATGCATGGCAGCAAATGCTGTAAAGCTAAACCTAGCTGCTGCTTGGATACAATTTGTTCGCATTGATTTGATGAGATCTGGTTGCCCATCAGCAAACTCTAATCCAGATTTGATAAACTCGACAGGGTCATTTGTGGTAGCAACACTTAGTGTACACCTAAGCTTATAGAGTTCATGATGCATCTTGCCCTTACCAGCAACGATACATGGAACTCCACTACTAATAAGCATGCGTACGGAGCCCGAATTGGCTCCGACTGCCTGGTTATTAACAAACATCCAACCAATATCAAGACACTGCAGATATTCTACCAGCTTGGATTGTTCATGGAATCCAAGCTTGATCACGACACGGTCTCCTACCCCGTTCTCTTTAGCATATGACATGATCTCTTCGACAACATTATTAGCAAAGCCTGCGCTATCATTCCTATGTCGCGAGACCGGGAGAAGCAGAGCATACTTCGGCCGGTCTTTCATCATATCTATGATCTGTTTTGAGATCTGAAGGATCATCTTGTATGATAAGAGGAAACCAGTGGTTCCAATAACAAAGTCATCTTCTTTGAATCCCAGATCAGCACGTACTTTATCTCTAGCATCCTTTCTCATAATTTCAATCCCAGTATAGAATGGATGTTGCGCCTTGATAATATTAGTATACTTAAGGCTGTTTCCAATATTAAACATATCCGAATGAAGGATAATGCTATCGGCGATGCCATCCAGTCCTCTGATACTGCGCTCATTTTCCTGATGCATGGTGAGGACAGTCTTAATCTTGCCACCCGATAAGGACTTTAGCTTAGCCATAAACGGCATAAGCTTCTCTGGTGAGAATAGGTTGGGCTCATACTGAATGTGTATGATCGTAGCCTTATCTGAATCGAGGATGAGGTCCAGATACTTCTCTGGATCTGAGGTATCGTCGAGAACTAAATAGTCTCTTCTTTTGTCGATGCGCTGAAGATTATTAATCAGGTTCTCTGTATATGTAGCAATCCCACACTCCACATTATAAGTGGAGAGAGCAATAACCCTCTGGTTCGAATATGTCTTGTCTTCTTCCTTCTCATAATCTTCCGCGGTAGATTTGATTGCATCCTTCCATTGTTTAATCATCGATGCACCATTCCAGTCCAACTCATTAGTGAACTTGATACCAGCTGGAACAGTAATGGTTGCAGCATCCTGTTTCTGAGCATACTTATACATCTCAGCCAACTCGAAGCCAATAGATTCGGGATTAGCTATTGCTGCCTGAATCTCATAGTTCTCCTTGTATTCATATCCACCCACTTCAATTGGGATGCCTTTGCACTCACAGATCTCACCAAGATTTGCATGATCGATGTATGCTACAGGAACACCCAAACTCATTGCCTCGATTACGGGGATACCAAACCCCTCACCTCTGCTCACATTGATATAAACATCCATGGCTTTATACAGAGAGACTAAGTCTTCTAGTGATGCACCCTTCTTCACTCCTGAATTGATTCTTCCGGTCCGGGGGTCCCTGGTTTTCTTGAACGAGTCTACTAGCATATCAGATATCAGTATATACTTCTCAATGCCTAGCTTCCTAGCTAGTGAAGGTAGATCCCATCCTGCAACATCATGTCTGGGTGTATGAAGAAGTAAGACTGGTTCTGGTCCCTTCTTCTTGAGTGCTTCCCACTTCTTAATGAAATTGGCGAAGCCTATCAAAAGGACATCGAGAGCTTTACGCCAGCCGTTTCGGCAGACTGTACCAACAACGAACTTATCCTTAAGACGTCTAAACTCTCTGGGCTCTATGCTTCGCAACCTCTTGTTGTCGATACCATGATAGATGAATGAGTTACAGATGTCTTTACCGACTAGTTTCTGAACAACGTTCATACCATTCTTTGTATATCCAATGATCTTATCTGCATATGAATAGAGCCGGCCGATGTTACACTCAATATTCCTTCCAGGAAAGGAGAACTTCGCGACGTCCACTAGTTCAGTAGATTCTACTGGAAGGTAGCTGATCCATTTCATCTTAGGGAACATGAGCTTTGTTGTCTTCATGTACCAGAATGTCCATGGATCACCGATGGTCAGGACTATGCATTTCTCATTGGTATTTCTAAGCATAGTGCGTAGGGTATGCATGCCACACTTACCATCTTCAGCCATCATGGTCCCTTGCATGCTACCTACAATGGACGGTGTCGCTGCATTAATGAGCCTATATTTCGTAGGGAATTCCTCGTTGGTGCCCCTGCTGTACCCAATAGTTGTGACATCACTGATAGGACAACCATCGTATTTCATTTCGTTATCAATGATCTGACTGATATGATGTGTAAGTTGAGAGAATCCTGAATGATTAATTGGGTGTTCGCCGCAGATAAATAGTCTCATTTTATCTCCTTTTATTTTAGCAGTTGAGTGATATTACGACGCCCGTATTCTGCAAGAAGGAGGGCGTCAACTAAACCGCTATGAGGTACTTTTGATCTTGATGTTGCTAGAAGATCTATTTCTGGAAATAGATCAACAACTGCTTGTTTAGCTCTGATCTTTGGATCTTTACCGGTGTATTTACGTGTCATTTCTCTGGTCCATCTCTGTGGTGGTACAAGAATATATGCAGCAGAGATCCCGGACAGAATACCTTCTATCATACCAAAGATACGACCAAATTTAAAGGAACTCGCGACCCCCTGCTTAGGCATGGATGCCACCTTCTCGAGCACAAAGTAACGATTCAGCCCCTGAACAGCACTTAGAATCTTACCCAGTTCATCGAGATCTAATTGTACTTTCTCCTTAATCTTACAGAGAGGCATTACATCTTTACTGTAGAGAGTACCATTGTCCGCAATAGTGACAATACCACCTGTGAGTCCTGGGTCAATACCTGTTATAAGTCTCATCTATGTCTCCTGTATCATAAATCACCAAACGTGTCAAGCAATTTATAATAGATTCTTTGCTAACGGCTCATCTACCTTTGGATGAATCTGAGAAGCCACTTCTCTCTGTTCCATTTCATGCATGATATTATGTATATTATGTTCTTCCCGGACTCTCTCATCAATGAGCTTCCAGACCTTACGTACCACCCCAAAGTGGATATACTGTCTGGATGCATATGTTGGCGCCGGAGTATCGAAGCCAACTACATACCTTCTAGCGAGGTCTTTCAGATTCATCCTTGTCATCATATAGGAATAGACAAAGAGGAAATCTATGTCACTAACTCGCCCTTCTTTATGAAGCTCCACCAATGCCTCTGAGAAGAGGTCCATCAACTCTTGTGGATATTTCTGATATCTTTCGAACATCGTTCTTTCCCGTTGTTCCTCTTCGTTCACATTCTCCTCTGCAAGGACAATTCCTGCAGCGTCTCGTTGCATTCTTCCCCAATATCCCATAGGTCATCTGCCTCCCTAATCTGTGGATGTTTTGTTTGCATTCGTCTATGTACTCTGGCGTGAGATCCAGCCTATATACAGTTTTCCTGAAAGCAGAAATAACGTCTACTAAGACTGGATTCGTCGACATGAGATCGGATGCGAGGCAGACTGTCCCCATTACTCGTGGGTTATACAGTAACCATACCTTGCTTGGTTCCCTGTCAGGATCTAAATGGTAAATTATTAAGCGAAGGCCAAACTTTGGACTGGAACTCGAGGTCTCACTAGTCTTAACCTCAGACAACATAAGGTCAATATTGAGATTGATTGGGTTCCCGTCACCTACGTATAGTACAGGGAGATTAAAACCAGCTACTCTTTTTCTGGATATTCCACCAGTATGAATAGCTTTCCCTACACAAAATGAAAGGTTATCGACGGCACGGTAGGCCTTATTGATGAGTTGCTCATCAAAGCGCTTTAAGAGCGCTCTGAGAAGCTTTTTGAGGAGGGGTAAAGAGTATTCTCTACGTTTAACTTGGAGGGTCATGTACCTAGCCATAGCGAAAACGACCGAACGTTCATACACTACTTCAGCAACTCTTGTATCACCGTTCTCAGCGATATCAGCGTAGGTAGGGCACAGCATAAACCACTGTGCATATCTTGTTGACTGTATATCCATTATAAAAAGCAGGTCAAGGGAGTGGCTACCTGCGTCGCCCTAGTAGATATCATGCTCGAACCAGTTCCGCCCCTATTTACGGAGATCCGGGAATGCCAGTTGATTTACTTAATTATCGGAGGACAACTGACTCTATTACCGAGCTGCTTTTCCAGCATGGACCCTCCGCTAGGCACAACCAGGGATTCGAACCCTGGACATCGCATGACATGTAAAACATGTAACATGCATTCTGAAGCGCACTGACGCACCCCGTTATAGGGTACCGTGCTCACAAGTACGTCTACTTGTGTCCCGCATCTGCCCTTTCTGCTACCGTACCTAGAAAATCTATTTCTCCTTCTATCCTTCATCCTTCTTGTCTCTCTTTGGACCACATGCCTTAAAGAGCTTTAACTCTTCCTTGGAGAGATCTTCGAACCATGGGCTTTGTGGTCTCATGCCCCTCTTCCTGCAAGCCCAGAGTATAGTACCATAAGCCTTAGATAATTCAACGCACTCTTGTAGACCTTTTATCTCTTCCGGCTTGATCTCTTCCGAGTCTGCACATGCCCACCAAAATACATCGTTGCAATTTACGTATAGCTTGATGGTTTCATCTGCGTCAATGTGTATCCAATCCTTTAAAAGAGCGTCCTCGATTTCAGTTCGATATTGATGCTTCCTGATAAAGTCTGCTATCTGACTCGCCTTCTTCGCAATCCCCATTATTGCTTCGTTATGTCCTTCCATTCTTTCTGTCCGTTTTTCGTACGGATTCTTTCCGCCAGTTACAGCTGCTGCATATATACCAACATCATCTATCGCTAGGCGATATGGGAGATTTTCAATAGCTGCTTCTCTATAGTCTACTTCAATCTTCTTCATCATTCCACTTCCTAAGAGGACAGCCACGATGCAGACTGAGAGGGTATCCGCATCGTGTTGTCCAAATGCTCGGTCAGGAGCACCTCACAAGGAGGCTTATTAAGACCAGTCTCCGTTACTCTGTTGTTCCCTGGTTCTGATCTCTTTCTGTTCATCCAGGGACAGTTCTGTCATCTGGTTCATCACAGGGTTGAACTTCTGGAGTATACTACCCTTGAAATACCCCAGCTTGTTCTTCTGAATGTCTGCATCAAGGTAAGGATATGTCCTTCCTGATGAACCATCATTCCAGGAGTACTTAGTGCCCTTTTCTCCCTTGGCTTGTAGATCATTCCATATAACCACACCTAAGTCAAGCAAATATTCTATTCTTATTGTCTCTGAAATACTGTTCAGAGTGGGCTTCCGATTGCCAGTTCTCTCAGATTTGTTCATCTCTAGCACACTAAAGACGGGCATATCATACTTGGTAGCCAGTCTCTTCAGCTGTTGAGCAGTATCCATAACGTTAGCGCGTGCGTCTCCTCCGTACGATGTAACATCCATGAAGCTATGCAGACTATCTACGAACAGCACCATTTGCCTACCGGAGAGTTCCTTCTTGTTATGGAAGACTTCAACAAGCCTCTTGATATCTACGATAGAGACAACCTCACTAGAGTCTTTTACAATGACTCTTCCATACATCTTGTTCTTCCATTGAAGCTCACCAAGTGCCATCCTTCTCATGTTGTCGAAGCCTTGTGCAACCTTCTTCAGTGATTCCTCCCTGATTTCAGGTATGGTTATGCTTCCTGGATACTTTACGTTGTTAATCGGCATGCTCATCATGTTAGCTATAATAGCAGGAATAGTTGCTGTACTTGGATCATCAAGACTACAGTATATAATGAACGTGTCTGGATTGTTGGCTGCGATTCCTATTGCTAAATTCCTGGTGAATGCGCTCTTTCCATGATTTGGATATCCTGCCATACCTATCAGAGCGGCTCCCTTTGGAATTTGAATATACTTATCAAATCTAGCCATCCCTGTCTTCAACATCTGGAAGCGGGCATTAACAGTAGCCTTCTCCAGTTCCTCAAGCTGCTGTGTATAATCTCTGTCATCTCCAGTAATACTATGCTTCGTGAATGTAAAGAGTTGACTTTGTGCTTTCTCTAGCAAAAGGATTCTGTCGTTGAGCTTCATTCGTTTGCCATCGGAGATCATTTGGCTCCAGCAACTGTCTGCCTTCCCTGCAATATTATCATCTTCGACTGTTCGGATCCATTCGAATTGATCCCACATCTCAGCAAAGGGTTTTTCCAGTACATCTGATAATTGTTGGATAGCTCGACGTCTTAGCATAGGTTGCTTCGTGTAACCTGTGAGCCATCTCATGAAATTATTGATCTTTTCGTCTTCGTCACCCAGTGGATCTTTGTTGGCAACGAATGTATTATGAATAATATACTCTGGTAGAGAGTATCTATCCAGTTTCTTGAATGCTTCGATACCCTTTGTCCGAATCATGGAATCAGGATCATCTTCTCCTGGAGGGAGGATGATCAAGTCAAGGGATATAGCCCTGTTATTCTTGAAGATCTTTTCGACTGTACCTAGCATCTTGTTCTGTCCTGTCTCATCACTGTCCAGACATAAGATGATCTTTCTGACTTCATTAGAGATCATAACAGTTAGATGGTCATCACTGAATGATACACCACCTAGTGCTGCGGAGTTTTTCAGTCCGTGCTTGTGTGCAGTTATTGCATCTGTGTATCCTTCGAAGATGTATAGTTCTCCGTTAGTTCTAGTATATTCTAAGGCTCTGTCCAGTAGGTACATAGCTGCGGACTTCTTGTATGCTTTGGTGTTATTAGTATTCAGATACTTCGGAGCTATGTTTCCAGTAATGTTTTTGTTTGCTTTCTTCTCCTCGAATAACATATCTCGACCAGCAAATCCAATCGGAGCCCCGGCTTCATCACATACTCCGAACAGTAGTCTATCTTGATGAAAGAGCTGTTTAGCAAGGCTGGATCTCGCATCGTTGGGACCGTATCCGGCACCCGCGGCTTCAATCTGTTCTTCGCTATGTGTCTTCCTGAGATGAGTATATAGTTCTCCATAGTTAACGTTGCCTATCAGATATAGCTTGGAGTCTTCTAGAGTCATGTTCCTCTGTCCTAGATATCTCTCAAGTCTCTCTGTCTTCTTGATCATATACTGGACAATAGCTTCGTTGACTTTTACTGCAGCTATCTTCTTCTTGAAGCGATCATCCAACATTGTATCATCGAAGTGAATTCCCAGGTCCTTACATAGTATGGGAATCGTCTTAGTAACGAATGCGCTACCCCTAATTGGTAGTCCATCTACGACGTTAGCCATATTAAAGATGTCATATCCTAGTCCACAACCATGACATAGAAATCTATACTCAGGTCCGTCTCTCCAAAACGATGCCGAAGCCGCTCTGTCACCATGTTTATGAGCATTACTATTTGGGCAGCGGAAATTTTGACCGGTTGATCTTTTGACCCCTTTAAGCTCCATGTATTCAAGGAGCTTAGATTTAAGTTCTGTTTTCAGTCTTTCTATCTCAGTCATCCTGCATATCCTCTTTCATAGTAATATGGTGAGCGCCATTCTGATATCTCCATCCTCTTCTTGTGCCACTTATACTCCAGACTTCTGCACTTATCATAGATATGTCTGAGATATCCGGGAAGGAACTTCTTTCCGATTCTTAGCTTGTAAATTATGTTCATTTCTTGTTTTATCTTGTCGATATTATTAACTGTATTATTTGTTTCACATCCTACCACCTTGGTTTCTCTTAACATCACAGCTGATTCTATAATCGAACCGATTAAAGCCATCATGTATACATTGTCTGCATAGTTAAAGTATCTGGTATCTGGACATATGAAACCAACACAATGGCTGCACTTCGCCTGTTTTTTGGCTTCCTTTGAGTCATGGAGAAATGATACATCATTACTCGCATATTCTTTAACTAATCTTTCCATTGATGGTAAAGCAGCACCAAATATCCCAGTTGGTAGGATAACAATTGGAAAGAATGGTCTTGGTAAAATTGAACCCATTGCTAACATTCTGCGTGAGAACATCTCTGCCTCATCTGATGATCTATACCCACTGTCAGGCTTTGGAGGTCTATCGATTATCTGTCTTGTGTCTCTAGCAATATGCTTACAGTATGGAACTTTATATATCCATGATGGTATGGTTTGATGGTCTATCTCCTTGTTTGAGAGTGTGTGTTGCAATGTGTCCAGATTTGATAGAAGAATCGAGTTCCGACTGCTGTTAGGTTGACATACAAAATCGACCTTGGGAAAGAATCCTTTGTTTACTGCAGTTACAATTGCTTGACCTGCACTAGTGACCATTGCTTCACATACTGTGCTAATCTTTCTATTATATCGTGTTGGATCTAGCAGTGATGTTATTAAAGCTTCTTGCATATGTTTCTTTTCGTGTGCAATGAAGAATCCAGAAAGACATTTCTTAAAGTTAGGCCTCCAGTCGCTTTGTAACCTGCTTGGTAAGTATGAAGATGCAATATTCTCCTCGTGTGTATCGATAAAGCTGCTATCTCCTGTAGTAAATCGTCTGTATCTTATGCCTCGATTACCTTGTCTCACGGGGTACTGGATTGACAAAGACTGAGATGACATCATTATTCCATGTAGGTGATCTTGTGTGTATTGTGATGATACTTGGTGAACACTATCTGATACATGAGTTCTCATTGGTCTCATAATGGGTATGATTCTGGAGCTATCTGCCAAGTTATTCATTTCTTCTGTATTATTTGCAGCGAATTCACAGAGTCTTTGTCGATCTACAGTGCCGAAATCATTTGCTTCTATGGGAGCGATAGATCGAAATGTATTATATCCATGATATAGATATGATCGAAGTGTAGATTCTATATTACATCTTGATTGATTATACGTTGCTAACTCAAGAACTCGTACATCCTCCGTCGTGTGTTCTTCTCTTGGAGTAGCAAGAAGTGGTATAGAAACTGTTTTTATCTTCATGTAGAACCTCTCTCATCTGCCTTCCTGATAACCAACTGTAGGAAGTCTCTGTATGATATGTGTTTTGTCTCCTCGACTGATACGTCTTTGTCTTTCAGATATTTGTCGATCGTCTTTCTCTTTGAGGAGATAACTTCGAATTTATATTGATCAATCATAAACCTGTTGAATATTACATAGACCTCTGGGTTACCTGTCTGATCGGGCCTCAGGATTCTTCCGATAGCTTGTTCATAGAACGCTGGTGACCATGGAATATCTGACATGATAACAACATCAGCTTGTTCCAAATTGAAGCTCTTTCCAAGGATTCCTATGTTACCAACAGCTACACTATTTGGAGTCTTTCTGAAGTTCTCGATGACTTTATATCTTGCTGAAGGTGTCATCTTATTTGAAAGCAAGAAAGTACTCGCTCCACTGTTCTTGAATAGATTACTAAGATCTATACTGGCTTCTGTGAATCCTGTAAAGACTAGTACACTTCTTCCCTCACTGAGTTTGTCAATGACCAGGTCTCTTGTTACTAATTGCTTAGCTGTTGGTGTGTTCTGCCATGTTGGATCAAGAAGTTTTGGACACTCAGAGATTTTCATCATGGCGATTAGTCGTGCTAAGCTTTTGCTTTCATCTCTGACGAATTCTCTTGAGCCATCTAGAATAGACAGATATTGTTCGAACTGTGTATTGTTTGGTTCCGCGACAACTTTCATCTCTTTCACATTGAAACGAAACATATCGTTCTTTACCAATCCTTCATTCTCTCTGGCGACCTTGACAACCAAGTTTCGGACATAGTCCTTTGTGAATTCAGGATCTGAGCTCATCTTATCATTGATTTTTGCAAGCCTCATATTTGTTGTTGATATATTATGAACAATCTTGTATGTTGGTTCTCCCTTTTTGTCCTCTCCGAGCCTGGCTACTACCTTCTTATTTTTCCGTCTGATCTCTGTTCCTATGTGGGATATCGGAGTGGCATCGACCTTGGATACACAGCTCTTGCTACCATATCCGATCACTGCATATGTAGCTAGCTCAGCCATCTTATTAGTAATGACTGTACCACTCATGAACATGGAGCGAGCTGGTCTTAGTCTGATCGCTGACTTTGACTTCAAAGATGTAGGAGATTTAACGTTTTGACAATTTTTGACGAGTAATCCGTTAGCTACATAGTTGTGATTATCTCCTACGTCGATGTTGAACACTCTTTGATCTTGCTGAGGACTGTATCCAGATTTTCCATTACTTCTTTGTTCCAGAATCGTAACATTTTCCACCCTAGCATAAGCAATACGGATTCTTTCCTTTTGTCGAGATACTTCCATTTCTTTGTCTTGTGAGATTCTCCGTCTACTTCGATTGCTATCTTCTTGTCGGGAATTGCTAGGTCGACTGCATACTTTGTCGGAAGACAGAGATCTGGTCTCTTCCTTCTGAGATTCTTTAGACCGATCTGAAATTCCATTGGGTATCCTGTTGCTTTGTGAAGCTTCAGTTGTGGCACAGTTAACTTCCCGTTTCCTCCTCTGGAGAGAAACGTGGGGTTCTTTTTCCATCTCTTCTTTGTGCCAGCAATAGCTTTCCTCTGAAATTCTGGGTCTGCGTTCATTCGTTTCATTCGTTCTGATTGTGCTTTGAATCCAGTCTTTCGTAGAGCAGCAGTTGCTTTCTTCTTGTATTTCTTTTGTATAATGTGGAATCTCTTTTGTTGTTTTGGTTGACTGCATCGCCATTTTGCAGAACATTGCTTTCCGCAGAATCGTGTGTTCTTGCTCTTTCTCGTTAGTCCGGTACCTAGGCTGAAGTCTTTCCCACACCACTTGCAGGTTTTTGTTATCATCTTTACACGGCGAAGAATTCCTGCACACTTCGTACTGCAGCATTTTTGTTGTCTTGTTGATTTTGGTCTGTAATATGTGAACGTTGTTCCACATGAAGCACACTGTCTCGTTTCGTAGTTCCTTTGCCTTGACATAGCCTTTCTCCTTTGTCCAGATTTTATGGTCTGGAGTACATATGATGCTATGTCCATTATTATATTCTACTTTGACGAGGTTGTCAACATATGGCTTATGAAAATAATGTACTACGGGTTTGTATTCCCAGTTGTTAGTTTCTAAGTTCTTTGATAATGCGAGTACATCTTCTCTGTTCGTGACAATGTCTCCAATCTTTCTTAGCCCTTTGTTTGTCATAATTTCAGTGTCATATGTGAAACACTCATCAAAGATTACCAGATCAAATAGTCCTCGTAGATCATCACCTGTAGTATGTATCTTGTATAGGCTCTTCTGTTTCTTATCTTCATTGGACCGTCGACTCTTTATCTTTGTCTCAGCACCTAAGATCGAGTACCCGATTAAGGTTATGGGTGTGGCATTTTCCTTGGCGAGTGGGATGTCTGTCAGCTTCTTGATGATGAAAGGTTTCTCCATCTTCAGTTTATCCATCTCTCTTATGAATTCATTGAGAGCACCGGGTTCTACGCATACTAGTGTCCTCTTCACACCGAGTGCAAGATGGAGTCCGATTGCGATCCGAGTTTTGCCTAGGCCTACATCACATTGTAGTACTGAAGCCTTCTTTCTCATGGCCATAGCAATTGAATACTTCTGATGCCACTGCAGCTCTAGCTTGTGTATCTTGTTGATCTTTTCGATCTGTCCCATGTGTGTTCTGAACAAGTCATCTTTCTCTACTTGAGCAGGTGGAGGGGACATCCATTTCTTGATGTTCCTTACTGCTTTAATAATAGTAGTCTTAGTGCTATCGTCAACGTCGAAGCCTTCTTTTTCCAAGATTCCTAGTAATAGCTCAATTCTCAGAACGGAGCCCTCAAACTTTGCTAGCTCTATTTCGAATTCATATGCAACAATGTTCACATCACATGCATCTAGTCTTTTGCGAGTGTTTCGAGCACTATTAGATTCAGGATCATCTTCCTCTGTTGTACCTTGAATATTTACTGGATCAATATCTGATAGGATATGATCATTTACGACCGCAGGAAGACCATAATTGGTGGATCCGTCTAGTGCTTGACTCAATCCCTCGTTTCTTTGTTGGAATTGGTATCTATATACGTTTCCAATATATCTTCCTTGTCGACCCTCAATTGGAAAGATTCTGTTCTGAACCAAGAGAACAATTGATGATATAAGATCCATTGGCAGAGATGTTATCTGTGCATGTTCTCTGGGTAGCCCAGGATGTAGATGTAGATTAAATGGGAATCTGATACGAAGTGTTCGTCCAGAGACGATAGAGACTATCTTAGATTCAGCATCTATAGCAGGTTTCTTTGTGAAATATAAATAGTCGATAATCTTTCTGTTCTTGACCAGGACAACTACGCTATTAAAAAGCTGCGGACACTTAGTCTTCGTCTTTATGCCCTTCTTAGCAGCTTTGAAATCATCTTCGTTATCGATAATGATGATAGCGTTATTGACCCGTATCTTCTGGTCAAGTAGGTTAATCGCATTGACTCTCTCGAAATTAATATGCTTACTGAGAATCATGTCGATTCCATCTGCCGATTTTCCCACAAGGACTAGATGATATTTTCTTGATGCGGGACCCTTAGCTTTTCGTGTAAATCCAAGATCAGTTAGATAGCTTGTAAGAGTATCCTCTTCTCGTTTAGCTTTGAGATGTTCAAGGTTATCATCAAACTCTTTAATGTCACTATCTACAGACGCTAACAGATCGTCTACAGATATAAGATCTAGATCATCTGGCATTTTATCTCCTCTTGTGGTATCCTGACCGAATACTACTGTTTCTTTCTTGCAACGGAATCATTGATGAACTTAGCGAACTTCGTTACTTTTTCATCTTGTGTTCCATTTTCATCATCAACTTTCATGAATGCATATTGACCTTTGGAAGCAGGGAAACAGGTTTTTAGGTAATCACTTAAGTCATCCTTACCAAGACCATGCTTCTCTCTTAAAAGCTTGATTTTCTCAGAGTTGATTTCAGACATGGATGGACCTGTCTTTGCTGGTGCTGATTCATCAATAGGTTCGGGATCATTTTGAGGCAAAGTATCATCTGGACCATGCCATAGATAAATACCAAAGCCATAATTGTTCGATGCTTTCCGTATGGCATTAGCAAGAGCTGTCTTGGTCATCTTATCAGAGTCCAAATTCCTTTGACCGCTATTTGTTCCGCTACCAGTACCTGGGCGTCGGCAAATCTCAGTACCTTCATTGTCTCTAAGAACTAAGTCAAGAGATACAAATGCTGCACTTTCTGTGACATGAATTCTTTCCTTCCTCGGAAAGTTCTTTACTTTGCCATTCTGCTGCTCAAGTTTCATCCAGTCCAGCTTTCCATTCTCAAGTCTAACTTCCTGCATGTATGAGAAGGATACGTCTTTCATGGTCTGTTCTAAGTTTTCGACAGACCAATGAGTGCCGAAACGTTTATCGAATTCTTCAATCGTGACCCAGATTGGGATATATGTGAGCTCTATATCTTCCATCTTCCTGGTGTCTTTGTTGTATTGCTTAACCTTCCTGGATTGCGTTCTCTCCTTTGGAAGCGGATCTGACAGTCCAGCAACTGCATCCATGATTTGTTCTCGATTCATTGATTTATTCTCCATCTTATCCTCCTCTAATATGAGTGTCCGCATGAACACTACTTGCTATCTCCAGAAATGGGAGCAGTGCACCCTCTGGTGTTGATTGAATATTATCGCCCTCTACTTGCTGATATGGCTGTAGATAGTAAGGGACTTCGTCTGGTATTAGTCTTGCAATTGCTCTGATGATCCTCTCGTTCACATAAAGAGGATGACATGTTGTTCTGATCTCGTACTGGAAATCTAACGATGTACGATAGTTTTCCATTACATCTAAGCTAGATATGATTTGCTTCCAGTGTTTGGCTTCATATCCTTTTCGATTTTGTCCTGCTTGTGGATATGTCTTGATATCCATTGCGACATAATCGATGTGAAGTCTGGTTATCACATATGATAATCTGTCAGCATATGTACCATTTGTATCTAGCTTAACCATTAAGCCAAGTTTGTGTGCCTCCAATGCAATGGTTTGAATCTCATTGAATGATGAGCATGGGGGTTCACCGTGTAATGGTTCACCCCCGGTTATCACAACTGCATCGATAAGATCTTTGCTCTTTCTCATCCGGTGTATTACTCTTCTCATTTCTATTGATTCCACAACTTGTGGCATTCTTGCGAGTGCCATGTTGTGACAGTATGTACATTTTAGGTTGCATCCCTTCATGAAGATCACCATAGCTGGTAAGCTAGGGTAATCAACAAGAGAGAGGTTTGTTATTGCTCCTACCATGGATTACTCCTTCAATTATGCTGGTAGGCAGTATGTTCTTCTGTCTCCATACTCGCTTTTCTTTCCGTCATTCCAGCTACTGACCGGTCTGTAATAACCAACCACTCTTGAATAGACATTCACTATAGCGATACATCCTTCGTGTGGACATTTATGATGTTCGCCTTTTAGATATCCATGTTCTTCGCAGATCGTAAACGTTGGTGTGATTGAAATATATGGTAACTTGTACTTCGAAGTGATCTTCTTGATGAGACCTGCTAATGCTTCTGGGTCTGGCGCACTTTCACCTAGGAATGAATGAAGCACAGTACCACCGGTGTAAAGACACTGTAACTCATCTTGATGATCTAGTGCCTTAAACAGATCATCTGTGTGTCCTACAGGTAGATGTGTTGAATTAGTATAATATACAATCTTGTCTCCTGCATGAGCAGCTTCGGCACCAAACGATTTCTGATCTGCTTTTGCTAGTCTGTAACATGCGCCTTCTGCTGGTGTTGCTTCTAGATTATATAGATTTCCGGTAGTGACTTGGAATTCTTGTGTGATTTTCTTCATGAACGTGAGTGTCTCTATAGCTAATGCCTTTCCGGCTTTGGTTTGTATCCCATCTCCCAGGAGATTGAGACATGCTTCATGCATACCTACTAGACCAACTGTTGAGAAATGGTTTGTATAATATGCACCACTCCGTTGTTTAATTGATCTGAGATAGAACTTAGAATATGGATAGAGTTCTCTATCCATTAGATCTTCTAAGATCTTGCGTTTAATCTCTAGACTATCTCTTGCAACTTCCATATATGCTTCAACGTTTTCAAAGAACTCTTCTTTATCACTTGATATATAAGCGAGTCTTGGTAGGTTAAGTGTGCATACTCCGACACTTCCTGTTAATGGAGCAGATGCAAAGATACCACCAAGTCTCTTCCTGAGTTCACGATTATCGATAGAAATTCGACAACACATGCTGCGAATATCTTCAGGTTTTATACCTGAGTTTACCATATTAGCAAAGTATGGTACGCCTAGTTTTGCTGTCATTTCCCATACCTTTTTTGCCGCGGGAGAATCCCAGATGAATTCATCTGTAATATTATAAGTTGGGATCGGGAAGGAGTGAATAGCACCCCTTGAGTCACCCTCCATCATTGTTTCTGCGAAAGCGATATTGATCATCTCCATCTCTTTCGCACATTCTTTATATGTGAAATCCATCTGTTTGCCACCAATGATACATGGTCGATCGGCATACAGTGATGATGGCACCATGTCCATCGTGATGTTCGAGAACGTTTGTTGAAACCCAGTTCTCAGTGGCGAGTTCATATTGTATACGAACTCTTGAATGCCTTGCTTTACTTGCTTCTGGTTTAGTCCATCCTTCTTGATGAATGGAGCTAATAGTGTATCAAAGTTCGAAAGCGCAACAGCTCCTGCAATTTCTCCTTGGAGCATGTATAGGAAATTCATTATTTGACCAAGGATAGATGAGAAATGAGTTGCTGGTCCAGAAATTGTCTTCTGTGGAACACCTGTGATACCAGTCATTAGAAGATCTTCCAAGTCCCAACCGCAACAATAACACGCAAGTGATCCAAGATCATGAATATGTATATACCCAAACTTATGTGCATCTGCTATCTCAGAAGGATAAATTCTATCCAACCAGTATTTAGCAGTAGTGCTGCTCGATAGATGGTTGTTTAATCCTTGAAGTGAATACGTCATGTTTGAATTCTCTTTGACGCGCCAGTCCTTTGCGCCTAGATAATCATCCATGACTTGCATAGTTTCAGAGAACAGATTGTCGATCTTCTTCAGTCTCTTCTCTTCTGCTCTCTCGAGAATGAATTTCTTTGCTACGTTCTTGTGTTCTGAATTTAACAGAACTTCTTCAATGGTATCGCTTATCTGATTACCACTGGGTGTTTCCTTCTTGTCTTTTGTGAGTGTTTGTGTTACTAAACCAGCTATATTTTTCGAGAATGTCTTTGGTCCCTTTACCTTGCAGGATGCAGCAAGTTTTAGAATCTTGTTTCTGATATGGTCTTCTTTATACTTGGCGATCTTACCGCTATGTAGTCTCACTCGTCTTGGGGCATAGTCCTTCTTAGTTTGCTGTGCGCTCATATCAGTTCCTCCAGAGTAGGTTAGTTGAGTTTGGTTTCGTCTTGCCTATGTAGGCTTCGCCATTTGAACTTGGCGAGTTCTCTTGGGTCTCTTATCTTGAAGTAGATGCTTTCTACATCTGCATCTTGGAAAAGCATCTTCTCTGTTTGTGCCCTTTCACTTTCGAGCAATGTAATATCTTCTTCAAGTTTTATATATTCTGCTTTTTCTGTTTCATGAAGACCTGATTTCTTCATGAATTCTTTTGCGAGTGAGAACTCTCTTCCCCATCGTGATATTTCTTCAAGATCTTTTGGTGCCATTACTACGTCTACGTTCTTGTCCATACATGCGAGAATCTTGCGGATCTCTATTCCGGAATGTTTCTTGTATTCTGTGAATAAATGTTTTCCATATGGTACAGTAAGTGTTCGAGTGGCTACATTGGCTTTGTACGATGCATAATGTTCCCAGAAGATTTGGTTGCCATTTGATGGTATCATCTCCAATGCTAGTACTTCTGTGTCGGTAATCCTGGATATTCTCATAGCGATTGCATCAAGAAGTTCAAATGATATGACTGGAATAAGTGGGTTCAAGCATAGATTGATAATCCATGATTTGTCATGGATGACTTGTTGTTTCATGTCATGATCAAGACGCTTAACTTCTTCACTATGATCTTCTATTCTTTCTAGAAACGGTTTCTTTCTGGATGTGTCTTTACCAGATTGATCATATGTGATATCGATTTTATGAATGTCTAGTATGCCATATCTCTTGTCAGCTTTGGATGGATCCTCATCTGGACGACCTAGTTTTGGCATCTCAATGCTTGTAATCTTTCCATCGTTAAGATTTTGTTGGAATGCAGGTGTCTTTCCTTGTTCTAGATCTTTTTTCATGTCTTTAAGATACTGGCGGAACTCAGTTCTAATAGCCATAATGTATCTTTTAACATTGTCTTGAGTGGTTCTTCCTCTGAACTCATCATATGAAACTCGTTTAATATGTACTTCAGCATTTATCGCACTGATTACAGCTTCTTTTACAGTGTCAATATTAATGTGTTTCTCTGGAATTCTAATAAGCTTGAATTCTGTTGGGCCCTTACGTCGTCTCAATATCTTCCCCCACTACCATTGATTTTAAAACTTCAAATGCATCCTCAAGATCATTATGTTCAAAGTCATTATCGATCATATTTTGAGGTATACCAACATTCTTATTGATCATATCTAGGAAATGGAGTAAGCCCTTCATTGCCACTGTGAGCTTTACCTTACATGGTAAGATGCTTCCCTTGAGACTCCATTCTGCTTGTAGAATCATCTCTGATGTTTCTTTAGGTGTACCAAGTATGCACGTAGCAACTCCGAAGACACTAGCACCATATAACCAAGCGATTTCTCTAATCTTCTTGGCTATCTCTATATCTGAGCAGTTCTTTTCTACTTGTGAGATTACCTGTTTTGCTTGCTTCTTCGAGAGAAGTCGTATCTTTTCTTTGCCAATAATCGTTGCATATGTTGTATCAAGCAGCGGGTTCTTCTTGTCCATTGCTTTCCTTTCTTTCATGGTATATGTCTTCATCGATGTCGTCGAATTCTCTGTTCCTACATGTTGGTACACGAATGAATCTGAATCTCTTGCTTTCCATATACTTTATGTCTAGATGTCCACCAAACTTGGAACAATCATATCGTGGTATCTTATGTGAGCTAAGTATATCTTGCTTGATATACTGACAACTTTTTGGGCAATATGCACTCATTTCTTAGCTGGTTTCTCCTCGGTCTTTTTGTCCTCTGGTTTTGATTCCATTCTTGCTTTCTCATCTTGGATGGCTTCTTGTTCGTACTCCGTATCCACATCAGAAGGTGGGTTCGTGAAGTTACCTGGTTTACATCTTGTCTTGATTGATTCTATCATTTGATTGTATAATCCATCATTGGTTCTGATGTCACGAAGAACATTCTCTGATCCATGTTGATCATATGTGCTACCATCGTTCGCCATGAACTTATATCCTCCTGGACCATTCTTCTCCAGAATGCCATGTCCAAGTGCTAGTTCGAATACAGTACTCTTATTATCAAATCCGCTTCCAAAGAAGAAGTCGAGGAGGACACCTGTATTCTCAGTAACATCAACCTTGGATTTTATTGCTTTCCACATACTGGCAAAGCCAATTTTGTGTCTGTCTTGTATGAACTTGGCTCCGCCGTCTCTTTGAGCGGACTTTCCAGACCTTCGTACATTGATAGCCATTGCCAATTGATGTTTGAGAGCGTTGCCTCCAGGATATTGTTCCAGACCACCAGAGAATAGATCTAATGAATCTCTTTTCTGGGTAACAAATACAATAGCAGTATTTGATTTCTTAATGGTCTCAGGAGCAATCTGGAAGAATCGACCGAGTCTTCTAGCTACGATTGCCATGTCATCTTCATCGACTCCCTTCTTTCTCATCTCTTTAGGACTTAGAGTAGCGAGAGAGTCAACGTAGATGACATCACATTTGCCAGTCGCTGCGATCCTGACGACAGCATCTAGGACACTACCAAGATCTGTGCTTTGTGTCATAACTAGGTTCTCGAGGTCAACTCCGTGTGTTACTGCCCATTTCTTTGAGAAGCTTTGTTCAGATTCAGCTAAGAATATTCCCATGTTCAAACTTTGTTCATGTGCAATAGCCTGCATAATAAGACTTGTCTTTCCACATCCGGGTCCGCCATAGATACATGAGAACATACCACGTGGCCAGCCTCCGAATACTAAATCAAATGCTGGGTTACCTGTTGGTATATACTCCTGACTTCTTAGCTCGGATGCTTTTATGATCTCAATGTTTAATCGTTTGTCTTTTGCTTTGGCTGTCATTGCTCTCGTTGTTACTTCGAGTAATTCTTGCGCCTTGTTCTTCTTTCCTTTTGGCATTTTTCTCTCCTTTTGTTCTGCCATTCCCTCCAAAGGGGAACGGACAAGATCTCATCTTATATGATACACAAGCTTTACACATTTCTTCTGATTCAGGATAATTTAGATAGATGGCTTCATTACAGTCTCGTCTTGGGCATTTAGCGGCTGGACAGTCAACGTTCATGCGTGTACCACAGTCAGGACATCTAGGTGCATCAGTACTATGAAGTTTTAAGAAGAACTTGAATGATGGAGGAGCCCAGTCTAGCTTGATCAGTTCTTCCAGTGTCTTTTTGTTGGAACGAATATGCTCATCAAAGTATCGTGAGCCCTCTGCTTCAGACAATCCAAACTTGATTATCTGACGCAATACGTTTACTAAATGATCGCTTACCTTCATTGTTCTCCCTTGGTTGTTATGCGATACGAAATATGTAACTCATTATCTTAATCTTGTCAAGTACTTTTATTGAATTGCTGCACAAATTCTTGCAATGTCCAGCATTCTTGCAATAAAGTCAGCTTTCTGGTTTGTCATCTCCAGAGGAGCCCTCATGCACATTAGAAGCTCGTGACATCTCTGAAGCTTAGTCTTTCGCTCTCTCATGGCAATTGCAGCGAAGTAGTTCACCATATGGATTCTAACTGCTTCGTGATCAGTTTTGACTCCCTTAATAAGGTCAACCATTTCTCGCCATCTGCAGCTACCTAGAATCACCCTGGCAAAGTCTCTCATTAGAATCTCTCGTTCCTCATGCATTTCGGAAACGGCACCAGTTCTCTGAAAGATATAAGTTAGGACAGTAAGCTGTCTAGCAGATCCCCGAGCCATGCCTATAATGGTATCTCTAGTGGGTTCCATCATCGTACGGACCTCATCAATATAACCACCATCGAGCATTCTCTTGGTGATATATTCCATGAACTCTTTAGACTGTGAGTATGCTAGACTATCGAATCCGATTTGGTAACATCTGTTTCGGATGGTTGGAAGTACCTTCATGGGTTCAGTCGTACACATGATCATACAGAGGTGGTCTGGACACTCCTCTAGCACTTTCAGAATTACATTTTGGGCGTCCTTAGATAATTGGTGACATTCGTCTAGGATAACTGTCTTGATTTCTGAGTTCAGGGGTGGGACTGCCACCTCATCTATTAATGATCTCATATCGTCAATGCCACGTTGGTCCGCGGCGTTGGTCTCTATGATAGACCACATATCAGCATTCGTACATTGTGCACAGACACCACATGGTTTCTCATCTTTAGATTCACAGTTCAGGAACCTAGCAATAATCCTGGCGAGAGTGGTCTTGCCGCAGCCAGACTCACCATATAGAAAGACGCTTCTGCCCATCTTCCCTGTCTCCATGAGTTCCTTCACGTGCTTTAGGGAATTAGATGTCGGAAACATCTCGCTGAGACGCTTGGGTCTTATTGCGTTGTATATATTTTGGTCCATTATGGGTTCTCCTTGGCATCTTTTATGATTGCCTCATGATCTTCTTTTCCTTGACGATGCGCTATCTCGAATTTCTCAATCGGATCTCCGTAGCCAATCCGAAGTGCCTTGCAGAATGCTTTGTACTTTCGTGATCTCCACCCAGAATGGCAGTATACCCTCGCCTTATCTGAATAGTTATAACGAGTAGCCTCTAGGAAGTCTTCCGCATCTTTTCTAGAGAAGAAGATTCCAGATATACAGTGTGCAACTCTGTAAATATCTGGATCTTCTGCTTCATCATCGTCTCTATTTCTCTCTAATGTGCAGGGATCAATGATCAACCAGTATGGACTGTCAGTGGCTTCGTTACTGCCCTCAACAAGAGTTTCCATGAGAACTTGGATGGCTGCTTGTATTTCTTTATTAGTATGCATCTCACCATTCCTGCTAATACTCTGCTTCATTGGCTTCCAGTACCTCCGCGTTGTATTGCTCGATCTTAGCTAGTACATATTCACCTAGTTTCCTGTAGCTTTCGTTTGTGTGGAGGGACAGGACTCTGACCTGATCCTTCGTGAGTCGGTAGCTCACGACTTTTCCTTTGCTAGCGTCCGCAGCGTTGATCCCAACGTTATCACACCAATGAATCTTTCTTCCGTCTCTAGCAGTTACCTTACTGACGTAGAAGTTGATTCCAGGATTGAAGTCATTGGATGCTGTAAGCTCTTTGGCTACATTCATGAGGTTTGTTTCCTTCTTCTCATGCTTAGTCTCTGATCCTTCTCGATCTTTTAGCATCTTCATTCTGTCTTCTTGTCTTGCTGTGTAAACTGCTTCACGTATCTGGGCATTATCATTGCATCCTCCAATGATTCCTCCGAATATTATAGATAATGTTACAGTAATAATCATTAATGTAAGGTCCATTCCATCAAAGTTCTTCCAGTTCATTTTGTTTCTCCTCTTTGTGTGGATCGAATATGTCATCCATTGATGGTCCAAGAACTCCTATCCGAAACTTCTTGAACTCCTTCTCTCCAAGATGTTCTAACAGTACTTTATCGGAGCAGCCTTCACAATAGAATTTATCACTAAACTGAAACTTAACACCGAGAACCATAGATGCATTATATATAGTGCGACATTTGCCACACTCGAACCATCCCTCTGGAAGAGTTGTAGAAGGCCTCTCAGATGCACGTACGGACTCCTCAAAGCTATTTATCCTTATTGAAGATAGATCATGTGTGTCAGCCATTTAGATACCCCTTAGAATGCTCCTATGAGCGCGTTTTTGGCTTCGATACTATAACCCCGCGTCCTGTAAGGACTTAGCTATTAATCCAGATTTGTTGTTGATCATGCCTCTTCCTGTACCTTGGAGAGGATACACTGCTTCCTTTACTACAGTATAACCAAGAGCGTTGCAATGTTTCTGAACCGCCCTCGCTCTTCTCATTGCTCCTGTCGTTTCGCTATCGTATATATAATATGCTTCCGGCTTTGGCTTCCCGGGGTACTGTCTGAGTACCCGGCCGATAGCCTGTTGCACATCATTCTTAGCAGCGAATGGGGTAGTGAAGACGATGAGATCCAGTCTCGGTATGTCCAATGCTTGTCTAACGTATTGGAAGGTAGCGAATGTGATGTGTGGCTCATTTTTCTCCTCGCATCCTGGGTGGTCTTTGAATCCCTTACCCCCGACCATAATCAGCTTTTCTTTGTCTGGGATCTTATCGCACAGTTCGTACAGAACCTTAGTGTGGTCTCTTCGATGTGTTAAGATAATTACATTTCGTCCGCCAGCATACTTCTTCATTATGAGCTCGGCGATACGTTTATTTCTCTCCTTGTCTGATACAAGAATGTTTATTAATTTAGGCATGTTATCACCTTTGTTAATCCATTGTCCATTCTCTCTGCGCCACATGGCGTACTTGTTGTCGGGGACAGCCATCCTGGTATCCAGGAATCGGATGTCGGGAATAAGCATGTTTGTTTCCATCCTATGGATTCTGTTACCGATGACCCACATGAATACTCGAAGCTTATCTGTCCTCTGGATGGTGGCAGTAACGCCCTTCCTGGCGCAGGGAAATTTCTCGATGGCTTCTCTGAACTTGAAAGATCCTACTGAAGTATGGACTTCATCTGCTATGACTAAGCTGTGTGCATCATAGAACTCCTGGTTGTCTTCATAGTCACGACGAATTAGAGTTTGGACTAGGCAGATATTTACTTTGCCTGAGTGATCCAGTTTTCCACCAGCATTGATCTTAATGTCATCCTCTGTGAGGTTAGTGAACTTCAGGAGAGAGTCCTTCCATTGATTAGCGAGGAATTCCTGGTTAACCAATACCGCGGTTCTGACCTTGAGTTTGTTGATGAGTCCGACACAGACTACAGTCTTTCCTGATCCACAATCTGCATGTAAGAGATCACATGATGTAGCTAATGCTTCGACCGCGGCTTGTTGGTCTCTTCTTAGCTGGCAGGTCTTCTTCTTGGTCCAACTGATCTTGATTGGCTTATCAGGTAGATCATCAGTTGAATACAGCTGCTCCATGTTTTCTGTAATTATGGACCAGTAGGCGTTCTTGTTGTCAGCTAGGAAGTGTCTCGGAATAAGGATGCTTCCTAGTTCGTCTTCCGAGTAGAGGAAGATTGTTTCTGGTACATCAGTCTTTCCTGCAAATTTGGACTGGCTTTTATGAAGTGGGTTTGCGATCGTCAATGATTTCCTTAATGCATCTCGTTCGATAGTATCGTTTGGTTCGATGATACAATATCTATTTATCTTCATGCTTCTTAACCTTATCATGTCTGCAACACTTCGGGCATGTAATCAAAGATACTTCATGTTCGTAAGGCAGAGAGAGAATTTTATAGAATGCATTAAGATCATATTGGTCACTAGTTGTACGTTTATATTCAACAGATTCTCCCCCTCTCAGTTCTTCCGTCCATGTCTGATTGCACCGAGTGCATTGCATTCTTTGTGCTTCAGGATACTTTACCTTCTTGCATTTGCCACATTTTTTGTCAATAGTATGAGTCATGCAAAAGCAGTGCGGACAGATGGTTATAGTACTTAGCCTTTCGTCTATCTCTTTGAGCTCTTCCTCGTCCTTTTTCTTCATCTTGATAATCTCTTTGATCATATTGATTGCGCGAATGTTCTTTGGTGCGATCTTCTTACACTCATCTTCGGAGAGTACTTGGAGGTGCGGATGGTGTTGACCCATTCCTGCATCTGCAATTGCGACTTTCTCGAAGGTGTCTAAGAAAGTCTGGAGATCATCCGCTGAGCATTCTGTATCTATAGTGTGCGTCATGGTCTGTTACGTACCTCTCTTTCTTTTCTCTCGATTGAGCCAATATTCAATGGCTTAGAGGTATAAGAAATCATACCAGTGCAGAAATCATAATCTATATCCTGTCTGCATCTAGCTAGTTTTCTTGCGTATACTTTTGCTTTAGGAGTACTCTCGAAGAAGAGCACAGATGTTCTGGACTGGTGAGTCTTCGTATCGTATTCTTTCATGATGAGAACAACTTTTTGAGCTAGTCTGTCTGATATTACCCATTGGACATCTGCTTTCAGCTTTGCGGTGCTCTTTTTCATTGTTCTTTCCTTGCTAGTGCCATCATGATGCACTTATAGTTTCTGAGAATACGAGCAGACTTATCTGCTTCATCTAATGAGTTTGTAATATTTGGATTATTAATGCGTGCAGATGTAAGTAGATTCTTGAAGTCATTTGCAGTAGATGATTTGGCGGAGTGTCCATGATTTTCTAGTGTTCTTATGATATAATCATCTGGTGAATAGTTCTCAGGTGGAGTTATTTTATCTGGGAGTATGACATACGTAGTACTCTCTCCTTCAGAGTAGAGATATACTCTGGGAACTTCATCAGTTCCCGTTGGTAAGAGAGTTTCATGTGGTATGGGACTACCAACTGCCCAGCCGTTACTTATTAAAGCTCGGCGAAGGGATGCAGTAGTCCTGCCGAGCTGTGTATTTACATGAAAGCCATTCATTTATTCTTTACCATCTTGAAGGCGTATGAGATCCTGGAGTCTTCTCCCTTTACTCCACCAGCCATGTTAACATAGAAGTTCTTCTGGTTTACTTGGTAGACTCGGATACCGACCTTGTCTTCTTCGGCTGCATCACCGACACATTTTAGCATCCTCGAGAACATTCCTGCTACACACTTAACATCTGTCTCTTTACCCGTAAGTTTATATGAAGAACCGTTCACTGTTGTACTGAAGCTACCAGATGATGTTTGAACTCCAAGGTGCACGCCCGAAGATTTAAATGCCATTGGGAGTTGTAGTCCAGGACCAGCCATCATGGTAGCTGTAGAGAGTGCATCTCTGAGTTTCTTGACTGGAACCTCCATGGTACTAGCGACAGTTTTCATAAGACCATGTAGCTTACGGATCTGCGCAATACCAGTGCCGCCCTCTGTCTTTGAGTATGACATGATTATTTTACATGAGTCGTTCTCGAGTCTGACGATCTTGTCTCCGATGCTGATCTTAAGTGGTGCTTTCTTCGTGCTTTGTCCTATGGCTCTGACTGCTTGCATTAGAGATTTAGAGTTTGTCTCTACATCCATAGTACTTGTTATGCCCTTGTTCTTGATATCAAGGGTTGCGATCACAGAGTTACAACCAATAGCAATATTGGCTTGCCCAGGTTCTGTATGAATAATCACTTTGAAGGTAGCACCCTTGACGTCTCCGATAGATAAGCTGGAGATTATCTCTGTGAATACAGAGAGCGTGTTAGGACTCATAACCAAGATATCTTCATAGGTGTCCTTCGCTGCGTCAACTAACATGGGTTTCATTTGTTCCATGTCTAACTCATTTGCTGACAGGCTGAACCGTCCACCTGGTCCTCTAATCTGTATGTTTTTGCCAATTCGCATTTCAACATTGCCTTCCCTACATGTCATAAGGACATTCAGGAATCTTTGGAAGTCAATAGCAATAGGACCAAATGTATCTGGATCCTTTCCCTCTTCGACTGGCATTTGCATCACTGTAATCGCGCGTGCGGATGCTGATGAGACAACAGATACCAGGCTTGCTCCTTTAGAAAACAACACCACCCGTTTTGAATCAATGGATGGTGCTGTAAGAGATCTTAGCCTGGAGAAATGCTCAACAAGTTCTCCTCCGTTAATCTTCATATTTATCTCCTTATTAGGGTTTGTTTTAGGTGGAGTAGGTGGGACTCGAACCCACGGCGACTTTTCGCTGGTTCCCGCAAGGGTACTCTAAGCGTACTCACCCTGAGTGGCGCCTAACCCAATAGCTACCCCTGAGACCCCATAGAGAGCGCCGTCCGACTGTAAGCCAGACAGTCCTCTAATCCTTCTCAGAATCGCTTGGATCTAGGACGATCACGGAGATCCCTCGGCTTTCGCCATCTTCCTTATACGGGCGCAGGTCATAGACCAAACACGGGCCGAAGCCACTATAATTCCGTGGAAGTGGGATATTCCTGACCTTCCTTGTCATACACCATCGAGGCGGGAGGAAAAGTTCTCTTCCGCTGAGATACTACTCCATATTTTGTGCAGCAGTTACTTTCTACTGCGTCTTTTGCTGATTCTTTTCTTCTTGTATTGGTTCTTACAGTACTTGTTGAATCCTTCATCGGTACCATATGAATCATAGAATGCTTTCCTATGTCTCTTATAGATACGCATAACATCACGAACATACTTAGCGTTTCTTACATTATAATAGTGGTAGTTTCCCCATCCTACATTGTATAGTTCGATGACTACCTTAAGGTTGTCTTCGTCCATTGTACCATCTTCGTAGTACATGGGATACTTTTTAGCTAGCCATTCAAGAAGGCCAACCCCACCATGAATGTTATTCTCTATGTTATATACTTTCCATTTGTTGAGCTCCCAGCCAATGATTTTACCATTGGTATTCTTTACTGGGTCAAAGTAGCTTCTTCCAGTTTCCCATTCAGCCTGCTTGGCTCCGAGTCTTACGAGCTGCATCAGTCCCCTGGCTTTCTTTGGACTGTATGCATATTGCTTGTAAGCACTTTCATTTGACATGATAGCAGTGACTAGTGGAGGCTCAATGATTTGCTTCCTTGTAGCACTTGCTATCGATTTCATGATTCTTCCCTCGAGCTTAAGTGTCTTGGGAGAATACATCTTCATCTCATTTCTGATCATACTCATAAAACTGTCGCTACCGCTATGGAGGTTGCTCTCGGTAATGAGCACGAAGGTCAGGGCGACAAGAGCAATCAGAGTATACTTGATTCGCTTACGCATAGTGTACACCTCACTTGTGGGATGTTATTGCTATCCCTTATTTGATCGAGCTCTAATCGCCCAACCTATGGCGAATGACTCGAATCGTTCGTTCTTTTCTCCGAGCTCTACATATCTGGCTCCTTGCAGGCAGTTCAGATATAACTCAAGAGCTTCTTCGATGTCTTGTCTCTTAGTAGCTATGTTACATGCTGATATTGTCTTGGGACCGACCTTGCCATCTACGACAAGATCGTCCCATCTCTTTTCTTTCAGGTTCAGGAAGTTTAAGGTTCTCTGAAGGAACTTCTTTGATGTTCCATGTCCGCAGTTAACTGCGGTATCGAAGTACTCCATGGCGATGAGCTTGGACTCAATCTTGTCTGCCTTGAGTGGCTTCCAGAACTCAGTCAGGTAGAAGTCTTTGACCTCTACTTGAAGTTGTATATCCTCATGCAGATGAGTTTCTAGCCGTTTCTTTCCGGCCTTTGATTTCAGATCGATTTCAAGCATATCTACTTTGTAGTTATCGATAATTATCCAGCCTTTCCAGTTCGGAAAGATCCGGCGAGCACACCCGCGGTATGTCTCTCCGCCTGGATCATCTGGATGATTTACATAGTCACCTTCGAGCTTAAGTGTATGCTCATATGCAGTATTAAAGTTATCGCTCATCTTTTTCCTCCTGAGACGGTATTTTATTCCCGCCCATATTTTCTCGATTGACACTATTTGTCCTCGATGTCCTCTTCTTTTGTAGTACTAATGATATGGTTATGATCGTTACTGTCTACCATAGCTGTACGATCTTGAGTCGAGAATGACATAATCTGTGCATTGTTTATGTCTGTATTAGTGTTAGAACGCATCATAGATACGTTACGAGATGTGATACCATATGACTTATGTACTCCAGCGGAGTCATGTGAATAGTGTGCAGCCATGTTTGCATTAAAGCCCATGGATGTTGCCTGTTGGATGGCATCCTGTCCGGCGCCAAGGAATACAAATTGCCAGTGTTCCTTAAGCTTGTTAATGGTATCTTGAACCTGGTTGTGTTTGTATTCCATACTCATGTTCTCTTCACCGTCAGTGATGACAACTATAACAACATTGGTTGGTTTCTCCTCGATATTTATGATGGATTCCTTCTTGCTGGCTACGGCCATCCCGATAGCATCTAGAAGAGCAGTTCCACCACGTGGTATGAACGTTTTTGCAGTCAGTTCGGGGACGTCCTGAATGTCCTTGTCTTTATAGACAACTTCATACTGGTTGTCGAATTGAACCAGAGTCATTCTGGCCTTACCTTTCACTGCCTTCTGTTCATCAATGAACTTGTTGAAACCAGTGATAGTAGGCTCGAGTACTGTATTCATCGAACCTGATCTATCTAGAATTACTGTGATATCAGTAACACCATCCTTCTTGTCATTACTCATATTAGCCTGCGGGTCGAACAGTTCTGCGTCGCTCATTTTGATCTCCTTTATAGTATGTTGCCGGAGACATCAAAGATATCTACCAGCTCTATTGCTTCTTGATCCTCATTTGTCATGTGGATCAAGTCTCCAAGTATACGCTCTACCATCTCGAAGTAATATTCGTTATCGATTCTACCTAACTGAGTAGAATCGTGGACATTAAGTGGTTCATATTCTTTCTTCCCAGTAAGTGGGCTCTTCACGACGATGTACTCTAGTACATCGCCTCCACTGGGAGTGAATCCGAATAATGTTTGGTACTGGTTTACCAAGCTTACTACTAAACTTGATGATGATGTTGCTACTCTATCAGCAAATGTTGATGTAGCATGCATATTGAAGTTATCATCATCCGAGAGTGCCTTGATCTTTCCTCCTGTCATACCATAATCTTCGACGTTCTTTGACATTCTCATCGAAAGCATATAGTCTTCAACTGGTAGGTTAGCAAAGTCTAGAGACTGAGTTTTGCATTGTTCAGCTGTAAGAGTTTCATTAATAGCATAATCTGTTAAGAAATTTACTGCTCGTCTGTGTACAGCAGCTGCCTTTGATGATTTAAATGCTGCACCATGCTTAATGATCTTACCACCTTTTTCTCTGACAATGTAGTTCTTCATCTTGTAGAAGTATCCAGCATCAAACTCTTCTTCTTCGAGCTCAAGTTTGTTATCTGTGATACCAAACTTTGTTTTAACTATCTCTTGTATATATGTGTTGATTTCCTTAACCGGCAAATCTGCTGTCGTGATAACACCATCAGTATCTACTTCTATTACACATTCTGGTCCGGATTTATCTCGGAGGAATTGCATAACCTCCTTAAGAAAGTATCTACCCATGCCAGTAATTGTAATACCTATAGGAAGGTATCCAATGGTGTATCTGTTTGCAAGAATACCATATGCTGAATTGGCACACACCTTTATATACCACTGCTGTGAATCTAGCTTCTGGAACTTGATGTCACCTTTCTCAAGTCCCTTGATCTCTTCCTTAAGCTTGCTTCTTTCATCAAGTAAGCTATCAAGCATCTTTGGAACCATGCCTCTCTCTGATAGATCAATGTGAACTACGATGGTTCTCTTTAGGATTTCATCTGGAATACCTAGGATTAACTCATTATTCTGTTCGTCTTTGTTTATTATAAAGTCTTCTTGATAAGAAAGAATATCATTGATGGAATCGAACCTTACTGTTTCGTAGCTAAGGTTAAACGTTTGGATCAAGGAGGGATACAGTGATCTAAAATCATACTTCTTCATGTTCTTGATCTTACCTGTTCGATAAATACCTACGAGAGCTCCTTGGAAGTCTTTACTGAATCCGTTTTCTAGTGAGAGTTTATAGAACTCATCATAATATCTGGAGTAATTATTATCAACCGCAATGATATCGCTCTTTAGCATCTCTTTCATCATATGAAGTGTCGCAATACCACCACTAGTGCGGCTCATAATTTGTCCCAAGGGAACATTTAGTTTCTCAGCGAACTCTATGTTCTGTCCTATGTAGACTTGTTCAAGTCGTTCTGTGATGTTAACATCTGATGTGAGATACTCTCTGAGTTCGCTTCTGCCGGATTCAGTCTTCATCATATCCATGATGTTTTTGATACCTGTCTCAAGTTCAATGATGGAGTCACTCTCTTTGTCAGTAAGAAAGTACTTGGCTAGTGTCTTCATCTTCTTGTTTTCGAGACCCATCAGCTTCTGGTCTTTCATAACATCAACTGCATATATATCATAGCTTAGTCGGCCAGCCATATTAGATCGAGCGTTCTTTCCCTCAGTCATAGCTAGTATCTTAGTGAGGTGATCTCCTGGTATTGTAATTCCTTCATCAGGTTTGAATCCCTTTCGGATGAAAAGTTCATTATGTGGAACCTTGCAGATTTCCATTCTTGTTCTAAGATATGGAATATCAAACTTCCATCCGTTATATGTGACAATAATGTCTGGGTCTAGTTCATTGATCTTACTCATGAAGTCTCGTAGTAACTGAGTATCCTCCATGCCTTTGGCTCTCATATCAAAGCTGTCAAGAATAGTAACATCCTTGTCTCCAGACATCTTGTATCCTATCATGGCTGCAGCATTGCGCTCTGCCCGCGGGAACATACCAGAGCCGTCGGATGCTACCTCAATATCTAAGCGCATGATCCTGGGTTCTCTCTCCCATGTAGCTTTCTTTACAAAGTCAGGATTTGTGACATATAGGTGAGCCATATATCCAAATGGATAGGATGCACATTGTTTAGACCAATCTCTTAGTGAGAGCATTCGTTCATTGACTTGTTTCCATCCGCGACCAACGACAAACGCACTCTTGTCTCCTACTTCTACGATGTCATACTTTGGTACTTTGGGGGGATGAGTGATAGCAATAGTACCATCTTCTTGGACAATATGTAAGAGATCTTGGAATGGAAAGATGTTAAGAGGTACTTTCATCATCCTTCTCCAGTATAATTGTATCTGTAGTCTGTATGATATACTCTGGATCCATGATGATATCCCGAACATTAATAATACCATCATCTGGAGAAATATTACATGCTGTACCAAGAATATTCTTAAGATTCCTAAGAGTAACAGATTTGAATGGAATAACTTTGTCTCCCATCTTCATCATCATTCTGAGTGTTTCCTTATCCTTCCTGAAGTACACAGACACTGTATCATTGTTTTCATTCATCTGTACAGGAAGGAAGTTTATACTAATGTCATTTCCTTCTGGAGATTTCCTATAGTATAAGAGGACTTGAGTTCCATCACTTACTACCATTAAGCGAGCATACTCTTCTCCACCATAAAGACGAACCTTCATAAAGCTCGTTACATCTGAGCCAGTCATATCTCCATCAAGAATATCATAACAGGTGCTAGCTATTTTCTCCGTTATTCGCATTTGGATCTCCTGGTGTCGGATCAACTGCTTCATCGTTTGTTGATTCTTTCTTCTCTGCTTTTTGAGCTGCTTGTTTCTGAAATGCTTCGGTGAAGCTCTTTAACATGTTTGCAGACTCTGTCGAGATTTCATCTTTAGTTAGAACACCTTTCTTTTCCAAGACTCGGATCGTTGCTTCTTGTACAGTAACGATCGCTGAAAGCATGGCTTTCAGTTGAGCTATTGTTGGTTCTTTTCCGGCTGGAATATCAAATGGATTTGTACTTACTGGCTGATCTGGCATCTTAGTCTCCTAGTATCCTCTTCGTGTTTCCCAGCCCTTCAAGTCTGGGTGTTTAATGTCTTTCATTAATTCATACATAAGATTGTCAGCTTCGAGGATAGATGCTCGGAGTGCTTTCCATAAGACCTCTTTCCCCTTAGCTTCTTCCACTTCTTTGTGTTCAATAATGATAGCATGCGTTCTGACTAACGCTGTATCTAGCTTGTTTATTATTTCGTATGTATTCATATGTTAAAGGTTAATAGTAGCGCTCTTTTTAAAGCTGCTTCGGCAGGGAGAAAGAGCGCCAGAAACCCAAGGGAGGAAGCAGTGCATCGTACATATGCTATTATGTTTAACACGTTGAAGCAATTGTAAATGATCATCTGTAATATGTCAACTACTTTTTTCGAGGAAATGTCTTCATAATTTCCTCATCAGAGGGATATGGTTCTTTGCCAGATCTGCCTAGACAGAGAGCTTTATGATCACAATATCCACATTGCCAGTCTTTGGGAGATAGCTTATTGTTTTGCCAGTCTGTAAATGCTTTCTTGGTCATGAATTCGGCGTTTCTCATTGCTTGAATCTTAGCTTCACTCCAACATGGATCTGCATCTCGAGGTGGAATAGTCTTATTGACCATATGTTCACCTAGCTCAAGATATCTTGAGTAGATATCTCTTAACGAGACATCTTTATAGGTTTGTCCGTCGATGATAGGATAACCATTAATTACTTTGCCGTCGTCATCCTTTACTTCTTCGAGCTCAATGATAAATGTTCCCTCTTCAGCGTCACTCCTATCTATGTAATGGAGCAATGCATATTTTATAGTGGTATCTTTCTCTCTGAGAACTTGGAGATATATTAGTGCCTGCATGAGATGCCCGATCTTTGGTCGACCACCTGGATTTGTCTTTGTTCCAAAGACTTGTTTCTTTGCCCAGTATCCATAGAAACTCTTGATTTCGTTGATGTATTTATCATCTCCGTCCTTAAGAACTGAGTCGACTTCCATCTTGAGAATACATGTGGGAGTAAGCATATGTGTTAACCGTACGTTTTTGTTCACTAGAATACCAGCATGATGAGAATATTCGTGCTCTTGTGCTTCAATAGCTTTTCCCATTGCCATCTTTCTTCTCCCTGCGGCATTAGGTGGGTCGGTAACTTCGAAGCCCATTTTCTTTAACCAGACAGATCTTCGACATGATCCTTCTAGTCTGGAGAATTCACCAGGACCGGGAATCATGACACTAGCACTGCTCGGTGATACATAAGCAACACCTTCACGTTTCTCTCCCTCTTCCTCGAGAACTCTCTTCCTGAATTCTCCATATTCAAATTTATCCCAGATGATTATGCCATCGTGTATTGCTTTAATGTGTTTGCTCTTAGTTTCAGTGTGATTCATTATTTCTCCTTGCTTCTTTATTAATCTGGATCATTCGAAATGCTAAAGTAATGGTTTGCTTAATCTTCTCATCTGTGAGTTCTTCCCCGTCAATATGACTGGGGAATTCTACACGCTCAATACATACGTACTTTTTATGCATCGAATTGTTTTTAGTAGTAATGCCAGCAAAGAAACCGACAGCTACGATCATCAATGTTAGTATAATGTTCTTGATAGTATTGCTCATACCCTCTGCCTCCTTAATCTTTCTTGCCATAGAGCCATGCCTCCGGGACTTCGAAGTCTACTGCCATGACACCTGAATCTGACAGTGTGATTGATCCGTGACCCGTCATTGGAATCAACTCTTTTGGGACTGTACCATTGAGTGTAATGTGACCGTCTCCTGCACTCAGTGAGAATACGAATCCGTTATAGCTAGCGTTGATCTTTATGATCTCATGTTTGCGCATACGTGCACTTGCTTCTGCAAATGCATGTTCGAATGGTGCTGCACGAATGAATCTGTCAACTTTTTCATGTCCTTCTTTGTCTGTGATCTTTATCTCCATGTCAAGCTCCTTCGGAAAAATTATTGCGGGGAACGGTTTTAGTCCCCTTTAAGGGACACTTCCTTCTCCAGCTTGGATCTGGTGCGTTTTAGCTTATCTTCTAGATGTTGAAGGATAAGAACGATACTCCAATCATCATCAGTATGTCTGATTCTCTGGACTAGAGGATCTAGAACATAATTCATTTGGCTGATATAATCTTCACCATGATAATCATCTCCCTCTTTATAGAGGGATTTTGCATGCGTGATGATGTCTTCTTCCTCACATCCAATTTCATTAAGAGTTTTCTTGTATCTGTTTAGAATTTCCTGAAGATCATCAATTCTCCCCTTCAGCATTGCTTTTAGTGTTGATGTCAGTTCCATTTCCTACCTTCCCTTCTTTGATGTTGATTTTCTCGAAGCCTTCGATATCGAGATCCTCTGGAGAGATTACGATAATGGTGCACTCTGTATCCTTTGCGATTTCTTTAGCCATAGATGTAATTGGACTAATATCTATGACTCTTCTGATGTCATCGATAATTACGATGCCCGCTTTAGATACTTTAGAGATAGCTTGTTGTACTGCAACACATATTTTGTAGCGTTCGCTCTCAGATAGATAATCAAATGGTAGATCATGAACAACTAGGTCAACCTCATCAGGAGATAGTGTAATATCATCTGTATTAGCAAGATGTTTTCCCCATACTTTGATTTCATTAGCGAGAGGCTTCATTCTGGACATGACCATTCTTCTCCATGCTGCCGTAGGTCTAAGCTCCTTCTGTAGCATCTCCCAGAGAGTTAACTCTTTCGATCCCTTATTGATTACTCTGTCCGCATCTGTTATCTGTTTCTCAATACTAGCAGGAGACGTAGTCTCACTGACTTGTTGAATACTAGAGAAGTCCTTTCCCTTAACTGCTTCCTCAAGGCTAGTAACAGATGCTTCGATACTTTCGATTGTCTTCTCTGTTCTTTCCTGTGATGATTTCAGAAGGGCTAATGTCTTCTCCAAGGCTTGTGATGCTTCCTCTTCTTTTTTGATTTCGAGCAAGGCTTCAGTTGCGATGTCACATTTCCCCTGGAATGTATCATATGCTTCAAGAGCAATTTCGCTAGCTGCATTTGCTTTCTTTAGTTCTTCTTGTGTCTTCTCCAAGTTATCAGAGATTAATGCGGAGAGTTTGGTTTCTGATAGTTGGCATCCTCCGAAGTGCGGACAAGGCACTTTAGAAGGATCAGCTTTCTTCAGACTTTCAACAAGAGAGAAGAGTCTTGTCCATTCTTTGTCAAGTTCATCCGAATTGAGAGCTTCCTGTCTCATATGTGCTTCAGTTATAGCTTTCGTGTGCGGTTCCTTCTTCTTATCGAACTCTTCTTTGGATGTAATACTATTTGTTATGGTCTCGATGCGTTTCTTTATTTCTATAAGATTCTCTTTCTTTCCTTCAAGATCAGGTTTTATGACGTTGAGATTTGCATTGTCCTCCCACCATTGTGCGATCTCGTCAGTATTATTTGTAGGTTCCTTGTGTTCTTTCTTTGCCTCTTCGAGGTTGACAGTAAGTTTGTCTCTCGCTTCTTGCTGGAGTTCTAGACTAACGTCAAGCTTGGATCTCTTTGTCCTCACCGCGGCGCCGAGCTGTTTGTATATAGCAAGAGCATCGTTTCCACCAGCATCCATGTCATCAGCATTGAGCAATGCTTTGGTTGCTTCCTTATGTTCTTCACGAATACCGGCGATGACTTCATCCTTAATGGTCTTAAGTGTGATCTGACCAAGGACTAGCTTGGAGAACATTCGTACACGTTCGTCCTTGGTCATGTTCTCGAAGCGGTGGGTACTACAAAGGACCTGGGCAACATCTTTGTCGACGCCCACGAAATCGAGAAGTGCTTGATGATTCATGAGGTTGGTACGTTGTGGTTTGGAGGGATCCACTGGGATGATCTTCTCAATGATACGCGTAGATTCACCCATAGCAAACTCGGCCTTGACTCTGGCTTCCTTCTGTCCTCTTCTTACGAGGGGTCTAGAGTCTGGGAAGCTGGCGTTGCCCCTAAGTGCTACCTCAAGAGCGTACCTGATAGTGCTCTTCCCGGACCCTTCTGGTCCGGTAATGATGAGCGCGTGTGGAATCTTTATGTCAGTGTTCTCGTGGTTTCTGAAGTCCTTAATTGTTAGTCGTTTTAGTTTCACCGATTCTCTCCTGCCTGCTTAAGTCCATCTTTAATCGTCATCCTCTTCCTCCTCATCCCCATATGTTTTGGGGAATCTCTTTTTGATGCTCTCTGGTATTGAGCGGCGTAGTTTCCTAAGTATGAATCCTGCAGCTCTTAGGTCATTCCTGTTAGTACTGGATGAGAGTTCCATAGCATCTTTCTCACTAAATATGAACGTGTTTTGTTTCTTCGTAACAGGATCCCAGATTCGGATCTGAATGCCGTCGATGAGTGACCTCCCGCGGACCCGATCGGCACTATCGCCCCAGTTTTCATCTGGATCTTTAACCCATATGCTCTCATGGCTTGAGTTAAAGTATCCCTTCCCGCTGATGTCGTCACGATCGTTGATTGCCAACATTTTCTCAACCTTCCAGTGAAGATCATCATTTTCAAACTTTGGATGTTCTACTTGTGGTGGCACGACTAAAGTCTTAGGATCTAGCTTAGGCTCATGTGTGAGATTAGTATTACATGTTATAGTTGTAACCGATGCAATAAGAAAGAGAAAGATTAGTCCCCCAGCGACAACATATGTTCCATTTACCGTGTTTAATAGTAACTGTACGATCTTCTTTAGTATGTCCCAGATATCTTTGAACTTCTCTCCTATTGAGTTGAGTAGGTTGAAGATCTCTTGTTCTTTACTTTTCTTCTTTTGCATTATTAATCTCCCTTCTGTAGATATCAGTGACAAACTTCTGCGCTAGTGTTGACATCGGTTTGTCAGGAAGATTTGATGTCTTCATAAGTCCTTCGATCTGACTAATAGTTGTCGTAATGATCGTATCAATTACATAGAACTTGATCTTACCTGTCTTAATTTGCAATAGGAAGTCTGCATTCGGCCGCGGGAATGTGATTTTCTTATCCCTAAGGAGCTCACGTGCTTCTTCAGCTACACGTACGGCGTGCATCAATGCTTTCCAGTCGTTGTACTCCATGTTGGCTGCTTTCTTTACGCGTTTACCATACTTGCTGAGAATGTTTTTGATGATCTTGACTGCTTGTTCTATAGAATCATTCTCAGAGATCATTTTGCCACATACCTTAAGGTATTTTTCCTTTCTGCCTGTGCCATCTTTATGTATAATCTCTTCGAAAGATATATGCTCTTTAGGAGATTTGGTGATGTCAATTTCGCAGTCCTTGATCTTTAGGGGAGGAGATCCTTTGCAATCGGGGTCTCTTTTGGAATATGGAAGTAGGATATCATGTATAGTCTGTGCTACTTTCATTCTCTCAGCTTTGACACAATACATATAGGCTTGTGCTTTGCAGAATCCCACCATTTTTGTGACATTCTTGCTGATGAAATGCTTCCTGCCTACTTCAACCAGTTTATGCCAGTCATCTGTAGCATCATGAACCATATTATCAGGAGCAAATAGCATATCATGCGCGGAAGTCTGTCCTTCCATGAGTAACTGTATATATCTGTGCAAGGGAAGGCGTTCGATGTCTAGATCATCGACGTTATTGTTACGAGTGATTTTGTCTGCATTCTGAAGAAGAATGTCATCGATATCAGGGATGTATACTTCCTTAAGGTCTGTATCTGATGTGGGCAAAGCGGTACCGTACAGATGCGACCCAACGGTCACTTTAGCAATGACTTTCATGATTCCTCCCTATTTTTCCTTGAGTGTTGGATCGAAGATGAAGTTAGGATCTGTTGGTAACTTCTCTCGTCTTATGTTTTCCTCTTTGATGGCACGCACTGAAGCTAGAACCCTTGCTTCGCCCTTTCCATCTACGAGTTCAGTAATTAGATTTTGCTGGTCTGATGATACATATATCATCAGTCCCTTACCTGCGCCATAGCAGTCTTGAACTAAACTGAGTGGTACTTCTATTCTTCCGCCTGCTTGGTATACTATGGCAGCTAGTGCTGCTAAGTTTCTTTCATCCTGAACTGGCAACATTATACGTTTCGGTCGCTCGCAAGTTGCTTACTCATCTTGTTTTCAATACCGAATGCAACCAGCTCGTCTCCGATCCTCTTGCCGATACGAATCTGTCCTTCCCACATCTCGGAAAGGAAAGTTAGCTTTCTTAGTTGTTTTCTGCTCTCTGCAGTGAGCTTGTATGCTTCCCTCTCTGCAATAGCTTTCATCATATTCTCTGTGAGACCAGCAGGATCCACGTTAGTAATACCAGCTAGGTCGGGATCAGCATTACCTATCTCATCAGAGTTTCTGTTCTTTGATCTGATCTTTGCTTCAGCCAGTTTGGCTAGTGTATTAGCTTTAGCTTCTTTGAATTCCTTCTCGGCTACAGCAGCATCAGATCTAGCTTTTACCACCATATGATGAAGCTCGATCATCGTATGTGTCAAACGTTCGTTGAACTTTCTGGTATCTGCTGCAGTTTCTGCATGTGGCTTACCTGTAATGATTAGTTCTTGGTACTCATTGTACGGAATACGTAGTACTCTTTCGCACTCCTCTTCGGTTAGGATTTTTGGCATCTTTTCCTTCCTCCACGTTTCTGGCTTCTTGTTCAGCCATAGTTGCTTCTTCTTTAAGTTCCCTTGCAATAATCTTATTGCAGGTAACAGTTGTTGCTCGTTTGACTTCTTTACGTATGCTTTTGCTTTTCAGGATACGTGCATGTGGTCCGAAATCTCCGATATTAGCACCAACTCTACGTGATCGTCCTACAAACCAACCACCAATGAAAGCACCAATTAGTAGAGATATTGCGATTATTGATGATATTCTAAGCGCACGTTCATCAAGTGTGTCCATTTTTCGCCTCCTCTTTTTCATCTTCTGTTGATACCTCCAGAGGAATTCCTAATGCAGCTAACTTCTCTGTTTCATTTAGTGGAGTTAGCTTTTCGATAGTTCTATTCACTAGCTGCGGAAGAGGCATGAATATCTTCTTGGTTTCATCATTCCTGGTTTCTAGGTCTGCCGCGCCGCGCAACACTCTGGTAGCCATAGTATGTATGACTAATCCTTTGGATAATCTGATGTTCTCCTTACATGTGGCTGCACCAGAGGTATTCTTACCAAGTCCTTTAGTCTGTCTAATTGCTAACCTGGCAAAACAACAGATGGGTCTATTGCTGTACGTAGTACAGAGCTTCGTGCTCTTATCTAAGAAAGGGCACGCCATCTTCAATTCGAATGCTTTTTGTGCTGCCTCCTTGAGTTTCCCCTTGTCCCAAAGTTCATAGACACCTGCTTCTTCGTATGCAGCATCAAGCATATCAACCATAGATACTGTGGCAGCATAGTCTCCTTGTTGTATAGATTGTGCAATTAGTAAAGCTTCTTCGCCATAAGTGATAGGAACTAATGTATAACAACAAAGACAGCACTTTTCTTTGCATGCTGTCTTGTATGCCTTCTTTTTGCCGTTAACTTTAAGTTTCTTAAGCCCTTCAAGATCTTCTTGAACAGCGAGGTATGCTTTAGCTCTTGCAGCATCTATATTAGCGATGAATTCTTGTGGATCACGAGGTCTTATCTTCAGGACATCACTTCCCCCCTTTTCCTTGAAGACACTCTTCTGCATCTTTTGCACAGCATCTTCGGGTGGTTTCTCTGTCTGTCCCATCATGAGTCCTGTATTCATGTCTTCTGGCTTATCCATTCTTTCCTCCATAGATGAGCTCGAGTAGTGCTGTTAGTGGTAGCATTGCTACCATCTTGTTAGTTTTTGATGGTGTAATGATAATTCCTTTTCTTCCTCTCATTGCTGCTTGTAGTGCTATCTTTTCTAGTTCATTATCAGTCGCGATAGCACTTTTTGCGTTGCCCTTCCATTTGGCATCGATAGCAATCTGTGGTCTGTCAGGATGATGCTGAGAAACTATGTCTCCATCGTTATGTACAGCACCAGATCCTTTTGTCTTAATGAATCCTTCATCGTATTTGTGAATGAGTTCAAGGATCTCATCCTCATACTCATCACCAATGTCTCGTGTGTCTAGTCCTTTTGCCACTGTTTCTTTATCCATTTCTCTACGATTTCTATATCTTTTGTGTTTGTTGCTGGATTATCCATCATTGCTAAGGGAAGTAGTGTTTCTACTATCTTGTTGTTCAGGATATTACCATCATAGTCCATAGGAAGCGTTGCAATCCTGCCTTCCTTAGTTCCCTTACCGCGATATCTTTCCAGCTTAAGTTGGCTGATGGAATACTTCTCTCGTTTCTCTACGCGCTTCATATAGATAGACATAGTCATCATGCCTTGAAGGCCAGGTCGTCGAGCATAGTATCCACCCTTCATGTTAGCTCTGATTTGGTTGCATACTATTAGGATGGTTTCTGTGATGCCACATGATGACATAAGTTGTATAACAGAGCCAGGATCGGTAACACAAGCAAAGTCGTCTAGAATTATGATGTTGTATTCTCCGACCGCGGGGATGACTGGAGCAATCTCTGCAGTTTGGACAATGCTGAAGTCTCCGCTCAGTTTAGTTATATAGTTTTTGTTTGCTGCAAAAGTAGTGTCAATGAGAAGGATTTTCCCGCCACAACATGCAGTTTGACTAGCAATATTAAGAGCGAGTGCGGTTTTACCTGATGAGGGAGGGCCCCAAATGTGTACTCTACTTGAGGGATTGAGTGGTCCTGCTACATAATCGTATGGAAGAACACCACTCCATACATCACCTCCGATGGAGATCTTCCTTTTCTCTGTGGAAGATGCTAGATGGATCATGTTCAGGAGTTTGTGCCTGACTCGGTGATTATCAATACCTATATCGGTAATGAGTTTATCGATATCGATAAGCTTTTGTTCTCTTGGGTCTTCCATATTCTCTATGCTCAGAAAGTAGGGCCAAGGGGCGCCTACTCCTTCTCAGTCTCTTGCTTTATAGCTTGATCAAAGCTAGACTCTTCCGGAGTTGGTACCCCTTCGTCCTGGTGTGCACCAGCTGCTCTCTCCATGGCTTTACTTACATCTTCATATCCAGCCTTGATGAGAGAATTGAGTTTCCTGTTTTCTTTGCCATCCATTGTATCTCGGGCGAGAACCTCTGCCATTACCGCTTGCATAGCAGTAGAGATAATGACTCGGATTATCTCGTCTCTAGGCTGTCGATGATTCTTTGCAGCTACTAAGACTTCCTTGGATCCATCTGTGGCTTTCTTCATGAGCCAGTTCCAAAACTCTGGTTCTCTCTCACAGATGTACTCCTGTGCCTTAGTTCCAATGGCATCAGCAGATTCTAGGATACGTGAAGTAATGATGGATTCACCCATCTTCTTACTCCGTTACGACTGGCTGTTCTGGGCAACAACTTTGGAGTCCTTGTCTCTGGACTCCTCTCTGAATGTTAAGTCTTTATGTTCGCTGATATGCGAAAGACTTTCGGCAATCTCACTCAGATGTTTTGTACAGCTGCCCTTTACTCCATGGACATCGACTTCAATCTTTCCGTCGATATCAATGGTTGCGGTTACACCTTTCTGTGACATATTCCTCTCCTTTGTTAACGTATCGGGAACGTTTCTTAGACGTTCGCCTGGATTACGTACTTGCTGTTCTTTTCCAGGTTACGCAGGCCTGGTTCCTGAATGTTCTTGTAGCCACGTTCCATGAACAGTTCACGGACTGCAACGACGTTGCAAGCCTGGAGAAAACGATTGACATGCTGCTTGTTCATGGTGTCACCTTTGGCATCAAACGTTCCATTCGTGTTCTTTTTGAACGTGACGGAACCGTAGTAGCCTTCGTTGACGTGAACCTTCAGAGTGTCCTTGATTTTCTCCACCTTGTGACCACGTTCTTTAGCAGCTTGCTCAATATGACTCTCACAAGATACTTTGGTCTTAACTGTTAGAATCCCACTCAATGTATTATACCTCCTCTTTAGTTTTATCATTCCATCTGGGATGATATCTTTCTCTCTTTTCCTCAATCGTTTGTATGTGTACCAACATATACTATTGATCGATTTTGTCAAGCATTTTATTTAACTTTTCTGTCGCGTGATTGATGCGAATTCAGCATGTTTCTTCGCCCAGTTTCGTAGGTCAACGATCTCTTTCTTGTCGTAGTCAATCCCTTTACACTCACGAATTTGTGCCATAATCATGCTGGTATTCAGTTCTTCGTCCTCAATTACGCTGGTTGCGACTGCTTCATTCACAATAGATTCGATTTCCGCGCCGGTAAAGTCCTCCATTTCGCTGATGATCTTTTCCTTGTCTTCCTTGGGAAGCTTAAGCGCATCTTCACCTCGTTTCTTCATGTGGATTGCGAAGATTTCTGCTCTCTCAGTTGGACCTGGAACATCCATGAAGAACATCTTATCGAATCTTCCTTTCCTCATGAACTCTCCGGGTAAAGATTTCACGCGGTTCGCACTGACACCAAAGATGATGTCATTGCTCTCGTTCATTGCGCGTAGGAGCATTCCAAAGATCCTCAGTGGAACATCGCTTCCTGCGGTCTGCCCCTCACCGACCCCGGCAAGAACCTTGTCTACCTCATCAATGAGACAGAAACAAGGTGCTAGTTTCCTCAAGGTGTCAAACCCAGCCTGTAACCTGCTCTCACTCTCGCCGACATATCGACCGAGTGCCAGGTTCAGGTTCAGTTCATATGAAGGCAAACCCCATTCTTTACCCATTGCTTCTAGTAAGATAGTCTTACCAGATCCTGGGATACCAACCAAGAATATTCCTTTCATCTGAACATTCTTTGCTTTGGCTTTCTCCCATTTCTCAACGATGGATTTGCGTCTGTTGATGAACTTCTTTACTACTTCGTATCCACCAACATCTTCCATGCGAATGGTCTCGCTGAGTTCTTTCACAACTGCATTGCTTCTAAAGATACCGCTTCTGATCCACGTTGCTGCCTGGACCATTGCGTCAATCCGTTTCTTTCCTGCTAGATCATCAGCACCTTTGTGAGCAGCAGCTGCTACCATGGTACACTCATTCTGGATTAGACCACCAAGGTGTTCCCATAGTTGTTTCGGATAGATTAGGTTACCCTTCTTGTCCTTCTTCTCCGATGTAATCCACGATGGAAGTTCGGTCTTCATGGCTCCAAAGACAAAGCAATGTGAAGCTATCTGCGGAGGTGGTTCTAGTGTTTCACCAAGCAGAATTATTGTACTGCTCGTCGGTACCTGTGATTTCGGTTTGTACTCCTGCATTGCTTCGGAGTGCTGTGTCGAAGTTCCTTGTTTCTTCTTTCCACCTAGAGGCGGTGCTAGCTTGAACAGCTTATCGGCACCAACATACAGTGACTTACACATACTTACCAATGGAGGTGATCTATCAAATGAATCTCTTTCCATTAGGCACAGGAATACATTGCTTCCTGGTCTTAGTATCTGTGCATGAGGTGATACTCCAATCACCAAAGATAGCAGAGTTTCTGCATCTGTGATTGGTTGATTTCCCATGGATAACTTAATCGTTACCTGTGATACTGTAGGTGCTCCACCACTTAGAGGAAGATCGTACAGGAATAATCCTGCTCCGTTCACAAAGAAATAAGTTCCTCCGGAGTTACCTCCCCTTGCTTTATGCCCCGCCACTACTGCTAGCAGGGTTGGAACATCCCTGTCTGAGATATGTATTAGCGGTGCTCCTACGTCAAGTAACCGTAGGAATTCGTCGACTTTCTTTAGAGCCATCGTGTCCTCCTAGTAGGAGAACTGGGACTATCCGTCCCAGTCACTCCCACCTTTTTCGTCACTTGCAGGTGCAGCCTGCTCTGTCTTCGCGCCATCGGATGCTGGTTTGGCTTCGCCACTGCCCTTTGCAGGACCATCGCCCAACAGGGTGATGTCATTAGCATTGACACGAACTTTCCAGTATCGAGTAGATTTTCCTTCCTTCTCGACGTCGTCATAGTACAGCCCACCATTTACAAACATGATGCGCTTCCCACCTTTGATGTAGTCGGCGAGCTTTCCATCTTTGCGAACGAAGATCTCGACATTAATAAACTGTCGATCCTTCCGTTCTGCTTTGGGCTTCTGGCTCCGCACGGACAAACCAAAGTTCACGAAGCGACCAGTATCACCGGCTTCGTTGATCCTCACGTTGTCAGTAACGTAACCTTCAGCTGTTACCTTAATCATTGTAATCCTCCTAACGTATAAATAGCGGCCGTTCGACCGCTTTACTTATCAATTCTAGATTTCTCACAAATGCTGATGCTATTGCCTTCTTGTATTCCTTCTTGCGATCAGCATCACCTCTTAGTATTGCTGCTGGATGATAAATGGGCATGATATCAATATTAAATCCATCAGAAACTGTTAGTGTTGAAATTTTACCATTGACTTCTCCGATTCTGACCTGGGCTAGTCCAATCTTTTCCTTTTGGGTTAGTGCCCAGTAAGCAGTAGCACCAACAGATATAATCATCTTTGGTCTGATCTTCTGAATCTCTTGGATGAGGATTTCTGCATCCTCACTGATTTCTTTCTCAGTGGGACGTCTTGTTCTTCCTCTGTCATCAGTGGGAAAGAACTTCACGACATTTGTCATGATATAATCGCCTTCCTCTATGCCAGCCCATTGTAGTATCTGCTGGAGTAACTGTCCTGATTTGCCAGCAAATGGTATTGGTACTGATACTGATTCCATGCCAGGACTCTTTAGGACATGACCTATCTCATCTTTCCCAGGGCCTTCGCCGACTATCATAATTGGTGCTAGGATCGAGCCTCTTGAATAACAGTTCATTGTCTCTCCTCGAATCTTTTTTAGCGGGGACAGGTTTTGACCCCCTTTAAGCATCGAATATGATCTCTTTGAGCTTACATGTATGATCGAGTGTCTTAAGTTTACGTATTAATACATTGATTTTGAGTGCTAGTGCTGCAAGCGTACCTGACACATGATGCAAGAGTTTGTTTCCGCAGTCATATTCATCTTGAAGATCTACATAGTTTAAGTATGCGATCTTGAGTCTCCACTTCCAGAATGCTATGCGCATTTTTCGCATACTCTGATCTCCTTCACGATCTCCCATCCTTTAGTGGTAATAGAAGCACCATTTCTATCGGTGATGAGATTGCCATGCCTGTCTTTAGGCTGATATTCCTTATCTCGTTTCTCGGTGACGATCAGAGAACCTTTCTCTCCTAAATCAGTTGTTCGTCCACATCTTCCACAGTTAAACATATTTCCTCCTAGTATTATGTATAATTGCTATTCTCTTTACAGATATGGTCTGCCGTACCTGCATTTATATTATATGTTTCATAGCAGAATTGACATGTTCTCCATCCACATGAGTATGCCCATTCTTCGACAGCATCTTTTGCTTCTTTCAGACCAGTATTATAGAATTCTCTATGTTTTTTGATGGCCTGGATTTTTTTGCCCTGGATAAACAATTCATGCCATTCTTTGTCTGCTTCATCTCTTTCTAGTTCACCTTTGAGGAGGCCTCCAACATGTGCTATCGATGGTAAGGCTGTTAGTCTACTTGTTAGTGATACAATACAACAGTTGTGTCCATCCCACCATTGGCATTGTTCCTCGTGACAGGTTGTAAATACGGGAGTATCATACGATGGATCATTTGGAGTTGGTCTAGACTTTACGAATGATAATGGACAGATCTTATATTTTGGATCTTTCATGTTAGTCCTTTGACATTAGTTTCTTTTCGATCTGTCGTGCGAACTCCTTTGTGATTCTTAGCTTGGGACTACCCTGTTGTCCTTTCAGTGTACGCTTAATCTTTCCGTTGTGGATCTCGAGTGACATTCTGATTCCAACACCGGCAAGTATTTTAACTTTGTTTCCTTCGACGATCGCTTTTCTTATTCCTAACATTATCATCCTCCCAGCAGCAGCTTGTGGATCCTACCTTCCTAGAGAGGATCCTCCTAGTTTCTGATGCTTTCCTTGCTTTCTCCTTGTCGTTATCGTTCTTCCTAGGTATGAGTTTTCGCAATGGGAATGCAAGTCGGAATATTTCATACAAGCTTCTCATTATTGGATATACAATAATGATAAGTACAGCAAATGCTGATATAATAATCGCAATGGTCTTGACCATTATTGTGAACACTCCAGTTCAATGTCGTATGGACATTCTCTATGTACTTTTGTGCGCGTTATTTCTGCATACTTACAGAGCTTTGCGTAACAAGGAATGTTTCTCTCTCTTGCTTTGGGAGCGAGTACTCTTTTTATGCAGGGTGATGCGTATGTATGTAAATTCTTCACTCTCCATAGTGTATCGAGTGATGATCCAAGCAGACCCATTGATGCTTCAAGTGTGTCTGGATTTGTTATTCCCTTAGCTATTGGAATAGTCACATTAATCTCTGATAGTTGAATGCCTGAGCTTTCTAGTGTTTTCTGCATTTCTGTTATCATATCTAGTGTAACTAGTTCATCCAGAATTAGATTAATAGTTATAGTAACAGTAGGCGAGATCTTGCCCAGTGTTATCTTTGGGAGTCTTATCATTTCGCTAGACTGTACTGATAGAAATAGGTCGCCAAAGTTCACACAGTTCTTAATCAGTGTAGCTAATGTGTTTCCATATTCTGCTGCTGTATTGTATAGTGCAATTACTCCGAGTTTTATAAGCTTATCTGCGACCTGTTTGTCTAGGATTTGTAGCTGATGATCGAGTAGGTCTATTGCTTGTCTGTTATGTGGAATAGATAAGAGTAATGTTCCATGTTCTTTTACGTACATTCGGATTATGTTTGCTGTATAAGATAGTTCATCTTCCATACTTATATTCTTGTCCCAGTCTGCGCCGAATCTGCGTTTAAGGTAACAGAAACTACAGTTTGCTTCACACTTGCCTGGAACATTTAGGACTAGGCAATCGATTTCTTTGTTCATGGTACTATCCTTGTTTGTTGATATCCAACAACGAATGTGCTTGCTGCTGATGTTATTGCTCCTAGGATATCAAACATAATGTTATCCTCGTTGCCATCTTGTGATCCATATTTTCTTCTGCAGATTGCATTTACAAGTATTCCACCTTCTAGAACTACATTGACCTTTCTTGGAAGGATTTCGAACTTTGCCTTCGGGAAGACATATAATAGTCCTGCAGTAATACCTGTTAAGACCAGGGATACACTAATCATTCTTTTCTGTCCCCTGGAAGATGAGCAGGCATGTCCTTAGATATCTTAGGTGCTGTTTCTTTACAGCACTCAGGAGTTGGGTCGAACAGGGAATCGAGGCCAACTTTCCTTCTTTCTTCATCAACACCTTTTGGATCAAACATTTCTCCTTCTAGTCTGGATTCCATATCTTTCTTAATAACTAAGCCGAAGTAGTTTCTTAGAGCGAAGAGGAACGATAATTGATATGGATTAATCACACAAACCAACTTCCAGAATTGATTCTGTATCGTCTCAGATCGTGATGGTGATGGTGATTTTGATTCATCATCATCATTATCGGTTGTTTCTTGTGTTGTTGACAGATACGATAGAAGCGTCATGTTTGCAAGACACATGTCTGCTCTTCCCTCTCTTAATAGTCCACTGCGGGGAAAGCGGGAAGTGTGGTTTCCCATAGTTGCAATTTTCTTTGTGTCTTTATTTGCGAGGAATCCTCTGAGAAACAATGGACAAAACCTGCATTCCATCTCTTCCTCATTAATAACCTTACCTACCATCTTACAGAAGATACCATTATCGATATCATCTTCATTGTTACTTGATTTCCGCTTGGAATCTTTCTTTATTCCATCAGAAACAATAGCAGTCATACTCTTCTCATCTGCGACCCATTGTGAAACAGTGTTAGCAATCCATTCTGCTAGTGCATGTGCTTCCTCTACTACATTGTCAACAAGCGTTTTGTCCAATGAATGTCTATCGTTTTTCTTTGTTTCGTCTGGCATCTACTTCTCCTTTTTAGCTACTAGCTTGTCATTCTCTATCTTGAGGAATACTGTTGTTCCCGTTGGTAGTCCTTCTTTTATGATCTCATTCGCGATTTGGTCTGTAACCTCAGTTTCGATAATCCTCTTGACCTCTCGAGCACCATAGAGTTCGACCTTTTCGTTATCCTTAACTCTTTTCATCATATGATCAATAACTCCATCCTTGATGCTGATCTTATATGAGGAAAACTCTCCGAGATGGTTTAGTTGATATTGTAGGATTCTCTTGAGAGGTTTATCAGATAGAGATTTGAAGTATACGATCATATTAAGTCTGTTAATAAACTCTGGGCTCATAAACCCCTTGATTTCATCACTGACCTTTTCTTTGGATGATTCGTCCTTGCTTTTACCAAAACCCATTCCATATTTAATGCTTCGCTTTGTGCCTAGATTACTGGTCATAATAATGATACAGTGTCTGAATGTTACCTCTCTATCTCTGCTATCGGTTAGTCTTCCATCTTCAAGTACTTGAAGTAAAGCGTTCAGGATATCTGGATGTGCCTTCTCGATCTCATCAAGTAGTAAGACACAATGAGGTCTATTATATACCTTATTAGTGAGCTGTCCTCCCTTATCGAAGCCAATATATCCGGGAGGTGCTCCAATCAGTTTGCTTACACTGTGTCTTTCCATGTATTCAGACATATCGAATCTGACCAGTGACTTATCGCTGCCAAACATTAGCTCTGCAATCTGAGTGGCAAGCCATGTTTTTCCAACACCAGTTGGTCCCACAAATAGGAAACTTGCAGGTCTTTGGGGATCACTTAAGCCAAGACTCTTTCTTTTGATGGCTTTACAGATCGATGATATAGCATCATCTTGACCATAAACTTTCTCTTTCACATAAGGTTCCAACATTTGCAGTAATTTAACAGAGTCTGCAGTAATTGCTGCAAGTGGGACATTCGGAGAGATATCAGCAACAATTCTTAATGTATCACTGACTTCCTCTCTATTAATGTCAGCAGTATCAGCAACTAGCATTGCTTTTGCTAGGCTCTCGTTTCCACTTGCTTCAATCAGCTTCTTCAGAAGGGGAATATTTCCGTCCCGGATTTCCTTCTCGATATCAGTCTCAAGAAAGCTTGAGTCCTTTGTAATCTTTACTCTCTTGGTTGCACATGTGATTTCCATCAGAGTTAATGTTTTTGTTGGTTGGCTTGCTTCACTATGGAACTTAGTTGATACGTCAACTGCATAATCGAGTACATCATCAGCGATCTTACAGTTAAAATCATACTCAAACTTCTTAGCCTTGATATGCATGATTTTCTTTGTCTCTTCATCAGAAGGTTCAGACACACGGATCACCACCGCACTCTTCTTTAGCTCTTTGGATGTATCCACAATAGCCGAATATTCACTTTCGTCACATGTAACAAGGACTCTGTTGTGCTTACGCATTGTATTAATCTGTTGAGCATGTTGCTTACCAGCACCATCAAACACACCTATTGCTCTGGACTGTTCTGCAGATCCAGGCAGTTGTAGGCCTTGAATTGTGTTAGTCGGTATGTTAGGTTGGATCATTTGCATTTGTCCCTGAGCTAACTCAACTGGTGGTTGAAGATACTTACTTGTATCAAGGAGTACCATTCCGTTTAATTGAGGAATAGCATTGAATGCAAGTAGTCGTGCGAGTCCTTTTACAACAGAGGTCTTACCGACACCAGTTTTACCAATAACAAATGGAACTCTGTTCTTTCTAGCTATGCA